TTGACACCAGCCAGTTACCGAATAGGCAGCTTGGTAATATTTCTTTTCCAGATCGTCGGTGTAGATCTTGGTAGCGTCACGCTCTTCCCCTTGTTCAGGAGTAGAAGTAAGTAACTCGGCGATTTTAGATTCGATAGCACCGATCTTGATTTGACCAGCCATGAAAGGAATCGTAGCACCGAAGCTGTGGCAGAGGATAGTTTGGTTTACTACCACGTTACCGTACCAGGTAGTCAGTTCCCGATCTACGTTTACCAGGTCGCCTTTGTTCAGTGTGATTTCATCTTTGAACCGGAAGAACGGATAGTTTAACCGGACTTCTTGGAGAGGTTCCCAGGCTTGCGTATCACGATCGAAGAAGACCACGCGGTCATCGTCTTTGAAGAGTTGATACGGATAGCCGTTCGAACGCATAGCGATCAGGTTCGTTGTCGTAGACAATCTTTCCGTAAGGATCCTGAATCATTAGCTCTTTAGCCGTGATGAGGTTTTCTACCTCAGGACGATTAGGGAGCGCAACCATGGCGAAACATTCTACCATCCATTCCTTGTATTGGTAGGCACCCGCACGGAGCGCCTTAAGGAAGTAATCTCGCTTAAGCATAGACAAACTCCGGGAGAGGCAGGGAAGCAATTTTACGGGTGACGGCTAACAGCTCAGCACCGTTGTAGTAGAACTCCATCTTAGAAGCCACGTTGGTTCTGACTTCATCTGGAGGAGTATCTGAAGCAATTGCTGAGAACAGAGCGTACTTAGCAATCAGTTCGCTATCGGTCGGTTTGAGATAACCCAGGAAATAATCCAGGTAGTTATCCATAGGCTCGCCAATAATACCGCCTTCAGTAAAGTAGGTACGGGCAGATTCGATTTGGAGTTCCTGAAGAGCCAAACGAACACGCTCAACCAGCAGAGCATCGGCACTAGGGATTTGTTCATCGAATTGATAAGCGAGGTCAGCAAAGGCATCTTTCCATTGACGAACCAAGGTAGTCGATACGTCTTCGATGAAATCGAGCAAGCGCTCTTGCTGAATCTCAGGACTCACCGTACCGAGGATACTGACTACCGTTTCTTTGGCTGTCAGACCTTCATCAAGGAGATTACTGAGCGTAGCCATGTCTTCGTATTGGTCAACGCGGTAAAGTGCTTTAAGCGTATCGCCAAGCAGGAATAACGCATCGCGATAATCCATGTCATCAGCCAGGTAAACGCCAAAGTCTTCGATACCTTCGGTAACAACCTGAATAAGGAAGTTATCCAACTGTTCACGGTTGTTGGTGGTGTCGTAACTGTCCATGAACCCGACGAACTGACTGAGGTTCATTTCCATCAATGAGGGGTCTAATTGCATCAAGAAAGGGAGCAACCCTTTATATGCCGATACCCTTTCAGGCGAGTTAGTCTTTTCGACGTAACTCATTAAGTCTTCTAAGATCACGTGATGACCCTCAACGTTATTGAATAAATATTTACATAGGTACCGTATGAGATGTAGTCTTTTATATCAAAATTCTGATAAAGGAAAATAAGATGCCAGTAAGCCGAAAACCTCGTAAGAAAACGAAGGCGGTGAAAGCTACATCTCGCCCCGAAGTAACCAGGGAAAAAGTCCTGGAACAAATCGAAGTAATCCGCCAGAAGCTGATTGAAATTTATCAACTTCTCGCTTATTACACCAAGCTGAAAGAAGCCGGGACCGTACCGGAAGACCAGCTGGAGTTATTCTCCGAAAAGATTCATACGATTGGCCAAGAGTTCAACACTTATGCGACCAGTCTGGCTAAGTTTAAGAAAGAAGTGGAAGCTTTGGAAATAGGCTCAGACTGCGACCACTTGCGCGAAGTACTTAGTGAGTACCTTGTCAGGATGTCAGCTTTCCTGGTGCCAATGGCAGAGTGTACTGATATTATCCTTAAAGTAGAAGGAAAGAAAGATGTCAACTGATTTAACTCCAGGCATGGATGTAACCCCGCCTATCGACAACGAACAACCGGCAGCAGAACAAGTTATTGCTCCGGGAGTGGAAGTAGAAAAGAAGAACATCTTCGACGACTACGAAGTCGAAACTGATGAACTTCCACCAACTATGCAGGTTGAACAACCAGCGCCGGTTGAGAAAGAAACTCCGGTAGAAATCCCGGAAGCAGATGTACCGGTAAAAGAACCGGAGCCTATTGAGGATCCTATCTATCCGGTAGAAGACGGTACCCTGAAGATTCAAGGTGACGTCTATAAACTGATCGACTCCAAAACCGGCGTGCAGTCCGGCATGGTATTGTTGAACACCACGCGTGAAGACTTCAACAACAAAACCGAACGCATGAGCGAAGAAGAAAGTAACAACATGGAAATTCTTCCGTTCCTGCTGACTGGTACCAGTGCCCAAGACACCGCTTACCCAGGCGAAGGTCTGATCAAAGCTACAACTCGTATCGGTAGCCGCTGGCGTCAATACCTGACCCAGGCTAACGACTCAACGCAACTGGGCCCTCGTCGCCATCGCTTTGCGCTGACTAAAGAACAAGGCGCAGTAGTAAGTGGCCACGGTGCAGTAGACCTCTTCATGGCAGGTACTAACCTGGGTCGCTCCGTACAGATCCCTCTGTGGCATTCTGGCTTCTGGGTAACTCTGCGCGCACCAACGGGTGCTTACCTGGCAGAGATCGACCGTGCTCTGGCTTTCTCCCGTGAAGAGATCGGCCTGGATACTAACGGTGCTGTTGGTTCTAACGATGCGTTGGTATTCGACGAAGTTCTGCTGGACTCCGCATTGAAGTTGGTAACCAGCTCTACTCTGCCATTCTCCAAGAACCCATTGGAGCTGAAAGAGTTCATCGCTAAGAATGATATCCCGGTACTCATCTGGGGTATGGCGATGGCTGCATTCCCTGACGGTACTCCGATTGCAATTCCATGCGCCGAGTGCCACGATGTACAAACTGTTCATGCAAACCCGCTGCGCATGTTCTGGGTTGATGAGTCTCGCTTCACTGCGAAGCAACTGGCTCACATGGGCCGCACCAATAAAGTCCAAACGAAAGTTGAAGACTTGGTTAAGTACCATGAAGAGTTCGAAATCCTGAACACTGCTAACTGGGAATACAACGGTCGTGTGTTCTACTTCAACGATCCGTCTGCAGATGAGTACCTGGTACGTGGCCGCGAGTGGATCAGTTCGATTAACCGCGCACTGTCAGAATCTCTGCGTTCTCAATACGATGATGCTGAGCACCGTGCCGCAGCAGTTCAGTCGGCGCTGTCTACCGAAGACCTGTGCCGCTTTGCACATTACATCAAAGAGATCAAGGTTCCGTCCCAGGATCACGAAGGTGGTTACTACCTGATTCAGGACATGCCTACTATCATTGATGTCCTCCGTCAACTGGCCGCAGACGCGAAAGGTTCCATGGAACTGATGGTCGCTATCAACGACTTCGTCAATGACTCCATTGGCGCGTTGGTTGGGTTCCCTAACGTCGCTTGTCCAAGCTGTGGTAAATACCACTTGAACAAGAAAGGAGAAAGCACGGTTATCGTTCCGTTTAACCCTGCCACTGGTTTTTTTACCCTTGCACAACACAGGATCCGCGTCTCGGGTGGAATACCACTGACAAACCTACAGACATTAGGAGTGAGCGCTTTGGTAACCAGGGTCTCGGAGAGCGGGCTGCCGGTATAATCGAAACCTACCACGGCCTAGGTAGTCTTCAGAGTAAGATAATGTTACGGCGTGCGTACGATCTGGATAACGGGATTTATTCAGAAGCCTACGACAAAGCGACACCTTACTCTATTATTGAGATGAACCAAGTGGAGGCAGCAGCTAACAAAGGTAAGTTCGTAGAGCTACTGGAGTTCTTCCGTCTTCATGAAGTGGGTAAGGAGCTAAATATGTCCTTTACTGAATTCATCAATCTCGATAACGACATAATCGAAACCATTAAGTTATGTTGCACGCGTTGGCGTTCAGAGGATGATAGTGCCACCCGTGAAGCATTGCAGAAAAGTGGGATCGACCCTAGGACGGGTAACCCTATTAAACCCGCGTAGCGATAATGCCGCTTGGAAACAGGCGGCTAATCCTATGTAATAAACATACCTCAAGGAATTTGCCATGAGCAAAAACAGACAAGACCGTATGCGTAGCCGTATGGCTGAAGCAAACGAACTTTCGGATCAAGCCTCCAAAGTAGAGCAAGACCGAGTCAATACCCGCGAAGTACCGGAAGGCACCGACAGCGCTGCCAGCGTTGCTCAGGACTCTCCGATTGGTGTATCTGTACAAACAGCTGCCCCTGAGCAAACAGCTCAGGTTAAGACTGTTGCTGACGTTTACGCCGGTAAGAGCGACACTGTTCGTTCTATCATTATCCATCTGGAAACCTACACGCAGGAAATGGCGCCGGGTCGTTACATGACTCCTGACCAAATCCTGAGCAATCAGAAAATGCTGTTCCGCAATCTGCAGCAACTGGTTAACCTGCCAGACGCCGGCGAGTTCGCTATCTGCTTCAGCCGCCTGCTGAAACTGGTAAACGAAAACCGCAACAAAGCATTCGCTATCAACATGGTGATGCGTAACATGTCTGCGATGCCTCAGGGCGATAACCAGCTGAACAACTACCGTTTCTTCCTGGACACGGTAATCGCGTTCTCTGATCCGGCACATCGCCGTCTGAACATCAAAAAATGGAACCTGCAACAAGCGTCTCTGTTTGCCCTGCCGGCATTCCGTGATCGCCTGGCCGGATTCATTCGTGAGATCTGCGGCGAGTAATAACGTCATATCCCCTCCTACAGACTTCGCGGTCTGTAGGAGGGATTTATGCGTTCGCTTTAACGAAGGTAGACTTTGCTGCGTAGAACCCTAACTTAGTCAGGAATCCCATTAGTGAGACTGAGGATAGGTACCCAGAGATTTCAACCATAGACCAATCTTCGGCGTGGATGAATCCATCGACCAGATAGCGTCCAGCTCCTTTGTTTCGATGCTCAGGTAGAACAAATACCCGATCAATAATAATTTTCTTAATACCTTCATCCGTTGTTTCCTTTCTTGCATTAATGAAGCCAATTGGTAGCTCATTGTCATAAACAAAGTAATTGCGTCTAGTGACATCGTCACCCCAGTAATGAAGAATGTGTTCTCGATTGCCACCTAGGCTAAACGGTCGATAACCAACCGATTCCTCTATAGCGACTTGGTATTCCTTGTAGGCTTCCTTTGCCAGTCGTGCGTATTGCAACTCTCGACGAGAGCCAAGTATCTTTCCAGACACTTCGCGAAAAACAAGTAGGGTGGAACCCACCCTACGTTGTGTTCTTAACAAAGTTCGCATTAAGCGATACCTTTAGCTGCTTTGAATCGTTGCAGTAATTGCATAGCCGTCGGAGCGTTACAAACATTGACCATGATATCAACCGAGTTAACTTTACCAGAGACTAAGTTAAGACCAGCACGACGTTGTTCTTCCATACTGACACCACGGATACGACACATTGCCCACTTGGTAGTTTCCTGAGACAAGTTCATCCAAACACCAGTAGATGGATAAGAAGACTTAACGTCGATATCCAGAACCCAACGAATGATCTTAGTGACCGAGTTAGGCATGTCTTCCAGTAGTTTGTTACCCATGTCAGGGTGAACCATGTGAGCTGATAGCGTAGAGATCCAACCGTCCAACGGAACGAGATGTTTATCCATCTCTTTTTCCATCTTATCGGAAACACCGCTCAAGATATAACCACGATCCAGTAAGTCGAAGTAGAAGTCATCTGCTAACTTACGGCCTTGAGAACCATAAGAGTGCAAATCACTGTAACCACATTGAGCCGGGAAGGTGGAACGTAAGTCGAGTGTTACTTCGTCCAACAATTGTGCACCGATGTTATCGAACATGTTGTACACGCAATAAAAGATCTTGTTGTGACGCTGCATGTGTTTGTGCCAGTCCAGGCCTGTCGCGCGTAGATCGCCATCGCCTTTTAACTTACCAAACCCAAAGGTCTTCTCCAAGATTTTACCCAAGGCATAAGAGGACTCTTTGTTAAGGTGTTTACGTACAGCACGACGAACAGACATCTGGTCGACCCAGAAGAAGTTACTAGGGCAGTGAACTTTGTGCCAACGGTCACACGGGTCTTTTGACTCAGCAACACCGTTTGCATCAAATACCTTAGCCGCACCTTCAATCAATTTGAAGTAACGGAAGTCCTTAGGAACTTTAGGATCGCAGAAGATCTCTTCTGGAGTAAAACCACGACGCTCAATTGCCTGAATCATTTTACCGGTATCGTACGGTAAGTTCCAGATGGATAGCATGTCAGGCTTAAGAACGTTGTGCAATTTATCGAAGATCGCTTGAACTGCTTCGAACTCATCGTCGACAATCTCGACGTGGATATTAAAGTCGTGAACAATGCCACGTTTAGAGAAGAAGTCAAATCCTTCTTTACGATTATCGATTTCATGCAGAATAGGTTTTACTTCACGCTCGTAACACGCCTTAACCTCTTCGACGAAGTTAGGGTTTGTTCCGGCGTAGTGTTTGGTAACGAATTGATAAACTTCATTACCGCATGACACAGAGATCATGTTGATCTTGTTAGTACCGTAAGTCACATCGAATTCGATATCGAGGTGAGCAACACGATACTCTGACTTTAAGTCAGGATACTTGTTCATGTAAGCGTGCTTAAGAAGAACCGTAGAGGTTACATCCGTACCATAAAGGTAAGGGTTACGGTTTAACATCTTAAGGCCGCCACGCATTTTCAATTTACGTTGAATGTCACCGACCATTTCAGCCTGAGTACATTCATAACGACGAACGTTATCCAGTTTCTCCCAGACACGTTTGTCTTTGTGACGACGTTGAGATTCCAGCGTAATGAAATAAGGACGCTGGTAGTTACGGATGAAGCGAAGGTTAGGTAACTTACGTCCATCCTTCAAGTGAACTACTTCTTTAATGACTACTAAGTCATCGGAATAACTATCTTGCTTTGGTGCGTAAGACGCGTGCTTGAACTCAAAACCAAGGATATCATCTTTGGTGAAAGCGGGTTTTACTTGAGACATGTAAACCTCATCGAATAAAATAAAAATCTTCTACACCAATAGACCAAGACATTTTTTCCTACACCACCCCGCAAGACGGCCCTTTCTTGTGTAGCCCTATTTCCTTTATTGTACCTCAAAGAGGCGAGGAATTTGTAATGAATAACCAGTGGTTTAAACCGGCTTCAGTCGTCTCTGTAGAGGCAATTGATTTCCAAACAGCTGATGTCTTGTGCCGTGAACTTGAAGTTCTCGTAGAGGAATATCGTTTCTCTAAAAGCAAAGACGTTCCAGCTGCCGAACGTAATAAAGTTTTCTCTGACCTGGCCGCGAAAGTAATCGGCAAACGTATTAAGGCTAAGAAAGTTACCGTCGATGTTGTCAACGCTGACTCGACTTATAACGCCTACGCCATGCCGCCAGATCTGGCTAAAAGCTCTGTTCTGATCAAAAGTTATTTCGGTCTGATGGAACAAGCATCTGCAGGTAAGAACGCAATCAAACGCGACGCTAACGCAATCGGTTGGGTTGATCTGCGCAAAGTAGAACTGGGCGGTATCTTCCAAGAGATCCCAATCCGTCTCGGCGTGTACAGCGCAGTCATCGGTAACGAGTACATGACTCCAGCCGAAGCTGTCGGCGTAATCATGCACGAAGTAGGTCACATCTTTACCTACTACGAAATGCTTTCTACTGCAATCTCCACCGCGCTGGTATTGCAGGATTCTGTTAGTCGCCTGATGAAAACCAACAGCGACGAGCAGCGTGTTAAACTTGTCCACAAACTGGAAACTGATTACGACATCCGTTTCGAAAATGCGAACGAGTTGGTAACGGCTGAGTCCACCGAAGTCATGACGGTTAACATCATGTCTGAGCTCAACGAGAAGATTCGTTCTGAGTTTGGTTCTACCATCTACGATAAACGTAGCTGGGAATCTATCTCTGACCAATTCGCCTCTCGCATGGGCTGCACGGTAGCTCTGGCTACTGGCCTGGAGAAGATCCTCCGTATGGGTGAAGCCTCCTCGTTCATGTCCGGATTCTCGTTCTATTCCCTGGAAGTAATTAAGACCATTCTGTTCCTGGGATCAATGGGTCTGGGTATTGCAGTTGGCCCTGCCGGCATCGCACTGAACGTCTTTATCCTTTCCTTGATGGCCATCGTCAACCCGCATGAGCGTCTTTACGACCGTCCGCGCGAACGTATCATCCGTATGCGTAACGAAGTTGTCCTGAAGATGAAGAACAAAGATATCCCGGTTGAAATCCGTAAATCTCTGGCCGAAGACCTTCAGGTTATCGACCACGTTCTGGAAGGTCTGACCGACCGTGAAACTTTCGTCGAGAAAGTATGGCTGCTGGTTTCGCCATCTACTCGCCGTCAGAAAAAGATTACCAAGGAACTTCAGGAACTGGAGTCTCTGGTTAACAACAGCCTCTTTGCTCGTGCAAATTCATTAAAACTCCTGGAAGGGTAATTAACGATGAACCGCCAATTCGTTCAAGAAGTAACTGCTACACTGACTAAGCAGGTCGGTGTAAAACGCTCCGCAGTGAGCCAGGCTCTGCTGCTTACTCTGACCTACGGCCTGCTGATCCCGCCACAGATCTCGGAAGACCCAGCTGCTTATTACCAAGAACATTACGAAGACAAAGTACGTCGCTTCGTAAACGAGTTCAATGAGCGCTACCTGATCGACGTGGGTATGGTTATCGAAGGTACTCGCCAAGTCTGGCTTGATCGTTACCGCGCCAACTATATCCACGACGAAGGTCAGATCACCGACTTCCTGGCAGGGAATAACCCAGGTCGTAAATATCTGATGAGCATGGATCAGACTCTGGAAGAATCTGCATCTATCGCTAAAGCGGCCGCTGTTCTTTACCCACAGATCTCCGCGTATCTGATGGGTATCGATAAATAATAGAAGGATGAAATCATGTCCTCAGCCTATCGTGCGTTGGATTCTAAAAGACCGCGCCTTTCTGGTCAGACTTTAGTTGACCTGAGTGACCTGGTAAAACGACGTCAACACACGGCCGTAGGAGAGGGTGATTCCTTCGGTAATAACGTAGGGTCGGTGTTAACTTCACTGACCTATATCGTTGACGGCCTGATGATATTCAGGAAAGTCGCCCCAGTCCTCTCAAAGCAGCGAGTGTTACTTTCTGAACTAACTGAACTTTTACAGTTTGTCAGAACCACTCGCCGTTTAACTGGAATTGAGTCTAACCCAGAACTACGGTCTTTAATCGATTCGCTGAATGTACATCGCACTTACTTCTTTGAAGGCATCTGCGATAACTCAGCGACAGTTAAACCCTACCTTGATGCAGTTCTCTCAATGACCCGGTTAATCCCGGTTCTGAGCGATTGCAATAATTCGCTCTCAGCAGCCCTCATTTATCCTTTCATCGATGACTCAGATGAAGTTCTAGGTAATGCCTTAGAGACGCTTAAAAACGTTTCTGAGAACGCCTACAACGTTAATTACGAGTCGAGTGGCCCTAACCTATTCAAACTAGGTTAAGACCCTTCCTGAGTTATGGGAAGAGGAACTGGTCAATACTCCATCGATCGAAATCTCGTGGGCTAACGAGAAACCCAACTTAGGGATCGTTGATCAACTCTTTAACCAGATCGGATCAGCTCCGCTGGAATCTGCGATCAGATCACTAAGTCAAGTCAGATCCCTCTACACGGTTCGCCCTGTGAACGAGGAGATTAAAAACGTGCTCTCTAAAGAGTACGGTAAACTGGCTTTGTCATGGGAAGCGATTGCAGATCGCGTACAGATTCTCTTGTACGTGGTATTGGGGATGTCTAACATCCTGGAGAAATCGGTAGAAGTGTCTGGCGTTTATTTGTTCCAGCAGTTTGAAGAAGACGAGCCCATGTTAAACCTGGTTACTGCAAGGTGCGAACACCTTTTAGGAAACAAGAATGGATGAGATAGTAAAGTCCGTTCCGGGTATCTTTAGCTTCATCGGTAGCGACGGCCGTGATTTGCGCGATCTCGCTATGGAACTCAATGACTCCTGGTCGATGTACATCGTTAAACGTAACGGTGACAACGCTCGGTTGTCTGAGTTAGAAAAGACCCTGGAAAAAATTAAACGTGAAGGTGCCGACCGCCAGAGCATGACCGCCCTTGAGTCCATGTCTGACTTTGGCCCACTGAACCCGCGTTACCCGCTCTCTAGTTACACGCTGAAACCGTCTATGACTAACTCCAACGTTGCAGTTGAAGAAGTCAGTAGCCGTATCGTGGATGTTGTTAAGTCCATGATTAAGAACTTAGTGGAGTTTATCCGCAAAGCGCTTAAGATGATTAAAGAGCACCTGCCTAAGTTCATGAACCGTCGTAAGCAGCAAGCTGAGAAAGTGACTGAACGCATGGCGGAAGAAAAGCCAACTGACTTCGTGGCTAAAAACGAAGGCGAAGAAAACGATCAGCTCAAAGAGTTGGCTGGTAAGGTAGAAGGTGAGTTTAATCAGTTACTGAGTCACTTAACTGATTCTGCGGATCGGATGGTTGTTGAGTATAAACGTACTACCGATTCGTTCCACGGCTACCTGGTTGATGCAATTGATGAACTGAGTGACATTACCCAGATCATCGAATCACTGCAAGCCAACCGCAATGTTACTGAAAAGCAAATTGCCGACGTCCCTGAAAAGAGCGCATACCAGATCAATGAGATCAACCGCTTCTCTTCTTACCTCGGTACCAAAGTCGAAGATAACCGCGAAGCGATGCGCGCTATCCGCGACTGGATCAGTACAGCAGAAGAAAAGAGTGAACGTCTTGACGCTTACGACTTCGATCGTATCAAGCGAATGATGCATCACTTGGAAGAACTGCTGACTAACGATAAAGGCGCACTGTTCTACAGCGACCGTACCGTTAGTGCGTTGAAAGAACTTGGCGATCGTCTCGAAGATTCCGCTAGCAAGATGAACGATGCAGCTGACCGGATGCATCCTGATGCCAACAGCGATTGGCCGGATGTCCGTAAGCTGATCAACAGCGTTGCCGGGATTAACGAACTGCACACTCGTGTTATTCGTTTCTTCGAGTTCGGCGATACCTTCTACAACCAAGGCTATCGTTTCTACGTTACCTTGGATGGCTGGTTGGCAAAAGCTGAGAAGAAATAAACATAGGCCAGAGGACCAAACGGTCCTCTGGCTATGCTGTTTAGTTGTAACGACGACCAGTGTGGTCACGCCAGTCAATCGCGATATCTTCACGAACCTGATAAGTACCGTCACCTGCGTATTCCAGCAAACGACGAACTGTAGGCTGTACCGATTGGTCTACTGCAGTGAAGGTGTTAACCTCACGACCATTGCTCATGATGGACATCTCAAAGCCACGAACGTTCTCATCACGTTGATCCTTAAACGCAGAGATGATATTCATGGTAGAGACAGTCTCTTTACGAAGCTCGGTGTTGATGATACGACTGATCGACTTACGTAACTCTTCACGATACTTGGTGTCACGCCAAGCAATATCGGTAAGGAGTACCTTGGTTTTGAACGACAGAGAACCAGAGATGAATTGGCTCTGGCCATCATCCACGATAACTTCCACTGAACCCAAACTCTGTTTAGGGAAGAACGAGATGTTGGTTTGTTCCAGACGACCACGAGCAACTTCATTCAACCGAGGTAGGATGTCGTTAACTACGCTATTAGGTAAGAATGCAGCATCTGATTTCTCAGAGGCACCGTCAGCGTAGTAGTAGTTACCGTCCATGACAAAGATATCGATAAGACGAATAGTCGGACGAGCAGAAACCGGAACCGGCTGACCATTAGCATCCAGGACTGGATCCCCTGCTTTGAACTTGATGACTTGTTGGCCATCTTTATCCAATACAGGATCACCGGCTTTGTGCTGCAGGATCAGTTTGAATTCACCGTTAACGATTTCGTACTTAGCCGTACCGTCAGGATTCATTTCAGGAACGTCTTCATCGTAGAACTGATAAACGTTAGTGGCGTAGGTTTGATAAACGTAGCTACCTGCCAGAACACGGGAACCAGCCCAGAGGTTATCCAGGGATTTACCCAGCTCCAGAGTAACACGTTCTTCCATTAACCCAACCGGATCCTTACCTACCAGGAACTTACCTACAATCAGATCAATAGCGGTCTGCTGTAAACCAGGAGGAGAGTAATCCGTCACCACGTTAATCAGAGTGAACTCCTGTTCCAGCGGAAGCGGGAACTCACGTGGCGTTGCTTCGTACATCGCAAAGTTAGTAACAATGAGACGATCTTCACGGTCAATGTCGAAGTCAGTTTTGATCTCGAATGTCCAGATGACGTCTTTGTTAATAACTCCAGCGTAAGTACCGTTCAGATAAGCGTAGTCGGACTCACCTGGTGGAACGAATGCCAACTGCAGATAACGGTTAGCCGGATCGATAGCCAAGTATTTATCATCGACTGTAGTTTTAACAGTCAGACGATAACCGCCATCGAAACGAGTGATAGCGAACTCTTTCGTCGTGAGACTAATACCGGCACTAGCATTATCGCGAATAAAGCTACGGCGAATGATAGACGGGTTAGCCAAATAATACGGACGCAGAGCGAAGTTGTTGTTCGTTGCATCCAGAACGTAGTGGAACGGAGAGTAAACGTAACTACCGCCATTCACTGCGTTGATCAACGACTCTGGAGTTTTGTTAATAACTTCAGGCCGCGCATTATCAGCTACAGTTTTCAGCACGCCATTCTCGAAGGAATAAAGAACCCTCGGAGACAACGTTATGCGATCACCGTTATCGTAGACACCCTGCAAACCAGCCAGCTCAGTCATTGAGGTCTGAAGCGTACTGATCGCAGTTGCAATACCGGAAGAGAACGGAGAGTTATCTGGAACAGCCATGGAGGACGTTGCCAGGTACAGACGTTCGGTGATGTCATCGCGAGACTTCAGAATATCGAAGCCCGCCCGGTTCAGTTTCGCTTCAATCTGCGCAGGGGTGATTGGGATACTGATCTTCGTTGCGTTATTGATAACACGCTCACGTTGCTCTTCAAACGTCAATCCGTTCATACCGCCACGGATGGTATCATCAGAGACAAAGACGTAAGAGAGGTTAGGTACCGCCGCAGAATAACCGTTGAGGGACGGGACATCCATATCGTCCCCCCAAACCACACCGAATGTCTCAGAAGCAAAGTTACTGAGATCCTGAACGATGTCGCCTTTGGTACTGTAAACGTCAACGCGCAACGTACCGGTGATTGAACGGTTAGTCAGATAGATCGGAGGGATAGTCAAGTTAATGAAACCTTCCGCTACCTGGAGAATTGCCGTCGGGTTGTTTTCATCGTAGACTTGCAGGGAGTGGGTAGTAGACATTTCTGTCCAGTTACCTTCCTGGCCGAAGAAACAACGCGTGTAGAAGTATTGGTCGTTGAACGGAATAGCAAAGCGAGTCCGAACATCCATTACTTGTTCCAGCGTCACCGAACGCTCCAGCTGATAAACCGGAATGTAGATCAACATGTACTTCGTACCCTGAGGGTCGTTGATCATTTCCCACTTCAGCATGTTATCGGTCAGCGTCTGAATCGGGGAAGTTGCATCGGTGTTGTAGGATACCTGAATACCACCGTGCGGCAACTGACGAATCTCCAACGGGTAGAGTAAAGTCAGCGGAGTTCCGCTTGGGGTGATCTGAGTATAACGAGGAATGATCACTCGCTTAACCTCAGTATTCGGAATAACCTTCATCGCACGAATAACTTCGTCGTATGCAACGTAGTACATCAGAGTTACTTTACCAGGACTACCGAAACGTTCCAGGTAATCTGCATCTGACATATGGCCGTACAAGTCAGAAAAGTTGTTGGCGAGTAAAGGATAGTGCCGGCGGTCGTTAGCCAAAGAAACGTTGATGTGCTCAACTGCTTGCGTGGCACTGACTTCAAGTAAGTGGACAACCGGAGAGTTAACGTCAGTCAAGACGTCCCCGTCCAACTTACTGGCTAAGAACTCCAAGCCAACTCGTTGAAAGGAAGCTGGGTTCCAGGGCGCTGCCCGGAGCTTAGCTTCTAAATCGTAATCAGCCATTATTTTTTCCTAAGTCGATAATAGATTGATCGTAACCAAAACCTGCCAGTGGATCAGGTGGCATTTCTTCGTAGTGGTACAGAGGAACTGCAGACCCTACTCCACGTAGACGCTCGTAAACATCCTTCTCAATGAACCAGCATAATTCGTAAGTACAAGGGTGAATCAGCGGATACGAGTAGAAGTTACAGAGGTCACGTTGTTCTGGAGTAACACGATAATAGTTGTTACTCTTAACCCGAATCTCTTCACGCGTTAACCGTGTTTTGTTAACGATTTCCAAGTCCGGATTAAATAGAGCAGTCGTTGTGTTGAATGCTTCAATCAACAACGGGTCATTATAGATAGCCCCGACGCTGTTAAATTGTACGGTCACTGTATCATTGCTGCGATCGTAGTTATCGTCGTTATCGAAGTTGAATGTACCGCCCTGAGGGTTAGTACTAGGGAACGAATAACCAGTCCCGGCTATCTGCTGAACAAAGCGACGAGTTGGGTCGAGAATTAAGCGATAAACTCGGCAGGTATAATCGATACAGTTACGATAACGATTTCGTGGCCATGGAACCATTTTCTTAGTACGGATGTTTTCCATGTAAGATTCCCAAACATCGAATAAACGAATGAATGGGTTACCGTCCATGTTAGTAAACGATGCCGTTAACTGAAAAGCTCCGCGAATACGATACGGGCCATCTGCCATAGTCCACTGCTCACCCAAAATACCTTCAGGTGACGTATAAGTACCAACGGCGTTATCAGGGAAACCAGACAGTGATTTCAGGCCGTTAGTCAGGATACTAATAAATGCAGCCTTAGGATTGACGAGAGGAGTCGAATAACCAAAAGCCGGGTCGACACTACCATTAGGGTCTAAATACGCTCTAATGGCCGATGGGATCGTAATTGGGTCACTACTGATCAACGGAGTCAGGTGTCTATCTTGTGTAACATTATCGCGATGTAGGTTAAGGTCAGGCTTTGTAAAGAATGTCAGACCAACCTGGTCTTTATTCGCCGCAACTACCGCACCGCGAGCACGATAATTATAACCAAAAAAGTTTTCGTAGACCTGACCGTACTTGGAACCAAGCCCGCCAGCCCTGAAAACCATATCTAGATTTTTACGAAGCGTATCGTCGTAAGACGCCATTTTAAAAAACTCCTATAGAGGAAGCGAAATGAAATTATCACTGAACTTGCCGTTGACGCCTATGGATGTTGTAGGCGGGTTGAAGACAGGCGTAATCCCAGAAGCGATAGCATTGTCTACTGCTGCCAAAGTTGGCGCAAAGGTCGGCGGTGCAATCGTAGATAACTTTAAGGGTTCTGCTAGCGATATCTCGCAAGCTCGCGCACTGATGGCGGACTCCCTGATCGATTACGCTCAACCTACCCGTGTCGAACCACTGACCTTGGTAGATGCTGCTCTCTACCAGCAACCGTACATGGAAGATATTCTGCAATCTCTGCTGAACGTCTTCGCAGGCTACTACACTCAAGCTATTGCGCTGAGCGCAGAAGTCGCTGGCGTTACTGTACTGAAACGCCTGGAACAATTTAACCCGCGCCGTGATCCGCGCAACTCTCTGGCTGAATATGCGTTCGGTGCAATCACCAGCGTATCAACTGAATCGGCTCCGGCTGTTTCCAACGAAGCTTTCCGTTTCGGCCTGCCTGCACTGGAAAGTGAAGGTGGTCCAGGTAAGAAACCTTCTACCGTTGAACTGGCCAACCGTGAGACGCTGAACTCCCTGCGGGAAAACAGCAACCTGGCTGTTGGTAAGATGATCGAAGTTTCGGTCATTGTTGACGATAAGACCTTTAAGGTACCTGTCAACGTTCGGTTACATACCATCCCGGTTCCTTCGGTCGCCATGACCAACATTCTGACTGCCGGCGCACAAAACCGCAGCACCAAAGAACGTTACTACGAGATGAAAGCAGGTAACTTGCGTTTCCTGAAAGATTTCATCGGCGTGGGCGATCTGTTGGATGCACACCGTAAGAAGATCCTGAAAGATCCTACCGGTCTGTACCTGAAGTCTTTGAACGACAAGCGCAACAACACCATTTCCGGTTTCCTGTCTGGTCGTCCGTCTGTAGCCCAGGCGTCCCAGATTAACGTGATCACTGAAGAGACGGCAATCGCCATCGAACGTGAATTGGGTATTAAACTGAATACCTCTCGCGGCCGCAGTATCATGGAAGACAACAGCTCTCAGATGCTCCTGGTCGTAGTTGATCGTGACTACAATCAAGTAACCATCTACCACCGCGGCGTTCCTGGCGCTACTGTTATGTCAGTGGATTCCATGAAAAACGCCGGTAAAGGTAATGGCCCTGACGTCATGAAGCTGTTTGAAATGTACAAGCAGACTAAAGCCCCTACTTTCTAAAGGAACCGAAAATGAAATTAAGTGGATTCTTCAAATCGTTGGTTCCTAACTTCGAGCGCTCTCGTGTACTCGATGAACTGGAACTGGCTCGTCGTCAACTGATAGAGGAAACTCTGCCGGTATTCAAAGACACTGCTGAACAGAAAGTCTTCCCAGGCCCGAACCCATTCAAGTCTGCCCAGGTTAAGCGCATCAACTCCGTATTCATGCGCGAAGCAAACACGCGCATCAACATGGTCGAAGCGTTGACTCGCATCCTGAGCTCAATGGCTGAAGGGATGCCTGAACTGGAAACTTACGTTGAGAACTCTTTCAAGAGCAACAGCGTAGTTAAAGCCGGCCTGACTTACAACAAGATCACCCTGATCCGTTTGATTGGTCTGACTGAGTTCTTCTGCCAATATAGCCGCCGTGTACTCCTGTACATCTACGGTAAAGAAATCCCTGCCGCTTCTCGCGATCAAGCAGGTATGCCAGAACCCTTCACCAAAGGTGAAGTGAAATGGCTGGAAGATAACCTGGTTAACTTCTCTCGTTGTGCGAAAGTATTCGCTCAGCCAATGCGCCAGATCCTGAACACCCTGGATGCCGTTCCGGATATCGTTTACGACCCGGATAAAGAAGCTGATGTTGAAGCTACTATCGGCCAAGCCAAAGTCGACCCGCTTCGTCTGCAGACTGGTTGGGTTCCGGTTGTTTCCGATCTGATCTGGTGGATTGGTTCTGGTATCGTAGAATACCAGGCTAACCGTTACAATGCAGCCAAAGAAGAAAAGACTGCACTGGAACTCCGTCTGGCTCAGTTGCGCGGTGCACGTAACGGTAACAACGACGCGGCACAAGACCGTACTATCGAAGTTACCGAGAAACGTCTGCGCGACCTGAACTATAAACTGGTTAAGTGGGAAAAGGAATACGGCATCTGATATGAAGCTGCAATCTTTCCAATATACGCCGATGGGCTTTCGTAGCCCATTATACGGCGAGCAAAAAACTGAGCCTGTTCCAGACCAACTGATCATGGAGTCTTGGCAACAGATGCTCACGGATCGGGGTGGAAGCTACGAACGTTTGGGCTTTTCGCCGTAAAGTCATTAACCGCGCATTAGACCGTCTGCGTTATTTCCCGGACTGGTTGGCTGCTCAGGATAACAACACCAAGTTGTCCAAGCAGATGCGTGCGTTTCTCGAAGATACCGTAACTTACATCAACACGGGCAAACGCCCGATGTCTCTTACGGTTCGGATAGCCTGCTTGGCTACTGAGCGATCGATGGATAACATACCCACGTTTATCCCGTCGCGCCACACGCCGTCACTGCGTAAAATGCTGACCGTAAAGGCAGAGGATTACATGTGGCACTGGTTGAAGCACGATGGTGGCTTTAACGATATGGTATGTACGCTTAACGTACTCTTCGGCGATATCGACGCCGAGGCTTATAGTACACGAAATCTTAGTATCTGAGGAGTTAATCGATGAAGTTTACAAAAAGTATTCTGGCTAAGCGCGCTTCCGCCCCGGCCGTAGAGTCTGAAGTAATTGATCAGGCTAAAATCGATCAGTTGGCTGAAAAGAACGCTGACATCGATGAAGTCGCTACCGGCGGCGAAGGTATCCAAACTGCAGAGCAGAAACCAGATACTACCAAAGACATCACTATGTCTGAAGTAGACCAGGTCGTCGCTGGCGAATCGGATCCTAAAAACGTAGTTGGCGAACAGTCCGACGAGAAAGCTCCAGTTGTCAAAGACGCTGGCGCAGATCTGCCGGGTGCTGTAGGTAAAGGTGACGAAGTTGCTGATAATAAAGGCAACACCGAAGTTCCGGATACCGAGAACGAAGACGAAACCGGCACCGCCCCAACTGAAACCAAACCAGACCCAGAAGCAGACAGCAACGAAGCTGTTGCCACTGGCGAAGAAACTGCTCCGTCTAAAGAAGACGCGGCCGCTGCTGTTGCAGCTGACCTGGAAGCAGATCCGGTAGATTCCCCGGTAACTGAAGAAGAAGGCACCGAAGCCTCTGCTGACGATACTGCCGAAGCCGCCGAAGAAGAAGCTAACCTGGACAACGCCGAAGCCGGTGCAGATACTGAAAGCGATCCGGCCAACAGCGCTGAAGGCGAAGCTACCGAAGCCGAAGACCAACCAGGCGAAGAAGGCGCAGCTGAAGCTGCCGCTGAAGTTGCAGACGCTCCTGTAGAAGTGGCCGCTGTAGAAGTTGACCCAACCGAAGCAGGTGATACCACCGCAGCTGACGAAGTCGACGCTATCGCAGTTGGCGACGACGTAGTTGTTCCGGTTGAAGTTAACGAACCAGGTGAACCTGTTGTTGCCGAAGTCCAGTTCGAAGAGCCTGTTGGCGAAACCGAAATCGTTGTTGCTACTGGCGCCGCGACTGATGGTACTGCTGATACCACGGCTGCTATCGTAGCTGAACCTGAAGCCGCACCGGTTGCTGTAGTAGAAGGCCCGGAAGCTACCCCTGACTTCGTTGCTGTTGCTGACGCCACCGATGGCGTTGTTCCAGCGGCTACCGAAGTAGACGAAGCGTTCGAATCTGCCGACGTTATCGAAACCGATATCGTTGAGCAAGAGCCTACCTACGAAATCCTGAGCGAAGCCGTACAGACCTACCCAGAAGTTGTAGCTGTACTGGACAACGCACTGGCTAACGGCGGGATCTCTGTAGAAGCTGCTGCCCTGCTGAACATCTTCACTCAACGTGACGGTATCCCGGCTGGCATGAACGTCGCTACTGAGTCCTACGGCGGTTACGCTCGTTCTCAGACCCGCATCGCGCTGGAGAGCATCAAAGAGTCTCTGCGTCAATGGTGGGCTGACCTGGTTAAGTGGGCTAAAGAGCAACGCGATCGTCTGGCTGCGTGGCTGAAGTCTCTGTTTGATGCAAGCGCTGCTATGCGTAAAGAAGCAGAAGCAATCATCAAAGATGCAGAAGGCCTGACCACCGACGCTACTGGCGACATCGAAGTTAAAGATCCTTCCGCTCTGGTTAAGGACGGCGCGATCTCTACCGATATCGCTCGTGACGTAACTGAGCTGGCTCAACTGATCGGACGCGTATACGTTCCACTGGGCAACGCCTGCATGGAAGGTTGTGGCAAAGCTGCTACCGTAATCGCTGATCTGAAAGGCGACGAAGAGAAAGGCGCCGTTGCAACTGAAATCGCTCGTGCATTCGAATCGGCTGACGCTGCGTTCCGTTCTAAACTGAACGAACCAGGTGCGACTGACGGCTTCCGTCAATCCAAAGTTCAGATCGGTGAACGTGTACTGCGCGGTAAAGTTGCTGACCATAACTCCGACGTAACTCTGTCTGACTTCGCCACCGGCGACGAGTGCCTGGCATTCGTACCAGTAACCGAAGAAACTCCGGCTGACCTGACTGTCAAAGCTCTGAAACTGGGCGATGCGGTTGATACTGCGAAAGCGGTACTGGCTCTGCTGGACGCTATCGAAGAAACCAAGAAGATGGAAGCACCGTGCAAAACTGCAGCTGATAAAGTTGACGCTGCCGGCGAACATCTGGTTAAACTGGCCGAAGAAGACAGCACCAACAGCGAGCTGGTAAGCGAACTGCGTTCTGTCGTGATGTCTCTGCAAAAAGAGATGTCTACTCCGTTCTCTCGCTCCATGAAGTACTTCGCGGCTGTTGCTCGCGCTGCACTGAGTGCCGCTCGTCAGTCTCTGCCTAAAGCAGGTGCTGCTGAACAAAGCGAAGAAGCGTAATAGTACCTCGACCATCACGTAGTAAAGATCAGGGAGGGAGGTTTCTCCCTCCCTGGTTTTCTATGTTCATCCTCCTCCTCTAGGGCAGAGAAATCATGAAGATTAATCGCTATCGTCAGACATTGGCAAGTCGTCCAAGTGTGTCTGTCGAATCAGATTCACAAGACGTCCACATCATCGATCATCAAGGCGAGCTAGTTCCAAAAGACACTGGCCCGGTTAAAATCCCAGATGGTACATTCGCACCACAGCACATTGCTAATCTGGACATTCCGAAAGATATGGACTTCTCCTCTATCGTTGAAGAAACCGATTTCAACGACAAGATCAAAACCTACGAAGGCGTCGTCAACACTATCGAGAAAAACATGCCGCGCGGTGTGTCACTCGAAGCCGCTACATTCCTTAATCTCTTCGCAGAGAAAGAAGGTATCCCGGTGCAGATGTATGTTTCTAACGAATCGTACGATGCTTTGGGTAGTAGCCAAAGTGCCGTTGCGCTGGAAGGCTTTAAAGAAGCTATCCGTGAGTGGTGGGCTCGTTTCCGCGAATGGCTGAAGAACATGGGTCAGCACCTGGAACAATGGGCGCAGCGTGTACTTACTGGTGCAGACCGTCTGGTAAGTCGTGCCCAGATCATTCTGGATAATGCCGATGACCGTACTCCAGGGGACGATCGCATTAAGTCCAACCGTATCGGTAAACTGGCAATTGACGGACAAGTCACCGACGTACCGCGTCATCTGCGTGACCTGGCTAATATCTGCCGTGCTTCCTTCATCGATATTCAGAAAGCTGCTATCGACAACGGGAAAACTATCGCCAGCCTGGTTGCTTCTGTAGATCCAGCCAACGCTGACTCTGTAGGTAACACTGCAGATAAGATCAACAAAACCATTGAGCCGCCAATTAACTCAATGTCTTCATTCATGAAGAAGTCGGAAGATCCTAGTATCGCCGAAATCTTACTGCGTGGTAACGAAGGTATCTTTGCTGAGACTTACATTTCAGACAAGCTGCTGGGTAACTGCACTATCGCTGCTGTACACGTTAAAGCGAATGAGTCGGCTCAGCCGGTAGAGTACATGCGCAACGTGGCTAACGCAGTCCGTAACTGGCGCATTGAGTTCCTGGACGATACGGAAGAGTCTAAGAAATGGAACATGGGTACTTCCGGTGTAAACGAAGAAGAAGAGAACGAATTTAATCGTCTCTCTGCTGCCGATTGTCGTGCAGTTGCCGAGTCTGTTAAGAACATCGGTGAAGTTCTCCGTGGCTTGGAAGGTTTGGTATCCGATCGTCAGAGTACGCTGAATGAATTGAACCGTGCTGGTTCTCATCTTCAGAACGTGAATGGTGACGACGAAGACCAGAACGTAGGTTCCGTTGTTTCGTCTCTTCGTACCATCACCAGCTCCGTTGCTTCCCGTCTGTCTGGCCCAAGTACCAAACTGGCTTCTTACTTCGGTAACATGGCACGTATCTCTCTGGAGTATGCCGAGAAGTCCCTGAAAGCCAAGTCGACAGATCTGTCTGGCGTTGCTGAATAAAAACAAATAGGGCGAGTTAATCCTCGCCCTAAGATCAACTTTAAGATGGTAAGAAGAAATGATCGATAAAATTGCAAGTGATGCAGACAACCTGAACGAGATGCGAATCGCGTTGGAATCATTCGGTGAAACTATTCCGGAAGATGCCAAAGAGATTGCCAACCTTTACTTGGGTAATCCAACAGGTACTGAGGTATCGGTTGAGTCTGTCAAGGACAAAGCTAAAGAGCTCATCAAACGTCTGATCAAATGGCTGCAGGAAATGTACGCCAAGGCAAAAGACTGGATGCGCCAATACAACCCTTCGATATTGAAACTGAAGCATCGTTTGGAGAAAGCGAAGACTGCCGTTTCAGAAGGAGAGTTCCGCCACGGTGAAGTGAAGTTCCGCTCAGCTAATCGTTTAGCAGTAGACGGTACTTTGGGTGATGGTATTGCATTCCGCCTGAACCAGGCCGTTGACATGATCAACAGTTTCTACATCGACTCTCGTAAAGACTCTGTGGCAACTGTTAAGAAGTTGATTGCCATGGCCGAAGACTTCATTACTGAGCACCCTGGCCATAGCGAAGGGCTTCGTGACGATACTGTCGAGTTCCGTAAGGAAATGATAGAGACCCTCAAACCTCTTGCTAATCGCATCGAGAATACTTTCAAAGGATATCGTCAATCTAATGAAGTAGTTCGTCGTCTTGGTTTACCGAGTTCCTTTAACGTTAAGTTCGATGATGCTCACATGGTTTCATCCGAGCTTATGCCGGGTAACTACGCTATCTTTACGTTGATGGTTAACCATACTCCGATCATCCGGTTTAATGATGAAGGCGTCACCGAAACTCAAGCCATTGGCCGTCTTAGCGACGCATTGAAATATCTATACCCACATCTCGCTCATGTAGCGGATCAGGGTAAAGATATTCGTGCAGCTGAAGCCTTGGATAAGAAAGGTGCGGAAGATGTATTGAAGGAAGTCGAGAAGATCATTCAGATTAAAGAGTCCTTCTCTAAATTCCCGGCAGCCGAACTTATTCGTGACGTGACCAGAATGGCGGAGAAAGCACTTAAGAGCGACTACTACGTCTACGAGGCGATTAATATCTCTCGCGGCCTGATTGCTCTGATTAACTTCGACTCTGGTAAAGTCATGAGCTACCTGACGTCTTTAGCCAACGCCGCACTGGACTACGTAAACGCATCGCTGGGTCAGGTCACGGAAGAGGAAGTCGTACCAAACTACCCAGCACTAACTCATAAGGCTTAACAATGAGCATCCTGGAAGATAAAACGGGGATTGTCCCTCCGCATATGCAGAAGCGGTTAAATGAACTGCACTCTCTGGAAGTGGCCTGTGAAGATTGCGATTGCGAATCGGGTATGTCTCCGGACGCGTATGAGATCTTAGCAGAGATGGCTCCAAGTTACGATATGGTTCTTCCACCTGCGCCAGAAGGCGACGGCCTGGGTATGAAACAAATCGCACTGGAATCCATCCGTTCCACCCTGAAACAATGGTGGGAACAACTCAAGGCTTGGGTTATCAAAATGCGCCGTACTATCATGTCCTGGGTACGTACTACCCTGCAAGGCATTGACGGTTTGGTTAAGCACGCTGATATCCTTCGTAAGTCGGTAGAAGCCAACAGTAACTTTGGCGGTAGCGATGTTGAAATCAAACACGCCAATCTATTGGCCATTGACGGTCAGCCGGTCAACGACTTGGCTCGTCAGTTGGAAGAGCTGCGTAAGATCAACGAAGTCGGGATGGAACGTTTCACTAAGCAAGGCCAGACCTCTGCGCGTGATTTGACTAACGACTTGACCAAGTTGGATTTCCGTCAGGCGAGTAAAGCGGTAGAAGGTTACGTAGATGCATTCCCAATCATCTGCAAGACCAAAGTAAACCCGAATGTATCAGAAGATCTTTTCGGCATGGATCCCCGTGAAGTAGACGAGCTGCGTATGTCGGATACTTTCCTGGGTAACTACTGCTTCGTGTCGGTGAAAGCTAAACGCGATACTCACTACACGAACTCCGAGATCGAGAACCTCCAAGCGGTAGTCGATTACGCTAAGCGTTCTAAAATCCGTTTCTATCAGGACGGTAATAAAGAAACTTACGAAGGCTCCCTGCCATCCGTAGATCAGCGCACAGCGGTTTCAATCATTGATGCAGCTGTGAACCTGGCTAAGTCTGTAAAAGCCTCTAACAGCCAACGCCAGGCCGAAGAACGACTGGAAAACGAATTCCTCAAGAAGGCCGACGCAGCAGCTAAAGTCTATCTGGAAGAAGACGCTGACGCGGCTCAGGCTCGTGCAGTACGTTCCCTGTTCTCCGTTGTGCTGACCATGATCAACGGTTTAGGTTTCCACTTCAGCGATTACCTGATCTCTACGGCCAAGTCTTCTTTGGCTTACGTAAACGAACTGAACAACTCAGAGGCTTAAGATGGACGAGGGTTTTGAGATTAACGTCTCCCCTTACGATCTTCTGTTAGCTGAATCTGAATCTGAACGAATCAGTTTGGAGTCGGAAGCTATTGATGATGAAATCCAAGAGATCGGTCGTCGCACTGATCTTTACGATGAAGTCGAAGAAGGCGTAGATCACGAAGGGGACGTGACGCAACATGAGCTAGCACTCATCAGTCAAGCTACTGCTGCGTTGTTTGGCGATATCAACAACGGCGGAATGCCGTCGATGGAATCGGCAGATGGTACTATCTCCATGGAAGCGTTTGCTGACCTAGCGCGTAACATGAAAGTTTCTGCCCGCGACCTGTTGGTTCGTCTGTGGAGACTGATTACCGATTTCTGGGAAAACATGGGTACGCGTGTCTCTGGCGTTTCTGCTGGCGCTAATGCAACTCGTGAACGTGCTAAAGATATCATCGGTATTCAACCGAAGGTATCCAAGTTCGACTCAGGTATCACCGCTGCACGTTACCTTTAACTTCCGCGGTAAGAAGACTGATAAGTTCTCTAGCATCTACGAGAGCTTAAAAGAACTCGAGCACACAGTGGAGTCATTGCTGAGCACTTGGGCAATCGACGTTGTTAAGTCCGGCGATGAAGTACTCCGTATCCTGAACAAAACTCTGAGTTCAACCAACCCAGAGAATGCACAGGAGATCGAGACTAGCCTGCTGAGCGCTAACGACATCACTAGCCAGCTAATGGCGAGTGTTCACCCTAACCTTCGTAAGGAAGTCCAATTACCCGCTAACGGTACGTTGGTCTTCAATCTGATCGATTCTAAAGATGTACGCTCCCAAGTTAATAAAGCTCGCGCACTTCAACGCTCAGGCTTTACCTTTAACTCAGGTGTTGTTGAAACCGAAGGGGCAACTGAAGTAGATGTCTTTACGGTAGATCAGATTCGTGAACTCATGGATGTCAGCCTGCGCATTACTGAGATCATCCGTCGTTACCGCGAACGTAACAAATTGAACAAACTGGCAGAGGATACTCTGACGTTAGTGCGTTCAGCTAAAGTCATGTCCGGTAACCTGGAAAACGATATCTCAGACAACCGTCAGGGAGCAGCTAAGAATGCATTGTACAACTACGGTAATGCTTACGCTTCATGGAGCCGCCAGCCTACCTTACCGATTATCTCGTTGACAATCACTTACCTGCGCATCGTACAGTCCATGTGCAACCGTTCGATTAACGCTTACTTGTAAAGCATAGAGGAGAGGGTTAATTCCCTCTCCTTTTTATTTTACGTATCGGAGGCTTTCTTTGAAGTTAACTTCTTTTAAGGAATCTAGTATGAACGTAGCTGTAGTGCTGTCCCTGAACAATGGACCGATGTCTATTAGTTTCATCGCACCTAACAATGCACCGACCATTGAAGATATTTTCAAAGGTAAAGGTCAATTCGCCGAAGTAGGCTCAACAGACGTAGGCTTCAGTTATCTGACCCCTACCGATAATTTCCTGACCATGATGGATCTCTACGGTAACCATTGTGGTACCAAACTGACGGAGCAAGAGATCGATCAGCATTTCGTTGCTACCGTAACCAAAAAACTCACCAGCGCCGGTTATATCCTGTATCCCGAAACTCCAGATACCCTGGCAGCTCCGTCTACCGATCCGCGTATCCTGCGTGGCGTATTTAACGACTTCGTCATTGAGTCCAGTAAACTCGAAGACGATAAAATCGAATACCGCGTATCGGCCGGGGAAACAACGTTCTTCATCGTCGGTATCAATAGTCAAGAAGGTGCCCGTGGCGTTTCTGCAATGATCGATGACTACGTCGAATCTCTGCGTTTCCTGCAAACCAACCTGGACGAAACCGCGGACATGTTCCCTAGCGAAACCGCTGTTGCAGAAGTTGCAGCACCTAAAGTGGAAGAGCAAGTCCCCGTTCAACAGGAAGAAAACTACCTGACCAGCCTGGTCAGCGAGCTGGGTGCCGACGAACCTAAAAGTAACACCAAATCTTTCGTTGACTCTCTGGTAGAAAAAGTTGCAGAGCCGGCTAAACCAGTAAAGCAGGAAAGTCCCGCCGAAGTAAACGAAAACGTCGTTAACCGCGCCGTTCTTCTGGTGGCACGTCGGGGCGAACCATGTTCTCTGGAAGTTATCTTCACCGGGAACGATGCTGCCGCAATGAAGGACATGAACTTCCTAGGCTACGTCACCGACGCCATCAAATGCCATGGTCAAGCCGTCTACGTCGCGTCAGATGATCGCCACATCCTGATCTTGGACGATAAGCTGGCTAAGAACTACCTGCTGCTGTTGACCAACGCCGTTAAAGACATGAAGCTGAATGTCCAAATCGACCGCCGTTCTCCAGAACAGGAACCGCTGCGTACCGACACCGTTTACCTGTAATATATTGAGAATGCGGGCCCTTAGGGGTTCGCATTCTTATGACATCCCGCCCAATACGGCGCGAGCCCGGCGAACAGGAAATGAATTTATGCCCCAGTTAGCGCTTCCTATCCCTGACGTCTATGCGTCCGTAACAAGACGAGTTAACGTCAGTATCATTCGTGCTATCATGAATGTGACGGGTATCAAAGACGATACCTTTATTGAATTCGCAGGTGAGAATGAAGCAGTACCGACTTGGTTGACTACGTTGGATCAAAAGGTCTATAACGAGAACAACACCGCCAAGTTCCCATTCTACCAAAAAATAAAAGTCGATTACCAAGAAGAGGTGAACGACGATCCGATTCTCTCTACCGCCTATCACTACAACGATTTGATGCTGGCATGGAACGACCCTAAGAGAAAGATTAACGTCTCTCCGTTCCGTGAGCAAGTGAAGGCCACGCTTAACTTTACTTATCGTACTATCGATAAGAACGCTGCCCAAAACTGGCGTAGCATGATGCGTCGTAAGATCATGCGTCACTTCATTGACGAAACATTCAACGCTGCATTCTACTACGTTATGCCAGTACAGGTAGTTGCCATGTTAGCTATCTTCCATGAAATGAAAGAGAAGATTGCAGGTGACGGCGATACGTTTGAAGATTACCTGAAGAATAACGCTGTAGGTGATCTCGCCACAATGGTGGATAACGCAGGTCGAAATGCGACTTACGTTTTCCGTGAGCAGCAGCTGGATATTTTGGGTAACTTCGAATTCTCTGCGCCGCCTATCGAAGAGAAACTACCTGACGGCAACTGCTATGATATTACCTTTACGTATCGTTTCAGTTATGACCGGCCAATCGGCATGATCGTGAAGTATCCTTTGGTCATCCACAATCAGTTGATTCCACCCGGACTTCGTAAAGACCGTGGGTTGTATTCTCCTGCTTGACCAACGTGGTTTGAGCAGTGGTTCTACTCGTCGTTATTACGAGCTGTTCAAGAACTTCACTTGGTCTGCAGCTGACCCAATCTTTAACATCATCCCGTTCTACGATGATTGGATGCCTACGCAAGTTGTGGCGGATACCTCGCCAATTGCGCAGTTCCTCATTCGTGTCGATCAGGATAACCCCAAAAAGGTTATTAACCTGAGAGAGCTCGGGAAGAACAAGTTTAACGAACAGTTCCTCGAATACATCCGTGATCAACGACTCATGGTTCCTCGAGCAACTGCGTGCGCAGCCCATATCTCGGTCTATGAAAATGACAGACCAATTGATCAACGGGATATCTTCATTGATGAAGACCTGAATATTTTCTGTCAGTACGACCTTGACGTTAAGTCGGTCTACCATGTCCGAGTGAACGTTTTCACTCAGCTACTCAACCTACAGCCATTTGCAGTTCGGTATCTCCAGGAACACCCAGATACCCTGAACATGATTGTGGATGCATTGGATCCATTCTTCCTTAAGAACGGCGGAGTGTACCCTAAAGCCCTGAATGGTAAGTTTGTTACCATGGATGAATATTTCCGGGTAGCCAGAGAGTTGCGCGTAACCGCAGAACGGTTCTACTCATTAACGTATAAGTCGATTATCCTGCCAACTGTGCTAGGGTATCACTTCCAGGTTGTCAAGGAGTAATTGACATGTCCTTGTTCGATGAAGATGAAAAAGCTTCCAGTATCAATCCCCCGCAGGTGCTTCCTAACGAAACGCCCTTTAAGGGGATCTCGATCGATACGCAATACACTCCGGTATCTACGATGCTCACTGCTATCGAAGGCCGTAGTTGGATTGTCGATTACTTCTCTCAGGTACTTAATGGTGACGATGAGACTTCTAGTCACCAGATGACCCGCTTGGGGATTCACCAGCAATACAACCTGATTCAGAACCTGGAATTGATGGTAACCGATCCGTTACCGGCTAACCCAACTTACGATACGACCAATAACGAGTTTACTGGCCGTGGCGTAGCTAACATGTACCCAGGCGTTCGCCCTAACGTAGGTGACATGTTTACTGCCTCTCTTCTGGATGGCAAGTTAGGGTTGTTCCAAGTCACTGAGAACATTCAGCAGAGAACCATCTACCGGCAAACGACATTCACGATTGAATACGTATTGAAATCAATACTGTCTCGTCGTGAGTTCGAAGTGATGATGAGTAAGGTTCAACGTACTTACCATTTCCACAAGTCGTTCCTGGATAGCGGGATTAACCCAATCCTAACCGATGAAGCCCATAACGCCGTAGAGGAGTTTGAGTCGATTCGTAAACGCTTACCTCGCCAGTACATGACGCAGTACTTCAATAAGGAGTACGGTACTCTCCTGGTTCCCGATCAAGGTCAACGTCCGGTCTACGATCCGTTCTTGACTAAGTTCGTTACTAACCTCTGGTCACGTTTGGAAGTGGGTACGTTTAACGGGATGAACAACCTGAACGTAATGGACGGGATTATCCGTGAGTTCAGGACGATCTACGATGCATTGCTCCACAACGATCCGTATTTGATCGATGTAGTAGAAGCGAAGATCCCTATCGTCGATACATCAACGTTCTTCCGTAACCCGTATTACGGCCCGGCCTGGTATGTAGGTATTCCTTTTGTCTTCTATCCGAAGAGCAATCCGGATGACTACATGTACAGCATGAGTGAAGCAGTACCGAAAGCCAAGGTATTGCAGCCAGGTAAAATTCCTGAACGTAACGGCCCTCCGCGTGACCCTGATGCGAAGCCTTCTATTGAGAATGGCATCAAGTTAGTTAACGCTGACGAGTACTACGTATTCAGTGCTGACTTCTACAGCAAGTCAGAAAGTCAATCGGCATTAGAAACGCTGGTATGGCAAACTCTGGATAACGGATCCATTGATGCCAAGACATTAATCGGTCTGTTCAAAGACTCCAGGGATTGGTCTAATCTGGAAAGGTTCTATTACCTCCCGATCATGTTTGCAATCATACCGGCCGCATTACGAGGTCTTCCATCATGACGAAATCTGCAGGCGAACTTATCTTCAGCAAATACTTCAACGTAGAGATGTACGAATACGATGCAGTAGATGAAACGATGATAGGTCGGCGCGGTAGTTTCACGACAGGTTCCCCTTACCTGGATCAGATGGCATCTAAACGCCGTACTCGCGTATGGCGTACCATCAACCAGCTTCTGGATCTTTATCAGGCAGGTTCTGAGTTCACCATGGTCGATGGCATGAAAGCTATCACCCAGATGCACGAGATCATCCAGGAGCACATCCACGACGTTGAGATGTACATGAAGTCCATGGCAAGTAGCATGTACTCAGAAGACCCCGAGGTTACTCAGGAGCGCCTGCGTGACCTCCAGTCATTGGACGAACTGGGTCGGCACATCTACAACAAAGTTCGTACCTCTAAGATGCCTGAGGTTCATAGCGTCTTCCGCGGTTACATTGACTTTAGCCCAACGTTGATCAAGCCGGCCTCGTCGATTGAGATTAAACGCGCAGCTGACTACATCCCTGTTACTGAGCGTATCAAGTACGCTCCTGTACGTAAAAGGAACTTCTATAAATGAACTCCGCCCTGTTGAGAAAACAGGCAATGGAAATAACCGGGTCGGGGAGCTATCCCCGATTCCGATTCCGTCTTATTTTCACATTGCCTAGACGTAAGTTGGAAGTAACTCGGGTTATTGAAAAGTACACAGAAGCAGATTACGTATCTAGCTTTACCCACGATACGGAAATGCGTATTGCGGTTATCACATCGGATTACAATCTGTTGTACGCTAACCGTGACAACCTGAATGCAGTGCTCATTCAGGAACAAGTAGACCCGGTTTCCAGCACACCGATCACCTCTGGCCTTCGTTACAATACGCAGTTTAAAGTTATCCTTAAAGATAACACTGTGGCTCAGATGTCTTCTGACTCATCGTTAACGACTGCACCGTATTCTGACGGTAAAGATGAACTGAGGATGGTAAGGATTCAATTAGTGGATCCCATCGCCGTCTCAATGAATACAAAGTACGCCCAGGGCATTTTCCGTTATGCTAAACCATCGGACGTACTTAAAGGGATGATCCTCTCCCAAACTAAGATCGACTCAGATCAAGGATTACCGCCGTTATTATCGCTAGACATGGTTGATCCAGAGAACGACGGTCAAAGCGATATCGTTGGTGATGTTATCATCGAGAACGGAACTCGTATGGTAGGGTTGGCTGCATTTATCCAGGATCAGATCACGGGTATCTACAACCACGGTATTGGGTCATTCATCCAGAACCAACGTTGGTACATCTACCCGATCTTTAACACGAGACGGTACACGAAGACTACCCGACGTTTGACTATCATTCAGAGTACTTCTCTAATGATCCCTGCGTCAGATCGTTCGTTTAAAATGGTAGGGAATGACATTACAGTAGTTTGTGCTGGTGCAGTTAAGATGCAGGACTTGTCCGTATCAAACAGCATAAACGGTGAAACCGCCATGCACTTCACTCGTGCAAGCGGCTTCTTGGATAACCCTACTATTAACGACAACAACCAGTCCGTCTACAACCGTCAAGAGATCAGTGCCGACATTACCGCTGAACCTCGTAAGGATAAACGGACAATGGCTAACGTTAAAGGCGTGACCGATAACTTGGCTAGAGTCCAATCTGAACTTGCCTCTAAACGAGGTATGGTTATGGGTAACGACTTGGCAACGTTCCGATATCCGGTTACTTACCCCTGGGATGCCCGTAAGAGTTTATTACGACAACGGCGGTAATGTGACCACGTTAGAAGGTGTACTCATCCAAGCTAACGAACAATGGACTGGGGAACAACCTGGACTGCTGGCCAATACGATGAAAAGTGCCGCTGCACTATTCCTCTACCTCGAGAAGGTTTGAGATATATATCACTCCTTTGAATATTAACTTTAGCAAATCAGTTTAACGAATATGTATACTTTGCGTCTTTTCGATAGTTCCGTCAACGAAGTGGAAATGTTAGAATTAATCACTTCTCACAAAACGTCACTCGATCGTTTGATTGGCACCCTGAACAAGTACCACGAAAAGTTGAACGGTATTGTAGTCGACTCAGAATCATTCTACGACCACATGTCCGAGCTTAGTTCTACCACAGGTTCTTACCTTTTAGCAGTAGTTTTGTACAAGGAAATCCCAGTTGCTTTCTGCACGGCCTTGTACGAGAACGGAGAGCTCCTTATAGAGCGTTTGTTCGTCGATGAGGATCGTCGCCTAGGTGAGATAGGAAAAACGCTCTACGAGGCTTTGGTGGCGCTTTCTGAACCAACGTACATTAAGGCCTTCTGCGTTAACGGGAATAATAAAGGTGCTGCCTTCTTTGAATCCATCGGTTTCGTTATGAGTCCGACAGAAAGCTCTCGTCGCTGCAAGGTATTCGAGAAGAAACCTCAACAAGAGGATTTTATCCTAAATGAAATTCCCCGAGAACAAAGTCAACGTCAAGAAAGTAACCGACTTAATTAGTGCTTCCCTTGCGCGTGCAAAGTCCCAACTCCAACCAGGTCGTGTTGAAGTCATCAGTGAAGTTACTCCCTTCGAACGCGATCCCTGGAAGCTGATTAGTTCACGCTTCGTTGGATTCGAATTACCCGATGGCTATATCGTGCCACGGATGGTTCAAGGGACTAAGACTTATCAACCCGATCCCGATCGTATCTCAATGGCTCGAGAGGGTCTTAAGGAAATGAAACTGGCCTTGTTAGGTTTAGGTATTCAGTTCCATGAGAACGATTCGGAAACCAACCACGAAGTATTCTGGGAAAACGTTTATACTTGGACAAGTGAAATTGTCTGGGTAGATAAAGTCGTACCTGAAGACATCGTTTGTAAAGTCCTGTTCGACAAAGCTCCTCCTGTTATCGCTAACCGCATCTCAGGAACCGCCATCGGCGACGTAAGTAAATTATTACGCGGGATGGTATTTTATGACAAAGCTACATTAGTTGCAAAGTTCCCAGATTATCTCGAGTTGCCTACGAACATGTTTATGGTCGATGGGTTAAAGGTTTCAGTATTCCGTACGGGCAATGGTTACGCAAACGGCACAACGCCTGTTGCGATTAATAACTTAGCTGCAGCGGAATCCGTGTCGCGTTCTGTAGTTGGATATTTAAACCTCCAGCTTACGGAAACAGAACGTGGCACTTACCTACAACAGAGTTGGTTTGCGAGAATTTCCGCCTTGGCGCAATCGTCGGTGTTCGGGAATCTCTACTGGAGCTATGTACTACGTGGCCTTGGTAAACAGTAAGACTTAAGATTTTGGAGGAGGGGTAAAACCTTCCTCCACCTTTTTTACTGAGCGAGTATGTAAAAAATGAGCACTCAATCGAACGGCGTAATTCTTTCTTTCCATGTGGATGCTTCCGGTGAAACAGAACTGGCTCCGCGTGCGTACCAAGAATCTATCCTCCATTACCGTTTTAACATGGAATGGGATACGATCAACAAAATGTCCGACCAAGAAGTCGAGGCAATGTTCCTGAAGTTAACCGACTAAAGGCAGGGGTTAATTCCCCTGCTCTATTTTGCACTTTTATTAATAGAGGAAAGAACCATGTCCAACGTATTCAACATCAGTGATTTATTGAAGATCCATCAGGAAGAGGTTATCGCAGATCCTAAAGTAGTAGAGATGGATCCAATGAAATCAATAGAGGCTCTCCTCGGCAATCTGGAGCGCGTGTGTGATGATATCCATACGTCGGTAAGGAAGTTTGCAGAAGATAGCGTAGGGTCAGTTGTACGGCTTTCCAAGCGTGCTGGTACAGAAGACTACATTCGCAAGCAGTTAGTTCATCTGCAGATCCTTTCAATGAACAAGGCTAAGAAGCTCTCTACGCGTCAACTGGCCGACTTCATTAAGAAGGCTTACTGGCGTATTGAACAAGCAGAACGTCGCATTGTACGTAACCTGGATAAGATTGGTCAGGAATACGGATATGACGAACGCCAGGCTGCTGAAGAAAAAGCTTTGGCTGAAGTTGACCAAGGTAAAGTTGTCAATCTCCCCATCGCCCAAGATACTAAGTTCAACATGAATACCTTATCTCCTTACGACCGTATCTATCGTAACAGCGTAGATAATCCTCAGAACGGCGAAGCTGGAACAGACTTCGGCGACTAACCAACATAGCTCCCTCCTCTACCTTCACGGGTAGAGGAGGGCTGTGACCGCAGTCACTCTTTTATTTTTTAGTGTGGTTGGAAGTCATTGATATCTTCGAATGATTGGTGCCAACCTGCGCCACCGCCCTCACTGGCAGTTTGTGCTCCAGGTTTCTTCATGGAGAGATCTTCCCCATCGATATCATCAGGAATACCGATTTCAGTAAAGCGATAAGTACAACGTTGATGCTCTAACGGAGTGTTATCCACACCACGGTGTTTACCACGACCAATGTTGAGGTAAGCTACACCGTCAACGATTTTGTTTCTGAATGTTGATCTCCATGTCAACTTCTTGCGCGATCGTCTTACATTCGTTGTAGTACGCTCGGTTAAGAATTTCATTCAGGAACTGGTTAGGACGGTCACGTTCAATCGCAAGTGCTTCGGTAGACAACTGGTGAGGAGTAATGAACAGAACGTTGTGCAGTACCATGAAGTTACGAGTACGCTTGAACAACGCTTGTTTATCACGACCGGTAATCCCGCCGTTATCGAAACCCTTAGTTGACATCATCGCCAGGTAGTCGAACGTACAGACAATAATCTCGTAGTTGTCTGCTTCCAAACCCAACACCAAAGATTGCAGTGAATCGAAAGTGAACTCATCTGGGTTAATACGGAACATCAAGAAGTGCCAACCGTTCTCAGCAAACTTATCGTGCATATACTGAGCAGCTTCATTCGGATCAATATCCTTCAAAGCGATCGGACGACCAATGGTCGGTTCGATACATTGCTTGTACATGGTACGGATGTTGATCGGAAGGTCGTTCTCAGAAGAGATGAGTACGATAGCTGGTTTCTTATCCGGGTTCTGCAACTTAGGCTTGTTGTATAAAGCAGCCCCTTTGGTCATCATCATTGTCAGACCAGATTTAAAGTGGTGTTGTAAACCACCTACAAGGATTGCCTCACCACGACGACCACCACCCTGTTCACCGAACATTCGGTTAAGGCCTTGTAGACCGAACTTGATGATCTCTTCTTTAGATACCTGCTTCTTAGCTTTCTCAAACATGGCACGTACTGAGTCCACGTTTGTAAAGTCAACGAAGTCCATTACACCCGGAGCGTTCTGTGGAGAGTCATTCTTCTCCATGGCGTAATGTTCAAACTGGTTAACCATCGAACGAGCAATTTCGTTCAGTTCGAAGTCACCTTCTCCGTAGAGAATCTTTTTGGTGTAATCTGCCAGCTTGAGTTTAAACTCTGACTTACGAGAAAACTCGTTCAAGTCCATGATCAATGTACGGCAATGACGTTTGATCGCCTCTTCATCCATCTTGGCGTTCAGACCTTGCTCTATCATGTCTATGATAGAAGGTTCTTCGCTAGCCAGGATACGGACGTTCTGAGAGATCAACTCTTTGCTCTGAGCCAAAGAAGGGTTAGCTGACATTTTTAGAATCAAGGTCTTCAGTGAGTTGAAGATCTCGATGGTTTGTTCTGTGTCAGATAAACCTTTCTCTACCTTAACATCTTTGAGGACACGCTTTACTAAACTCTTACTATCGCTACCCGCCTTAGCTTGGGTTTCCCAGTACAACAACATCAGAGCATTTACAATAAAGCAGTCGGTAGTTCATTCTGTCCTCTATAGTCTTACTATGTGCACGCATCCATTACCATCGGAGGAATTTATGCGTATCGATTCTGTGAGTCGGCTGCGAGTAGGTATTGTACCTTCGTGGCTCGCGGAAATAGTTTCCATGACACCAGACCTGGAGTTTTCCGATCTGTTGGTGTTCCATGAATTAGCTGACACTAAAAGTTCTATATTATCAAAAGACGAAGTATTAATTTATGCGTTGACGCAACGCTATCTCAATACATTTGCCGAAGATGTTTTTTCTGACACCATTGCACTCAGTAATACTATGGAAAACAGTGCGTTCATTAATGATCACGCTGCCCGTATGTTGGCGTTGGAAAAAGAGACGCTGCTGAAAGATCAAATGGCGCAGGGTAAAGATCAACTGGGTATCTCCGGTAACCAAGATCTTATCCTGGGCAAAGAGTTCTACGTCCCGCTGATGCAGGGAACCGAGACTTTACTTCTTATAGGGAGTAAATCCGCCGTTTATGAAGATAAACGCGCTTTCCTGAATGCAGTAGTCGAAGCCATTGCCGGATCCGTCTCTTACCCAGACTTCCGTCATTACAACTTCTTCAGAGAGTACTTGAAGTACGCGATCACTAAATACTGATCCGCCACATTCCCAAATAGTATGTAACTGCTATTACAGCATTGTTATGTAAAAAGTGCATATACTGTGCTGTTAATCAATTCAGTTCCTAAATAACGTTATTTAAAGGAAAGAACCACAATGGCAAGACCATCGAAAAGCGCACTGCGCGGCAACCTGACCAAAAATCTGGTTGAGAAAATCCACAATGCGGTAATGCGCAACGTAAACAGCCTGGGCGAAGGCTCTGCCGCTGGCGTGATGTCCGTATCTCTGGAAAGCTACAACGACCTGGGTGTTAACGCTGCTGACGTTGACAGCACCCTGGATAACCTGACCCAGGATCTGGCCGAAGCGCAAAGCGATGCGGTTGGTGCAGTAAACGCAATCGAGCAAGGTCAGTCTGACGGCGCCATCGTTCATGGCGGCGAGTTCATCGAAGAGAACGGTAACAAAGTAGCTGTTGAAGCTGCCGCTGTTCTGGCGATGTCCTTCAAAAACCCAGGCGCTTACTACAAGGACGGTTATTCTAACCCGGCCTTCGAAAGCGGCGTTATCGTCCACAACATGGTTTCCTCCGGTGCCAACGGCGCCATCGCGACTCTGCCGGAAAGCAGCCGTCCGTCGTTCGAATCCTTCGACGAAAAAGAAACCGAAAAATGGCGTGAACACAGCTACGCTATCAACATGATGGCCGCTAAACAGCACCCATTCGCTGAACTGTTCTACCGCACTCAGATCATCACTCCTGACCAAGCTGGCTTCGTAATGTCGATCCGCCGTAACATGGTCTGGGAAACCTACCAGGGTACTGGTCTGAAAGGCGACGCCGTTAAATTCCAAAAACGTAACATCCTGCAAGGTCTGCTGGACTACACCGTTCTGGAAAGCAACAGCACCGAACTGATCCCGTGCATCCACACCGGCGAGAACGATGACCAGTTCATCGACCCGACCCTGGTTGCACCGCGCAAAGTTGTTCAGTCCAACGAAGAGTTCGAAACCAACTACCTGAAATTCGGTGTTGGCTTCAACCTGCCAATGCTGGCACAGACTCCTTCTCGTCTGCAGAAAGGTTCTCCAACCTTCTCCGACTCTCTGGACAGCCGTATCGCGCTGAAAGATCTGCTGGTAACCGTTTCCAAAGGCGGCACCAAAGAAAACGTGAACTTCTTCGTGAACCGCGACCAGTACGCCGCGTACACCGCAACTCGCGAATACAACTTCCGTCAAATGCAGCTGAAATTCCTGTCGACCGTTTCTGTTAACGCAGAAACCAAAACCGTTGAAGGCGCGGAATCCGCTAACCTGAAAGGTCTGATCGACGCTGGCTACAGCATGGAACTGGCTGTTGGTATCGACGGCGAAGTAAACGTTGAAACCGGCTCCGGCGAAACCTACGCACGTCCTCTGAAAATCGCTAAGATCTTCGACAAAGACGGCGTTGAAATCGCACTGTCCGACGCGCGCGTTGCCGCTCTGATCGCTGGCCTGACTTTCGAAGCTGCGGGTTACACCCTGGAAGCTCGTCTGACCAACATCAACCAACTGGAACTGGGCCTGGCAATCGACTCCGACGTGATGAAACACGGCTTCATGATCCCAACTCTGCCGCCGCTGGTTATCATCAAGCCGGCTCTGCAAGACGAAGAGAAAGTGTATCCGCGCATCGAAGCGCTGACCACTGCTTACCGTGTGCAGATGCGTAACAACGCAGTAACCACCCTGCTGAACCGCCGCGATACTCTGAAAGCCTACCTGGGCGTTGGCGTACCGCACCCGATCGAATCTAACCAAGGCCTGGAAGGTGTCGGCCAATACTACGTGCGCCCGTACTACATGGAAGCCGAAGTAGATATCCTGAAAGATCTGAACAACCTGACCTCGGCTGCTAAGCAGACTGACATTCAGGGTCTGTTGGTTAGCAAGATCAACGAAATGGTTTACACCGCTGACCAGCTGACTGGTTACACCGCTGCTCTGGAAGCTGCCTTCCCAGGCCGTACTCCTAAGCCGCACGTAGCTATCGGTACCGACATGCGTCTGCCGCAGTACCTGCAGATTCCTGGCGACGACCGTACCGTTGGTATTGGTTACGACTACACCATCGCTCGTATCTCCGACCTGCGCATGAAAGATCAGATCATCATGACCTTCGTGCTGCCGAACGTTGACGAGCCGCACCCGCTGCAGCACGGCGTACTGGGCCTGATTCCGGAATACCTGGTTAACTTCCAGATGATCCGTAACCAGCGCATCGGTAACGAAATCCGTCTGACTCCGCGCTACCGTTACTTCAACTTCCTGCCGATCATGATGAGCATTACCGTCAAGAACCTGGAAGAAGCAATCGCGGCGCGTACTGCTCAAGCGAACGACGTTAAAGTCACCAACGCTGCCGATTTCAAAGGCGACGCGTCTGGCGGTTGAACGCTCGCAGAGGCCTTTGAAGAAACCTTACCGGGTTTCGATCCGGCCTAGGCCACAAGCCAATACACCAGGGACCTTCGGGTCCCTGGTTTATTTTGCCCTATTTCCATATCGACTTAAGTTCATGTATATATTACTACCTTGGAGTTGTGATGGAGTCGCGATCCATTACTAAGTTCTAACAGATCTGTTTCAACAAATTCTATTGGGGTACCATTACCGTGACACTTAAGAAGAGCACATGGAGAACAAACAGTACCATCCTGAACCCTAAACGGTTGGATGTACTGAATAAAGAACTGGAGGCATCTCAAGTAACAATCGAAGTACGCGTTGTTAACTTGTTGAACCACCCGGTTATGGTTAAAGAGAACAGCGGCAATCGTCATGTAGTAAATCCGAAGAACGTACCTGCTGCTGGTCGCTGTATTGCGATCAGTGTTGTATTTTCTTACGCCAACAGCTTAGTTAAAATTAACGCTGACCACGATTACTCTGAGGAGTACATTCACGATGTGCTCGAACGGTATAAGGGATTTGCTAGCGTCCATGTCGATGACACGGATGTTTTCAATCGCTTTAATCGTAACTATTCTCGTCTGGTAATGGCTTTCGACGAGCGTAATCTGAAGTCCTTAGGTAATCTGCTGGAGATTGCAGAATGGGGTATTAGTATCGACTGTAGCAGAGATGCGGCGACTAGAACCCTAGAGTCTGAATTTATCGAGGCTCATTTACCGAATGTGAAACCCGATAATGATTGTCGTTATAGTGGCGTATGTGTCACTTTAAACGATCCTGATAATCGGCTACCAAGAGCATTCTATCGGATTGGCAGTGAGGTATTCGAGATAGATCTAGATCGAACGGCCGGTTGTGAACCGGGCGTCGAGCTGGCTGCTTGGAACATCATGATGCCGTCGATGGTGCCGATGGAAGAAACTCGAATGAAGTTCTCTATCGACGAAGCATTGTCAGGGGAAAATCCATTGGGGTTGAAAGTATTCACATCTTTGGAAGAGGCTTATGCTTCTCCAGAAAACGAACTCAAACGAGTTAAGGACGAAGTAGCGAAAGAGAAAGTCAAACAGCGAGATGATAAGCGTACCAGTGTTCGAGAAGAAAAGCTGAAATTCGGTCATGGTATCCTTAAGATCTTTAATGAGGCCGTGAAGACTACGTTACCGATATTAGTGAGTTGGGGTGCCAAGTTGTTTGGTATCTTTAAACGTTCTTCTTCAATAATGGCTTTAATCTAACTGTGGAGTAATCGATTGTGGATAATCGCTTGTATCAAGACATCATAGCAGACCTTCCTCAGTTTAACCCAGATATCGCAAAGGGTTATTCTGTAAAGGACATGGAAGACGCGGAGGAGTATATCCATCGTATCTTCGAATGTGCTTCTGCTGACTTCCCGCCTATCTTCAAATTTGTGGGACTCCGTAGACTAACGCCTGAAGAGGAACAGCGTGAAATCGAACGGACTAGCGAGCGAATCCCGGAACGTGATGTCTCTCAGACAGACGTTTACATGTGTGAGGCTATCTTCGACTTCGACGGTCAGAAGGTAACTCGTAATATCAACCTGCCGTATATGCGTGAAGCTGGCACGATCTTCCTGCGCGGAAGTCGTAGCACAATTCACCCGATCCTAGCCGACCTGGTGTTCAGCGTCTCCGACCTCGGTTTGTTTACGATGTTGTTGAGAGCTAAGTTTACCCTTACCCGCACCAACTATGGTGTCCTGAAGGATGGTGAGTCTATTACTCACTTCGTGGTAGCTGGGAACATTTACCAGAGCAAAGAGAGTGTTGCGGATTCCCGCAAGGCCAACAAAGTCGAATCGACTATTGGCCATTACCTGTTTTGCAAGTATGGCGTTACCGAGACATTCAAACGGTATTATGACACTGATGTCATTATCGAAGAGAAGCGTCCGGGACTATCGGAGATCTATCCGGTAGAGGACTATGTAATGTTTACGACTATGGGTTTGCCGCCTCTCGAAAAACGACGCCGCGAACAGTCGGATTGGACTCCGACTAATCTAGTACTCATTATCCCTCGGGACAAATGTGAGGAACATCCAGGGGTATCTCTTCTGGCCACTCACTTCTTCTACGTAATCGATCAGTTCCCAAGCCGTTTCACTTTGGAACACATCGATCAAGATGGCACCTGGCGCATCGCAATGGGGTATATTTTACACCGCGCCAAAGAGAACGAAGGTAAGCTGCTTAACGAAATCGATAAGCACTTAAACTCGCTCGACCGTTACGTCGACTATGAAACAAAACGTCACCTGGAAATGGAAGGTATTCAGGTAGACAATCTGTACGATCTGTTCGTTCATGTACTTGACACGATTACAAGTCGTATTGTTAACGATAACTCTGGCCGTATGTGGGGTAAGCATTTATTAGTTAAACGTTATGCACTGTCCGGTATTACTGAAGCGATCTTTAACTTCACCTGGCAGCTGGAAAAAGAACGTGATTCTCTGACGTTCCGTAGACTGCGTTGGACATTGTCCCGCATGATTACTCCAGATGCATTCCTGGGTATCCAAAGTAAACACGGGGAATTGGGTTCCGTCCAATATCCTGGTGATTGCATGATCTTCAAACACACCTGCGTCTCTATTCGTCAGATGAACGCGGTGACGGGCAAAGGCAAAACGAAGAGCTTCAAACCTAACGAGCTCGCCTATCAACTCGACGGCTCTATTGCCGAAGCGGGCTCTGCCTGTAACTTTGCGAAAGGTTCTCCTGATGGCCGTAGTCGTCTTAACATGTTCCTCCACATCGACAAAAATGGACGTATCGTCCGTAACCCAGATCTGGTGGAACTTATCGACCAAGCCCAGAAAGAAATTTCGAAATACTAATTTAAATCTTAAGTCTTGCTAGGAGTAGTAAAATGAGTGACTATAAATTTTCCGATCGTGACGTTGCTAATTTCGTTAAAGAAATCCTCGACACTGAATCTCGCCGTAATGAACTGATCGGCTATCTGGACGATCTGACTCGTGATCGTCGTTCAGATGTTGGTGAGAAGCTGATGCGTTATGCAATCAGCGCTTATGCTCTGGAATATAACCGTACTAAGAAGTCTTCCGAAGACATCGTGTACGATCTGGTTCTGTGGTATGCAGCTGCCCGTGCAGCAGACGACCGTGGGTTCACTCGTAACCTGAGCAATGCTGAAATGGATGACCTGGCCGATATGGGTCGCATGGCTCTGGAGATCATCGATGAGCTGGCAGAGATGAACGAATCTCGTGGCCGTGGTTATGGTCGTGATGATCGTCGTGGTGGTGGCCGTGAAAGTTCCTTCGGTCGCGCAGCACGCGAACAAGATCGTCGCGGTTATTCTGCCGGTGGTTCTCGTGGTTATGGCGGCGGTCGTCAGGAAGGTTATCGTTCCGACTATAGCTCTGCTGCAGCCCGTGGTGTAGATCAACGTGCTCCGCAACGTCCAGTCTATGGCGAACGTACCCATGCTCGAGAAGAGGCTCAGCCACGCGTCAAAACTGCATTGGATGTTATGGCAGAGATGCACCTGAAACGCCGTCAAGCTGAAGCGGGCATTCAGGAACCGGAACCTCAACCACGTCGTCAGGAACGTCGTGTAGAGGAACCAACTCGCCGTGAACTTGCAACTCGTAATCCAGTAGACGCAGTTCGTCGTAACCATGCACCTGCTTACGAGCGTGTAACTCCTGAAACCATCACCAGCAAACCAGAGTGGACTGCTGACCCGAATGGCCCAGTAGCAGGTAACGCTGACTTCATCCCAGATGACATCGGTCAGTGGGGCACTACTGAAAGCGGTAAAGTTCTGCCAAGTCCTGAGCGTCCTATCACTCAGTACGAAATCCTGAACAACTGCTATGACCTGAACGATATCGAAGTTGTGGAAGCAATTCCAGAACGTCCACGTTTCAGTTGCAACGGTGCAGCCCCTTCCTGGGAAGCTGATGAAGTAGCGCCACAATGGAGCATCAACAAAGACGGTTATCGTGTACTGGCTTTCCGTAAACTGTCTGAAGAGGAAAAAGAGAAAGTGCGTAAAGAAATCCACACTATGCCGGAAATCATCGGCGTACGTAATGGCCCAGGTAAATCTCATCCACAACGCGAAGCTATTCTGCTGGCAGCTGGTAAAACCACCCGCTTCAATCTGGAAGAAGCACGTCGTCGTGAAGAAGAAGCTCGTAAAGAGTGGGAAGACGTTGTAGCTGTTCTGAAAGCAGAAAACGAAACTCTGCCAGAAGAAGAGCAAAAACCAATCCCGGATCTGGATCTGAGCGATTACAAACCGACTATCGACGAAACTGTGAAAGTAGGTAAAGTGATCAAGGCATTCGGCCACGATGCGCTGGAAGTTAAGATCATGGATCTGCGTACTGAGCTGGATACCGAATCCTCTCTGGATCTGCGTACTGAAAACTATCGTCCTCTGCACGATGCCGGTTCCGCTGAAGCAGCGCGTGAAATGATCGAAGGTCTGCGTGGTCTGGTGATCACTGGTTCTCCGGTCTCTAACGTAACTCTGCCGCAGATGCTGCGTAGCTTCGAAAATCGCGTAGATGGTCTGCCAGGTCATCTGATCGTGTTCATCAAGCGCCACATCGTGAATGTCATCAACGATATCCTGGGCATGGAAATGGGCAGTACTCTGACCATCGACGACGTTAACGATCTGCGTACTATCGAAGCAGATATGGTTAAAATCGCCGGTGAAGAGTTCGCTGCTAAGTTCTCCGAAACGGTTAACGAAAACATCCGTCGTTTCGAGTTCCTGACTACTGGTGAAGATATGGGTAAACCAACCTATATCGTTAGCAAGAAATCTTCCGGCGTTCTGACCCTGCCGATGACTATTGCTGACATCAGCATGAAGAAACGTCCTGGTATCAAACTGATGTCTACCACGGTAAACCGTGATAGTGCACCAAAACTGTATCAAGCCCTGAACATGATGAACATGGCTCACGGTGGTTTCAACAAAGAGCTGTATCTGGCCGACGGCACCTGGGTTACTGTAACCAAAGATGCTATGGCTAAAGGTCAGTTCGTACTGGCTTACAAAACCGCATAATCCACTTAATATGTAGCGTGTGCTCTCGTCGGTGATCCGGCGAGGGCTTCACGTCAACTATGAGAGACCCAAGGAGGTCCAAATGAACACCAATTATACTACCGCTAGTAACGTCCTTTCTTTCGTTCAAAACCTGTATGCGGACGAAGCACGCCGCTACGGCATTAAGGTAGCGCGTCACTCTGACGTAGAACTGAACCAGTTCTTTAAAGTAATGGATCTTAACGGTCTGTTGAAAGATGCACTGGACAGCGTTGTGAAATACATCCAGACTTACGAGTCTGTTCACAATGCCGGTGAGAAGTACAAATCCATCCTTCTGCCTGATGCTGTAGGTTCCGCTTACCGCACCATGCTGTTGATCACTCGTCTGACTAAAGAAGGTTACAACGTTAACTTTGCTGTAGAAGACGAAAACGGTTTCAGCTCCCTGCTGAAGACTAAATGACAAAATAGAGTAGAGGCCAAATGGCCTCTACTCTGTGTCAGCTATTCAGCTTTTCTTTTTTTGCTCAGGGTGGTGCCAGGTTGTCGCCTTCAGCATCTTGGAACGGATCTTCGTTTGCACGGTCACCGCCAAATTCATCTTCACGACTACCGAAGTCATTACCGCCCAGGTCACCTTCTCCGAAGTCTTCGAACTCGTCTGAACCCGTATCGAATTCTGAGTCACTGGAGCTATTGTCGCTACCCCAATCACTACCGCCTCCGAAACCGCCTTGGTTAGCGTTTTCAATTGCTTGACTCAAGTCAGGGTTAGTTTCCTTCGTAACTTCCAAGCGGTTCTCACGGAGCTGACGAATAACTGCAGCGGTGTCGCCCAGGTTATGTACCAGGTTAGCCATGTGCGCATTCAGCTCTTTAGAGAAGTCAATCGCAGGGTTATCTTCGCTACCTACACGAGTCAGTTCACTCAGACCAAAGTCCATCCCCGTCTTAGCCAGGTACTCACGTTTGAAGTAAGCGGCCACGTTAGCTTTGAGGTGATTGATCTTATCTTGGTCTTCGTCACCCAGAGATGGCCCGATGAGTTCTGGAGAGATGTAGTTCTCAACCATGTCATCAATCCATTGAGAGACTTTGTCGTATTCTTCTTTCTGGTTCTCGATCCGGTTAGATTCAGGACGAGGAAGTTCCAGATAAAGGACGCGGAAGAACTCTTCAATGGCATCGGTATATTGCAGTGAGTATGGGTTATCCATATCGTTGCAACGGTACTCTTCTGGGAGCTGGTCGTTGTGTTCACGGAAGATCTCTTGGATGCGCCCAACCAACGTACCGTCAGACAAAGTATAAGACTTAACAAACTTCTTACCGTGTTTGCAAGTGTCATCCTGAATCATCATGATACGTTTTGCGTAAAGCTGGTTAGTTGTCCAGCGAGAGATAGCAAAGTCTGCCTGGGTAGTCATGTCCACCATTTCAGGTGGTTACGAACAGACCCATGTATTGCTGACGTTGCAATTCACGAGAGAACTCTGGATCGATTTGTTGACGTTGAGATTGGAACTCAGAAACATCGACTGTCGTGTTAGGCATACGCGGGTTACCTTGGACTTCAATAACCACACCCATGGAACGAATAACACGGAACATCTCAGCAGCAGACGTTACGTCTGTCGGAGTACCGCCAGCCTGTTGACGCATGAACTCATCGATCATGACGTGATACGCTTTGTCCGGATCAGGGTCACGAGGGTCAATGTTCATGGTAACTTTAGTACGGCCAACTGCGTTTTTAACCCCGGCCATGAAGTTAGCAAAGGTTGTCATTGCACGCAGAGCGGATACTTGCTTGATGTCAATCCATCAGGGATTTACCCATGCCGTTCTTGTCGTAGTCGTATGCAAAGTACGCAACGTTCTCAACAGGTACGAATACCATGTGAGTACGCTGGTTAGCAAACTTACGGAACAGGAACAGACGCATGATATCTTCGTTCCAACCCAACTTAACGTTACGGCCAAGCAAACCGTTTTTAATACGGTTAAGTACGTTCTCTTCCAGAACCTGGTCGAAGATACGTACACGCTCAGCGGCGTTAGTTTTATCAGCATCGTAACAAAGACCGGAACCCAACATCTTAGTCTGTTGAATAAGTGAAGAGGTCTGGTTCATCTGACTATCGCCGTTAAGACCATTGTTACCGTTCTTAACAGCACGAGCGATCTCGTCGGTTACATCCAACGGGTGACCAAGTTCATCCAGGAGAATAATGTAGCCTAAGTGGTTGCGAGGCTCACCTTTAGGGAAGCACGGAATACAAGATTCACTTGGTACTTTAATAACCAGCGGGTGACCAATAGAAGAACGAGAAGCTTCAGCCGCCGTTGTCATTACCTTAACACGTTCCATCGCACTACCGTTGTCGCGATAGAGGCTGTTGGCAAGGGTGCGGATCTCCTTGATATGACCGTTACCGCCGCTAAAGGACTCGTTGGAAATACGAGTAGTCGAACGGAAAGAACGGTTCATTCGCTTCTGGTTGATCCGGTCACGAACCTTACCTAAACCGAGAACTGCAATGTTATCGGTAATGGTACACGCGTCGTTAATGCGCGTAGGTGTTTCACGGTCACCGGCTGGGTTCCAGAAGAAGTTTTCCATGCTAGGAGTGCTGACTTCGCGTCGCTTCTCTTTCTTGGCTTCTTCTTCAGTAAGACCTGGGTCGCCCAAGATACCTTTACCTGTATGTTTCAACGTACCGTCTTTAAACTGTGATGCAATGTGGGCCGCGTACATTTCGTCGGTCATTGCAGCAGATTCGTTAGAGACGCCGTTATAGGTACGGTCGTTGATGATATCGTCGATTACTGCTTCAGGAACGATAACGCCAATCCAAGCACCGTAGTCGAACAATGCTTCACCGATGATCTCCGGCAGTTTATCGCGGAGAGGGTAATAACCACCATCACCGAAATGTTCGCGGATAACTTCCGTGATTTCATTCAGTATAGTAGGACGAATTTCTGAATCTTCTGTTTTAAAGACCAGCTCGCCGTCGAACATGTCTACAGGAGAAAGGGTGGTGGAAATGATCATTTGTTTGATCAGTTTCAAATCGCTACTCAGCTGCAGGATAGTTTCTGCATCCAAGTTCTTCTGAGCACGGTTTCCGACGATGTGGTCGAAAATAGTCTCATTATGTACCTTAACACCTTCACCCTGGCTATGATCACCGGTTAAATGGTCACGTACCATCTTCGTCATGATAGACGTGGCAGCAGGCGTATTTTCTAACCATTTCGTGGGTTTACTCCGAACACTCGTATCGGGACCACTACTGGTAAGAGTAGGTTTCTTCATTATCATGATTTACCAAATCCTTATTTCTCTCATGTGTTCGCATAAAGACAGGAGGCCGCATGGCGGATACCACGCAACGATTGTACGTTGATGGCGCAATGAGTCTAGCGCAGACGATGACAATCAAGTTCAACGCCGGTGCGGTAGCGATCAACAATTATTTAACCGAAATAGGTTACACCGTTGACCCTAATGTTCCATCCACTTGGCGTTACTACATGAACCTTGCTGGCAAGTATCATGTCAGTAATCAGCAAATGAAAGTGACCTCCTTGGACACCTTGGAGGAGATTGACTTCACATATGATAACCTCTTAATCCACCGAGCTACTAAAGCAGCCTATAAGTACGGTTCCCGTTACTACAATGAACTTGTAGAACAATACCCAGAACAGGAATTGCTAATTAGGGGCGTTTTATGGCCAGTGGATATTGACAAGGCGATTGATGCCAAGGACTTCACTATCCTTTATTACGATAGTGACGAGGTTGATCCCAATGAAACGTATTTGATCCAGGATCTCCAAGAATGGATTTACCGGTTTACGTATCGTTGGTATCTAGTATTTGCTGCAGCTGTACAAAAATATTACCCGGCGACGTTTTTTGGGACTTTATTTATTCACCTGGTTGGCGAGATAATCAGTATTCGTGAGAACTATTGCCGTACTCAATACGTGCATAGCTATCACCTTTGGGCGTACCTTGGTTCACACGGTCGTCTGAATGCGTACAAGGATTACGTCAACATCACCCAGGCGTTGTGGTTGTACCGTAATATTCGCTACATCGATAACCACGCCGGTAAAACGACTACCTTCGATGATCTTATCCTTAATATCCTGACAGCCCGTAACATCCCGCTGACAGCTTATTTCCTGCGCCATAACTCGAAGGATGTTCCTGAGTCTATTCTCCCTGAAGGGGAAGTAGCTAAGGATCCTAAGAACTACCTGGCAGAGTCCGTTCAAGGTATCGAACGAATCTCAATTGGGGAAGCTCTGGATAACGAAGTTAACTCGGCTAAGGATAACGATAAGTATCTGGCCAAGCAGAAAATCGATGTTCCTATTCGAGTCGCTAACGCCATTACCGGTGAGCTACCTACTAAGGTACTCGAGTCGGTCATGATTGACCGTTCAGATTCTGTACCGCACAAGTTTGTTGATACGTTAATGGGTGAGTGGATCTATCTGGCGACTGAAGGTCGTTACGTAGCAAACATCACCATCCCTAACCCGGCTACGCAAGAAGCCATGTCGATGACGGTAAGGGAAGCATTGATCCTTTGGGTCTACTGTGCGATGCGTCAGTTTGAAATGGTACTGGAAGACGTCCCTGATCTGACAGCCTGGTTTGTGCAACGTCTAGCGGCTCCTGAGTTCTCTGAACTGCGTGGTGTGTGCGAACCTAAGTATGTTAGTGAAGCGGCTATCTTGATGGCTCTGACTGAGCATACTCCGGTGTCTACTATTATCTCGACTGAAGCGTTCTACAACACTGTAGCTCAGATTCAAAGTAACATTAACGCCCATCGCGTCATGTACACGCGTCAGCAAGACTTCCGTGCTCGTGGTCAGATGGAAGTGATGACCAATCGCTTTTACATCAACAAGAAATGTCAGTTGTCAGCCACACCGATTAAATACGCAGACTGGTTCCACACCAAGAACTGGGATATGGAGTTGAGTTCCCCTGAAGCGTATTCCGATTTCTGTTTCCAGCTAATAGAAGTTGCAACGGGTGCTAACTTGCGCTCGACAATATCGGTGTCCGATGTACACAGCGCCATGATAGCGATCATGACTCAGCTGTCTAGTTACTCTGTACAGTACGTCCACAAAACTAACGCATCTCCAAACATCATTGTTGATAACTTGGCGATTCGTTTCGGTGGCATTGAGTCTCGTCCTAGCGCTGACTTTAAAATTGACCAACGCGTTGAAATCATTAACCAGTACCAACGTGGTAAACTCTCTCCTGACAAGTCTGCATTTGAAGGGATTGAGATTGGCTCGAAGTATATTCATGCGCCACACTTCTACCGTGTGTTCTCGTCCGTTGACTTCCTGCCAGATACCCATGTTGCTACTCGTCACCAGATTGAGATCGCTGAGGTTAGGTTCAAAGGTTCGCTTGCTAAAGATATCGGTCTTGAGATCAGTAAACATGATCTTGACGGACTGTGGCTTTATCTGGCAACCGCTCGTCCAATTAACGAAGTCATCACTAACCCAAGGTTACCTGGGTTGTGGGTACGCGTACCTCGTGAAGATGAGTACTTACCTAACGAGATTACCAAAACCGATATTGAAGGACTGTGGACGAATGTTATCCCTGGCCCAGAGAAATTGGTCATTGGCAATAAACCACTCCCAGGTCTGTGGTTAGAGCCTATCGTTCCTTACGAGTTGGAAGACTTTAAAGAACGTCTCGAAGGTTTCGATCCACCTGAACCATTTAAACCAACTACGTTGGCTGATGGTTTCGATGAGAATCTGGGTGGCTTCGTTGGGTACATTGAACCTGAGTTTGACCTCTTCAATATAGAGGAAGAACTTCCTGGCTTCGATTCGCCTGATAGCGAACCAAAAGCACCTTACGATTTCTCTGCTTTGTTTGGCGAGTAATCTTAACGACCAAGGATGGTTGTTATGTTAATATTTCAGCTAATGTAACGCCTATCGGAGTCAACAATGGCAAACGCGAATTACTACAATAAGCCCACTAACCGATTAGTCTTTGACTTGATCAAAGAAGCTAACCCGGAAGCGGACTTCTCAGAAGATCAAGTAAGGTTAACGAACTTTACCCAGAACACCAATGGCGACCCGTTACGTAACACCGCAGGTATTCTGAAAGCAATCCCTGGCATGGGCCGTGAAGGTCAAGAGAACCTGACCTGGAACCGTCCTGCACTGAACGAGATCTTTAAAGAGATCAGCGTTTACTGTTCTCCTAACGGTAAGTTCAAGAAATCTGACTTACTGAAAGAAATCAACAGTAACTATAACTTCCAGCTGGACGCCGGTGATATTTACGACGGTGTACTGAACCTGTCAACTCTACCGACCAAAACGGTTATCGTGGTACGTCCTACCTGTCCTGCTTTTACTGGTCAGTTAGAGATTACCATTGGTGATCCTAAGATCGCTCTGGAGACGGTTATTCGTAACCCTGACCTGGATGGCCTGGCTTACCCTACCAACCAGTCTGAGAAGATCCAAGGTCCCCTGTACATGTATGCCAATGACTACACGTACGATGCCACTGGTCTTCAGCAGTTTGGTTACGGCGATCCTATCCAAGGCGAACTCCTGGAAAGCCTCAACCGTAAATCGCCAGACACCTGGGTACTGAAACCTACCCCTGCTCCGTGGAACGCTAACGGTGCTGACGTATGGTACAATGGCCCGACTGCTCAGGCTCCGGTATACGTGAACACTTCGTACCAGCGTTGCTTGGTTATCCACCTGGATAAAGAGTATTGCTCTAACGTTGCCGGTCACTTGATCCTGCATTACAACATGCCATAATAGAAGCCTGCTGCAAAATGCAGCAGGCCTTATGCTTTATTGTTCGCTTAGTATGGAAGGCATGTTCTTCTTTAGAACGTTTTGCCACCATCCATTTCCCTGGATGTTTTAAAAACCTGTTTAAGGATTTATCCGATGGCACGTATCGCGTTTAACCCGGCAAACTCTGCCGATGATGAATTCACTCGTCTCCTGGTAAATGGTACTACCATCCCAGAGCTGAAAGCAGTTAAGCTGACCACTGATTACACTGTAACCACCCCTGCCGCCGCTAACACCGGTGAGAAAGATGGTAACACCGTTATCGGCCTGACCCCTGCGGCTGGCAGTAAACTGCTGAAAGGCGACGCACGTGAGTTCTACTACGATCGTCTGAGCATCGCTTCTGAACTGACCCGTAAAGCAGTTAACCTGAAGTCTGCTGACGCACTGACCCCGGCTAACCGTGACGCGTTCGCCCTGACCTGCGTAAAAGCAGTTTGGGACAAATTCGTTGCTGCTGACGTCGTGTTCAAAGAAGACAAAACTGAAGGCGAAGTTGTAGCGTACGTCTACACTATCAAAGCCGACAACAAAGTCTTCAACGGCGAATTCACTATCACTTCCGGCGACCAGACTCTCCAGTCCTTCAGCGAGAACCTGGGCGGCTTTGACGCACCGGCTGCGTAATAGTTGACCGAAGAGTCGGAGGGATGACCTCCGACTCTTATTTTATGTCACCTTCCCCTCATTTAGCTTTCCACTAGAGAGCTATCGCTTTAAGGATTTAAAATGAGCGCAAGTACTAATACCAACTTGATTACGCGCACTGTTCTTAGTGGGATGCTGCAAACGTGTTTGCTGGCAGGTATCCCGTTAACAGTTCTGGATTATACGACGCTCAATCAGCGTCTGGGTATTAACGAAGATGCTAAGTTGGCATCTAACGAAATGCCTACCTTCGGTTACTGGTGCATCGGTGACAAAGGTCACTGGGTTGTCCCTACTTCCGATGGCGAAGTTATTATCGAACCAGCTGAACATACCGCCGGTGACTTCGCCCCGTTCAACATGATTCCGTTTGTCATGCGTGAAGAGTCTAACGACCTGTCTGTAGAAGAGCGTAAGAAGTACGGCCTTCGTAAATCAGAGAACCGCAACGGGATCAACTATTTCTCTTACTACGCCAAGGCCATCGACCTGACTGGTAAGAAGCCGCGTATGGAACGTACTACCGTGAAAGACGGCGTTGCGACCACTACCGAATACACGCCGAACAACTCCAACCTGTATCCTGAGCGTAAAACTCTGACGACCAACGAAGCCGTCACTACCAACTCCGATACTCTGACCGTTTCGTTGACTACTGATTGTACTGTTCGACGACAACGACGTTAAAGAGCTGAACAACGTATCTCGCATCCTGTACGGTAACGAGAAGCGTGCAATCATCTCTGAGATCGCATTGGTATCAGCATTCAAACGTGTTGTACAGGCTCCCGGTCCTGGCGGCGGTGCTATCTCTATCACCGAAGCGATCTGTGCCCAGGTACTGACCTTCTTGTCTACTTATCGTCAGATGTCCTTCGACAACCGCGGTTTCGTTATTACTCTGGAAATGGGTGCTAACGAACCGATGATGACATCCGACGCGGTAGGTACCAGCTCAGGTCGAGACGCCGTTCAAAACGCACGTCAGTTGTTCTCTGCGAATATCGCACCACGCGCTTAAAACGAAGGAGCGGTAAATGAGTACTATCTTTGGCCACGATACCATCAAGGCTGAAGTTATCGATTTAATCAATAAGAAGAATGCTCAGTTTGGTGCAGACTTTACCGAGGACAACCTCGAAGTCACGTGGCTCAGCTACGATGCATTAGACCGTCGTCAAACGATGATGACGAAAGATCTTTCTGGTCGATACTTTGGTTTACGTGATATCCGCTTCTTCAAACGCGATTACGATCTCCTCTTTAAAGGGATCGACGTAAAGATCCAGGTAGGTTCAGGCTACAACAACCGCGCGGTGCTCAAAGAGCTTTCTCGTGCATACGGGTTACCTCCATTCGAAGATTACGACTTTGCTCCAGGTCTACTGGACATGTCTATCGAAGTAGGTGACCACGAGCAATTGATCGAATGGCCATTTGCTGACTCCAGCTGGGGTTGGACAGGGACTTGTCGATTCAAGCTCCGTAACATGAAGACCTCGCTGGAAACGCTTATTCCAGACGGTACATTGGATCGATTCCATCCAGAAGAGCTGAAAGGCGTCTTCTACGAATTGGTCAACGGTACGTTGAGTGGATTGGATTACCCAGAATACTTCGACCTTGGTAAGATCATTACGATCACCGATCTCGAAGGTTTGGAATACCCAGACGATATCGACTTGGGTGTTATTATCCATACCACAGATCTGGAAGGTCTGGAATATCCGCCGATGACTGACATCAGCAAGTTCCAAACTAGCGATCTCCAGGGCTTGGAATACCCTCCTGCTTACGACTTGACTAAACTCAATGTCTTTGCATTGGCCGGTCTGGATTATCCAAGTGGTACTGGCGCAGGTCAAACTTCTGCGTACAGCACGACCTACCCGCTGGACTTCTCTGATTACCAACGTGCAATCCGTACTTATCGTTTAGGCGATACGATCACGGACGTTAACTTGGTGAACGTCATTGTTAGCATGATCCAGTCTAACTGGACTAAGCTGCAGGGTGAGACTAACAAGTCTAACCTCTTTAACTCCTTCTTGAATGCGACCATCCAGAGCATTGAACAGAAACGTTCGATCCATGGTTGGACTATTTCGGTCGGCGTTAAGTTGAGTTCTCAACGCGTACTTCGCGGCAATGCCGTGCTGCGTTACGACATCCAATCTGAATATTAATGACGATAATTAAAAGTAGGGGCTTCGGCCTCTACTTTTTTATGCTTACTTATTTTTTATATTAAATCTTCCAGAGGGTCATATGGGTGATACAAAATTCAGGGTTATCGGCATCGACCCAGGGAGCCGTTGTTTCGGTTTGTCAGTAATTGAATACGACTTAATCAACATGACCGAAACGCTGGTTTACGCAACTACTTTCAAACCAGACCCTATTCTTCATGAACGTCATCCGTACATGATCCTCGGGGAGCGCGGCGCACGTCACCGTCTTTGCGAAGACTTTGTCGTAGAGTCTCTCAATACGTTCAAACCGCATCTCGTCGTCTGCGAATCTGCCTTCCTTAAATTCAAAGCGGTTAACGCTTACCGTTCACTGATCGAAGGTATTGTCACCATTCGCCGTGCTTTACAACGTTACGACGACACGATGCATTTACTTACCGTTGAACCAAGTGCTGCTAAGAAAGCAGTAGGTGCACGTAACTCGGATAGTCCGGATAAAAAGTTGATCGTTCGCCTGGCAATAGAGCGAATGAAAACCATGATCAAGAATGTTGCTATTTCTGATCTGGATGAGCACGCCGTCGATGCGGTTGCAATTGGTCACTGGGCTATGGATAAATGGCTTAGTGAAATGAAATGTATTATTGAAGGAGTGGATGCATGTTCTTCGTCTTCGAAGGAATGGATGGGGCAGGAAAAACGACTTGTCGGGATGGTGTAGCTAAACGTCTCAGGGAAATGGGTTACGATGTAGTAGTTTGTCGTGAACCGGGCGGTACCCTCATTGGTGAGCAGATTCGAGACTTACTGCTCTTTGATGAATCTAAATACTATCAGAAACTCTCTGAATCGTCCCGTGTGCTGTTATTTAATGCTAGCCGTAGCGAACACCTGGAGCATGTGATTAAACCTTCTGTAGAGGCTGGTAAGATCGTTCTCGTCGATCGATGGGTTTATTCTACAATCGCTTACACGGAAAACGAATCAAATCGTTGGGCAGCAGCTAATATTCACAACGAAGTTATTGGCGATTACGAATGCGATCCAGATCATGTCTTCTTCTTGGATATCGATAAAGAGTCAGCTAAAGAACGTCTTATGGAATGTAATGACGGTAAGTTGGACGATATCGAGAAACGTATCCTGGAAGACTTTGACACTCATCGTGAACGTTACGAATGGGCTTTCAAATGCCTTCCCGTTGACCACTCCGTATTAGATGGCACTGATACTATCGAGAATCTGCAGGATATTGTGTTAACCAAAATATTGCAGGTAATCGAAAATGAAGCTGGGCGAACTCCTCGATAGTAGTTATGGCTCGATCGGTATTGGTTATTTGGTTACGACGGACGGCAAAGCTCTCGATAAACTCTTGGGTAAAGCATTGAACCTCACGGACTACCATGGTCCGATGACGGCAGATGCCCTCAAGAGAAAACTGGACACTGTCGACGAAACTATCCGCAACCAGATCCGTGACATTGAGATCAGTGACACGAAGATCAACAATGCGGGTGGCGTGAAGAAAGAGATACGTGACCTGACCGAACCAAGCCCTGGTGAAAGAATGGCACGTAACTGGATGGGTGTACTGATGTGTCTGGTTATGGCTGGTTGCAACATCGCAATCACAGCCGCAACGGTTATCGTCTCTATCGCTCGGAAAGAATTCCCCAGCACCATGTTGGTCGCTACGGTGATTATTCCTACCATGTGTATCGCTTGGTACTACATGGGCATCATCAACAAGGAACGACGAGATATCCTTTCTGCTGTATTCGGGGATAACCTGAAGAACGGTACGATTGGTGAAATAGTCAGCGTTGTACGTAACCGAAACAAAACTGATCAATCATAGAGGAAAGGGGCGTTTGCCCCTTTCCTTATTTTGCATCGTGGGTTTTCTTTGCCTGATCTAAAGCTTCGCGAACGTATTGCTGATACTTCTCAAACGCTCCTTTATACTGCACCAGAGCTTCTTGAGCTGCACCTAGATACACGGCGCATTGATCTGCTCGATAGGCTTCCCCTTTAAGAAATTGCACAGACGATTCTGGAAGTTTGGCGTAATAGGTTCCATTACTTCCGGCTGGACTTCTGGTAACTTGACTTCCTTTACCTTTATCTCCAGCGTTTCCGTCGGCGCCTTTGGTGGCGTCAACGCGCAACCAGACATCGCCAATACTGTCAAGCTGAGTGCGCTGCTTATCAATATTCGTTTTAGCATCATTAAGGCCTTTATTGAGTTTATCGAAACCGTCATCCATTGACTTACTAAGACCATTCAGTTTATCGTCCAAACCGGCTTGAAGGCCTTTCTGCAATTCAGAGAGCATTGAGTTACGTGCATCAGTGAGTCGCTTCTCTACTTGTGCGTTGATGTATTGATTAACCTTAACTACAATGTAGGTAGAGGCAATCGCAATCAACGCAATGTAAATGTAGAGTTTATACTGGCCAAGGAATGCGGAGATCAACCCTTTAGGATTCATAGCACGCTCACTCGTTTAATAAGTAAGAAACCAGCCCGAGAACGCCACGCACGTTTATAGCCATAACGCTGGTCACGGATAACCGTAGCATCGGTGACAGAAGTACTGTGACGGATATAGTTGTAGTAGTCGTGACGAGGGACACCGATCGCCCAGAAGCCATCGCGTTCTTCTACGTTGTACTCAACCAAGAAACCGCTGCCCAATTGAAGCGGTAGGTCAGGTAACTCTTGACCAGGTGTCAAGTACATACCTGGCAATTCGGTTTCCTTAATCTTCAAGTTCTCAACCGTGATGTTATTGGTTTGGATAATGAAGAGGAATGACTGAGACAATTTCAGGAATGCTTTAATTGAATCGTCAGAGGTGAATTGACTGGTGACGAATTGATCTGGTGAGTTTGCATCTTTAGACAGAGGAATCGAACTCAAATCCAATGTACCATAAGTCGTATAGAAGATGTCAGGGAAATCCAACAACTGCGTGTTGAACTTAACGCGACGATCGCCTACGATTGACAGAGTGCCGTTCAACAGATGCATTTGACCTGCTACAACGATACCTACCGTCTTACCGATGAGGTCTTCCGGAGTATCAATAAAGAAGCCACGGGACAGAGGTAAATCTTTACCGCCACCTCGGATCATTTCATCCGTGATGTTGTATGTCTTAATTTCGGCAATACTACTGAAGTCAAGGATACCCACTCGGTTGTCGTTGTACTTCGCTGCTGCCGCGCCTGCCCCTAATAAGGCAATGCCGCCAGTAGGTAAAGTATCTGCCCGGAAAATCAAACCGTTAGTTGTAAACAAGGCGTTACGGACGATTCTTTCATAGTCGTCAATACCATCTTTTTTAAGCATGATATCGACACGCTGGTCGGGAAGAAGGTTTTCGCTTTCAGCAAAGCTAAAGTTAATGCCAGTGGTTTTCATTTCAAAGGCATTAGCAAACATAGCTCTGACGTAGTGCTCACCTTTCATCCCCGTAGGATCATCTTCGTAGAGATTCAGCGGGGAAGTGATTTCCAACCAACGTTCTATTTCAGCCGGTGAAGTTCTTAATTGAATGGGAAGCTGGTACAAGTCCAACCAACCTGTAATATTTTTATCGGTGTCGAACAACTGTACCATGCAAAGGTGATACAGTTGGAAAATGTCATTCAAACGCATCCCTTTTAGGTTAACGTTCTGCCAGTCACCGTAATTCCCCTTAGGGATAGCTTGCGCGGTCACTATCTGGTACATACTTTCTCCTGTTTAGGCGACGCATTTGTATGTTACCCATCGGCCGATGGATGAACTGAGGCTAATATGAACAATACTAAGTATCAGTACGACTTTGATCCATACGGGACAAATCCCGAGAACAAGATCGTATCAGAACCACATACCATTACTGCCGTTAATGGTACAGATTTTAACTTTGTCGTCCCACGCTTTGCTCCTTTTTTCCGAAGAGACATCGTTGTTCGTAACTCCTCTACCGGTGCAAGATTGCGTCCTAACGTAGACTACTATTTCGGTTTCCGTTTCGACCAGATCCTGGTAAGTGGCAGTATGCAACCAGTCTATGGTGCGATCGTATTTAACGACCGTACTTTGTCGGGTAATATCGAGATCGATTACCAGACTCTCGGTGGTGAATTCGTTCTGAGTGAGTCTCAAGTTCTTGAGATCCTCGCTAACAAACTGATCGACCCACGCACGGTCACTTGGGGGTCTATCGTAGACTTGCCAACTGAGTTCCCGCCGATCCCTCACCGAGTTAACGCTGAAGACATGGTAGGGATGTCAGAGGTTGTTGCTTCTAACTACAACATTGCAGATGCTATCCGTGAAGGTAACGTCAAAGCGATGGAAGCGTTGATGGAGCACATCCAGGACCACAACAACCCGCACCACATTACCCTGGCAGATCTGGGTATTGACCAGCTGGGTAACCTGGTACCTGCATCTAAAGAGCAAGCGGAAGGTGGTACAGATAATACCCTACTACATGACTGCTCTCCGTACGAAGCAGTTTACTAACGCGAACGTTATCCCGGTTATCGATGCCCACAAAGCAGATGACAGTAACCCGCATAACGTAACAGCGGCTCAGGTTGGCTTGGGTCTGGTTAACAACTGGCGCGCTGCCAACCAAAACGAAGCAGCTGCTGGCGTAGCCGATAACCTTTACATGGTACCGAGTACAACCACTACGTTGGTACAGACTCTGGTTCCAGTTCTGATGCGTTCGCACACCGATCGCCAGGACAACCCGCACCAGGTAACTGCAACCCAGGTTGGTTTGGGTAACGTACCTAACTTCCCAATGGCTACAGAAGAGCAAGCAATTGGTGGCGTGAACCGTAATACGTTCATGTCTCCGTACTTGGTCAACCTGGCACTGAAGAACGGCTCTGAACAACCACTGATCGAGCACATCAACAACCACAACAACCCTCACGAAGTTACAGCCGCTCAAGTAGGTCTGGACTTGGTGAACAACTACGCTATGGCTAACGCATCTGATGCAAACGCCATGACTCGTTCTGACCTGTATCTGTCTCCTCAGAACCTGGGTAGTTGGTGGAGTGCTGTTGCTCGTGTATATATCGACCAGCAGATTGCCAATGGTCTGAACATGACCAAAGACGACGTGGGTCTGGGTCTGGTAGTTAACGCCGGTTTCGCAACCGACGCCGAAGCTATCGATCCGAGTAAAACTCAGGTCTACATGGATCCTAAGGGAACTAACCTGGCAATCCTTAATAAAGATCTGGTGAAAGCTTACAGTATCCAACCGGCTTACATGGATACGTTGGCAAAAGGTTTCCCTGCGACGATGTTTGTTGCGACGATGCCTAACCTGTCGAGTGGTTTGAACAACACTTGGACAAGTACGTTGCGCACCATCAAGTCACCGTTTAACCGTGACTCAGCTGTCAGTGTTATTTTGTCTCCTTCTCCGGCGACTTATTATCAGCGTGCTTTCGTTGATGCAAGTAGCACCGGGATTCAACCAGGTTTCATCTTCGGTTATCAAGGAACAGATACCGACCCAGTGAAATACGCTGCGATCTTCTTTAAGAACAAAGCATGTTACCTGGGTACGTACGAAAACCAAAACTGGACTTACGGCCCAGACGTAGCCTTGGCTTCTCTGACCGGTACTTCGGTTCAAGTAACGTGTACAGTTTCAGGTAAGAATATTGCCGTGACCGTAGGTACAACCACCGTCAACGTCGATATCTCTGCGCTGGTCTTCAATGCGACCAACTATACGTGGCGTGCAGGTTACGTGAACGTAGGTAGTGCACCGACGGAGTTTACTCCTGTCTCCATGCCTGCCTTTACTGGGAAAATCGTTGATGTTATCGATTACCTGGATTACACGTTCAGTAACAACACCTGGACAGTAGTGGCTACTAACGATTCGCAAACGATCAGTAATGATCTGACCGCCGGTCGTCGTTGCTACAACTACGCTACCGGGGAGTGCTTCGCGGTGACTGCACCAGAAGAGTACTTCGCCATCACGCAACCTGTCTCTGTTTAACGAGGTAAACAATGTCTACGAACGTTGAAGTAGTTAAGTACCCGTATGACCCGACAGGTAATGCGATTACTAACCGTATCATCAATGAACGCCGTACCGTTGGTCGTGAATACAACCGTGCATTAGCTCCATATGCCGGGCCGTACTATTCTGACTCAATGGTGGTGACTGATGCAATCACTGCCAAAGTTCTGGTTCGGGATTACGACTATAAGTTGCTTTATCCTGAGCAAGAGGCTGAGCTCCGTATCGGTAAGCCTGTATGTACCATGGTTCAGATCCTCAACCTGGATCACACCGACGTTAACCTGACGTATCAAGTTGTCGGTGGCCCGTACAGTACTTCCGTTAACGTGATTGGTAAACTCCTTAATGAGATTCAGCAGGACAACCGCCCAGTTCGCTGGGATGACATCCTGGGGAAACCAACTGAGTTCAACCCATCAAAACACCTGACCTCTGCAACCGACCTTTACGGTTTGGAATACGTGGTCATGTCGTTGGAAGATATCGTCCAGGCTATCTACCAAGGTGACGTCAGCTCCCACGATGTACTTTACGATTACATTGAGCGAATCAAAAAGTATTTGGACGACAACCTGAATGACCTCCACAACATGGACAATGAGTTGGCTGCTCGTATTGAAGCCGTCAACGTCCGTGTCGATTCGACTAACCTCGATCTGAAGGCATTAGGTGATCGTACCGATAAACACATCGGGGATAAAGATAACCCGCACAATACCACCAAAGCACAAGTCGGTCTGGGGGCAGTGGAGAACTACCGTCCTGCGACTCAACCTGAAGCTGAGGCAGGTACTGCTAACGAAGTGGTCATGACAGCTCTGCGCACTTGGCAGGCGATCACTAAGTTTAACACCCTGAACATCGATCCTAAAATCAGTAGTCACATCGCTAACCGAAACAACCCACACGGTGTAACTGCCGCACAAGTTGGTTTAGGTTGCAGTGGCTAACGTTCGTCAGGTTCAACAGGGCGGCGGTGTTAACATGCTGAATAACACGGTGCAGATCGGTTGGTCAGCTGGCGGTTTGATTGCTCAAGTTGATAGTACTCAATTGGGGCGCATCTATACCTCAAATAACCCCGATCCAGCAGTCGCATCTCACGCTAACCGTCGCGATAACCCACATGGAGTTACGGCAGCCCAAGTTGGTTTAGGGAACGTTCCTAACTGGGGTGCAGCGAACGAAGGGACAGCAGCGGCCGGGTGGAGCAATAACACCTTTGCTTCCCCTCTATCCATTCGTCGTTTCCACGAAGCCCAACGCACCATCAGTTGGAACGGTCCTGGTTCGACTAACGGATTTAGCGGCGACCATATCTGGTACCAGTTAGGTTAAGCGAGGTAATCGTGCTTTACGTTAACTCAGGGGGCGCTTGGCGTCCCTGTAATAGAGCATACGTTAACAGTGGTGGTGCTTGGCGAAACGTCAAACAGATCTACACTAACACCAACGGTAAGTGGTGGCCTGTCTGGGATAAAGCCAATGCTCAGATGCCTATCTACAACCAAACCGTAATGGCTTGGGGTCGTGGTGGCGGGATGCCAGGGACTGTTTGGGGGAGTACTGTTTGCTACGCGGATTGGTGGCTGGAGATTTACCGCCCCATTATTGGGATTGTATTCTCCTTCAACATTTCTAAGTGGCAAGGTTCTCTCCATGGTTCGGGTGGTAACTTTGGCATTGGGGAGAGCGATCCGGGAGTTCAATGGAAAGCGGATGACCGCACTGGTGAACAACAATCTCCGGTAATGGGTTGTAACGTACAGCCAGGTCACGTGCTCCGTCTGTGGAACTACGGTAACTCTAACCAAGGTGACGGTAAGACGTATAGTTGGCTTCGGTTAGACCGAGTCATCTACGGAGATCCGCCGTAAAAAGAAAATAGCGGAGAGGGCGTTTGCCCTCTCCCTATGTTTGCATTATCGCTTAGGTACAGAAGTAACCAGATTCGCCGGATCCGGTCTGGACGCCCTTATGTCCGTGGTACCGGAGTGTAATTCCGCCAGTGCTGGTTTCGAAGTCTTCGGCTTTCACTACCTTCTCAACTTCCAGTGGCCCTTTCATCTTAGCTGTGAAGTCTCCGCTACTTGACTTCTCTTGGATAATGGGTCCATTGAGCGCAATCAGTCCGTTGAGGGAAATCTTGGTTGCGGTAAAGTCAGCGTCATTAGCAACATTAAACTTAAGGCTATCAGCTGCCTCTAGATTAAAGTTGTTGCAAGAGATGTAGATATTACCGCCAGCAACAATACCGATATCTTCCTCAGCATTCATTAGGAGATCTTTCTCTTTAATCTCAACTAACGTACCATCGGAGTTTACCATCCGTACTCGTTTCTCACGAGTATTCAGGTAGAGTTCTTGTCCCTGGTCATCGCCGATACTGATGAGTCCGTTACCGCCACTAATGTTAACATGATACTTAGCCACCTCTCCGTTAGCCTGTGACGTTGAGATAGTAATGCCCTTACCGTGTCCACTGATTTCCAGCATGTAATGAGTGTCGGGGTTAGGTGCTTCTCCGTTAGCGCTCAGGTTACCCGACACCATCAGTCGTTTAGTTTCACCACGACGAAGATTAATCTGGTCACCACGTTCACGCCAGTAATATTTATTCTGGTCAGCATAACGGATTAATTCAACAACCTCACCACGTTGTACATCGGGTGCAGTTGTCCAGCTACTATCGGTTCCTCGCCACTCTGCTTCAATGACAGTATCTGTAAATGTTTTTACGTGAACGGGATTACCCCTACTGTCTTTACCTTCTATCTCCAGAGTCTGTGGATTAGAACGAATAGCACCTTGCATCCAGGGTGCGATCTCTACAGGCCACACCATGATGTTATTCGTTGTCAATGGTTTGTTCTCAGCAACGATACCGAAGAACTTAGATGCGATATCACTCATGGTTTATTTCTACGCTCGATTGAATTAGGTTGAAGACAATAGTTTAAACTGAGGAACTCTCGTGCTTAAATTGTTAGAAGTATCGATTAGTCATAACAAACGCTTTAAGTCTGGCTTGATCGATCAAATCGTCTACACCCCCGAATCATCTTACCAGGTGATCGTTGGGCCGAATGGGGCAGGTAAGTCAGCACTCCTGGAAGAATTGACATCATACCCTTCCCCTTCCGCTTCTTTCTACAAAAACGGGGAATCGCGTAGAAAATTACAACTTGACGGAGTCAACTACGAATGCGTTTCAGACTTCCGTTCAGGGAGTAAGCATGAGTTCTGGAAAGAAGGCGTAAACCTTAATGAAGGCGGTACGCTAGTTGTTCAAAAGGATTTACTCGCCAAGCATTTGAACATCACTGAGCTGTCGCATCAGATAGCTACAGATAAGCTTGTCTTATCGTCCATGTCGCCAGCGAAGCGCCAAGAAGTCTTTAGTCAACTTATTAACCAAGACTTGACTCTAGCGTATAGCCTGTTTAATAAGGCACGTACCAAACTCCGTGATGCCACCGGGGCAAAACGAATGTTGGAAGATTCACTGGTAAATAAGCAGACCATGAATCTCTCCGATGAAGAGTACGAAATGCTTCAGGTTCGTTTAGCTGAGTACCAAGGGAAGGTTACTGAGTTACTGACGGACTACAGCGAGCAGAATGGGACGTCGATGACAATTGACCAGATTATGGGTCAATGGATGCGGTTTACTGAGGGCGATTTAAAGAACTGGGGGAAATACCTTCCAGATAGTCCCATAGACGCAGCAGATGAAGCTGTGTTCAATCAGAAGATGGAAACGCTACGGTTATCGCTTAATCAGCTAAGAACGCAAGGAGCAGCGTTACAGGAAGAATATGACAACCTTGACGATACTGTTAAACGTTTAGGGGATAGCTCGGCGGAGAACGTTGAGAAACTCCAAGACGAAAGGGACTACCATCTCAAACGTATCGCTCGTTTAGAACACTCAGCCGACAACTACATGTTCCGTCCTGACATCTATAGTCCTGAGATGAACTTTGGAGCAGCGAAGGAAGAACTCAAACGAGTCTTTACTCGTTGGTCTGATGCGCTCAGTTCCTTAACGCCCAACACGGAAGGTAAGTACACCAGAAACAATCTGGAAGAAATCCAACGTCGTATCCGTAACGGTAAAGAGTCGTATAACGCATTAGTCTTCCAGCGGCAACGTGCAGAAGAGCAGTTGGAACACTTCACTAAAGGCGAACAGATCCATTGCCCGCAGTGTAGTTACCAATGGACTCCTGGTACTAAGCCGGAAGATAAGCCTCGTTTAGTGGCTAAGATTAGTCAGTTGAACGAACAGATCGCTAAGGGTGACAAATACCTCTCAGAGCTCACTGCAACCGAGCAGGAGATCGTTGAGTGGAGTAACCTTTACCGTGAAGTTATCTCCTTGGAGAAAGGTTGTAGTGCAGCATCAGAGCTGTTTAATCAGATCCATCACGAGATTAACATTTCCGAGCAGCCCGTAATGGCTGTGGGCATGGCTCACAACCTGATTGAAGATTTGGAACGCTTTGTAGAAATCGAGAACTCCCGCAAGGTCATTCAGGAAACAGAAACTATCCTCCAGCGTCTGAGAGATAACAATGTTACCGGTGTTGATCAATTGAAGAAACGTATGGAACATCTTCGCGTACGTCTCTCCGATAATGCGGTAGAACAAGATAAACTCATTGTCGTTCTTAATGGAATGGAACAACAGGCGCGTCAAATTGCTCGCTTTAATGAGAAAGCTGGTGAACTGGAAGAGCGTTATGAACACCTGTGCACTGAAGGGCACCGGACAATCAATAACGTATTCAACCAAGTCCGTAAGATTCTCATTGCTGATCTACAAGGGCACATCGGTACGATCAGTAAACAGCTCAATGATGTGAAGACTCTGCGTGACCAGATTGCCGACAACGAGAAACAGTTAGCTGAACAGCAACGACTCATTGTTGGATATTCTAAGATCGTTGAGGATCTTTCTCCGAAGTCAGGGATTATTGCTGAGCAGATGTCAGAGTTCATTGAAACCTTTGTTGGTCAGATGAATGAAGTCATCGCAGAGATCTGGACTTACCCGATGGAAATCATGATGGGTAAGCCAACGGACTCAGAATTGAGCTACGTGTTCCCTGTCTACCTTCCTGAGTCTGACTCTATAGTTTCCGGATGTGAAAGAGACGTCAGATGGTCAGATTGGCATTATTGATTTTGCTTTCAAAGTCACTGCCATGATGTACCTTAATCAAGTTAATGTACCTTTGCTACTTGACGAAGTTGACCGTCCTCTGCAACCTGCGCATAAAGCCAAACTGATTAACTTCATCAGTGGTTCAGTTGAAAACGAACGCTTCAGTCAAGTCTTCCTGATCTCTCACCACGAGGGTTCGCATGGAGCACTTCCATTCCCTGATATTATCGACTTCAACTACCGTGAACCTCGGGAAGAATCCAATAAGGTCATTAGCTTCCACTAGGGAGTATGACTAGATGGGTAAGATTAAACATCGCCTGCTACGCCTCGTGTTCTTCTTTGCTTTGGCGTACGTTACCGGACATGCAGTCAGTACTGATTTTAATAACCCAGTGCTGATTGTATCGTTATTGATCTGTTGGTTGGGCGTATTCATCAACAACATTGTTAATGACTAACATAGCGCAGAGAGGTTTTCCTCTCTGCCTATTCCCATTTATTTTCAAACATATATCACTACTATGCAAGTGGATAACTTAAAGAGTATAAACATTTAATTATTGGAGAAAATTATGCGTTCTATTAAGCAGCTCGAACCTCTGTTAAGAACTTACGGCAAAGTCGATCGTGGTGGTGCAACCAGCGTTCAACATCAAACCTTCTTCGTCCGCCCGGCGCCGCTGAACAGCGAAATCGATATCAGCGAAAACCTCTCTGACTTCACTACCCATCAAATGGATGGCTGGCGTAACCTGGAGTCGTTCCAGGACATGATCGATGTCATCGCTAAGACTTATGGCGATAACGTCGCCAGCAAAGTCCCAGCCGTCCCTATGTCCAATCTGTCGGAAGTGTACGATCGCTTCCTGGCCGAATCCGGTCTGCGTATGGTTCCGATCTTCGGTTTCTCCATGGAGATCCGTGATGCACAACCGTTCTCTCAAAACCTGTTCCACTTCATTGAAGGCATTCCGCCGGAAGTCTCCGAGAAACTGCTGAACGATGTTCGCGCCAAACTGGCCGAAGTTGACCTGCCGGGTGAAATGGTTAACCTGAACTTCATGGTTCAGGAAAGCTGCACGGTTATGGAACTGTACCGGATGATGACTTTCATCACCGTCCTGCTGAAAGAGTCGGCAAAAGAAACTCACTTCCTGCCAGGTCGTGCGGTGGGTACTTTCGCTTACATCTCTGCGGAGTAATTCCAGATGGAAACCAAAGAGTTAACTTTAGTAGAAAAGATGCAGCGCCGGCGTGATCTGAAAAATCAGTTGCGTGGGCTACTGGAAAATCGTAACCCTGCCGATGTTTACACGGTAGTAAAGCGTCAATTCGTGCTCGATGAAAATGGGGAAACCAAGTTAGTCGAACGTGAGGTGCAGACTACCAAGGCAGAGGAAGATCTCCGTCTTGAGATTGATAACCTTAAGGCCGAGATTAACCATTACTCCGGCGACCACTGGATGAACCGCCATCGCGTCAATGAACTGATTGCCAAGGCGAAAGTTCAGTACGATGAGGTTATCTCGAAGGGGATAACTGATGGTCTGATCGAAGTTAAAAGCTACGGTCTGATGTTCCTCTCAAACGGCGACGTTGCTTTCGGATCTACTCCTCGGTGGTCTACTGTGGAAATCGAAGAGCAGTTGAAAGAAGCAGCTGGTCTGTACCGCAGAGAAGCGGCCGTCCTGTACTCCATTTCCGGAGCAATGCACAGCGGTCAGAATAAAGGGTTCAGTACCCTGACCAAAGACCTCCGGGTCATCGGCGCAGCCACAGGGAAAGAGAAATCTCGCATCTTCCCTATCCACGACGAAGCGCCGTTTATCCCAGGTAATCCAAAACCCCAGGGTAAAAACGATCTGCTTTCCAAATTAATCCGCCGTCGGGTTAACAACAAGTAACTTGTAGTAAATAACGTCATTATCCGTAGTATGTACAAACTGTAAATCACTCAATCTCAAATAGGAAATATCAACATGCAAATCGAACTGAACGAAGTACTGGCATCCAAAGTTGAAACTCTGGCAACTGCAACTGGCAAAGACGCACACGGCGTCGTAGAAGCTGCGATCGAAACTTTCGCCTGGACCACCACCGCAGAAGCCGCCGGCAAAACTGTTCTGGCTGCCAGTAAATCTGACGAAGGCACCTGGGTGGAAGAAGCGTTCCTGTCTGACGCTGACTTCCGTAAAGCTCCGGAAGCTGACGTAGCAGAATAAACCAAACAAATCGGCGCGATGCGCTACGCTAGGATACCCTTCGGGGTATCCTAGTACCTACTTCTTTTTATCTTTTCTTTTTTTGTTAGAGGATAGTAACATGACCGTTATCACCAAAGAAGAACTCCTGTCCGAGATGAAGACTCGCTTCTGTGAAGCTCTCGATTCTCTCTACGGTTTCCAACTCGTCATCGACGAAGAATACAACATCCTGGAGATGGCTACTCTCCAGCCATTAGTTAGCCCAACTACCCATAAAATTCTGGCGTTGATCAGCACCCGGATGATGGAAGAAGGTAAGTACGAAAACTTACCTAAAGACCCTGCTGATCTTTACAAACAACTGGACGCTAAGTTAGGCGAAGGCTGGCGTTCTATCCCAGTAACTAACTTCAAGTCTGATCCGAACGACGTATTCGACTGGGGTCAGATTGCCTCGATCTACATGGTAGGGAGTAACATCTCCTATCAGATCAACAGCTTCTTTGCTATCATGGCCGCTCTGGCACTTAACTACGAAATCATCGTTACCTTCAACGACGAAGGTCAGCCGAGCATCCAATTCCCGGATACTTTCTCTGAGATCAAATCGGTAGTTGATGAGATTGTTGCCATGTACGCCGATAAGCTGGCGGAACGTCGTATCGAACTGGAAGCTGAGAACGAAGCTGTATTGAACAGAGTCCGCAGCGCCGTGACCATCGACCAAGATGCCGCCAACGCACCTGAGCTTGATCCAGCCAAACCAGAATAACAAACATAGCCGGAGGACCTTACGGTCCTCCGGTTTATGATCACTTCTTAGTCAACAGCTTTTGTAACTCTGCTACAGTTTGTCTCAGGGATGCATTGGCTTGTTGCTCTTGGAGTAACTGAGCGTAAGTCGATGTTCTGTTTTTGATAGCAGCTTGACGAGCCGCTTCCAGAGCATCAGCATCTTCTGGAGTAATAGCAGTAGTCGCAGGGATTTGATCCAGGTTCATCGTAGGCGTTACACCAAACGTATCGCTGATAACATTACCTACTTGTTCCAGTAAGAAATCAAACGAGACGTTCAGAGGAATCGGACCCAACTGAGCCGAGATAATCGCAATCCCATAGTTGGACATTGCAATCCCAGGATACTTCTCAATGTAGGTATCAGGAACCTGAATAACTGCACCGGCGTCACTCGAGAGTACGCACATTGTAGCATCGGCAGCTAAGTCTTCTTGGTACTTCTCCTGACTCAATCCCTTAGGTTGATAATGGACTTTGAAGATATCCACACCATCGAGAGAGATCATTTCTCGGAACTTGCGAAGAGCGATACAAGTGTAGAGAAGAGTAGGGTCAGCAGCCCAAGGGGACTTCAGACTCCAGATACCACGCATCGGTATCGAAGGCGTATTTTTCACTACCATTTATTAGTCCTTAGAGAACCCGTTTTTAATTGGTGCCAAATACTGCACTGCGCCCACTGTTGTTGTGAGATAGTAGATGCCACCACGAACAGTACGGGTCATCCCAGTTGGAATGACACTGGTTGCTGTCGCTTTCTCTGCTGCTTTAAACAACGCGACCATGGCAATGATGAATTCGCGAGTAGCAGGAGGGATCTTACTGAACTCAGGGCTATCGGTAGAGATAGCGGCGTACTGAGGCCAGAGTGCGTCGAAGTTACTACCCACTGCGTAGTTGCGAATATGGCCGCAAGAGAGGAACGCGATGTTCTGGTAAGTTGAACCAGAGATACACGAGTTCTCCGCCACGTGTGCAGGATCGTAGCCAACGAAGTACTTAGCCGAATAAACCGGAATGTCCTTGACTGGTACAGTCGGGGAATACAACCCAGTTGATTCGATCTGGTTAGGTAAGGAATACCGATCCCAGATAGGTACCAAGTAAAACTCAGTTGGAGTGAACAGGTCAGGTAGAACCTTTTCCCACTCGTCACGCCCGTATTTCGAGTTACTTAAAATGTACTCACGCAGCGCATCTTTAATGTGGTCTAAGTTAGACCCGGCAAAGCCACGAATGATTGCAGTAAACGGGGCCAGGTAACGCACTTCATCGTTGGTGCGATCTACCCAGGTAAAGTTACCCGTCCAAATTTCTGTTTGGGGTTGATCCCCTATTTTAGCCTGGATACGATCCGAGTGACTTTTAACCGTAATCGCCTTCAGAATATCGAGTACGTCATTCCCGCTACCCATTAAAAGGTCGATATCATCGACTGGTGGGACGACGTCAATTTCGAAGTTCGGATATTCCGTACGGAAGTTGGCGTCAGCGTACCAAATATAGACCTCATTCTCTTCACCTGCGGTGGAGATGCGATATTGGATACTGCTTGGGAAATTATAGTTGCGGTGAGTAACAATTTCACCTACACTACGGAATTCCGCAATGGTGGCGAACTGAGTATTCAACGCCTGAAGCAGACCGGTTGTATCTTTACCAATGAGGCCCTGAATACTACGGGTATAAAGCCATTGGGATATTTGTAGGGTGATGCTGTAATACGCCAAGTTAAGGTCTACTTTCTGACCGTCCCGGCGTACATCGAAGGTCATCAGACTGACGTCAGGATAATCCTGAATTCGGTACAGACCTTTCTCGCTACTATACGTAGCGGAGTGAGCTGTAATCTCACCGACGGTGGACGTTTGTCCTGGGACGTTGTCGATGAAGTTAGCAATATTGACGAAGCCGTACAGTGTCAACATATCCAGTTTTCTCCAAAAATAAAATTATGATAATTTGCAACGCAGGAGGCTTCCGCCGTGAACCTTTTGATTTTGAGAATCATCCCGTACCTGTACTACTTCATTAGGGAGCAGTATAGAGCGGACGTGGAAGGGAGACCCCCAACCAAGAAGCAAAGGACGAAGTACCGTACGATCATCTCCGTACTGACCATTTTCATCATCGTAGCTGGCGTATACCTTGGGTATAACAAGTTCGTTGATCGCAACATGGTTTGCGTAGATGAAAGGAAAGTCGAAACCTTACCATCTTCGATTGGTGTTGTTTCTCGCGAAACGTACGAAAAAGATGTGCGATTACTTATTCGGGAAAGTGTTGAGAAGGATTTCTTGAACGACAACCTTCGGGCCGAAGTCAAGAAGCTCTGCGACAAACATCCAACCGATTGTAACGAAAATACCCATCACATGATTGACCAGAGTAACAAAGTAAACCCGAACGGAAAGTAGTAGTTAAAAAATACGATGGTTCCGGTTAGTTTGTAAATAATATCAGGAGCTATCGAATGACTATCGACGACATCCAAGAGGGCCTTTGGGCACCGGGTGAATTTAACGCGGTGTTATACACCGATGGTGGCTCTAACCAAGATACTTTGTTATCGGGTTGGTCTATCCATGGTTACGTTTATCCGCTGGTAGAAGAGAAGAAGAACGAATTCACAAAGGCCAAAGGTGTCCCGAGTAACTACGGGTATGTCGATGGCCGTACAACAACTCCTTCTCGTAATTTGGGTACTGATCGCACTTACAAAGGTTCGAAAGGTACCCCTTTATTTCCGTACCCGGTAAACCCGGACGCGGCACCAGTAGTACCAATGCATTACCTTGATTTCTACGGTGGGCAACATGCCACCACGAATAACTACGCAGAAATGACCGGATTAATGGTCGCCCTGCAATTCATCGAAAAGTTCCAACCTAAGCAAGCCTTCATCTTACCTGACTCAGAGTACGCTCTGAAAGGTCTGCTGGTCTGGCGCCAGGGTTGGGAACGTAATGGTGGTAAGAACTCTAAAGGGATTATTACTCCTAACTGGGAATATTGGAAGCAGATCTACGAACTGTACGATCGTGTAGTAGCTGCCAATCATACCGAGTTGTTCTTCACTCACGTATACGGTCACAGTGGCGATGCGGGTAACGAGAAAGCCGACTACAACGCTAACTGTGCGATGATCCTGCAGCGTGATGTTCCGGGCACTGCGAAGTTCCTGGTAAGTGATGCAAAAGGGTATATTCAGAAAACGAAAATAAGTAATCGTCTCTTAGAGCAACGTTGGTGGTATGCGACCAACGATCGTGCTTCCAACAAATATGACTTCGATGAACGTCATTTTTACTTCTTCGGCAATCACGGGAAAGCTGAGGATGAGGAAGATCTGATCGGTAAATCGACCGCTACTGCTAAGGTATCGATTCTGCTAATGAAAGAGCCAGAGCCGGTACTGGAGTTATTAGGGGAGTTTCTGAAGAATCAGTTCTACGATGGCAGCAACGTGATGACATTGGGGTACTTGGAAAATATCCTTCAACCTGAACGTTACGCTAACTTGTTAACTCACGGGCAAGCTGTGCTGTGGGATGATAAGTCTCGCGATTTGCTGTCGACTCCGGATAAAGTACCCGTCCTTAAAGAGTTACGTCCAACGTATCTCGGATATACGCTGCTCGACAAGTTCGATGGTCTAGTAGGCGTACTGGAGAAATATCTGAAAGGTAACTCATCTGTGGTCGTCACCGACATTACGGATAAGTGCCTGGTTACAACGCAGGAAGGTAACAAGAAGCCGGTAACTAAACCTACCGATGCTATCAACCCTCCGCATAAAGCGTTTACGGTCGAGCTGAATTATCTCATGGGAGGTAAGGAAGGCAAGACTAAGGTTAAACTCAAGTTGGGTCAAGATATCCCGCTGCGTAACACCTTAAACGCAATTGGTACTTCGGAGACGAAAGTCTACGCAATTACCTGGCCAGTAGCACCGACCGCATTCCGTTATGGTACGATCGTAGAAGAGAACGGAGAGCTGTTATTCAGTTGCTCTTTAAGTTCCAATCTCTACGAGCTTACAGGCAAACTATGATCAAACTGTTGTTTTGTTTAATAGGTCGAAAGTATCTGAATGATAAGGGCCGGCGTATGCTGGTCCTCGGATCACTCTACGCAATTCTTCGTAAGAAGAAAAGTGTAACGACCTCCATGGAAGAACTGAACGAGAAAATGAATATCGCGATCGATTGCCGCGGTCTTCAGTTAGCTGCGATCCTTCCCGAAATCCTTTGGGACAAAAGAAAACGCGAACGTTTGGAATCACTTCCCCCTGAAAGGCTGGTACGCTATTATTCACAGCTGCTGCCTACGTGGTTGAAATACGATCACCAAGGGAACAACTTTAATTTCGAGAATGATCTTCAACGGGTCACTGATCTCGCCTCAGCGAATCGTCATTTTGTTAGTTGATATCGAAAATAGAAAAAGGTAACCCAGAGAGCCGTAAAGCTCTCTGGGCCCTTATTTGTTTTATTGCTTAGCGAGGCAGGACAGACAGTAGTTTTTTAGCTGTGTCATCCATTGCTTGTTTGTGGCTAGCGAAGCGAGTATAAACCGCTGCGTACAGCTCAACCATCTCTGCAACGTCGTAAGTAACTTCGGACAGTTCTTTGATGGATTTAGGATTGAAACGATACGGCAGGTTACTGTCTTTGATTTGGACAGCCAGGGTATCGAGCATCTTACCGATGTTATCGACAGATGCGTTCACCAGATCCATGTTAGAGCTGCTCAGACCTTCACCCATGGCTTTGGTCAGGTTCATGGCTTCAATCGTGTCAGCGTTACGCTGAGCGCAATCGCCGTACTTACGAATAACGGTACGCTGGTTACCGGAAACAGGTTCAGCGATAGCTTTCAGCATACCTTGAACGTCAGCTTGTTTGATCGTAATGATCTTACCAACCGCGCTCATTTGCTCAGGGCTAGTAATCGCAGTAGCCAGGAACTTCTCGAACGGCTTCAGGTAGTTGTCGTACATGTTGATAGAGAACTCTACCGGATGACGATATGCATCCAGGTATTCCAGCCAGGTAACATCCAGGCCAGGGGTAACCGGTACACGTTGGTCGATGATATCGATATACGGTACGTTTGCCAAACGCTGCTGCAGTTTAGCAATGTTAGGATCACGAGTCGCCAGCACATCGGTCGCTTCCGGCTCGATATCCATGGAGAAGCTGCTCGAAACCTTTTTAAGGAAGTCACTGAACTTATTGATCAGTGGCATCAGAGGACGATGCAGAGCTAGTGCTTCATTAGACGGAGCTGTCATAGGGACAACCTTGACCAACTCGACCAAAGCGGCCTGCTCAGCTTTAATAAGAGAAAGGGAATGCTTTTTCATGGAATAAACCTTTAGATCCGAAATGAAGGGACTTCAACATAAAAATAAATGTATCCCTCCATTAGAATGAACACAAGTTTCTTTATCGAACAGGATTAATAACGAATGAGTAATTTCAGCTTGAGTATCGGCGGCGTAGTCGGGAAGGACAAAGCTGCAGACGCTACAACACCTAAGTTAAACGTAGGGTGTCTGTTCGACCACTTCTCTGGTCGTTATACACCAGGTAAACACGGAGAGATGATCCTCAACGGCGGCTTCTCTTATATCAATGCTGTAGTAGGCGAGAACAACCAGTTCAAATCTACCCTGTCCGATTACTTCATGTTGAAGGCGCAGGAGAACTACTACGCGGCCACCAACAGTTTCTACTACGAGACTGAAGGTTCTAAAGACGTATCCGGTCTGATGTACCGTGCGGCTCGCTGCCCACAGATCCAGGCCGAAGGTATGGAAGAGAACGATAAGTTCTTCTTCTCTAACATGCTGAAAATGTCCGGTAACGCATACTGGGACATTCGTAAGGAATACGGCGACGCTAAGACTGACAAGAAAAACAAAGTCAGTCAGTTGACCACTCCTTTCGTTAACGTGGACGGTTCATCTATTACGATGTTCCCGCCAACGCTGGAAGAGATCGATAGCTGGTCGATGATGTCTTTTGACGCAATCGAACAGAAGTTCGGTGACGTTGAGATCGGCCACAAAGACAACAACATGATGTTCATGAACGACGGTCGATACAAGACTCAGATCATGATGCAGATGCCAAGTTTGAACGGCCGCCACTCTATGTTTACTTTCATGACCGCACACATCGGTTCTAAAGTGAACATGGATCCCAACTCTCCGCCGTCTAAGATCATGGCTGACCTGGCAGCGGGTAAAGGTCTGAAGAACGCCACAGAGAAGTTCACGTTCGTACCAAATAACATGTGGATGGTGCACAAACGTACTCCTCTGACTGACTCTAACCGCATTCCAATCTATGGTCGCGGTGAAGCTGGGTCTAAGGACGATAAAGACCTGGTGAAAGTATCGTGCATGAACCTGCGCGGTAAGTTCGGTCAATCGGGCGCGCCTTTCGAGCTGATCTTCTCTCAGACAGAAGGTCTGCAAGAGCACCTCACGCTGCTGCACTATCTGCGCGATACCAACAAATACTGGGGCATGGATTCTAACAACACTAACATGTCGTTGTTGATCTACCCGGAAGTGAAATTCACCCGTAATGCCGTACGCGATAAAATCGATGAAGACTACAAACTTCGTCGTGCTCTGGAGCTGACCGCTGGTATGTGCCAGATCAGTAACTTCATGTGGTATCTCGGCCCGCACGTTACTGTGCCGCCTACTGATATCATTGCTAAGGTGAAGGAGCAGGGATACGACATCAACGAACTGCTGGAAACTACTCGCGGTTATTGGCAGTTTGAAGAGATCAAGGAAGAGAAGCATTACCTGTCCGCACTTGACCTGATCAATATCGCTGCCGGTACTTACAAGCCGTATTGGATGAAGAAAAAATAAAGGAGAGCTAGTAACATGGTACGTCAAGAAGCACGCTTCCACATGGCCATGTTACTTGCGCAGTATTCTAATCGGATTGCGAACCGCTTTGAAAGCTCGTTCGAACATCGTGAAAGAGTACGGTCAAGTAACAAAGCGGAAATGCTAGAGATCAACGAGTTCTGGTCAGGGGTACTCAAGAACGATTCCCCTGAAGCATCGCGATATTGCGAAACCCTTCCCGTTGATCGCGGCATTGACGTCTGGTTGGATAGCTTCAACTCCAAAGTGCTTACCTATATCTTACGATACTGGTAACTGAGGGTCATCGATGTGGCCAAATATAAAATCATGGTATCGGGTTGTAGGGGATACATCCGATACTATCAATTCGCTAAGTTGATGGATAAGCTCCTGAAGCGCTTCCCTAAAGATGAAGTTATTATCATCGAAGGGGGCGCTAAGGGAACTGATTACTTAGCTTTCCTCTATGCTTTGCGTCGTGGTTATAAGTGTTTAACTTTTACCGCAGATTGGGACAACCTCGGTCCGAGTGCGGGATACATTCGTAATGTAGAGATGTTAGAGATCGCCACGCATTGTGCAACCTTCTGGGATGGCAAGAGTAAAGGAACTGCTCACGTTGTACAGAACGCACATCGTTATGACGTCGCACATCGCGCATTCACTATCGAGATTCCTAAAAATGAAAAACAGAGAAAAGGCAACAGCACTTGGCGTAAAGCTAATGGCAGAACTCTTTCCAAAATCCGGCAACGACACCATGCTCAAAGCCGACCTGGAAAAGTTGAGCGACCAGCAGTTTGAAGAATTGATGGGACAGATCGCAGCCGGTCGCCCTGTTATTTCTGCAACGATTCCTAACATCTCAGGGATCACGCTGAACAACGCTCACTTCAAAGCGATCGGTGATAAATGGGGTGTGGAGTTCTTCCATCACCTGATTATGACTGACCCGGAGACTAACCGTGAGTTCGTTACTCCGCTTCGGTACATGATCGTTCGTGAAGGTGTTGTTCGTCTCCAGCAGATGATCGAGGATAAACAATCTATCCCAGACGATACTACTCATGTAGACGATTTGACTGGTCAGGTAACAGGGCCGTCCAAAGGTTCTAAGCTGTCCTTCGTGGAAACTAACAACCTGCGTGGCCGTGGCTTCCTTAAAGTCATTCTGGAAACGATCTCTGTTCGTGGCGGTGACGAAGCCGCTAACCTTAAGTTCGAAGAAGACATCGCTCTCACTGGTGAGGGTAGTGTAGAAGTAGCGAAAGAGTTCGGCAGTGGCGTAACAGCTACTCGTAACTTTGCTACCATTCTTCGTGTTGCTCACCTGGATAACACGCTGGACAAAGGTTTATGATCAAAGAACATTTAGAGCTGCTTGCTGGCCAGGTAAACGACTATCATGATCGATACATGAGTCGTTACGGTAGCGACGAGCAGACGTTGAATCGCATCGCAGCTTTCGCTAGCCGGTTCTCTGCCATGTCCCATATTCACACCCTGACTACCAAAGAAAGCCTAACGGCGGTAGCTAAGGAAATGTTTGCTTACGAAGAGCTGACAGAATACGTGATGGGTATGCGGTACGCGGCACTGGCTATCTTTACCAAAGACGAACTCTTCGCTATCGCAGACTCGTATGCCGCCAGTATTTCCAATGGTAGCTGGGGGCGTACAGGTTCAATGGCTAGTCGTCCTAATCTCTCGGTATTGCCGACAGACGATACGATCTGGCAGACAACCTACGAAGACGTCTCTAACCTTTTCCGAGATAACATTTGGATCATTCCTCTGTTAACTCTGGGGTTAGTGGAGATCTGGAAGGAGATCTAATGGATCGCGTTAAGATACTACTCAGTTTGGACGATCTCTTTGATACTCGACTTTCAACGGCATTGCGGTTGAATCAGAAGAAGGGTATTGACCTGATTAAAAACGGAATATGGACGCCGTCGTGGTGACTGGGTAATTTGGGAAGGTCTGGGGATTACCGAAGAGCAGTGGCGAAGTGCTTACGCTAAACGCGATAACGAAACGCTTAAACGATCAATCCGTTCTAAGTTAGTTAACGTTATACTGGAAGTTGCACTGGATGCAGATAAAGGGCCAAGGAACGAGATTTCAAAATCCAACATGGAGATTGTAATTAACGAGTGGCCTTATTCCATGACGCCGAAAGTGAAAGCGGACTTCGTTAAGATGTTCTCTCACTTAGTTCCGCCAAATATCCCTGTCGGATTTATTAGAAGAGCACCGAAGTTACTTACGCCTAAGTTTGTAACTGAGAGCTTCACCCACTTCATCAACTACGACATGATCAATTGGATTGATCTTCATTTGCAAACGGAAGAAGATTGCAACATGTTGAAACTGGAGTTGATTGGACCTCAGCTGTTCCAGTGTAAGCCGGACGTAGAAGACTTCGCTTTGTTTAAGGGTGTTATTGATGACGTTCACCGATTGGCTGAGCAATACGTTAGCCCGTCCATGTCAGTGCGCTATATTAGCACTGAGTACTTCAACACGCCGTTTTAACGTCATAGGTGGAGGGAAGTTACCCTCCACCCTTGTTAGCCTTTACGCAGGTCTTCGTGAGCGTTTTCCATACGTTCAAAGAACTCGGAGGAACTTTCCTCTTTCTTATCGATGACCAATTCAGAGTCATCAATATCGTCAAACTCGGCTGCCATGTTCAGGGAGAAGACTTTATCGTCTCGAGTAGGCTTACCTGCATACATCGACTCGATTGGAGTTTCGCCACGTACAACGCGAGTAGACATCTCTTCCAGCAAGTGAGCAATACGCTCGTCGTTCTCGTTGGCTTTGTCAGCCACCTGAATACGTTTCTTGCCGATGACCTGTTTATCGATACCGTCGAGCAGTTTACTGAGGCTGTTGATAGAGTCTTTATCCGTAGGGACTTTACCATCCGTCACCAACTGATTTACCGCCATCATGCGGATACTCTGCGTAAACTCTAAACGATCATCGTCGTTACCAGGGAAACCCTCAGCGACACGAGAAGATTGGAATTCCCCTTCCTTCACCTCTTCGAAGGTTTCAACCTTTTCATATCCAGACATAGTCAGCTCCATTTTTATTTAAACATATATTACATTAATGATAGGCATATTAAATCTAAAGCGAGGAAACTGTTATGTTTTCGTTCATCAACGAGTTCATGCGTAAACGTAAGGTGAAGAAGGCCTTGTCACTGCTGAGCTCCCCAGAAGGAGAAATTGAATTTGAACCAGAAACTATCCGTGTTGTATTTGAAGCTGTATCCGCTACAACTCGATGAGTCACAAAACGGGTTAAGCATTTATGGCACCCTTATCCAGATGCACCATGAACCTGAGTTCTTGCTGGAGAAGTTGGCTGTTGCTAACGACGCTATTCTCAATGCAGAAGAGTTCGAGCACTTCAGTCGACTGAGTAAGTTCAACAAGTTTGAGCTCAGAACATGGCTTGTGGATAGTGAAAAGAACCGTCTTGATTATTATGCTTTTATTAAGGCGATAACAACGATGGTGCAGGTCAACGTAGAATATTTAGATGAGGTAAAAGACCGAGTCAATAAAGTTCGCTATCGCGTGTATCTTGATTTATTATACACAATTCATTGCGATTGTTTAACGTTGGCTGAACTGCACTTACGTAAATACGGTTAATTTTAAAAGGTATTATACATGCGTCCTGGACTGCCCCTCCGGTTTCGCACGGCTGAAGAAACTCACCGGATCTCTGACCATGAATACAGCGGACCAATGAATCTGCTGGCGTTGATGTTCAGGAAGGTCAAAGGTGATCTCGCGATTAACTCAGCTATGTGGTCTAACCTCATGAACCGGTATCTTAAAGATCCCCGTAATGAGGTGACACAAACATCTCGTGGTCGTTCATCTGAACGGTCTAACCTTAATCGTGGTTTGACTCACCCTGAGATGTCCATCAAGGTTTTCATAAAGGGATTGAGAGTGCTGAATCCAAAGCACTTGAAGTTCACTATCCTCTTAGTTCATTTGGACGGGTCTAAGACCTCCCATAAAGTTGAGATGGATCCAGAAGACCTGTACCAGCATTACCACAATGAAAAATACCCAACGCGTTTAAACGTACTTCATCAGTTGTTCCTTGATATCCGTAAGACGGTAACGCCGACTGAGGAAGATTGGAATCGCGCCATGAAATCCTATCTGGAAGACCCCGGTAATGATTTCGATGATAAAAACAAGTTGCGTAGTAGTGAGAGGTCGAATGTCAATCGCGGGCTAAATAACCCAGACATGTCCTCTTAAAATCTTTACCAAGGGTTTGAAGGTTATTAACCCGGCCCAGATTTACTTCACGTTGGAACTCGAATTCCCCGGCGAACAGATTACTCACCACGAAGTAAGAATGGAAGGTAATCATCTGTACATCGCAGGCGGTGACGAGCAGGACGACTGAGAAATACAAGAGGGGCGAAAGCCTCTCTTTATTCTGTCCTTTATTGGATTGAACTCGTTTCCTATGCACTTACAACGAGGACTATTCCGATGGCTAAAGCTTTCAATACCAAAGCCTTAATGGATGATGTTTACGCGCAAGTGGATTCTTTCATGGAAACTAACCCTACGAAAGCCGACACTGCAGAATTCATGGAAAGAATCGTTAAACAAATCATGTCTACTCTAGCCAGTCGAGAAGAGAAGATTAAGGCAATCGCTGATACGTTCAGTCACGCATTAGCGCAACGACAAAAGGCAACAGGGTTCCGAGGTTTCATCACTCGGTTATTATCAAGGGAGTAAATAATGGCCCTTAGCATAGACGCTTTCAAAAATACGGTAAAGGATAGTGCGGGTGAAGTCAGGGATACAGTCCAGACATCCTCCTCCATCTTTTCCACATCAGTAAACGACAGTATGGTGGCCGTCGACGGCTACGGTAAAACCCAAGAGCAAGTTCTCAGTAACATGCGCAATGGTATCTTGGATCGACTGGGCGCAACCAAAGACTGGTTGTTGAACACGAAGATCTTTGACCTGGGGTCGTTGAATGATGCCTTGACTTCGGCTAAAGGAATCAAGGATGACGCGACGGCGTTAACTAAACAGCTGTCGGATGAGATTGGTACTAACATCAATAGCATCCGTGGGATTAGCGATAATGTTATCTCTACAGCTACCAGTACACTAAACGAAATCAACCAGTCAGTAAACGATACGTTCAGTACTATCAATGGCGTGAAGTATGACGTCACTGCCGGTACTTACGGTAACGTCGTTAATGACTTCATCAACTCAGTTAACCGTTTGCTGTACGATGGTAAACAAACCTACGAAAATATCGTGGATAAGTTTGCCAATGATTCTCTGAAAGGAAGTATCCTTGAGAACTCATCTTCTCTGGGATTGACCAACATCATCGATGGCGTTTACCAATCAGATCCAGGTAACCCTATCCTGATGCGGTCATTGTCTAACGGGCTTGAAGAAGCTCTGTTGACAGGCGACATTCGGACGATCAATTCCATCGTCCATAACCTGGGCGCCAATTACGTCATGGTAAGGCACCCTAACATCATTCGGGATATTCTGACCAACTATACTTATCCGGTAGGCACAACGCCTAACGAGTATAAGGCTGAGGCTGACGTTCTCATTGATACGCTCAACTTCCTCAATCCAGATTGGAACAAAGCAGTCGGAGCACCTTACCTGAATCGTAACATCTCGGTCTTCCGTGATGCATCGACGAAAGCAAAGGCGGTATTGATTTCAAGACCTGAGTACGCGTACCAGATTAAAATTGCTGATCGCTACCCATCTCAAGATATCAATTCGATTGCACGCACAATGTACCCAATGGGTGCTTTTAGTTAATAGATCCCTCCTCCTGTTTGGGAGGAGGGCTATGTCGAGTTATTACCTAAAAGGAGTTATTCATGAAAGCTTTTGAAGATTTAACTAATAAGCAATACGGTCGTTTAACTGTAGTTGGATTGTCAGGTATGTCAGGACACTCCAGATGGAAGTGTATCTGCTCCTGTGGCGTTATTACTTATTCATGCACCGGTAACTTGGTTTCCGGTAGAAAACAGTCATGTGGCTGTCTGAAGGTCGAGAAAGCCCGTGCTCAGCATAAGGGCACAGGTAAAAAGAAAAACGGAGATTATACTTGGACTGCCTGGTATAACCTCATCTATAATCGCACCTTCAACGCTGCAGAAGGTAACGGTATTGAGCAGGTCGATCCTCGTTGGTTGGAATACCAAAACTTCAAAGAAGATTTAGGCGAGAAGCCAGGTAAAGGATATTACTTGCATCGCATCGACGCTAATAAACCTTACAACAAGGATAACTGTAAGTGGAGTAAGATGCCTACCGGTAAACGTAAAGTCTTTTACTACAATACCAAACACAAGCACCCGGATACCAATGAAACGGTGGCACAACTTTCCCGTAGACTAGATATCTCTACTGGAACCATTTACGGCAGACTCCGCCGCGGGTTGTCAATTTTAGAAGCAATTGAAAAGTAAAAGGAGAAAGTCATGGAACCAGGTGTTATCACTGTCCATTATAACACGTTGGAAGATGGCGATCAGAAGGTCTTGTTCAAACCGATCGATTCTTTGTTGAGTATCAAGGAAGGGTGCGAATATGTAGTCGCGTCCATTGTCTGCGACGATTCTGATCGTGGAGGGATTTGTGGCGTATTCCGGATTGATGAGCGTAAGAACTTCCCTACCAAGTATTGCGTAAACTACATCCACAGACACCTTATCGAAAAGGTCGTTCAGGGTGCAGGGGAAGATGCTCAACTGGCGTGCTTCTATTTAAAGATACTCAGCCGCATTGGCGACACAATTCACGTCGTCGACTATTTCGGTGAAGAGAAGTTTTTCACCATTCGTCCAGAAGGCCTTTATAAACCATCCATTCATTGATAGGGGGAGTCGTGAATAGTTTCGTAGCAGATATTTTAAAGAAATCCAATAAACTCCAACAAGAGAAATTCAACGATAAAGTCGCACGTTCATCTTACGTTGAGTGGAGTAAGTTACTCGACAAGTTCTCGAAGGAGACACACAAGCCTTGGTTGGAATCCTACGATATCTTCTTAATGGATAACGGAGAGCCGCCAAGTAATCACTACAGACTAGCTCGTCTGGATAACCAACGTCCATTCGAACCAGGGAACGTTATCTGGATCGGACCTAAAGGCGCACAGTACAGTAAGAACCGTCCTTACAGTCACCGTAGTAATTCTAAACGGGTTGAGTGGGAAGGTGTTCTCTATACGGTTCCTGAATTCGCCGCTAAGTTCGGTTTATCTGCGGCATACCGTCTATTGGCGTATGCGTCACTGGCCTAAGAAAGATTGGGCTGGTCGTGTCTCCTGAAAAGGGGACACAAAGAAAGGGCATTGCGCCCTTTCTTTTTTTGTGTTTTTACAGACCACGATCGGTTCGTGACAACGCAGAAAGCAAAGACCCTACTCGGTTACCTGAGAAGATGGTGTTCACTACGTTGCTGTACGAGAAGAACTTATCAAATGCTGCCAGGTTACGGTTCCAGTTACGTTTGAAACGACTTAGCATGTAGACCTGAGTCTGCAAGTCCAGGCTAGAGAGAACGCTCGTATAAGACCCGTAGGAAGAATCCTGAGGGAAGAGCATACGACTCCAGTTGGTTGGGTCGAAACTACGCAGACCGAACGCTTCGTTCATTGGCATCGACATTACTGAAGAAAGATCAGTAATAGTCAATCGAACATCTACGCCCAGGTATTCGCCGTTCTGAGTCCAAGGCATATTAGACGTAGCACGAGTAATATCTACCGCAGTGATCATCCCTAACGGAATAGAACACCGACCTTGGCAATAGAACTCACCAATGAATGGTTGCCCGTAAGTAGCAGCACCTTGTTGCACGGGGCAGAACACCGCAAAGCAACATGACCAGAGGTAAGATCTCATTCTGGAAACGAACCACGTTGTCAGCACACCACGCCCTCAGAGGAATCGTAATCGACATCTGGTTAAACGTAGCACTAGACGTATCGTAGTGTTTAGGGATATCAGCAAATGCGTTACCTGCCAATACACCCAACCCGGAGATATGCAAGGAGTCAGCAACACCCGAGACAATATCCTTCATCGTATCCATGATCATCCCGATACCTGGAATGTCAGAGAAGTTACCATCAGCAAATTTGAAGCGCATGGAGCGAGCACGTTCAGACGTGGAGTTGATTGCGGATTCCAAATCGGAAGCACGTACGGAGTTACTGAAACTTTCGTTAGCCGATTGACGTCCATCAATACGGAAACTCACCCACTGCGTACCATCGTGCTGTGCAGCCTTAAAGGTAGCCCAGGCACGTTCTAAAGTATCGCTTGAGAAGTAGTCCTTAACAGACTCATAAGCTGCCTCAATGCTGTTCCCTAACGATTCCATCATACCTGGATCATTGACCGGGTTTCCGTTCTCGTCAGTTGCAGTTACCGGAGCTGTAGTATCGATAGTTGCCTCACCGCCACTAGTAGGAGCAGCAGTGTTAGCTGTTGTGTCCCCACTAGCGCCGCCAGTAGAAACAGTAACAACCGGACGAAGCTGACCATCGGATTCCTTAAAGTAGGCATCCAGGAAATCTTCAGTAGTTGCGTACTCTTTACGACGAGCTCGACCCAGTGTCGCACTAGCGCCACCGAATGTCATCCAGTTATAGATGGCACCCACTACGCCATTACCGTTGCTCTGGTTATTAGCAGCAATCTGGTTAACTGCGTTATGCCAAGCATCTGCATAGGCCTGAGCACGAGAAGCCACAGCGTATACGTCGATACCTGTCAGGCCTTCACTACGGTAGACCGGAGGAATCATAGCGTCGTATGCTTGACGTTCCCTTGCACCTACTTGGAAAGCGTTCTTAGCAGCCGCTTCGAGGCTACTTGTACCGGGGTCAGTTGCCATCCCCGCAGTACCGTTTAGGTCAGCGGTGTTAGCCAACTGCAGCCACGCATCAGCAGGCTGAGCAACCATGTCCAGGTTAGTACCGATGGTGTTAGCGAAGTCGTTAACATATTTCCAGTACAAACCCATTTCAGGCTTCAGGTAATAGAACTTAGTCGAAACTGTACCGGAGAACCATTTCAGTGCTGAGAAAGTAAGGATGTACGGAACAAACCTTACAGAGAATGCCCAGCCCAATGCTTTACCGATCAAAGTACCGATACTCTGACCACGACCAGTACGAACCAGTCGAGAATCGTCCGAGCTATAGAAGTTCGAGAAGAACGAGCTCAGGGAGTTAAAGATTGGAATACCGAAGCGCATGTGTAACAACACTGCGTTGTCATCGATATTCTCAGAATAGAAGTGTCCCATCCCTTCGCCGATATCGACGTAGCGTTTAAGGATCGGGTCGCCGTGGTTACAATACTGCGGCGGAGCATTGATGGCAAAGTTACCACCCATGGTTGTATCGGTGTACTTGTAATAGGCACTGGTGAATGTGCGATAATACATATCGTCCTCTTCGATAGCACCTTCAGGGAGTAACAATCCCTGTCGTATCCAATCGCTATCGCTGATAACGTCGCTATTAACTTGGGCCATTTTAAGTCCTCGATGAAAAAGGTGGGAGAGGAGTTACCCTCTCCCAATTATTAGACTATCGTGTCACTCGGGTATCGAACGGCAAACCGCCGGTCTTCTCTGGCATCCCTCCAGAAGTCGATGTCCGACGAAGTAAATCATCGGTATCAGAGTTCTTGGAGTTAGCCGGGATGTCTTCACCTTGAGTCTTACTTCCTTTTAAGTGCTTAAGGAGAGCATTGAGAATACCTGTGGTGTTTTCGCTGGTCAGTTTCTGATAAGTGAGTGAATCCTTCATAAAATCAACAGAGCTCATCTCACTCTTCGTTTTCTCCCTCACGACTTCTTGTCTACGAGTGACAGAGCTGCGTTGGAGTTCACGACTTTCATTACGCTGATCTTGCGCTGCAGCAATCTCCGGAGCCACAGTACTCGGTGCAGTGATAGTTGGAACCGTATCAGTAGAACCGGTAAAGTTAGGCGTACCCAACGTACTACCTTTAGGCAAGGCACCTTTAGGATCGAACGGGGTAGGAGTTGATGCAGTAGCACCAGGGGTAGTTGGCGTTTCAGCAGGGAGCGCTGGAGTAGTTGGCGTACCTCCTACGTTACGATCGCCCGCTTCGGAAGCAGCACGATTAGACAGAGCGTTAGCTTCATCCACGTACTGGCCACCATTACGGTTCAGATAACCGGACAGACTTCTCCGGAAATCACCGACCGTTCTAACACCGTTAAAGATCTCCGGGTTAGCCTTAGATACCTTATCGTAGTCGGTCATCGCCTGACGAATATCCGTATCGTCAGATTTACTTAGCATCTTACGTGCACCACCCGTCCCTAAGAAGTGAGCAGCGTAGAGGTCTTCTGCAGTCAATGGACGACCGATGCTACCTAACGCTTCTTGGTTCTTACGCATGTACTCAGCTGTGGCCAGTATGTTAGCACGAGGATCCATCTGAGTGGCGTTAGGGTTAACTCCGTACTTCTTAACCAGAGTAGGGAGTATCTCCTTCCAAGTCGAGTCGATGAACTGACCGAAACCTGCGGCGCTGGAGTTACGGTTTTTGGCAGCCGGGTTAAACTTCGACTCCTGTGCTACCATCGCAGCAAGAGCACCGGCATCCACACCTACCATCCGAGCAGCAGCCACGATGAGATCGCGGTTCTCTGCCCAACCTCTGCCCTGGGACTGAGGAAGGTCATTTACGCTACCGCCAGTACCTGTACCATGTTGCAACTCATTACCGTAGATACCTGAAGTCCCTGCGTTCTCGAACGACGTGCCCGTAGTACCGTAACTGGTTGAGTACGAGTTAGTGTTACCGCCTTGAGCGGATCCACTGTACTTGCCAGAAACAGCAATCTGGTTTTGCAACGCCATCTTAATCGCTTGACCCGTCTTAGTGTCGTCAAGTTTCTTACCATCAAAGGTAGTCTTGTCGATCTCTTTCTGAGTACGGACTTTCTCTTGATAAACTTCTTTCTTAGACTGATCCCTCAACGAGTCGAGGTTGTCGTTCACGGAACTGGAATCCGCATTCATCCGACGACCTGGCCATGGAGATGCCAGTACTTGCCAGACAGAATACGTATTACCATTGAACTCAGTCTTAGCGCCAACCAGGAAGTTAGCAATCTTCAAGAGATCACTAGACTTAAGCGTTTTCCAAGAATCAATAGGAGATGTCTGTGGAGAAATCTTTTTAGCCTGAGCGCAGAAGTTCAAGAAGGCAGGCAAGAAACGATGCTGGAACCAAGTCATCCAGTTAGTCTTCGCTTCCTTATCTGCGGTGTTGATACCAAACCGAGGTGCCCACAATGCGAAGGTTTTATCCATGTCACCATTGAAGGTAGCTTGGAACTTAGCATTGTACTGAACCTGTTTAATCAGCTCGGATTCCATTACCAGCAACAAGTTGACGTCTTCTTTCACCAATTGATTCAGACCATACGTTTTTACACGGATAGAACTGAGGTCATCAATTCGGTTAGAGATTTGAATCATCTCGTCTTGCTGGACGTTACCCGTGATACCGCCAGGAATACTGACTTTATCACCTGGGCTGTAGAACAGATCAGTTGAAGGGTTAATGGCGCGGTCATCTTGTTGTTGCATATTGCGCAGGGCATTCTGAACAGGAGTGATCGGCTTAGTCGCAAACGTACTCTTAGCTTGGTCGACAGATTTCTTCGACTGGTACGCCTTCTCTTGCTGGGAATATTTCTCGATAACGACATCACGGTATTTAGCCGGATAGCCAGAGCCTACAACAGAACGCTTACCAGGGAACGGTGAGGCTGAGATGTTGTAAGGTGAGTTTTCACCAGAGCTTTCGATAAAGGTTTCCCTTGCGAACTGTGGTCGTTGTCCAGGTTCGAGGAAGTCAGCATCAGTCAACTTAGCTTTAGGATCCATCTTACGGAGTACCGTAAGGTTCTTAGAGAACACCGGAACAAAGCGTTTGTTGTACCAACGCATCCACTCTACGACCTGACGTTGGTTTTGCAACTCAATACCGAACGACTCGAGGAGAGACTCGAACTCAAGAGAGCCAATACGAACACCGCCGTTAGGCATGACCGTCGTTTTCTTGAGTACAGCTTCTTCTAACGCCAAGATCTTACCGCGAGATTCACCATCGTTAACATCGGCACCATATTGAGCAATGCGATAGTCACGAAGTGGAGTCATGCGGTTACTGTACATCTGCCAACCTTTATAGATCAGGTAACCTGTACCTGCTACAGCAGCGGCAATAGCCAGACCAGGAGCAGAGACTAATCCACCGAGTGCAGCTGCACCCATACGGAGAACTGTACCTGCGCCACCTAATGCAAAGCGACCTGCTGCCAATGCACCGCGACCAGCCAAACGACCAACCTTACCTAAGAGACGACCACCACGACGAAGGATACCGCCTTTACGACCACCGCCTGCCAAATCACCGATGTCACCTAGAGCATCAGCACCTTTACGAAGCGCCAACCATTTAGGCAAGTCTTTGATCCAACCTGCGAATTTACCCAGACCAGAACGAATGCCGCCAATAGCAGCACCGATACCAGACAGAGCCATCCAGATAAGTTTAGACCAGCCGCCCTCAGTCTTAGCAGCAACCTTCTCAGCTTTGGCTACGTCTGCAGCTTTCCCGCCGTTATCTTTCAAACGGTTTAACCAACTACCTGCACGAGCACTTAAACGTTCTCTGATGTCATTAGCACGATCGATAGAGTTCTTACCGACATTACGTGCCCAACCGGTCAGTTTGGAAAGCGCACCTTGACCACCGCTACGCAGATCCTCTACGCTATCACCCAACCCTTCCAACGGATTCTGTCCAGTGAATTGGTTAGCTAACAGACGATAGATACGTTTCAGCCAGAAGGTTTGTTTATCGGTACCTTTACCGCCACGACGACCAATGCCAGTAATTGCACCCAGGGCATTACCTGCCATGTTTACAACACCGTTAGCCGCTCTCCATGGAAGACTCAGGAGATCTTTACCGATACGGAACGCAGTACCAACACCGCCGGTAATTAACGCCCCTACGGTACCGTAGCCGCTACGGATAGGTTTACCTGAACGATCTACAATCCCCTTCTCGCGAATCTCGCTATCGAGCAGTACAGGACGCAATTGACGGGTAGTAGGATCCATCTCACCGATGTCGCCAACAATGTCCCTTGGACTACGAACAATCTTGCCTGTAGCGATTTGATAGTATTCACCAGCATTCAGCTTAGAGCTGTAAAGCCGGGGAGCCTTCTCACCTGCTACGTAAACATCAGGCATTCTGCTCAGCAGTCGTTTGGCCGTATTAAGGAAACCGCGCGCAACACCAGTAGCCATCCTGAAAGGAACACCTGTTGCGTTGTGGATACCGGCAACTACTTTACCTACTGTACCAAAGATATTGGCAGAGAGGCGTTTACCGTCCTTATTGAACAGACCTTGTTTGACATCGTCTGCACTCAGAACTTGTGTTTGCTCAACGGTATCAAATACCGGACCGGTGATATCCTTAATAGAGGAAATAACTTTACCGGAGTTCTGATCAATGTACCGACCAGTCCCGAAGCCTTCTTTACTGATGACCTTTTTAAATCCTTGAGCACCTTGGATGTAAACGTCACTGAACCGATCACGAGCACGACCAATTACACCAGTCAATCCACCGGTGAGAACGTTCATGGCAGTACGACCTACCGCCATAGCAGGAGAGATCGATTTGCGCAGAGCGGCATTGAATGCACGGAAAGGTAATCCAGTAGCGTTCCATACTGCTTTATGCCCACGCCATGCTGTGCTAAGAGCACGTCTCCACCAAGGACCGCGAGCAGCACTTGAAGTAGAGGAGCCCGTACCTTCTCCACCACCGCCTGAACCACCACCCATACCGCCAGCGGCGATGATAGACCGGATAGCTTCAACGTTGTCAGCCAACGAACCTACAGCGTGATGCGTGAACTCTTGTTGGATACCCAACTGAGCCAACAACTTAGCCGTTTGTTCTTCAATGGCAGAAACTACCCCGTTACCTTTCTCAGCTTGTCGACGACGAGTGAGGTCAAGTATCGAATTGTTGTCAACCCGAGCAGAATAGTTAATAGAACTAGGTCCAGGATAATTACGAAGCTGGCTAAAACGAGCAGCACCAAGAGGCCCAGTGTTTCCAGAAAGCAACGACGAAATAGATGGAGCTTGTGACGGAGATCCTGATAAACCGCCTTCACCATTTTCAACCCCTTCATTATCAGTACGATTACCGTAGTAGTCAGGATTGATATCCCAACGACCGTTACGGAACTTAACTGCGCCTGTTGCAATTAATGCTTCGATTCCACCGGTACTCGCCAACGCATGTGCACGATTATAAATCCCAACGGTTTGGTTTGAACCGTAGTTGAATAACCCAGCATCACGGTTAAGGTTTTGGTTACGACCAGAGAAGATGTTAGTCGAATAACGACCATCATTACCCTGAGTCATCCCGTAGCGCTCTACGAGGAGTTTACGCCACGTATCCTTATCGGCTTCGGACATACCGGAAACGTTTAAGTTCATGAGCTTGTTAGGGTTGAACGCAGCACTGGTTCTGCCCCGACGCATCAGCTCACGAATAATAGCGTCCCTACCTTGAGGACTCAACGAATCGTTAGGGTCAATCGACTTCAATAAAGAAGACATGGTACGACGCTGACGTTCGATCTCATCTTTACCGATGAGAGAATTATGCGTGTCTTCTACGGACTCGTTAAATGTCGTGAATGTACCACGTTGTTGATTGTAAACGACGCGAGGAGTATTTTTATCTCCAGTACGGATACCATCGATACTATGTAATATCCGCGAGAGGTAGCCTGGAATAATCTCTTCCAGAGCACGGAGTTTACGATCTTCAAAACCGATCGCACTATCCTTCAGTCCATTGAGTCCAGTTGCTCTTACGGTTCCCTGGTCACGGTACCCTGAACGCAATACGTCTTTCAGGAGATTCGTTACCGGGGAATGCCAACGGCCGTATGATTGACCGCTACTACCGTATTCGGAAAGCAGACGTTCACGGTTATTGAAGAGATAGTTAGCCTGCTGGAATATACCGTCTGTCCTTTTAAGGAAACGGTTATTACGAACACGACGACCTAACCAACGGCCACCACGCAGAGCTGCTTGGTTACCGACCGCACCTGCTGCGAATTCCAATGGATCAATACCCATGGACTCCAACAGCTCACGCTGCATCTCCATCCCTTCCAGACCGCTGTTAGCAGTCTCTAAACCATATTGGAAGTTTTGGATCTGACGAGATACCGCGCTCTTAGCACGGTTAGTGATGTTGGTGCGGTAGTTACGTGTCCACTCACCAATGGTCTGGTTGATCTTGCCAAAGACACCTTCACGCGCATAACGCATGTACTCTTCACTCTGACGTTGTTTAACAACTTCAGGTAAGCCGGTGTTCTTGACTACGTCACGTAACAGGTTAGACGTTTCAATCGCAGACTTCTGCGCTACGTCCAATGTCGCACGAGAAACCATGAGCTGACGAATACGGAGCTCTAACGATTTCTTTTGATACGCACGCTGGACATTGAATGTATACGCGGTTTGTTTACTGAGTTCGTTCTGGATACCGAAAAGGCTATCCGCAACTACTTGACGATATTTCAGTTCACTGAGACGATCAATTGTCTTATCCGCTTGATCTTGTAAGCGATCGTTTTCCTGGTTAGCGAAAACTTCTTCCAAGACACGAGAAGCAACAGCATCTTCTACGTTAATGTTATTTAGCGAATAAGGGTTCTGTTTATTCTCCTGTCCCCATTTAGCCAAGCGCTTGTTGAATGGGTTCTTAGGGAACAATCGGTTTAGTGACCGAGCAGCAGCTTTGAATTCACGTACAGCAGGCCCTGCTTCTCTTCGTACGTCGGTCAGTAATTCTTTGGTACCTAACGCCGCACGGTCTGCGTTTTCCAAAGTGACTGAGAAAGAGGGAGGTAACGCACCTTTGAGGATTTCCCTCGCCATGGTAGTCGTTAGCGTACTCTTACCCATTTCGCGAAGTACAGTTTTACCTACGCGAATTGTCGGGTTACGATCCCTGCTTTTATTGTCAGGCTGCAGGTCATTATAGTTGAGGTCATTGCCCCAACTTTCCTCGAAGTCGTATTCGTTAGCACGACCGAGATCAACCTTTTCTTTTTTAGCCATTACACTACCTTTATTAACTAAAGTTTGAGAGGAGCACGTTTACCATGCGTCTCAATGAAATGCCTTTTAACATTTTCATTATGGACGTTACTCCAGAACTTATTCGTTCCATGCGAGCAACGACCACAACTGAAATTTTCGAAACGGGCACACGTAACTTCAACCGGGACGGTTTGTTTAGCGTAGAGACTTACGGTACGCTAGGTAGCCCAGAACGTGACGGAAGATTCAGCTATATTAATTTAAACACGTCCATTTTCCACCCTTTGATTTACAAACGTTTGGGGACATTGAAACGTCTCTATACCGAAATTATCGAAGGTACTCGTTACGCGATATTTGACGAAGAGAAAAAAGACTTCATCCCAGCCGATGAGACGGTTGGTGAAACAGGCTTTGCTTTCTTCGTTAAACATTTCCCTAACCTCGTTATAGAGGAAGGCGATTCTGAGATCCGTAACCTTCGCGTTCGCTTGATTAACGAAAACCGTAATAAAGCAATGCTCGAACGCATCTTGGTGATGCCGGCAGGTTTACGTGACCTGATTGTTGGAACCGGGCACAGGAAGAACCTCAGAAGACGAGATCAACAAATTCTACCGTGCAATGATTTCCATCGCTAACGGTATCTCCGGTTCATCCACCAACCGCAATGACCCAATCATCAACTATTCTCGTCTGAGTTTACAACGTAACTTCAACGAGATCTTTGAGTACGTCTTTAACATGATTAAAGGCAAGAAGGGGTTTGCGTTGTCCAAGTGGGCATCTCGTAAAATCCTGAACGGTACCGCTAACGTAATCACGCCGATTGAACGTAGGTACTGATCGCCTGGGCTCTAACCGTACTCCAGTCATCAACGACGTCCAGCTCGGTCTGTATCAAGTAATTAAAGCAGTACTTCCTAAGACACGTTACTTCATTCGTAACGGTTGGGTTGGCCAGGTATTCTCCGGTAACACCGAAGATGAAGTTCGCTTGACCGATCCTAAGACACTGCGCGCAGTATTCGTAAAACCTTCTCCAGAGTCCGTCACTCGTTGGACGACTAAAGAGGGTATCGATGCAGAGATTACCCGGTACAAGATCCTAGGTTTCCGTCAGCGTCCAATTATGGTCGATGGCTACTACCTTGGTCTGCTTTATGCTGGCCCACAAGGTTGGCGTTTCTTTGCAGATATTAATGAGCTGCCTCAAGGGTTCGACAAAAAGTATGTCTACCCTATTAACATGACCTCTCTTTATTATCTGAGCGGTTATCGTGAGTGGCACAAAATGGCCGGTATCGTTACCCGTTATCCGGTAACTGGCCCAGGCTCTACTTACATAGGAAACATCTATTGTAAGACAACTCAGAAGACGCAATCTCTCCCTGAGTTGGACGAAAGCTGGCATCGCCTTGGTCCGGACTTCATTGCCAATGAGTTCCCAGACCAGTCGCAAAAAGCGACTCACTATATGACCCTCAGTCCACACCCGTCACGTATCGCCCCGCTGGGCGCGGACTATGACGGTGACCGTTGTACTTTCACTGCAGTGTACGGTCGTGATTCTCTGGAAGAGTACGAACTCATCAAGAGTAAGAAAGAGTGGTACGTATCTGCTCGAGGTAGCCTGGCACTTTCTGCTGACGTAGATAACCTCGACTTGGTACTCCGTAATATCACTGGCGGGCCGAAATAAATTAATTACTCTTAGGAGTGTCTCTGACAATGAGTAACATTACTTATCCCGAACTCTATCAACGATTCGGTATACGTTCTACTTCGGGGTTAACTACCCCGAAACTGTTTAATCTGGAGAACTTCAAACTCCCTCGTGGAGCGATCGTTCACTACCTGCCTCAGTCGGTTTCCGATTTAGGCCCGGACGATCAGTTCTTCCCGATTATCAATGAACGTCTTCGTCCCTACGTAGACCAGGTTACCGATATGACCTCCCATGAAGGAGCTCCTCGACGTCGTGGTGCCTTTAACGTAGAGAACCTGAAGCGCCAGTGGCTGATTCGTAATCGTCGCTACAGACGCGTTACAGACATCGCCAGAGCGTTAGACGATCGTCAAACTGCAATCGTTGTTAACTACGCTTTGATCCCGATGCAATGGAAATACCAACCGGTCCCAATGGCCCGCTGGTTCCGTTTCCAAAACCTGATGAAGACGTTCGCTGACCGTGTCAAATATTTCGGTGAACAGTCTAGCCGTCCCCAGTTCCTCTTCCTTACTCTGCCGGATGTATTACCGTCACGTCAATACCTGAACGTATCGGTTGAGGCCTACGATGTAATTCAGGATGCCCGTCAGGCTCAGCAAAGTAATCTGCAGAGCCAACAAGGCGATACTATCGCACGGTACTACGATAACCTCTATCCGGGTATCATGACTGGCCAGGGTACTGCGTTCTCTAACGAGGCGTTTGATGCCAGTGCGTTAGGTTGGGGCGATGAACCTGCGTTCGAATCCTTCGATGAATCTTCACTCTCAATGGGTGATGATGATCCGATCGTAGCCGTTGAGTCGATGAACCGTATTCGCCTGGGTTACTTCCAAGATGACGCGTCTCTGTTCCTTTCTGATCTTTGGAAGTGGATGTCAGAGAACCGCGATGAATCCATCCTGGGTTCCATCCCAAGTAATGCATTGAAGAACCTTAACCTGGTTGTCATGCGTAACGGTAAGTTCAGTCTGCTCTCCTTTGATAAACTCGACCAATGGGTTAAGTCTGAAGAGAACGAACGTGGTATCGGTTTCGGTTCAATGTCTCAGACGATGGATCGCTACTTGCAGAACATCGTAACGACGACTTCGGTATCCGACAAAATCACCGTTGAAGAAGAAGTTGCAGAAACCGGTGAAACGGAAGTCAGCGACATCAAAGTCCCTGAACCACAACCAGGCGACCCGGATGTAGATGTCAGCGTTGGTGACAAAGGCGAAAGTGACATCGCACGTCTTCGTCGTAGTGCTCAGCGTGTAACTAAAACTCCTCGTGAGATTTTGGCAACTAAGCGCAGTGAAACGCCAATTCAAAATACCGACGTCACGGCGACCACAAGTTTCCAACCCGAGGAAACGACTGTTGTAGTAGACAAGCCTACTCCGGGTAAATCGGAAGAGGAAGTCATCGATACCAACAACCCGTTGATCAAACCGGTTGAAAAACGTTCCCGTGATCTCCTGAGTAAAGGACTTATCTCGGGTAACGAGTTTAAACGTCACGTACGCCTCGCTAACAGCTTCAAGAGTATCAAAGCACCATTCGGTGAAGGTACACTGGAAGACTTCATGAAGATCCCTCACGAGCAACTGTGGGACTTTAAAGCGAAAGAGATTCCGGACATCCCTCACGTGGTCGATAAGACCATGTTGAAGTCTACCTTACTGAACTACGACCAAGATTACATCAGTAATGTCTTCCAGAAAGATGTTGCAAACATGGTCGTCAGTTTACAGAAGGCAGGTCTGGCAATTACGGATTATCGCGTCGAGAAGAAATCCGATGCGTTGAACGACCTCTACGACTACACGATTAAAGTCGTGCCGGTCTATGGTAGTCCTTCTACTATCCGCTTCCAATTACCGGCAGTGGATAAGAATGGTAAGTATCGCGTGAATGGCACTAAGTACTTCATGCGTAAACTTAAGTTCGATAAACCAATCCGTAAGATCTCTCCGAGCATCGTGGCGTTGTCTACGTACTACGGTAAACTCTTCGTTGAGCGCTCTTCGCGCGCAAGTGAAGATTTGGGCCATGTCCTCGTTGACCTGATCGAAAGGTCTAGTCAGCTCGACGTCCCTACCGTTACCGATTTGGTACTGGGCAATACATTCACGGAAGATCAGGACGTACCGCGCGAATATTCCGCATTGGCAAAAGAGTTCGTCTCCTTTGTACTGAATGGAATCCTGTTTACATTCGACTACCCTAACCTGGCGAATAACTACACGGAAGACGTCGTAGTGGCAGCTAAGGCGAAGGGCTGGGTTCCAGTTGGTCGCAAAGGTAAAGAGTTCATCTTCATGAATAATGAAGGTAAGCTCGTCGACGCTAAAGGTAATGTGTTAGGTTCTATCAACGAGATGTTGGGATTACCTGATGAGAAACTTCCGGTTGAGCAAGTGATCGTTAAGATCATGGGCGAAGAGATTCCGATGGCTGCGATCCTCATGTATCACATGGGCATCACTAAGTTGATGAACACTCTCCCAGTAAAACCAGAGCGTCGTGTTAAAGGCACTCGCGTCGAGCCTGTCCCAGGTACGTTCGAGTTAGTCTTTGCTGATGAAGTTTGGCGCTTCCCTGTCCACGGTGGTAATAGTAGTCTGATTTGGGCTTCCCTCCAACGTTGGAAGAAATACCTCCGTAGCTTCTCTGTACAAGAGCTGGACAATCCGGACACCTTTAACCTGCTGTTCGGTATGGCTAACCTGAGTGCGCGTTACGTGCGTGAGATCGACAACATCAATGCGTTGTTCTTAGATCCTATCGCTATTGACGTACTGCGCGATATGAAAGAACCGACCGAGTTGAACGACCTGTTCATCAAGGCAGCTTTCTATCTGGTGACCGATAACTATCCGAGTGATATTTCCTCAGACGGTTCTCTGTTCCGTGGTTACGAACGTATGCCTGGCGAAGTCTACCGTACTTTGTCCAACGCGTATCGTTCTTACGCCAGTCAGCCTGTTAGTTCCCGTGCAACTATCGATATCCCGCCGTTTGAAGTATTGGCGGCAATCCAACGTGACCCATCCGTCGCCATCGTTGAGGATTCTAACCCAATCCACAACCTTAAAGAGAAAGAGAACGTAACTTACTCTGGTACAGGCGGTCGGTCTAAACGTGCAATGGTTCGTCGTACTCGTGCGTTCCATAAATCAGATATCGGTATTCGTGCAGAGGCATCGGTGGATAACGGTGACGTAGGGATTAACACATTCCTTACTGCTAACCCTAACCTGACCTCGCTTCGTGGTACAGCAGTTCCAACTGTTGATCCGGATCCGAAGAACGGTGTCGGTAACCTTCTGAGTACGTCAGCGCTCGTAGCTCCATTTGCGACTTACGATGATTAATGTAATTGAACTGTAATGAATTTAACACTCCTTAATATGAGAAGTACTTAAGGAGCGGTTAAGATGCCGATAGAATCAATTCAGTTTCCTGGATTTTACGAGATACCCGGATTCGACCGGTACGTGATTTCCAAAGAGGGTAGAGTAGTCAATAAATTAACTGGTACCGAACTGAACGGTAGCGTGAACGAAGCCGGATACCTCCATTTTCGACTTACACGCGCTGCTCAGGACGCGTTAACGATAGGTAGACATCGATTGATGGGTATTGTCTTTAAAGACCCAGGGATCCCTGTAGACGATTTGGTGATTAATCACCTTAACGGCATAAAGGGAGATGACTTCCTAGATAACCTGGAATGGGAAACCTACCAAGGCAACGCTGAACATGCCGGTGAAATGGGGTTGACTAGTAAATGTTTACCAATCTCTGTGCGAGACTATGAAACGGGAGAAGTTAGAAATTACCCGAGCTTTATAGCCTACGCCAGAGAGTCTGGGATGACTAAGGATGCAGTTAGTCGTAGAGTGGCAATTGGGGAGAGACGTTTGTTCCCTGAATTGAAACAATACCGACTAGCATCTGTAACAACCCCTTGGTACGCTATCCGAAATAAGGAAGCTGCTCTTAATGAGAACGGTACGGAAAAGAGCGTTGACGTGAGAGAGCTGATCAGCGGAAAGGTAACAACCTTCCCAAAAGCATCATTGGTCGCAATCCACTTTAAAGTTTCGCCCGCCACTGTTACTCTCTGGTTGAAACAAGAAAACCAACCAGTCTTACCAGGTATGATTCAGATAAAATTCTCTGATGATGAAACTCCCTGGAGAGAAGTAATTGATCCGTGGAAATCCTTAGAGGAATACACGAAGAATCGCGTCATAGTCGTCACCAATGTCGGAACCGGCGAAAAGGTATTTTATCCATCCGGCAAAGATTGCGCAACCAAACGAAACATTAAACCAACCACGCTACACATGCGGTTGAAATCCCCTAAAGGGAAAGTGTTCTCCGATGGCTGTCGATACGACTATTATTCAGAAATTTAATTACCAGGTCACTTCTGAGAGTAATCTCAGTCGATAACTCCTTTAATTGCTGGAACCCCCTTAGAGCTTAATCAACTACAACGTAGATCGAAAGATCAAGCGTGAATGTTTGAAAATGATTAAGATTGGGCAATCAGCAGCGAAGCTCCTGTAAAATGGAGAACGTTCAACGACTATCGCCGTCGGGCGAGTAGGGTTCAAGTGAACTCGAAACGGGGAGCCCCTTTAATTAGGGTGAAGATATAGTCTCGACATCTGAGGAAAGCTCAGAGCTGCAAAGGCAGGCTTAGGAGTAACGAACCTAAGTGAAGATTTTCGCCAAAACGAGTAAGTTTCATCTCTATTCAGCAATCCCACGTTATCGCTTCTAGTGACGCAATGGTTTCTCCTATCCGTACTGGGTACGAGCAAGTCATGGCTCACCGTGTTGACGATACATTCGCTACCGCGGCTAAAGGCCCAGGGGTGGTGACAGAGAAAGGCCCTAACTACATGGTCGTAAAATACGACGATGAGAAATTAGGTGAGGAGCGTATCCAATTAGGTCGTCGCTTCGGTGTGGTAACTGGTCACGTTGTTCCACACGCCGTAGTATCTGAACTGGAAGTGGGTAAGCGAGTAGTAGAAGGTGAGATCGTAAGTTACCATCCTGGGTTCTTCCAGCGCGACTGGCGTGACCCGACTCAGGTGCTGTGGAAGTCAGGTACTCTGGCCAACATCGCACTGATGGAAAACAACTCGACCTTTGAGGATGCGAGTTTGATCTCCGAATCACTCTCTAAACGTCTGCACACGCCGACTAGCCATACGCGTACTATCTTGGTTAACTTTAACCAGGGTATTCGTAATCTGGTAGCGGTTGGCGAACATGTAGATAATGAAACGGTTCTCGGCTACATTGAGGATGAGGTTTCTTCTGCGAGTGATTTGTTCGACGAGTCCACTTTGGAAGCATTGAAACGTTTGGGTTCTCCAGCTCCGCGTGCTAAGTATGTAGGAGATATCGAGAAAATCGAGGTAATCTATTTCGGTGAGAAGGAAGACATGTCTCCTTCATTACGGAAAATTGCGGATTACTACGATAACCAACGCGCCAAGCTTTCTAAGGCTTTGGGTGGTACAGAAGCGAAGACTGGGCAGATTTTCACGCCTACGCGATTGGACGGTCTCTCTATTGAGATTGATATGATGGCGATTCGTATCTACATTACCCATGACCGCTCTATGGGTGACGGGGACAAGATCGTGGTGGGTAACCAGAAAAAGTCCGTGGTGTCTGGAGTGTTCACTGGTAAGTGCCGTACTGTCGGCCCAGTGATTCCTGGCGATAAACCATGGGACGTAGATCTCCAGTTCTCGTACAAGTCTGTAAACGCACGTATCGTAAACTCCGCGATGATGTCGGGGATGGTTAACATCCTTCTCCAGCACATTGCCACTGCGATGCTGAACGCTTACAACGAAGAGTAGTCAGTAGTTACGTAGCCGCTGGGTAGGGGCCCCTACCCAGCTTACTTTTTGATGGAAGGTTTCAAAACATGAACGACAATCAGGCAGTTACCGTCCTGTCATTGGCGAATATCCTCGAGGCTGGGAAACGTGTACTGAAGAACGCGAAAAGCGAAGACTTCATTATCCCAGAAGGCGCTAACGTTGAGGAAGACTTGGCCGCTGCAATTGCTAGCGAAGTCCGTAATCAGAAAATTGACCAGGGGATTGCGTAATGCTCAGTAATAAATCAGTAGAACTGGCTCAGATGATTGTAAGCAACGAATGTGCTTGCGTAACTCCTCGCCCGAACTCTATCCTGGAAGAAGCTGTCGTTAACTCGGCACCTGTTCTTCAGACCGAAGGCCCTTCGCTGGAATCCTTCGCCCAAGAAATGATCGTTGCCTCAGCTCGTGAAGCTGACGGGTTCGATCTCCACGACGCAGCAATCTCTGACGTCGTTGCTACCGTCGGCCCCGCTCTGGTTCGTCAGATCAAATATGTACGTGACGTTGTCGTCCCGTTCATTACTGAAACCTCTGCGACCCTGATGGATAAAGTTCAGGAATCTGAACCGCTGGAATACGAAATTGTTCCTGTCGGTATCGGTGACCTGAGCACCCTGCCAGTAGTTGCCGAACTGTTCGGTAAAATGAACAGTAACGTACCTTTTGCTCGTCTGATCAAAGACGCTCCGGCTAAGACCGATGCAGAGCTCATCAATGCCCTGCGTACCGGTTTGCCTGAGCTGGACGATGCAATGGCAGCCACCATCGCTAAATACGGCCACAGCCGCATTGTGGAAATGTACGAAGCCTTCTTCCGTGGTACCTTTAACCAGGCCAATGACGAAGTATCTCGCGGCATCTACAACATGATCGTCAAGTCTGGCGACGGCTATCGTTTCTCTCTGGTTAACCCAGGTATCGTTGACCTGGCCATCGTTGGGTATTTCCTGATCGATAGCTTCATGGACAACGTAATCCCAGGCACCGGTATGTCGCTGGATCAGTACAAAGGCGTTATCCAGGGGATGAAACTCTCCATGGGCCAACAGATCCAAAACCTGATCCGTAACTTCACTGACGACATTAAACGTCAGCGTCTGATCATCCGTTGGGCAGACCAGCGTGGTATCGTTACTGATGCGAGCAAAGCGCGTATCCTGGTTAACGAAATCGTTTACACCAATGCTCTGGCTCAGAACGTTACCCCTGAGGTCATCATTGGCGGCATGATGGATCCTCGCGGTGCTAAGATGGACTTGCAGTCCTTCATCACCAACGCACGTTTCTATCAAGGCCTGTGGGAACAACTGGATAAGTCTCGCAACGACTTCGTTGAGAAAGGCTTCCAGCTGCGCCTGAAAAACATCATCGCCCCGGTTATCGAACAGAAACTCCAAGCGCTGCCGAACGATTATCTGCCAGACGGCTACGATCGTACTGCCCGCGTTAAAGCTATCCTCGATAACCTGAACGCAAGTGGCCTGAACGCTTATGGCGATTGGGACATGGACGGCGTACCTAACCTGTTCTACCTGGTTAAGAACATCGCCACCACCGGTATCTTTAACTTCATCGATACCCGTTCCATCATCGATATCATCGAACGCGATATCGAAGAGGGCGAAGAAAAGCCGGAGTACGCAGCTTATCGTGCAGCTGTTATCTACCTGGCTAAATGGCTGGTATCCCAGTTCGACGTCACCGCGTAAGGAGAGCCAATGGATATCTCTGCATTAAAGCGTAATGCAGATGCTGTCAAGGCTACACTCGAAGAAACTAAACAAGGCAGCCTGGTCACTAAGACCGGCTGCCGTATTCAGATTCAAGAGTCGTTTCGTTCTAAGAAGCTGATTTCCATGGGCATCGAAACCCTGATCGTTGGCTTCTTTACAATGATTAACCCGGACGGCAGTTACGCAGTTACGACTACTCCAAGTATGTTCCGTACCAAACCTGCTTCGATCAAGACAGTTGAGATCAAAGGCGTTTCTTACTACGAGCTGACCTACAAGCCTGGACAAACTGTCTTCGCTTCCTTGGATCTGCTGAAAGACAACACCTTGCTGTATTACCTGTTCGAAGAAGTATTGGCGCGTGGACGTATCCCTTGGTTTATGTCGTACACCGACCTCTCCAACTTCTTTACCCTGTCCCCGTACTATACCGGGACGCATCTGGTGGCCACACCGTCTATCGGTGAAATGATCGTAGCGCAGATCGCCCGCCAGGACAGTAACCGTCGTTTACCTTTGCGTCAAAGCGTGAAGAAGTATTCTGACGTCTACACGATTCCTTATTCATGGATTCCATTGCGTAACGTAGTGGATGGTTCTACGGATACCACGACCAAGATCTCCGGTAGCTATACCGCAGATGGTCTGGATTCGGCGATTGTTAACCCTAACACGGTAATTCAACCGATCGAAGCGATCCTGAGGACGTAACCATGGACATCGAACTCGGGTTAATGGAGTACTTACTTAAGTTTCCTCCGTATGTCATTGAAGGTCTGGAGATTGACAAGTCGAATCCGGTCTTGCTCCACATCTCCCCAAACCCGAATATTCGAGAGTTCGTTCCTCGTCCAATTCAGCGGACGATGAAAGGAGAAGATGAATACGTCCCTCGTGTTTGCACGGGGGTCGGTTTACTGGATTGCCTACGCGGCTATGCCGTAGCGATTAACGACTTCCTTAAAAAAGAAGCCACTTGTGCAGGTGACGATGATTGGCTAGGTGGTTACACCATTTACCGCCATCCCTAACGAGGTCGCTTTAAAGCCTAGTCCGCGTATGGCTCCTATCTCGAAGTGGTGTGAGGAAAGGTGGTTGGTTCCTTACGAGGGTCCTAACCAGCCGTATATCCCTGAAGTCGTAGGGAAGTTCTTTATCAACGATGTTAAGTTGGAAGAGGACAGAACTATCGTAACCGAGTTATTCTTACACGTCGAAAAGGAACCGATGATCTTTGATCGTCATCTGACGTTATTTCCCGGTTATTGGAGAATCGTTATCCCTCACCTTAACTCGTATTTCGAGGAGAGGTTTAAACGTGCTGACGTCGAAGTCAGTAAGTTGGATTCTAAAGAATTCACTGTCTCCAAGCAGAGCAAGGCGCATTTACTTTCCTATGACGTTAATTCATTTATAAAGCGCTGGTGAAGAAATCATGGGATCTGTATTTGAAGTAACTGCCTTGAAAGGGGTAAACAAGGTAGGGGAGATCAAGCGCCTGGATAATAACTATCTCGAAGTTATTCTGGGTGCTCTGGAGTTCCCCAACAGTATTGGCGCAGTCTACGACATGGATCGTGCTATGCGGTTCTTCGAACCAGGTAGTATTTTCCAGCGCCGTATCATACAGGGTTTTCTTCGTGGTGAATTAGGTCACCCGAAAGAATATAACTGCCGCGACTACCGTCAGTATGTGGAACGCATCCACACCATTGACGAAGGTAACTGGGCTATCCATATTCGTAAAGTAACTATCGTTCCTGGCTATCGTTTACCGAACGGTCAGGTTGTTACTGCGATTATCGGTGAAGTCTGCCCGACGGGCGTACATGCACCGGTTGTTGAACGTATCCTGGCTAACCCAGATGAGAATCTGGCATTCAGTATTCGTTCGATGGCCACTGACCGTATCGTAGGCGGTAAGCGCCGTAAGTATCTGGACAACGTGATTACGTTTGACGTGGTTAACGAACCAGGTATCTCGATCGCTACCAAATACAATGCCCCTGCATGTGAATCCATGGACCTGGCAGCAGTGTTCCCTGAGATTATTCGTAGCATGGTTAATGACACTGAGAAAGAAGTTGCTCTGGAAAGTTCTTTGGGACAGACCGTTGAAGCTATCCGTGCCATTGATCGCCGCGAATACGTGCGCAATCATTCGAGTGCCATTACTCGTTGGTAAAGCAAAATAGGGAGAGAGGCGTTTGCCTCTCTCTTTTTGTTTGTTGTTTCGGCAAATTATATAGAGCCTCGCGCCTATCAATAAAGGAACCTTTACATGGCCATTGAAGCAGGTATTTACGATGACCCTAAATTACCTTGTGTAATCCAGGCTATCAACCCAACAGCACCCTGGACAAAGACACCGCGCGTCGTGGACTTTGTCGGAGAAACAAAACCCTGGAAATCGATCCCAATCATTTCTTGGGTAATTCAGTATCGTGAAGTTGACTTTCGTAAGAAGTTGGCTGACTACTTAGTTGCACAGAACAAATTCGGTGATCCAGTACTTGTTCGTAAAGCTATTATGGACTTACCGGATAACTCGGTGAACTCTACTCTGGGCAATATCTTCTACGGCGTTACAACGCTCGCTGCGGGCATGTTACGTCCGAGGCTGGATAACCAGATGACTACGAGCGCACCTGCCACGTACCAGCTCTGGTTGGCTTATTACATGGCAGAGATGTTTGCAGCAGAACTGGAGGGTAAGGACGATAACGAATCCCGTTACCGTCGAAAAGAGATGCTCTCTACTCGTGAAGTCGTAGGTTACACGATGCGACAAGCACTGACCCGTAACCCTAACATTAACTGGGGTAATAAAGTTATCTTAGACGCTACTGATGCTATCGAGGTTCGCGATACACTCTATTGCAACCGCGCAGCACTGGACGTCTATTTGAGCAGAGGCGGTACGTTGAATACCTTAGGTGCAGATTGGCTGACTAAAGGGACTAACCCTACCGTATAAAGAGGAGGGACTTCGGTCCCTCTTTTATTTTTTACAGTTACTCCACTGGTATGTGGAACTACCAAAAAGGTTGGACTAAAGATGATTGAGAACAAAATGGTTCAGACACTTAACGACCCTCGTTCTGGTCTGAATAACTCTCAAAAGAAACTGGCTGTTGCTAACTCGGTTAAAAGTGTAGCTGAGCAAGTTCTGGGTGGCGTCTATAACTACGCAGTACTGATCGCAGCATTGACTGATGAGAAATTCAACGTCAACCCTAAGATTCGTATCGTTGCCAAAGGTGACGTTAACGATTATCAGGTCGACGAAGACGGAGAGGATTCCGTTATCCTTTCGGTTAACCCTAAGTTGCTGAACCTGGCTAACTTGGCAGACTTCAAAGTAGCAGTAGGCGCTGCTATGAAGAAAACCCAGGGACTGAACCCTACCGAAGCTCTGCGTACTACCGGCACCCTGATTACTACTTACAGTAACTCACTGGTTATGGATTACAACGAAGCTAAGGAAGATGTACGTGACCAGATGTTCGCTTCTCTGGCTACTAACGTCTTCAACTATCTGCGTAACTACACGCCGGATGTTATCTCTAACATTGCCGACGCCACGGTATTTAAAGATACCTGGGTAACTGCAGGTAAGAAATACCAACACGAAGAGAACGATGTAAACGGACTGGTTAATCGCTGCACGTTTGCTCTGTTCGAAATCATCTACGGTATCCTGGCAGCAGATGCACGCATCTTCTACGGCCACTATAAAACCGTAGCGGCAGCCACAGACCGTACTCAAAACGGCGGGATTGATATTCGTACTGGGACTGACGAATTCATCACGACTTACCTGATGCTCTGCCTGCGCGACTAAATCAAAATAATTTCAAGTATATATCACTACTTTGCAAGCGGATAATAGAGTGCACTTTCTTATCCGCTATTTTACCTTTCGATAAAAATCCATATGGAGTTAAAACAATGTCTGACGTTAAAGCAAAAGAAGTAACCCTGGAAATCTCTGCCGACATCCGTACTCTGGCTGACAAGCTGAAAGAGAACATGACTATCAGCGAACACGGCGTAATGACCGTCGCAGAAAATTCCTTCCTGGACAACGCACCGAAAGAAGTGAAAGAACACTTCGCATCTGTCCAAAACTACGAAAGCGCTTTCGCAACTTCTCTGATGCTGGCCGGCGGCGAAAACGCCATCGACTTCCTGAAGTCCAACAAAGAAGTGAAACGCGTTGCCGGCGTAGTCGCCACTGGTAATACTCAGATGGCGTTCAACTACACCGCACCAACCGGCCGTAAGCAAGACGGCACCATGAAAGATCCTTCCATCAGCACCGTGTATCGTCGCAAAGAGCACGAAGATCACACGGCGGTTCGCCAGGCGCTGACTGAGAAGACCCGCACGACTCTGTTCGATTAATCGAAACAGATCGGCGTTGAAACAAACGGGAGGGGATTACCTCTCCCGATAATTCTCCAGAAACAAAAAAAGACTGAGGTCTATTGTCATGACGACTACCAATACCATCATCGATAAAGCAGTAGAAGAAGCAAAGAACCTGGGTAAGGAAGTTCGCCAATCTCTGCTGGGTAACGTTAACGGTAACGACTTCGTTGCTATCGACCAAACGTATCCAACGATGATCGAAACTGATGCCACTCCGGCAACGCGCCGCGTAAACCGCGAAAAGCATCAGGAGTACCTGGATCGCGTAAGTAAGATGATCCTGACTCACTCCCTGTTCCTCGGCCTGGGCATCGAGCCTCCTACCGGTCACGCGCTGAAGAAAGAGCTGGCAGCTGAGCTGGCTACCGAATGCAACGCAACCTTCACCAAACAAGCCAGCGCCGAACACGGCGAGATCTATTCGACTACAGTCGAACTGGAAGATGCGCAATACCGCTTCCTGGAAACCGATCTGTGGCTGGCATACCTGCGCGCGATCCACTTCGCCGTAACCCGTAACGATCCGGATCTGACCGAAATCATCAACCGCAAGCTGGCGGCTGAAAACGGCCTGAACGATGCCGAATGGCTGGATGCTGCTTATAAAGCAGACGAAGCTAAAAAGGCAAGTTAATCCAATAGACGGAGGGGAGCAAAAGCTCCTCTCCCCTATAACCGAATTTTACTGAGTAAGCAGACTTAGTCAGTAATGTTTGGAGAAAAGTCGAAAGACCTTTAGGGTACCTTCGGGTATCAGAGAGGGGCCCAAGGAATCGGGCCCTTCTCTATTTTTTGTTGCTTTTATTTTTTTGTCTTTTTTTACAATGGTCTGAGATGTCTATAGGAGGAATTTTTGGATGACTCAGATATTAGAAGTTTTTACAGGAAGAATTCAGGATTGGAGAGAATGGCATAACAGCGACGTCCTCTTCTATGACATTACTCTGAAATCTGGCGACAGAGTATTTGCACCATCGGCCGAACTGCTCTATCCGTATAAGCAAGGCTTAATTAACTCCAGGGAATATGGTGAGATTTACTATCGACTATTACGACAACGCTACAGGAAAGACCCTGAGCCTTTCGAGTGGTTGATTAGACAACGACGGATTGTATTAACCTGCTACTGCGGACACGGTAAGTTCTGCCATCGCCACTTGCTGAAAAGACCCCTTCGTAAACTATGTGAAAAAGAAGGGATACTCTTTATTGATCGCGGAGAACCACAATGGCAGTCACCACTCGTCGACCCGGAGAGCCGGGAACGGAGAAGCGGAAGGTAAATGAAGAACGTGAACGTTTGAAGGATACGATTAAAGTTAATCCTGTCCTGTTCATGGAACATTTGCGTATGTCGGAAACACTCAAACCCTTGTGCGAGTTATACGACACCAACGTAAGTCAGCTGACCCATGTGGTACATGAGTTATTCATGCATACACCTCGGCAGATGATGGAACCTACCCGAAGACTCTGTCTGACCAATCGACGTATTACTGAAGGTGAGTACCGCGAGATCCCCAACTTGAAAACGGACAGTGAGTTTGGGCGTGCAGTAGAAGATCTGTTCCCTGGCTTTAAATATCTGGCAGGGAAAGCGGCAAAAAATAAAGATGAGATCTACGACGTATACGGTTATCGTAGCGATAACGTATTGTTCGTTGCACTGGAGCGCCCTGACTCTTCTTTATTGGGTACTTGTTATATATCGGCTTACGGGAAAGTCAAAGCTAAACAGACCCGTCCTTTAAGCTTCCCTAAGAAAGCATTCGAAGACTTGTTTGGCATCTGTTAATTCTATGAGCTGAACTAAAAGTTTTATTTCAATGGAGTTTACCCATGTACGTTGAGTTATTCGGACGTCCTAAATTTGAGATCCTTGCTGACCTCATCACTGTACAGAACAACGTGACCCCAGCACTGAACGCCAGCTACCTGACGTTTGGCGACGTTAAAGGCGCAACTGTTCCTGGTACTGAAGAACGCGTGAGCGTTCCTGTAACCGGTCGTAGCCCTTATAGCGGTCAACGTGTGTTCACGTATACCCGTATCGATCTGAACAAACTGCTGGGCGCCCAGGGCCCTTCCCTGATCCTGCCAGAGACAGCCAACACCGTAACGGATCTGCTGCCGCTGATTCAGACCAAATACAAAATCTACATCGATGAAGTTGACGTAGCTAACGCAACTGAACTTCTGCCGTTCATCCCGGAAGGCGAAACTGCGGTCGTCACTGTACAGACTAAAGCAGGTACGGATTACAACTCCCACGTCTGGAGCGGTAACCTGGACATCACCATCACCGGCGGCATGAAAATGCCACGCGGCGCAATCCTTACCGAATCTGGTAAAGCGATTACGACCGAGAACGATAAGTTCATCGTCACTGAACAAGGCGGTAATTAATCGCATAGTTGCTCTCCCGGACCTTCATGGTCTGGGGGAGTCTATGTTCATATGTAATTCTTTCTTTTTTGACACGAAACCCCAGTCTCGACGCTAGAGGTATTAATGGCTAACTCAAGCTTAGGCAATCGTATTTCGGAACTCCCACGTTCTACGAGATCGATCAACGATGCCGACTTAACCCCGATTTCTCAAATCAAAACCAACAATCCGGAAACCGTAGCGGCAACCGTCGGTGACATTCGTGCCACCTTGGATTTTGATAATGCTTATAATTCCATCCCAGAAGGCCTGGCAGGGACTTTCCCTGAAGAGCGCTTCTATGTTTACACCGATAACTCAAAACGCTTTGTAAACGGCTACATCAACAAAAACGGCGTATCTGAAGTTATCCTCGACAAATCAGGTCAACCTCGTCGCTGGGCTACCCCGCTCTATATGCTCGCTATCGGTGAGCAATCTATCACAGTAGCTTCTGTTGACCAGATGCGTATCATGGCTCCGCAAGTTGACGGCCAAGTCGTACGTATGCGTAACTTCCGCCAGGGTAACGTTCAGTACAAAAACGGTGGCGATTGGGTTTACGACGCTAACGACAAAACCACCAAAGACGACGGCGTGATGTGTGTTGTTACCAACACCGGCGAACGTTTCAAGCGTGACATCTCTAGCGGCTCTATCGAAACCGATTGGTTCTTCGACCCGGTAATGGATATCGCAGACTATAGTCTGACGCTGAACAAAGCCGCTGAGTGGGTGGAAGTAAAAGGTACTGAGTGGTGGCAGACCTGGTTACCAAGCACCCCAGCTTACATTACCATGGTAGGTCCTGGCGGTGTTCGTACCTGTAAGAAACCAGTATGGCTCCGTATGTGGGCCGTGAGCTGGGACTTCCGTGGTACTTTGCTGGACTTCACTGGAGGTGCTGTCGGTCAGACCAACGTCTCCGTAGTCTACGGTCACCGTAACTCTACACTGAGCAACCTGCGCATGTTATCCAGCGTAGCGTTGAAGCAGAAGGGTATCAACGTCTCAACGACTTCCGGTAACATTCACGGTCTGTCCGCAGCGTTCCTGAACTTCAACAACATCTCAATCAACCGTCACGACATTGCTTGGGATCTGGGCGATAACTGCTACCTGAACAACTGGTTCCAGTGCACCACTCAAGGCTGCCGTCTGCCAATCAACGCACCTAAGTCTGCAAACGCCGGGGAAACTCTGGTATGGACTAAGTGTATCTTCGGTGACGGCATTGGCCCTTACCTGAACACAGGTATGTCGATGACCTTCCACGGTTGCTCGTTCGACTACTCCGGTTACAAAACCGAAGCTGACCAATTGGCTAATGCTGAGAAAGAAGGATTATTCAATATCGATAACTGTACGGTTCTGATGTATGGTTGCGGTAACGAATATGGTAACTTGAACAGCCGGTGGTCAGGTCCAGTATGGAGAGGTACGGGTATTATCAAGCTCTACGAATGTCAGTGGATCTTGACTACTTCAAGTACAGTCGAACCTAACGAAACGACACCGCACTTGGTACACAACTACTACTTCGAAGATACTTCTGCCGACCTGTCGTCCAAGGTCTATCTGGAAGGGTTCTACGTCCCTAACCCTGACTTGAACCGATTCTCCGGTAGTTGGACTAATGGCTGCTTCATCAAAGTCACTGAGTCTTATCCAGGTCGTTATAAGGACATGTGGCGTAACTACACGCTAGGTAAGGGAGCTAACATGTTAATCTCCCCTAACCCTAACAACGTTGGTTACTTGACCATCAACCGTCCTCGTTGCTCTGGCGGTACTGTGGTTTCTCCTACTGAGACTTCTCTGTTCAAAGTGACTACTAACGGCAACAAGTTAGTGATCACTAGTTCAGATACTACCAAGGCACCCAAGACCTTCAGTTTCTACACTAAGGGTAAAGCGGGTAACTGGTACGGTTCTCAGTTGACCGTTAACGGTAACCGTGACATGACCGATGTACGTATTGCAACTAACTGCTTCGGTGTAGTGGGTTACGTAGCTCAGGACAACAGCATCACCTCGTTGGGCGAGCAACGTCAAACTTGGAACGCCGGTCTTCAGGGTATTAAGACCACGCCTCAGACTACTCCAGGTATGCGCATGACGCAGTTGGGTACGAGTGAATACCTGCCACTTTGTCCTCCGGGTACCGAGTGGGTTCGTGTCTCTATCGAGATGACTAACTTTGGCATTGCAGCCGGTGAAGCTCCAGCGGTATTGGAAATCACCGACTTCTACGCTTGTGAAGTTGGCGTCTGTCGTGACACCAACCACCGCGTTTGGTAAAACAGAGGAGAGGGCTTCGGCCCTCTCCTTATATCGTTTCCTATGAAATCTAAACAGACTTTGTAAGGTAAATAAAATGGTTGATCAGGTTAAAATATCTGAGCTCGGTAAGGCTACTGTTGTACGGGAAAGTGATGTTATTCCTTTAAACAACACCACGACCAGAGGTCTTCCTATTACTAAAGGAGCCAGTGTTGACAACTTAAGAAGTTGTTTCAATTTTGAACACGCCTTCTCAAGTGTAGACGAAGGTATTTCCAATACCAATTCTGATGAAGTATTCTACGTTTTTACTGACTCCAATAAAGTGATGGTCGGTAAATATATTAATAGTAATGGCCATGCCTCTATAGTAGTCGGCGAAGACGGTAAACAGGTAACTTACCCAACTGTTAAAGCTAGCGCTAGTATGTCTAGTATTTTTGAAGCTGACGGGTATAAGGATTTAGGTAAGGTTCAGTACATTGCCGATTTAGTAAATATTGAGCCAAGTAACGATAAACAAAGTATCATTGTAGAACGTTCAGTAGAAGGCGGCCCTGCTCTCAATTTAATCTACACTTACGATAGTAGATTCCAACAAGGGAATATAGACGGAGTTCTGCGAGTAACCTCCGCCAAAGGTAAAGTTTGGGTTTTAGATATCTCAAACGGTTTGAATGTCTTTGCGTTCGGATTTGTACCAGAGGCGAACAACTTGGCGCAAACGATCAATAAAGGCGTTAAATCCCTCGTAGACATGGCTATAACTAATAAAGCGACTTACGGCACATGCTCTCATTTACTGGTACCTGGCGTCAATCCTGCAACCGGCTTAGCCAAGTACGTAATGACCGAGACAATTAAACTCCCTAGCTTCATTGGCTTGAGGTTTACTTGTTCGACTCTCCTCGATTATTCAGGTAATGACATTGACGGGATTACGGTCAATAATACCATGTTCCCTAATGCTACAGATGCCAACCTTATTAGTTGGTACAATACTCAATCGAATGGCGTCACTGTCATTGAATGTCCAGGTAAGGTCATCGTAAAAGGAGTTGGGTCGGATACCTCTACCGCACACGGAGTTTGGGTGGGTAATACTGTAAAAGGGTTTATCAACTGCCCGTGACGTATTAGTTTCAGATGTAACTATTATCGGATTCAAATACGGCCTACGTCATGATGGGGTGGATAGTTACCTGAACTCTTTCCGTAGGGTAGTCTGTGCCAGGAATTTTAACTCGGTTTACTTTAAAGGTACCGGAACTGGTAACGCCGGAGAAAAAATTTCATTCTTCGAATGTCTATTCAGCGACACCTCTTCATCCAACATTGTCCTTGATATTTTTGCGTTTGAGTTAACCTTCGATAATTGTAGTTTTGACTATCAGAAAGGCGATGTATTCTTCTTAGGTAAGAGTACAACTCACGGATGGGTTAAAATTACCAATTCCCATATCGAAGGATTCGATGGTTATCTTATCAACCAACCGGATAAGTGGACGGGTACCGGACAGAAGTTCTACTTCGTCAATACCCAGGTTTGGGGCGTATACGCCACAATTCCATATAGTCCACCACGTAAACTCTTCGACGCAGAATTGGGAGCATTCTACGTTAGCTTCCAGGATTCCCCGGTAAACTTCCGGAATAAGGGTACTAAGGACTACGGGACATTAACTGGATTTGGTAAAACGAATGACAGTAGTTCAGTTACTGGCCAGTTCACTGTGAATAGCTCCAGAACCGATCCATGTTACTTGATAAGCTATAACCTTGCTGATAACCGTAGGTATCGTTTTACCGGTACAGAAGGCGTAGTATTACCTAACCCGGAACCTAGCACTGGGATTTCCTACATTACCCGCAACGGTGCAGTAGAAGTCACCTATGGCAAAATTGGGGCAGACGGGCTTCAGAGCGTTGTTATCAACTCTAGTGATGTCGGTGCTGAGGTAGACTTTGTCTTCCCTGAAAGGGTCCCGGTCGGTCCACGAGATACCTTTAATAGCATGATATCAGTTAAGCAAGGTAGTGCGACTGGTGATGTGAAAGTGTTCGGTATTGCGCGCTGCTTTACAGACCCAACTATGACAGGTAAGAAGAACGCTGCTGACGATAACGTAGTGATCACCACTAACTATCCAGTACTAGGTACAACCGCCGATCGTAACTTCCTCCTTTCAGAAGCACTAGGTGAAGTAGGTACTAACGTGACCCGTAACGATTTCGTCGCAACCCCTCCATTAACATCAACGTTATGGAACGCTGTTAAGAGCGCCAGTATTGGTCTTCGTATTACTGGCTTCACCGGTTCAATCGAGATCAAACTACCAGTGTACTGGAAGGTAAAATAATTTTATCAGGGGGCTTCGGCCCCAATAACGAGGCTGAGAGAATGCCAGTATCACCGACGAAATATACTAAGATCTCCGACTTACCTAAAAAGGAAGTTATGGAGAACGATCAGTTTATCATTAATACCAACGACACTAAGCTGGATCAAACGAGCGTAGCTTCTCTCTACGATATTCGTGAGGGCGTCTACTTCAGTAACGCAGCTAACACTATCACCGAAGGTCTGGCCTCCGTGGACGATGACGAGATGTTCTTTGTCTACGACACTGCAGCTAAGTTCTCTGTCCTTCAGTACATGAAGGTTCGTAACCAGGCATCACCTGTCATTGGTTCCGATGGCAAACAACGCCGTTTCCCTACTTATCTTTCCATGTTGAATGTAACTGCTATCTCGGAAACGTCCGGTTACGACATCATCGGTAAGGTTGACAATTTCGCCGCTCTACGTTCTATCAAACCTACCTACACAGGTCAGCGCGTTATCCTGGCTGGGTATTTCTCTGGTAGCTCTTTGGGATCCGGGGAATTTGTGGGGTACGCAGGGACAGCTAACGATGATGGCGGTACTACTGCCTCAGGTGATGGCTTTTATTGGAAGCGGAACAAGACTGCCTTTACGCTCGAAGATTTCGGTGGCGGTCAAGTAGACGATACTGAAGCAATGCGTGCATCTCAGAAAGCACAAGTAGGTCCTATTACCCTCTCCCCAGGTAAAACCTATTATTACTCATCCCCGGTAAAACATTATTCTAAAGCCGGCTGGATTGGTAACGGTGCTTCTATCGTATTCAGAGGGACAGGTAACCGAATTCCGTTTATCTCTTCTCCGACTACAGCCGCTGGCGTTGATAACGACCGCGCAAACGGAAGTACTGCCGTAACTGGAGCTATCTTTAAAGACCTGACTATTGACGTCAACTATGTCGATACTACGGGTGCATTAGGCTTTGAGTTTGGCGAGAACACGTTAGACAACTGGACGAATTGCGTCTTTACTAACGTGACATTCAAGAACGGTAAGTTCGATAACTTGGGGCTGCAGAATAACTCCACCGATAACCAGTTTATCCGCTGTACTTTCATTAACGCAGGTGAAGACTCGGTTACTGTACGCGGCGGTTGTCTCCGTAATGAGTTTGTTGAATGTGATGTTGTCAATAGCGCCCAGGTAGCTCACCGAGACGGAACCTTCTACGGAGACGGTATCGTCAACAAAGGTCGTGATACCTTGATCAAAAGCTGTCGCTTCATCAATATCGGTAATGGTAAGAAAGGCGCGGGTATTGCGAATAACGCTGAAGATACCAAGAACGCTGACGAAGCTAGTAACGGTACTTACCTCAACAACTATTTCATTAACTGTTATGGCGGTTTTGGTTTCGGTACGGTTAACCCAGACTTCATCGCAGCAGGTGATTTGATTAAAGGTATCAAGGCTATCGGAAACGTATTTGTAAATACGCTTCGCACCGTGATAGGTATTCGTGATCTTTACCAACCGGTTCTGTTGGATAACGTTATCCTTACCCAGACCACCGGTAACGTAACCACGATTGAGATTACCAACTGCACCAACTTCCAAATGACCGGTCGTGTTACAGATGCCGCTGGCTCCGCTATTACGATTACGTCTTCCTCGGGTAAAGTTGATTTGGTGGCGGATAATGTCTCCACGACCAAGACACTCAACGGGGTGGTTATTACCGACAGTAATCGGATTACGGGCAGTATCCGTTTGATCAATGCTCAACGCCGCGGCTGTACTTTCTCTAACTGTAACAACATGGACTTAGACCTCTACGTTGAGTCGCCTGCACAGGACGCGCTGGAAGCAGTTGGCTGTCGTTACTCTAACTTAGATGTTAAGTTGGTGAACGTCCCTGAACACGGTATGACATTGAACGGCGTTGTTGAAAGTAATATCAAGTTCAACATCAATGATGCGGGAGTTAAAACTCCATCTGCATTTTATCCGATCCGGTTACTGGGTGTACGTAACAGTATCCTCAGCGGAGTATCGTCTTCGGCTAATGCGAATAAACCACTTTACGATATTACATCCGATGCTAATAACGTAAACGTATTAATCGCCAATAGTCGTCTTGGAGCGGGTACTACGGGTAAAGTACAGGTTGGTCAAGGGTCTACTATTACCCAGAACAATATCATCTAGTCATACGGCCAGGGGTTTCCCTGGCCTATGTTTGTTCATATGACAGTTTCCTAAAACAATCAGGATAAGTATACAATGGCCGATAAATCACCAGTTAAAATATCTCAGTTACCCGAGCCTACCGGGACTGGGATTAACGATAGCGACATCTTCGCGGCATCCCGTATAACGGGAGCAGATAAGTTAGAGACTCAACGTATCACTGTCAGCGAATTGCGTAAGCTGATGGATTACGGTAATGCATTCTCTGACTTGAACGCAGCTATTGCAGCAACCGTTAAAGATCAACAGTTTTACGTATTCGTTGATGACTCGAAAGAGTTCGTTTACCGTTACGTGAACATGGGCGGAATTGCTTCCCCAGTTCTCGATATGTCAGGTAATCCGCTCAGGGAACCAACCAAAGAACTTGTTAAACATCTTGAACAAATACGTTCTAGTGTCGGTTTCGGATTGATTGGCCAGATTAAATCATTCGATGAGCTACGGGCAACAGAGCCTACCTTCCCTGGTCAGCGTGTATTACTCAGCGGATATCGAGATGGCGCTAACTACGGCGGAGGGGAATTCTTCCACGACGTAGCTGACAAAAATACAGCCGACAATTCAGGTACAGTGGCAGTTACCCCAGGAGGGGCGCGCTGGAAACGGGTTATCGTTGACACATCTACTAACCATGCCGAGTGGTGGGGTGTACATTACTCTCAGGCAGATAACGCAGTTGCGTTAAAGAAGGCAGCAGACGCATCACGCAAAAAGATACTTATGCTTCCACAAGGTAGTAACGCTAACCCGATCGTAATTCGTAGCCCTATCGTATTCCAGACTAACTGCGGGATTAAACTGCGCGGCTGCGGTGTCAAAGACTCCACGACCATCTCTGTTCAAATCGGCCCTGGTTATGAAACCTACGGAGCCCTTCACTTCCCTGGCCGTAACCCTACCACCAATGCGATGGAAGCCGGTTTCGCTGGGATTGAAATTAGTAACGTTCAGTTGTTGGGTAACTTGAGTACCTGTCGTGGCATTTATCTTCAGTACCAATATCAGTCTCTGTTCAGTTACGTTAACGTAGAGCGCTTCAACGGTGCCGGTCTTTATCTTGATAAGAGCCAAGATAGCGATTTCAACTTCTTTAACGTTTGGGATTGTGGTCGTACTAACGGGGATCGTACATCTAACGTTGATACGTTCGACATGACGAAAACAGCGGAGTCTCCGATCGTAGCAGTTAGTACCATTACTAACGACTTCTGTAACTATCTCCGTTTCAACGACTGTCAGTTCGAAGATAACCACGTATGCCCGGTTATGGACCTTAACTGGGGTATTGAGAACTACATCAACAACTGTCACGTTGAGTTTAACGCTAACTGGAACATCACGGGAGCACCCACCCCATACTTCCTTAAGATGCAACAGGGCGTAACTAAAATCAACGGAGGCGGTATTGCCGAGTATCAGGGCATTCAGCATAATTACGGTGAACTCTATCTCCGTGATGTTCGATGTTCCCCAGGTATCGTTTACACCATGCTTAACGATGTAACGAGCCGTGCAGAATTCCACGGGATCAGTTTCTATTCAATCCCTGGGTTGGCACGTAAACGATTCACTAAGTTTGAGTATTGTAACTTCTCCCAACCAGTTACATTAGCGTACCCTAACTCGGATATCTGGTTTGATAAATGTACGTTCGTGGGAGATTTCACTACTACCCATGCTGGTGCAGATCTCCGTATGACAATCAGAGGTTGTTACTTCAATGCTAACGTAACTATCGCAGACGATACGACTAACGTATTCATGGACGGGTGTTATATCGCAGGTGATGCCAACTATGGTTCAGGCGGCGGGATGTGGGGTAACAACAAAGTACTCGGTACGTTTACTCAAACGAGTAATGGTGTTCGCTGGGTAACTCCTACGTTCAAGCAAGTGGTAGGTACAAGTGCCCCAACGACCGGATCCTTCAGAGTCGGTGATTTGTGCTGGAATACTGCACCTACTGCCGGAGGCGTCACTCACTGGCGTTGTGTCACGGCAGGTAGTCCTGGTACCTGGCGCGCAGTCTCAATTGTTTCCTAAAACCAGAGGAGGGGAAACCCTCCTCTTTTATTTTGGGTTCCTATGAATATTTACACAATACCATGAGGCTCACGTCCATGTCAGATAACGATTTACAATTGCGCATTACCGAGTTGCCGAAGTTAGACCACTTCGATTCCAACTCTGTTCTCCCTGCGGTAGGGCGTAGTCAAGGCACTAAGATGACAGGTAAAGTTAACTTCCGTGAAATGCGGAGTTACTTCGATTTGTCAAACGCCTACGAAACCATTAAGGACGGTGTCGATGCCACTAAGTTAGGCGATACGTTCTTCGTCTACTCTGATGGCACCAAAGTATTCGCCAACGAATACCAGAACATCGGTGGCGCTGCCACTCCAATCCAAGATCCCAAAGAAGGGGTCATCTATTACCCAACGCGTATGGGTATTGTAGGTAGTCTGGCTGCCGGTGCTACCGTAGGTAGCTTTGATGAACTCCGTAACACTCGCCCGTTAAAAGAGGGTGTTAGCATTTATCTCAGTAGCTATTATAAAGGCCTTAATAAAGGTGGCGGTGAGTTTATTGGCTATTACGGTAAACGCGCCGACGATGGCGGCATGGTAGCCGGTGACGGGAATAACTACTACTGGGTACGTAACGCTAACTTCGTCACTCCGGAAATGTTTGGTGCTTACGGTACTCCAGATAAAGATGACTCAGCTGCTATAGAAGGGGCACTGAACTCAGGATTAGATGTTCAGTTCGACGGTAGCGCTACTTATATCGCAAACCGTACCCTTGTCCTGAAGTCAATCAAGTGGCAACAATTCATTGACGGTAACGGAGCATGGATCAAGTATAGCGATAAATCCCGTGGTTTGATTAACGAGATTGACGCCAATGGTGTTACCCAGCGTTACACGAAGTTCCGTAGCTTCTTCAACTTGAATCTCCAGGGTCCTGCTACCAAGAACTCTAAGTGGAACGACGTTAACCAGTGCGATGCTCTGTGCATTAGTTACGGTGTAGTTGAGAACTGTAACTTCTACGGATGGTCTAACGCCCTGCGTGGTTTCGGTGAAGCCTACGTAAACAACTGCTTCGGTGACGACCTTCGTACAGCAATGTTCTCCTGCTACGATCCAGGGCATAACGAAATCACTAACAGTTCGGTTGGTTGGTGTTCTGGTGACGCTATCATCCTTAAAGGTGGTTCAGGTAAAGCTCACAACGTCGATATCGTCTACGCAGGCTGTATTGACAAAAACAACGAAGACGGCGCTACGGCTCTCCCAGGTTGTATCGTGTCATGTGGCGCAGATGGTGCCGGATCTCAAAACATCCAGATCTCCAACATCAGTTGCCAGTACTTCGGTTGTGCTGGTCTGAACATCCAGGGTGACGGCGTAACGGTTTCCGGTGACATGAACCTGGGGTCTATCTACGAAGATAACTTCCAGTACGCTAACCAAGCAGCTGCCTTGTGGATTGGCGCTAAGAACTTCACCATCGGTAACTTGCACTTTAACAAAGTACACGTCGGTGTAGGGATCAACGGTAACTGCGCGAATGGTTCGATTGGTAAGATTCGGATCATGAGCAAAACCAACCTGGCAGGATCTACTCTGTTCTCGGCAACAGATGGCCCTAACTCCCAGATCACCAAAGTTATCGTGGACGCAATTGACTTCCTCGGCGCCTCTACGATTAACAACGACGTTTACATCAACACCGATGGCCTGTATCTGAAATCGTTCTATATCCAGTCCTTGAACAACCTTCAAGGCGGTTATACGGTTGCTCTGCGTAAGAACGCCCGTATCGGTAAAATGATTCTGGCAGCAACGACTTCAGCAAGTACGAGTCCGGTAATGCTCATCGAGAGCGATTCTGTCATCGATGAACTGGAGTTCCGTCGTAACTTCGGTACTGCATTGGTGGTTGAGAATAATGCTCGCCCGGCGATCAAGCGTCTTTCCTTCCAGTACAAACAAGGTATTGCTGCACCGTTCATTATTAAAGGTGACGGTACCATGACCTTGAACTGGGGTGACGTCGATATGTTCGGTCCGAGTGTGGCTCGTCCTCAGATCGCTGGTAAGCTCGTAATGAACTCTTACCAAGGCCCTACGTTCCGTCCGTTTGATGCAGCCGTATATGCAGGCGTTTCTGTACCTAATCGCGTGTTCCAGGGTATAGAAGAAATGCGTATGGTAGGTCCGTCCAAAGAAGGTGACACCGCTTACCTTTCTGGTTATTACCTTAACAGTACCAGTACATTAGGTAGCGGTACTTTCATCGGACACATTGGCGCTGCTCCTGTGGCAGACGACAAAGGTTGTTTGATCGTAGGTAACGGTTACTGGTGGGAACGTATCGTGGCTGGCCCTCTAGATGTATTCATGTTCGGGGCTAAAGGCGACTTTAACGTAACCACCCAATCTGGTACGGATGACTCGGATTCATTCATCAGCACTATTGCCGCTGCCATTCGTTTAAACTACCGTGACGTATTGGTCCCTGCCGGTTACAACTACTACCTGACTAAAACCATCAACCCAGGTGGTGTAGGTTATCGCGGTAATAAAGGCGTTGCTATCCGCGGCGGGTCTACCGCCAACACGAATATCTTCTTCAACCCAGCTACCAATGGAACTGCATGTTTTGAGATTCTCGGTGGTTCAGGTATTCACTCAGGACGCGAAGTTTCTGGTTTTACGATTCAGCCCGTTAACAGTAAACTTTACACTGGTGTTGGTATTCGTTACGCCGGCTGTTGCTTCGTAAGGCCTGCTAACTTCAATATCATCATGAAGTTCGATATAGCACTTCACTTACTGAACGACCAAGGCCCAGGGGTATTTACCGAATACAACAACTTCTTTAACTGGCGTCTGCACCGTTCACACGTTGATGTCCTGTTCGAAGTTAACGGTGGCGATAACTCGTTCCACGGTAACAGCTTCTACGAAAGTCAGATTCAGGTTAAAACGAATCAGAACTTGGGTGACGGTAACACCGACGTAGGTATCGGTATTGAGTTAAGGGGCGTAACCGCACCAGCATACTGGTACGATGCTAAGGTATTTGTTGATATCTTCGGCGGCCCAGGTGCTATCGGGATGAAACTTACCCGTGCTAACACTGACCACTTGATCGGAGGTATCAATGGCGAAGGTGATTTGATCTTCCAGAGCACCGATACCTCTGCTTTCGAGTTGGCGGGTGATCTGCGCAGTATTGGTAAGGTAACCTGGGATGTGGCCGCCGAACCAACCACGGGTCGAGCTGCTGTCTACATCTTCAATAACCGAATCAGTAACGAATCCAACTTCACCTCCCCACGGATGAATGGACTTAGTCCGAGACTTTTGAATCCTTCTCTGGCCGATAGAACGGACAACGGGTCAGTTCCTGCTATATTCCGTGCAACTAAGTTAGACTATGACAGTATCTGTAACGCGGTGATTGGGTTGGCAAATAACCGCCACCTTTGGGGTTATATTCCACCTAACGGTAACCTGCAGAGTTTCGTACCTGGCGCAGCGCTATCGTTCGATGGCACCTCGTTTACTAGCTACAGTGATTCGTTTATTATCGGGACCCAGAACAGAACCTTCTCCATTAATGGCACTGCTCTGTTCCCGTCTACTACAGGTAGCTTAACCCTTGGTCAGTCTCAATATCGCTGGAGTAGTATCTACCTCAATAACTTCGACATTGATTCAAATGGGATTAACCCGGTAGTAACTAATGCGATGTCAATTGGTAGTACGAGTAAGATCTTCAAGGATATCTATCTCCAAAATGCTCCAACTGTTGTTTCCGATGAAAAGGATAAGGATGAAGTTTCCGAAATCCCTCCTGAGGTTATTGCTGCATGGGGTAAAATAAACTTCTCTCAATGGAAAATGAAAACGGCCATTGACGAGAAGGGAGAGAAAGCCAGATTGCACGTTGGTGTAATCGCGCAAGATATACAGAAGGCTTTCCAGGAAGCTAATTTGGATGCCACGGATTACGGTATCTTAATTATCGAGAAAGACGAAGACGAGAACGAACAATGGATGGTTCGCATGGATGAGTGCCTTGTACTAGAGGCCGCTTACCAGCGTAGTCGTTTGGATGAGATTGAGAAATTACTTAAAGGTAAGAAATAGACATAGCGCGGAGGGGAAACCCTCCGCCTATTTTGTTCCTATGAAACATTACTCTCTTATACTAGGTGCAAACCCATGGCCGATAATTTCAGCGGTATTAAGATTAGTCAGTTAGACGATCCTAATCGTATTAACGACAACGATATCATCCCGTTCACTAACGATGACATGGGCGATAAACAAACACGTAAAATAAAGTTAAGTGCCCTACGTGATCAGCTCAATTACGATAACGCTTTCCTAACCGTGCAGGAAGGTTTAGCCAACACTATCCCAGGACAGATCTTCCACGTATACGTTGACGACACTCAGTTAGAAGTCTACGCGTACCTTAACAGTAATGGTGCAGCAGAGATCGTCCAAGATGCGCAGGGTAATCCTTTTAAAGGACAAACCGCCAAAGCGCTGGACTTCATTCGTGGTGAGTTAGGACTTACCATGATCGGTCACGTAAGTTCCTTTGCACGACTGCGCGAAATCAAACCTCCTTTCGAAGGTGCTATTGTAGAACTTCTGGGTTGGAACGAGGGCTCCACTTACGGCGGTGGTCGTTTCCAAGGCAATCTGTCTACGGGAGCTGACGACAACGGTATTGTTGCGGCAGGCGACGGTTTCCAATGGCGTCGCATTAATGTCGACGAAGGCATTAACCCAGAGTGGTTCGGTTACGTGAATGGTTCAGGTAATGACGTATCCACTACGTTGAAACAAGCCATTGCTCAGGCGGTTAACCTGAAACGTCCTGTTGTATTCCGCGATGGGGCTCAAATGAGTCTAGCGGTAGCAGGGATTGAAATTCCAGTAGGCGTTGATCTTACTGTGGCTAACGGTGGGAGAGCTTACTTTGAAATCACTCACGAAATCGAAACAACCGGACAGTTCCTTGTCAAAAGTAAAAACCGAATCTCCGGACTTGTCTTCAACTACCCGAAACAAACGAAAGACATCAATGCTAAGCCGATTGTGCGTTACGGACCTATTTTTGTCGGTGCTGGATTTTATTCTTCTTTCACGGGAATAAACGTAGGTAACGCATACTACGGATTTAAGATCGGCGGTAATGACGAAGGCTCCGCATCGTACATCACGATGAAAGACATTAACGGCGCCCCTATCTATCGTGGAATTTCACTTGACCGCGTTCTGGACATCCCTCGTATTTCTGATATCCATTGGAACTACAACATGTACCTGAACTCCGATCAGGACTACGCACCATCTCTGAAACAGTGGATCCATGAGAATGGTGAGGCGTTCCATTTTGGTCGTGTTGACTTTGCTGAGGTACAACGTATCTTTGCATTCGGGTACAGTAAAGGTATCTTCCTGAGAGGTGAGCGTTATGCGGGGAGCGCTGATTCCATTCGCTTCACGGGTTGCGATATGGACATCTGTGTTAACCCTATCTACGCTCAGAACTTTAGTGGTCAGTTAGTTATTCGTAACGGTAAGTTCACGGGTAACGGTAATAACCTGAATGGGTTGACTGCGCCGGCTAACGGTTGTTTCAACTACTTCCAACGCGTGTCTCCGTATGCACGAGTCATCTTGGATTCAGTTACCATGAACAACTACGACCGCGATGCTATTCGTACGGGTAACGACACGGTCATCAGTAACAGTAAGATCTACTCTTACGGCTTGGACAAACAGCAACGTGCAGCAGTAGCTATCATTACCGATAGCAATGCGTCGTTGACTGTAGATGCTTGTTACTTCGATGCTACTGGTCAACAGAACCGCGGCATTACAGGTATCAGTACTACCGGTCAGTTGTTAATCACTAACGGTACTCAAATCCTTAACGCTTCGTTAGAAGGGTATCGTTGGTTAACCGGTTTTGCGCTAGTTGAAGAAGGTTGTCGTATCGATGGTCCATCTCGTAACATCAACACGTTCATCACCAATGTCCGTCGCACTATGTACACGGATAATCTCCCTACCGCAGGCGGTGGATGGATTCGCGGCGATAAAGCGATGTTGACTAACCCCGGTATCGGTACCCAGGCAACCCAGGGCACCTACACTATCCTGGGCTGGATACGCATCACTGCCTCTAATGCCGAAGGTACCAACCACGTATTAGGTGTTGACTGGTTAGAGATCAGATCTCAAATTGAACCTGTCCCTAAGTTCAGTTCAGCAGGTAGCGTACGACCAGCGGTAACTGCCATTGGCTATTACTTCTTCGACACCACATTAGGTAAACCAATTTATCTCAAATCTGCTAACCCAGCTGTTTGGGTTGATGGCAACGGTAACCCTGTTTAATAAGGTATTAAAATGAGCGATTACAGCGCTAAGATTACGGAACTACCTGGTGGTTCTAAAGTAAGGGAAAGTAGCCTACTGCCATTGGCAACGGCTAAGACAGCAGGTGGAATAACTGAGAAGTTTACCGTAGCGCAGCTTCGTAAGGGACTGAACTACGAGAACGCGTACAATACCTTAGCCCGAAGCTATTCCTGATACGGTACAAGGCGAGGTGTTCTTCGTATTCACTGGGCCAGACAAAACTGCGGTAGCTGAGTACCTTCGTGGCGCCAGCGGTGCAGGGCAGGTGTTGGATGAGGCAGGGACTCCTGTAGTCCACCTGACTCCAAAAGGTATGGCATCTTATCGTGTCATTCCTAACATGGCTACACTGCGTACCACTAAGCCAAAGAACCCTAACGAAATTGTTGAGGTCACCGAGTATTACACCGGTAAAATGAATGGCGGTGGTCGCTTTGTATCTGCGGTTAATACGACCGTACCTGACGACGGTGGTTACACTACGATTCGCGTTGATGATAATACCGTGTGGTATCGCCAGGATCTACGTGCTTTGACTCTGTGGGATGGTGGTTGCGATAACTCGGTAGCGGATAACGGCCCGTTCATCCAGAACATCCAATACTCTCGTTCTTTGCAACCGATCAAGGTGCCGAGTCAGTACTTCGGTATCCGTACGCCAATCGTAATCAAAGCTAACAAAGGGTTTGCTTTGTACGCAGATGGTGCCCATACTGGTCGTGCTGTACTGCAATGGATGGGTGGTGACTTTAATGACGATACCACTGCAGTTCTGAGCATTACTGTAGACAATCCTACTGACTTCACTTACTCGGGTGTAGTTCTGAAGGGATTCTCTATCTTGGGTGGCGGTAAAGTCCTACACGGCCTCTACATGCGTAACGTAGGTTACCCTGAGATCGATAGCCTTAAGATCGAGAACTTCAAAGGGGCCGGTCTTCTGCTCGACCAAGTTCAGGACGGTTACTTCAACTTCCTGGAAGTTCAAATCTGTGGTCGTACCTCAGGGGACTACGGCGTTTACGCTGACTTGGTCAACTTGAGCAAGACGCAATTCGCACCGATCCACATCATCTCCAGTAAGTCAGGCGATGCATCTAACATGCTGCGTTTCCAAGGCGGTCAGTGGGAAGCTAACAACTGTTCCCCTACTGTCTACTATCGTGGTGGTATTGGCCTGTGGATCTCCAAGATTCACTGCGAGCAGCGTAACGGCCCGATGAGTAAGTTTAAACTCTACGATCCTAACTTTGTCATGGACACCAGTCCTGAGAAAGCGGGTCGTGTGTTTATCCAAGTAGATGGCTCCAGTTCGTCCGAAGTCATGCTGGATCAGATGCAGTCTTCTGAAACCGAACGTTTCGTTTACGCCGGTGGTTACGGTGTGGTCATGATCACGAACACAACGCGAGGGGGCGGTATTTGTTTAGCCTCTGCCAACCGTGAGTTTGCCATGACTATCACCAATAGCTGGTTGACCGACTGCTACTTTAGCTCGTCTTCTCGGGTATGGATCGACAACTGCCGTCTTGGTAACCTGACCTGGTCTTACCCGTCTTATACTGGACTGATTTCCAACACCATGATGAAAGACGTCGTCATGAACAACGATGGCTCTTTCCCGGATATCAACTTCAACAACTGTATCTTCGATAACTTCACTAACTACGTGAAGAACGTTCGTGTTACCGGCGGACACTGTAAAGGTAACTTCTCCTTCAACGCCTCTGGCGGTGGCGGCGCAGTAATCGGTACAGTTATTGATGGTACGTTGAGCGTTGATACCAAATGGGGTATTGACTTCCGTCCATCTGGCGCAGTGATGAACCAGGTTTACTCAAATAACGCCCCTGCGGAACAAGCGCCTAACGGCACTCGTCCAAACGGTTCTATCTGGGTTAACAAGAACGTGGTTGCCAACGCACCTGACGGCACTCCTATCTCTTGGGTTAAAGATGCCGCCGGTAAATGGGTTCCGTTTGCATTCGTTGGTACCTTAGCTAACGGCGTGGTGGCGAAAGAATATACGTTCGCTAACTTACCAGGGGCATCTTTGGCTAAGCGTGCGATTGTTACCTGTACGGATACAGCGAAAACGCCTAAAGACCAACTGATCTATTCCGATGGGACTAACTGGCGTTACGTGTCCGATCCTGCCACTGTAGTAACTAAAGGCTAATATAGACACCCTTGGCAGTACTAACGCTGCCAAGGGGTTTATGTCGTGTTTCTATGAGATTTCGAGCGTAATCAAAAGGTCCAGTATAATGAACAACAATCAAACTAAAATCAGCGAGTTGCCTAAAGGTGCAAAACTCAAAGAGTCCAGTTTATTACCTGTTGTCAGTAAGCTCAGACACCGCAATTGAAACAGAACGCTTTACTCTATCTGATTTCAGAAGCTGGGCTAACTACGACAATGCTTACTCAACTTTGGCTGACGGCATTAAAGACACTGAAGTGGGTAATACTTTCCTTGTTTACACCAGCGATAACAAATACTCCGTAGCAGAATACGTACGTCTCCCATCTGGAGCGAGTCAGGTTATTGATGGTGAAGGCAATGCAATTTTTCATTTAACAGCTAAGGGTAGAATCCCCGTTAAGACAATAGCTGCATTACGTAATCGTGTCCCTACGTTAGAGGGCGAGCCGGTCTACGTTATTAGTTACGACGAAACTGTAACTACAGGCGGCGGTTGGTTCATCGCCAAGAAAGGGACTGTAGTCGACGATGGCGGTCACCTTATTTCCGTTAATGGATCATGGTATTGGGAACGATCTGCTAACGAGGTTAACCTATTAGACTACGGAATTAAAATCTCTTCTCGTGAAGCCGGGAAAGAAGTTTATTACGACGTCACGGATAAACTGCAGGCTGCGACTAAACGAGCCGGTGACAAAGGCTGTCCGTTAGTTTCCAGTGCTACGTTCCAGAACGACCCAGGCAACGACGGTTATCCGCGTTGGGGTTATTTCATCACCAAAACGTGGGATATCACCGGACTTAAATATCTGAACGGTCAGTTTAACATCCTGGTTCGGGGCAATACATTTGCTACCACCGGGACAGTGCCAATGGGCGGAACTACTCCATACTGCATCACTGCACTTAACTGTAAGTGGGGTACGGACGGTAAGTTCTTCGGTACAACGTACGGTAACCTTGTCATCGATAAGTTGAATCTGTTCAACATGGACGGATATAACCCTAACGTTGCTCTTAACGGTATCTTGATGATTGCATCGGGTTCTCGTTTTAACTTCATGATGGCAACTAACTTCAACGGCCGTGCTATCCATTTCGCCGACTCTTACGATAACGTAATGGGTGACATTCGAGTAATGTGGTCTGGGAACCAAAGCGCCTTTGCATTAGAAGTTGGTGCATGGAAAGCTGACAGTACGTCTAGTCGCGATGAATCTAACGCCAATACATTCTTGGCAGTAATGGCGCATAACTGCCGTGAGAAGTCGTGGTTGATTGCTGGTAGTAAAACCAACGTTGTCCGTATTCACGACGAGGCAATCTTGTCCACTACGGCAACTCCGAGTAATCCTATCCGGGATTGAGTCACGAAATGGTTACGGGTATACCTCGTGCTACTTCTCTTCAATCGGCGGTCACTTAGGCGATGTCAGTTTCGCTACTTTCGACAAGGCGTCTACCGTTAAACCAGTATTGACGATTGGTTCTTCGGTCACTTGTAGTTGCGACAATATCGCTTCTGGTCGTGATGGTGCGAACGTTGCGGTTATCTCAGGTGATCCAGGTCCAAGTGGCGCTGGTACTATCGCATCTGTTACCTGTAATGAATTCCGTACACTGGCCAACGCCAGGACTGCGACTACTGCGCTGGTTTGTAACAACGCAATACTCGTGGATCCTAGCTCCCCTATTTTGTCAGGGACGATCAACGGAGATTTAACGTTGATGTCTAGTGCTACTTGGATAGGTCTGAGTAATCTTCGCGTTGGCGGCGTGACCAATGTTGGGACACCTGCGATGTTTAGTAACTGTACGTTCAACGGTTTACTGAATATCACGTTCGATAACTTCGGCACCATCCTTAACCGGATGCGCCATACGTTCGAACACTGTAAAATAAACGACGCCGTTAAGTCAGATACGTCGAAAGTCATTTTCCGAGATTGCTCACTTATTTCGACTAAAGACTTTACTATTACGGGTGCGGGTGAAGGAGTACGCTTTGAGTCTAGTCGCATTAACATGAACGTCATCATGGACAATAAAGCTAGTCTTGAATTCATCGACTCTGAGGCGAATGGGACTAACGTCGCTACCAGTTCTACCGGTACAATTTTAGTTTCTAACTCTAGCTGGTCGACCGGTGCAATTAATGCTACCGCAGCTACGCAAGTTATTATCCGTGAAGGTTCGGTAATGCAAGCCTTGAACGGTGTAGTTAATCTTAGAGTTATCGACTCAATGGTTACTTCTCCGTTTACGTTGGGTAATAACGCTCGTGTTTGGTTGTCTAATGCAAATATGAATGATGTAACGATTTCCGGCACAGGTATTAACTTGGATGCTGATAAAACGTTCTTCAACCGTTTCGTATTTGACAGCGGCAAAACCAATACCGGTGCGTGGCGTATCTCTCAAGATTGCGTAGCGTGGACAACTGCTAACTGGGTTGTTCCTACCGTTGTATCGGGCTACGGTGTACGTACTTACGATATATCTACTGGTACAATTTATAAGGTTGTCTCTGGAGCATGGAAAGTAGTAACTGAAAGTACAGCGTAAGATAAATACGATGGTCCGGATCTACTCCGGCCATCGTGTTCCTATGAATATCTACAGCCTTACAATAGGACTAAACACATGGCAATCACTGGCATTGGGGCGGAGAACACCAGGACTTACCCTGTAGAGAATGTCACTGCATTACGTGCAGTTGTACCTCAAGCAGATGGTCAGTTATTTGAAATGGTCGGTGCTCCGATCGATAACGGTACAGGGCGTAACCAAAAAGGTGGCGTGTTCCGTTACTACGCAGATCTCAACATCGCCGATTATCCAGATGACGGCGGTTACTTTATTAAACCGGGAGCAGGTACTGGTGTTCTGATTCGTCAGCACGAACCTAACGAGTTCTTTGTTGATTGGTGGATCACTTCCCCAGATACAGACTTCGCGTTCGCTATGACTCGTCTACAGGCTTGTCTGGTTAAATTAAACTTAGACTACCCTGTATTGGTCAGAGCAACCGGCCCAACCTACAAGTTGGCTTCTACGTTGAACATCGACGTTACTTACGCCGACTATAACTTCGAAGATTGTAAATTCATCTGGACGACTAACCCAGCCGTTGCAGTGCAGTTCTCTGCATCTAAAGATGTCGGACCTAAACGCGTCATCGTTTCCCCACGTACCTATTTCCGGGGCGGTATCTTTGCAGGAGCAGGCGGGGTAGCTAAGGGAACTAACGTAGGGTTCGATTGTTCCTTTGCTCGCGGTAACATTGCAGGGGTAAACTTCGAGAACGTGACAATCACTGGATTTGACCGTACCGTTTCTTACGGTTCGAATGCGTACATGTATAGCTGGACCGGGTGTCGTTTCGGTGGTGGTGTTGCAATCCACACCAAAGCTAACGCCAGTAACTTCGGCGAAAACATGAACTACCATAACTGCGTATTCGGAGATATGTACCGATTCATGGATATGGATACGGGTGGTGGTTTCTACTTCCATAACTGTAGTTTCGACTATAGCGGGGAGAATGATGCTGCGGTTCCATTATTCCGGGTATCTGGTCAAATCAACTTCAATAGCTGTCACTTTGAATGGGGTAATGCCAACCGACCTAACTCCGGTAACTCGGTATTCCGTTTAGGCGGAGATTCCACTTACGTAGTTATTCGCGACGGTATTATCTTACTTAACGATAATGCGGCTACGGTGCATGACTACTGGTTTAACTTTGGTAGCTCTGGCGCAGCAGCGGCGATCCTCGATACTTACGTTTACGGTGCGCGGTTTAGTAAGGCATGGGGTTCTCGTGATTTCGAGATGAAGGTCAAGACTAATGGTAACGGGAATACACCTAACGTACCCGCTAACATTACGTCCAAACGTACGGAAGCCTCATTACTGATCGACCCAACCATGAACGATGTAACCTTACCCGATTTCTGGACAGTGGGTGAATTCGATGGCACTGATCCCTCACGTACTCGTTTGAAATCGCCTAGTCGTCAAGTTGTAGCTAACGGAGATGGTACTGTTACTTTCGTAGCATTAGCTAAGTCGAATGAACAGCCGGGTATGCTCTTCCCAGTAAAGGATTTAGAAGTACCGGTAATTAACTTCGATTATAAAGTGAAACATACTCCTGCCAACTTCAACGCATTCGTTACGTGGTTCTGGACTCGAGTGGAAGGTGACACTCGTGGCTACCGAGTAGTGAAGCGAGTTCAGGCGACAATGCTTGGTCAGCAAACTTTGACACAGAACCCCGACTTCCAGCCAGCAGTCCCTACTTCGGCCTATACTTTCCGTTGGCCGATTAAACCACGTTGGGCTACTCACATGGAGTTCAGGATTAACATGTCTCAGTTTGAAGCAGCTTCCGATGGAACACCTAACGGGGTAAGTATCCGGAACCTTTACCACAACTACTTTAACAGCTCAATGTAGTTTTGGCCATTTCCAAATAATTTGAGATCTATATACCCCGTGTGAATAAGGAAATAAGACAACCATATTCATTCACTTTAACTTAACAGTGTTAGGTCAACCTTCCGGAAAAAGCTAGACCAAAACATTATACGAGCAGGGGATTAATTTCCCCTGCTCTATTTTCCATTTTAATAAAAAGGAGCAACACTTGCAAACTCAAGCTATGTCATTTAACGACGCCTACAACATGCTGGCTAATACTTATCTTAAACGCGGCATTGATATCAGTCGCACAATTAAATGTAACTGCGCCCATTGTGGCGAGGTTCACGACCGTCTCGCTACTGTGCCTTTGACCGGTAACGAGATTTGCTTCCAGTGCACTTATCGTAAACTGACAGAATCCAAATAGGAGATGTCATGGATCTTAAAAACCATCCCAGACCTAATCAGAAAACGACTATCTGGGAAGCACCCGGTAAAATAAAAACCAAACTTCCTTACCCCCATACTCGTATAGAGCGATACCATGAACTTCGAGCTATGGCAGATGAAGCTGGGAACGATTATACTCTGAGGCAGTTCATCGGTTGTAAAATATTCGATTTATTGGCGATTACCGATGAGCAGTACCAGAGCAGGATCGAGTACGAACACAAATACCTCTCGCATTAATAAACCAATTCCTAAAACCTTTCAGGAGAATACCATGAGCAACAATATCCGTCATTCGCAAGCTTATTACAGTTCCAAACACCATCCAGTAGTATTAGAGGCCCAACGGGAAGCTGGCACCAAACTCCCGTATCCGCATACGCGAGCCGAACGTATCGAAGAACTCAAGCTCCAACTTAGTACAGTTGAACCAGATACCTACTTGGAGCGTTTCGTTAAATCTTACCTCTACGAAGCAGAAAGCTTGTCTGATGAAGAGTATCGGGTAAAGATTGACGACAAAGCTAACTTTGACGCTTTAGTCAAAGAGGAAGAAGAAAAGGCCTTATCGCGAAAAACGGCAGCCGGAACAGTCACAGGTTTTGTGGGCGTTAAAGTTCGCGAAGATTAATCGTTAATAACCAGTTAAACTCTCTAAACCAAACTCAATTAACAAGGAATTAAAAATGTCTACTATCATCAATACTCCAAACAACAAAACTGTTTCTAACCGCTTCTTCTACTACACCGTTGCAGCCTTCGCTGTCTTCGCAACCATCGTTGGCATATCCGAAAACGATACCGTCAACCTGATCGCTTGGGTTGTTCTCATGGTCGTCAACGTTAACCTGGCGCATTGCGATAACGAAGAAGTAAAAGCTGCCGGTTACAAACCAACTACCGTCTGGCTGAATATGCTGCTCTCTCCTATCGGCTGGGGTATCGTTCGTGTTATCCGTACCCGTAACGGCGGCTTCCATAACTTCAAAGGCATCATCGGTTATGTTGTCGGTGTTCTGGCAGTATTGATGGTTCTGGGCCTGGCCACTGAGCCTAACGAAGACGAAGCAATTGCAACCCGCACTTGTGAAATCATCAACGAACAAACTGAGCCATTCTTCCTGGAAGGCGTTAAATGCGATCACGCTGAGTTCGACAGCAAACCAGGCAAATACACCTGGGTCATTAACGTGTACAAAACCGATGGTGACGTTACCATGGTAAACGCACGCTACGACGCTAAGAACGATATGATCACCGTGTTCTAAAGTCTTACGCTCCCTTGGTTACTATGGACATTATATCCGTTGTAGCTTAGGGAGCTAATAGACTATGGGACGTTCTATTTTTGTTGAGTCTATCCATGAGGCGCTTTCTTTAGTGCCTGACGAGAATCTGCCACTGGCGCTGGAAGCGATTGAATTGCTCAGCGACCGCACACCTCCATGGGAAGACTTGACGCATGAGGAACAGCTGAAAGGCGTGTTGTCTCATGTTGTACCTTTCGGTTGGGTACAAGAAGAATTTGTACCGATGTAACAGCATAGGGAGAGTAGCCGCGGCTACTCTCCTTTATGTCGACTTAGAGGCTATTGACTACCTGAGTAAAACCTTGAGTATCCTTAACCAAGAAGTCACCAACCTTAGGCTGATGTTTTTCCATGAACCATTTCATAAATGACTCTTTAGAGCCACCTTCGAAATGGAGAACCGTAAGTTCACGGCTAGTTTTGGACGGAGTAATGTTTTCAATTTTACGTGCAGTTTCTACTACTAACTGATTCATTGATCTGACCTTAATGGAAATTTTAATTTTGGGTAATTCATAAGATATGAGATTACATTCTCATTATGAATTGAACCTGACATCATTATTGAGAGGTACCTAATGGCCAGTAAGAGTAGAATAAAAAGGATCGAAAGTAAGAAGTTAAACGCAACGCCAAGAGCGCCTATAAAGGACTCTGTTGCACTCAACCCGGATGACATGGACAAGATGTCATCTAAAACAATTGCGCGCTTAGAAAGGCGTACAAAGCTTATTTATTGAGGAATCAAAAAGATGACCCGTAAAGCATTTTACATCATTGCAGCAATCATTTTGGTAATCGGCTGGGCAGTTGTAGGTTACTGTATCTACGACGCGTTCCATCAGGTTAGTGCCTGGTATATTTTCGGTAACGTGGCCTGCGCTATTATGGTCTTTATCTGGATGGGCGCGTTGATCGTTGCGGTTGGTATGCAAGTAAAACCAACTAAAATGGAACACGCCCATGACAAAGCCGGAAACTACTGACCAAGCGATGGCGAAGCTGTTTGAAAGATGGCAGCGTAATCTTGAGACAGCAATCTACCATGTGTACATTAAAGTCATCCCTTACGACTTTGATACACTTTGTACTTTAATGCACCGTGAGATGGGATTATCGGGTGGCGCTGGCGCCGATGTGGTCGATGGCCGCTACGTTAAAGTCTACGGTAAGTTTTACGAAGACAAATATCGGATCATGTTCAAAGTAGAACAAGATACGCCGATATACATGTTCTTCACGGAAGATGATATTCGTGCAGTTTATAATCGTTTCGTCAAGTGAGTGCTAGAGCGGAAGTGTCCTTTATGGGCACTCCGCTCTAGTTATTTGTACCTGCCTTTTATTTTTTGACACTAGCTCGCTTACTATGACACCTTATAAAACCCCATTCCTGAGCATGTTACAGGAGAAGGAAACTTGCCATGGTTGACTTAACCAAAGACGCTAAACTCATTGCGATTGACCTCATCAATGAAGCTAACGGAACTAACTTTACCGATAAAACTATCGCGTTGTCAGGGCCGGTTGTAAACAACTTCGTGTTGAACGGTCTGAATACGGAAGTTACTGCTTCGCCTAACGCAGGTGATAGCAATGACATTCCGGTAACTACTTATTATTCCCGTCTCCATCTGAACCATTTGCTGGAACGTCCTTACGCCGCCTTAGAGAACCAAGCACCTTCTCGCCTGGCTGGTTTACTTCCTTCTATCAACGCTAAGTATCGCCTCGGTCTGACCGCTGCAGATATCGTTGATGGCCCGTATCGTCCTGACGATGTAGCGACTGGTATTCGTCACGTTCAGATCGAAGCTAACCCGAACAGTTACGGTTACATCGGTAAGACTGACATCTATCTGGGTGATAGCGCTCTGGTAGCCGATTGGTTTGAACGTCCTCATTATCAGTTCTCTCGTGACTTCGGCGCAGTTACCTTCATGGGCAACAGCTATAACTTCCCTGATACCGATATCCGATTCGCTGGCCCTATTCAGACTATTACTCTCAATAGCCGGATCAAAGCTGTGAGCATCGATACTGACCGCCAATACCGTGCTTTCGAAAGCTACCCGGTAAACGGTACGTTGGTTGCGCACTTCAATAACGGCGTGATGAAAGAGATCGTTGGTAACCGTGGCGAAACGAGCTACGATGAAAACGGTATTCTTCTGGATATCATGCCGGATCTCCCTTCCTTCATGGACAACATCCACGAAGATGTACGCATCCTCAAATCGTACGGTAACGGGAACATTACCTACAGCACCGACTACGACGTAGGTAAGCGCAAGGCAACTTCTGGCTTGACTTACTACGTTGATAACGTAGCGGGTAACGATCAGAACGATGGTCAGTCGGAAGGTAAAGCATTCAAGTCGTTTAACCGCGCATTGATGGCAACTCCTGCTGCCCGTATCATCATGGTCAAAGGGACGGATGTTTATTACGATGCCAACAACGGCTGGACGAGTTCAGTTAATAACCGTTCTCTGGACGTCATCGGCTTCGGCCCTAAAAAGCCTATCTTCACGGCGACCGTAAACGACCTCACCTGGAAACAGCAAAGTGAGTCCATGTGGTATACCGACCGTATCCGTTTGGCTGCCTTCGTTGACATGAACAACGTAACGCTGGCCGCTGGCCCAGTCCGTATGACCGCTGCTAAGACGCTGGACGACTGCCGTATCAACCAGTCTACCTATTACTTCGACAACGTGTCTGGTCGTACTTACGTTCACTTGTTTGACGATCGTCAACCAGATGACAAAGTTCTGGGTATCATGGCAAGTAACTCTGGTCGTACCGAGAACGGGTCTACTGTTTACATGGAAAACCTTCAGTTCCAGTACACTTACCGTGGCTTCCAGACTGAAATCACTCAGGCTAAAGTAGTTGGGTATCTGTACGCTAAGAACTGCGACTTCGGCTGGAGCTGGACTGATGCTGGTCTTAACAGCTGGGGTACTAACGTTGTTACTCAGGGCTGTACCGCTCAGTGGTGTCAGCGTGGCGGTTTCCGTTATAACTCAGACCGCGTAACTCCAACCATGGGTATCAAACCTTGGGTTGTTGAAATCGGCGCAGTTGTTAAGCAGTGCGGTTTTGACGGTACTGGTCAGGGCGTAGGTTCCGGTATCTCCGGTAACGTAACTATCATGCGTATTGGCGGTAGCTATTCTGATTGCGAAGGTAACTTCGTTCAGGACACCGGTGACAATACCTACTCGCTCAACCTGAGTTTGACTACGTTTAAATCTCGGTGGAATAACCCAGATGCGGCCGCGTACACTAACGGCCTGAACTCAGTGCGTGCAGCAGTTGCACATTACTGGAGCTGCACTATGGACAGCAGCGCTTTGTCTATCTATCCGAAAGGCAAAGGTCAAGCGTTCTTGCACAACACGTTAGTAGGTGCACGTCCCTGCTACCAGCGCGAAACGCCGTATCGTTTTATTTACACTAAGAAAGGGTAAGTGAACCAATATGAGTAATTACTCCCAACAAAGTAAGGTTCTGTTAGTTAGCGTAATTAACCAGGACAAAGGTACGTTCATTTCTCCTAATGACGTATACTTCATCGGACCAACCGCTAACGATCACCCCGACTACGATACGAAAGTCACCATGGTCGCCTTGGAGGATTCACCTTATCGTGACTCCAAGGTTATCGAGTACAACAAAGTAGAGTTCTCGGGTATCTTCTCCGTACCGCTCATCTTTACTGCCGCAGGTAATATCCTGACTACGTCTGACTTGATCAAACGTATCAACGAAGAATACGGTACTCAGTTAGATGATACCGACATCATCGTTGAACCAGTAACACCAGTGTTGCTGAGCAGTACTGTGGCAATGGTGACGGTTCGTGCTGCGCCTAACGCACTGATCATCAAAGGTCAGTTGACGGTTTACTTCTCTGACACCGCATCCATTCGTAAGTGGATTCGTAACGTAAGTACGGAGTATTCCAGTGACGGTAAAACTCTGCGTATCTCTGGCTCTAACCGCCGCGTAGATAAAAAGGTTGTCATCGGTAATGCTATCGATTATCTCCCGGCTACGAGCGCCATGGCGCTTTCTCTGGGGGCTGACGGTAAGTTCAACGAAGTAATGACTTTACCTACTCAGAGTCCGGTGAAGGTTCGCTTCCGTGAAGGTTCCCTGTTAGAAGTTGTGGGTCCGAGCGATGAGACTAGCTACGACCGTAATGGTAAGTTGCTTCGTATCTCTCCTCAGCTGCCACCGATCTTCGAAACTATCGGGAACCTGGCACAGATCAAAGCAACGTTCGACGATAACGGCCCAGACTTCAATCCGAACTATTCGATTAAAGTTAAACGGGCACGTTCTGGTGTTGTCTACTACGTTGACTCTGTAAATGGCAATGACCTGAACGGTCAGGGTACCGAACAGTCCCCGTACAAGAGCTTCAACGCAGCGATCACTCGTACTCCGCTGGCACGGACTATCGTCATCAAAGACGGTTCTTCGTTCAAGAGCGGAGAAGGCCCAAGTGCGCCAATCGAAGACCGTTCACTCGATATCGTTACTTCCGGTACGAACAAGGTCACCCTGAGTGGTGCATGTAAGGTAAGCGCGTGGACTAAGTCGCCAGGTCAAGACAACGTCTACGTTGCAACCCTGACTGATAAAGTGGGCGGTGTTGCTGACTACATCGCAGCCGGTACGTCTGGTCGAGCTACTCAGTTGACTGCCGTAGCATCTATTGCTGCTGCAGCTACAACCAAAGGTAGTTACTACCCCGAAGAAGGAAAGGTCTACGTCCATACGCTGGATGATCGTGCACCGGATAATAAGTTGGTTGTTATCTCAGCCAACCCAGTAATCAGTGTAAAAGGTAACTCACAGGTTTACCTGGAGAACCTGATCATCGTCGATAGCATCAACGGTGTTGTAGTTGAAGCGACCAGTGTTGACAAAGTTCCTAACTTCTACGCAGTGAACTGCGAGTTTAAAAACTCAGCGGGCCGCGGTTTAAGTGGTTACGGTTCGACTGTTCAGACTGAAGGTTGTAAGTTCACGGCTAACGCCAGTAACGCAACCTACTACGATCTGGATCGTCAGTCTCCTGGTCTGGGTATCAAGTCCCGCTTCAGTGAGTCGAGTAACACCTTTGAGTGGAACGGTACTGTCGATCCATTCACGGGCTCAACAACACTTGCTATTGCCGGTACAGTCGGTACACGTTGTAAGAACGTCTACTCCAACTGCTTCGGTCGCCCTATCCTGGATTACGGTACAAATACCGCAACAGCCAACTACTCGTTGACTGTGGGTCAAAGTACGATTAACGATGTATTGAACGGTGCGCTGATTACTTCAGGTCACCCAGATACAAGTCGTTACGGTCGTGCGATGACGTTGGTGTTCTCGTCTAAACTGACTCAGCGCGATGGTGCATTTACCTTAGCGTCAATCGGTAACGGTAACATCTACCTGTACGATACCCCGGTAGGTAAGATGGGCCAGTATGGATTGAGCGATCCGTACAAGTTCATCTACACCTCGAGCCAACGAGCTCAACAGTGATTATATGAGCGTCTGTAACATCGATGCTTCGTAAACGTTTTTGAGTTCTGATGGTTAATCCATATTGGGAGGAGGGCTTCGGCTCTCCTCCTTTTTTTACGCCTCTTTGGAATTATTTGAAGAAGTACTCAAATTAACCCCATTGAAGGAAACACCTGTGAACGTAGAACTCAAACTGATCGACCCACGTTATAAATCCAGCGAGTGGGCAATCCCTGACTACAAAACCTCCGGTGCTGCAGCAATCGATGTATTGGCATGTGTCGATACCGAAATCGTTATTAACCCAGGCGAAGTCAAGATGATTCCTCTGGGTATCGCATTCCACCTGAACGACTCCGAAGTAGCAGCAATCCTGATGCCACGTTCTGGTCTGGGTTCTAAAGAAGGTGTGATCCTGGGTAACACTCTGGGTCTGATCGACTCCGATTTCCAAGGTCAGGTACAGGCTCCTATCTGGAACCGTAACTTCGCCGATAAACAAATCCGTATCCAGCCGGGTGATCGCATTGCTCAGCTGATGTTCGTACCGGTAGTTCGCCCTACCTTTAAAGTAGTGGAAGAGTTCAGTGAAACTACTGAACGTGGTGAAGGCGGTTTCGGCTCCACTGGCGTAGCAACCAAATCGGTTGACGAAGTGATCGACGCTATCGTTGACTTTCACTCCGATGCCCTGGTAAAGAAAGGCCCGTACGCATTGAAAGATGCAATGGCGATGCCGCGTGGTGAGCTGGCTGCTACGTTCAAGTATTTCCTGATCGAAGGCTGGGTTGGTAAGATCCAGGTAGAGTTCAAAGAGCTGATCGCGAAATACCCTGGTGTAGAAGTCCGTATGGCGTTGAAAGAACTGCCAGGTGAACATGTACAGGCTATCTACACCCGTCACTACAAAGACGCGGTAGAATCTGCCAAGAAACCTATCTCCCCTGAACACCCACAGGCTGAACAAATCGGTAAACTGGGTTCGTACACCAATCAGGCAGTTGATCCAGCAACCATGAGTAAGGAGGAGCTGATTGACGCGATCGTTGTCAAGCACACCGTGGATCTGTACGACACCAAAAAGGACGCCGTTGTCAAGAGTGACCTGGGTGGCTACGAAGAACTGAAACGCATTCTGGATAACACTATCCGCCAGCGTTCGATGATTTACGCCATTGCCCATTTCAAAGAGATCGTCCGTGGCTATACCGGCAGCGCTGTGGAGATGTTCCTGAACACGATGGATGAACGCACCATCTACAACATCTACATTCGCCACTACGGTAAGAAACCTCTTTCTGCGACATTCGGTAGCTAATAAGCGTCATAGCGGTGAGAGGGTAATTCCTCTCACCTTATTTTACATCGGAAGGTATTATAATGCCCAGCGGTAAATTCTTTTACGTTAAACCTCACGATAAAGGTTTTGTCGTTGTAAATGCAAACGGGTCAATTATGACAATAAATGATTTACCCCTTTGTCGCTCCATGAACGGTAAGCTCGTTGATGAAATGGGTAACCCCAACTTTGTTGTTCACCGAACATCGGAAGGAGCCATTGCTAAGGCTGAGTGGCTAACTTCGGTAAACGTTAATGCTATCCTAGAAAGTATAGATGACTCCGAGTACAAGTTAAAAGAGAAGCAACGCCTAGCGGATATGCGTGACAGGAGGCATTCGATATACTTCGCTGCACTGGCGGTTATATTCGCCATTGCTTACTTTACAGACTTCCGTCCAAGAGACACCAATAAGGAACCTTTATGGCAGACATTATTCTCGACCCCAACCAAGACGGAATCACCCACATCAACATCTACTCCAAGTCCAGATGTATGCTCGGGAAGTTCCTGTCCCATTTCAGCAGAACCCCTTTCGAACACCCTAATCTGGGACGGTTCGAATCCATGGAAGCACTTTGGTATTATGCAAAGACGGGATACCAGCACGAAGAACTAAGAGGACTTTGGGGCTACGAAGCCAAACGACAAGGTCAGCAGTTCGCCACTGTTCATGATGACAATTTCCTCAAGGTCATTCATGAGGGCAACCGGGCTAAGATTGAAGCCTACCCTAGGCAGCTCGAAGCATTCAAAAAGAATAAGCTCCCGTTTACGCACTATTACGTATTTGGTAAAGCAACATGGGATAACGGTGTACCCACATGGATTGGTGAGTATAAAGTTCAGGATGCTTCTAATGGCTCAGCCCTAGTCTGTTTCTGGGAAACACTCAAGACAGAGTACGATTTCGAATCTATTTGACAGCTATATTACTTATTTGAATAGGATACAAATCCTAATTAACCACTTTTAAGGAATCGATAGATGAAATTAATGAAAAGTAGCTTCTCTGGTTTAGTGGCTCAAGCTCGTGCCGAATTCAATTGTCTGAATGACAACAAAGATCGAGAAGACTACCTTCATTTATTAGAAGGAAAGCTGTCTCGCTTTACCTGGTCTCATTTCGGTGAAAAGGAATTCACTAACCCAAAAAATAAAATCCGTGCTCGCCGTATTGCGTATCTGTCCAAAGTCTTCCTGTACGAGTTGGTTTTACTCGCCATTAAGAAAGATCCGAACAGAATCGCATTAGTCACTTATAGTCGCCATATTCGTCGTGATGCTAACGCCGCCTGGGTACGTTACGAAGCCGCCATTAACACTAACCAAGGCAGTTGGTGGCAGCAGATTAAATTCTACTTCGATGCCCGTAAATTCAACAGCCTTTAATTAGAAGGAACCGTCATGATCTGTGTTAACCAATATGTCTTCAACGCTTATTACTCTTACCTGTCAGAAAACGGCGATGGCCGTGTTCACATGTTCGTTATGAAAGAGGGGATCAAAAACCCTCGTCTGTTACCGTATGTCAATAAAGACTACCTGGTACTGAACATCTCCGGTCGTGCTTGCCCCGAGATGCGCGTGGAAGCTACCGGGATCAATTTCAAGGCCAGCTTCGGCGGCGTTCCTCTGACCGACTTCATTAGTTGGGATCATGTCGCATTCATGGCTGCGCCAAATAACACGGAGCTGGGCATTCTCCCGTTACCTCACCCGGTTCAATGGGTTGATAACGAACCCGCTACCGAGTTGGGCGAGTTGGCTAAAAGCGAAACTGTGCCGACATCCGAGCTCAGTAAGATCAATAACTATGTCCCTATGGGGCGTAGTATCGAGCGCAAAGAGCGTCCAAATCCATTCTCTGTTATTAAAGGCGGAAAGGAATGACCCAGTTAGGTTGGTACCCGGATAATTTCGGCGAGCTTCCTTTGGAAGAAGCACTTCAGTATTCTGTCGACCTCGGTAAACGGGCCTTGGACGATAAGGAAAAAGGCAACTTGAGCAAAGGGCTCTGCAAGCTGGCCCATCTTCCGGAAGTCTGCATCAAGCGTTGGGACCACGGCCCCATTGTACAACGTCGTATTGTCTGTGCAGCTAATCGTTATACTGATCAACACGGTAAAGAGTACATCATTGCCGGTGCCCGGCATACGCAGATATTGATGCGGGAAATGGTCAAGACTTTAGGGGAACTCGGATTGGACCTAGCACATACACGTATGGACGACCAAGGGTTCATTGACCAGTTCGAAGAGTACCATACTCGCAAAGATGCACTGATCATTGCTGTACATGCTGGTCAAATGCGTGAGCCTGTTTTCTCTAGAGGCGAGCTGTTCTCCGAAAACCTTTACTAATAAGGATAAACACTTATGGCCAGTTTCGAAGTAAATGGCGAGGGAAATCACTTTAGTTTCGGTGACTCAGTTCTAGGGCAGTCTCTCGCCAGCACTTTGGGGGTCTTCGTGTTCCCCTGTGCGGAACTTAAGAACTTATCGTACGCGATCGGCGGAACCCCGGACATTATCCTTAACGACTACACGGATAAGTCCCGTAAAGCCAAAATGGTTTACAAGGTTCCAGTCGACCCTTGGTACATCGACCGCCGAGTAAAACATCTTCGTCAGGATTATTTCAACGGCCTGGCAATCCCGCTTAAGATCGCCAGCAATAAGAGCGACACCATTAAAGAAATGCGTGTCGTTCTGGAAGATAACGGCGGTAATCGCTACCCGATCATTGCGCTACAAATTCGTTTCGACGAACATGGCGTATGGCATACCCTGAATAACTCAGAAGGTATTTCGGGTATTGTCAAGTTCGTTAAATCTCTCAACTAACCCAGGAGGTTCCAAATGGGGCCACTATTGGAATTAGTTTCAAAAATTGTATTCTTCTCAATTCTCGCCAATATGGTAATCGGCGGGGTACAAAAGATTTCGTCTAAGGAAAAGAAAGATGGAAAAGTTTCTGATATCGATGGGTAAGGCCGTCGTCATTAAAGTCGCAAGTACACTGGCCATTCGCGGTACTCACTACGTTGTTAACTGGGCATCTAAACGTAAGGTGAAGAAGAATGAGCAAAGTACTCCTGAACTCGAGTCGTGAGTTACACGTAGATACGGTACAGGCGCTGTTCATGGCAGTCGTTATGCCGCTCCTGTTTCCGTTCTACGTTGTTTTAACGGGCAACTTCTGGTTTGCCCTAGGGTTCTTCCTCGTAGCCGCTGTGTTCACGCAGGGACTCGACTATTGGGAGTTACGAAGAGCTATCCGCCGCAAACATCTGTTTAGTCCATGGTGGATTCTGGCAATCTTCTTCTACTACCTCGTCCGGGATAAGTCTGGTTTCCCGAACTTCAAGTTATTCTACATCAACGGTTTCATGGTAGCGATCTCTTTGTTCTTGGTCGCATTTATCATCTAACCAATCTTTCTGAATTAAGAGGCTTTTAAATGAAAGGTGTAAAACTGATCCCTGTTCCGAAGGGCTTTCAAAGGTCTGAAAACTGGTGATCGCTTTATCCTCTCCGTAGAGAACAATGGCGAATACCGCGCTTTCTTTACCGACTCTACTCGTAAAGAGTCTGACCTGGACCTGTTGGCTATTGCCGACAACAAAACGCACGACCCATTCAACCGGAAAGGCGTTAAGTTCTCGGCGCATGAAGTCCATGCTAAAACGCAGGACAGCATCACAATCCGTCCGGTATTGATCGGTAGCGCTGAGCCTGTTACTCAGTCTTACAAGCTCTCTCCGAAAAACCTGCTGTCAGCCTAACTGGAGCTACACGATGGCTGTTAAGAAAGTCAAGCACACCAGCGAAATAGCTAACTTCGCTGATATTGAGGCAGTGGCGTTCAAAACTTCCCTGGATATCCTTAAGGCGTTGAATCGCAATAAGGGCGATACTATCCTGGTTTCCAGTGAAAAGATCTTCATCGAAGTTAAGGCCTTCATTAGCTCTTGTACGGGCGGCGAAGAAATGATGAAGCGTCTGATCCACGTGGCACTTGGAACGATACCTCTCGCCTTAGAGGAACGTTTACGCGGTATCCGTGGTAGTAACATGTACGTTGTCATGGAACAGAAGCGTTTCGCTACCTTCCATCCGGTAATTTGGAAATACGCTGATTTGCCGAAAATCAATAGCCACATTTCAGTTTACCGTATCCAGGAGTAATCCGATGGGTCTGAAAGTTATTACCAAGGAAGAAGAGGAACAACGTATCCTCGAAACCGCTCATGAACTCATTGATGGCACTAGTGAGTGGATCAACTACCTTGACGGCGACAGCACGCAAGTTCAGTTGGACGGGTATTTCAATCTGGAAGAACTGGAAGCTATCTGTGCTGTCAAACGTAAAGCGCTGGGTGCAGAAGCTACTGGTCTGAAGGAAGCAGTTGATCTCAAGTACAATTCGTAAACACAGGCGAGAGGGTTAATTCCCTCTCGCTTATTTTACGCTCTAGTGATTTCTTTTTGATTAAAGTAAGGGGAGTTGAAGAATGAAAACTACTGATGTAACTAAGATTGAAGATGGACTGATGTCTGTAAAGGAAGGGGATCGTATCCTGCTCGCTATGGATAACAAAGAAGAAGACCAAGAGAATTGGTTGTTCGTCTACAATCCAGGCTCAGGCTGCACTAGTAATCGCGAAGTCTACGCAGCTGCAATTGCATTCAACGACAAAATAAAACCATTGGAGCCTACTTCCATTGTCGTTCCCGTTTATATCTCCTGGGCTGATGAAAGCTACGTCCAGGGGATGCTCATTAGTCACGACGGTTCTATCGTTGCACCTATTCGTTTCCATCGCAGCGTAGATCGCGTCCTCATTGATCGGAGTACCCAGTAATGAAAGGTTTGAAACATCACGAATATTCTCTGGCGATTGAACGTTTCCGTAAGTGGAAGAAAGAGGGGTTTAAAGGTGCTGACGCCGGGTTACCGGAACTACTGGAAGAGCTTAATAACATCCCTCAGGTAATTCCGTTGTGGTCATGCATCGGCCACCCTGACCGCCCAGGGAGTCAGCCCTACATTACCTTTGGCGTGAAGAACGGAGATGCACCTGGTCGATACGCCGATGAGATCATGGACGAGATCTTCGTCTCTGGTATTCTCAAGTTCGAATACGGTCTGATGGTGGCTCCTTGGCATGAGGATGAAGATTACATCATGACTGAAGATATGTTGGAGTTCACCATCCCAACCTTCACCATTCGCGGTACTGTAATGGGCAATGATGTTGAACAGAACAAAATGGCGAAAGAGCTGTTTATCTCCAACATCCAATCTATCATCATGAAGTTAGAGGCGTATACTGGATCATGAGTATTAAGAAACAGATCTTACAGGTTCTGACTAACTCCACTATGTCGGATAGCGATAAAATTACCGCTGTTCGGGAATTAGTTGACACGATTCCACCTGGGACAAAAGATACAGTAGCCATCATGGTCGCTCCTAATTGCGTCCATAAGCTATTCCGTTTAACCAACTTTAGAGAACTTGAAGAGATCGTCATCGATAACATTATCGTAGACGGGCACTCTTTAGGTGCCATGGTTCCTGTCGTGTTTAACTCAGTTACTCACGCCTCTGGTATCCATACGCAACGTATCACTGTCCAAACTCTGAAATACGGGCAGATTGCAGTAAGGGTATCGGTGGGGTTACAACGCGGTATCGTAAACGTCAAAGTCGAGCGTACTCCTACTGCAGTCGTTAATAACTATCTCGGATTAGATTCCACTCAGGATGTTTCCGAGTTACCGGTATCGGCTCTGTTGAAAATCACCGGATTCCGTTGAGGTAAAGAATGGCAACTTATAGCAACACTTTCTCCGTATCCTTCGAGTTCAAAGACTACAAGTCTAATACTCGGGATATCTACGTAGAGCACCTGGTAATGGACTGGGGCGTTCCAAAACGTAAACTGGACCGAATGTCTGTCCGTCAACTTAAATCGCTCTACGAGCGTCTGAAGACCGGTTATAAGGCTAAGACGAAAACGCGTAGTGCGGTTAAACAATACGGTCGTAACGCTGACGTCGTAGTCATGGGCAAATACATGGATACGGGGATGACAAATGGCTTTTGTTAACGTCGTGAAGGTAAAGTCACCACCGGTCAAAAAGGAACGGAAAGAACCAGTACCGTTCCTCCGTATCAGCGCTAAACAGGGGACCTGTATGTTATCCCCTGAATTCTTGGCGTCGTTTGAAGAAGAGTTTGATAGCATTAATTTCTAATTTCGACGAGTGGACTAACGAGTTTCGTTTCAAGTTAGGGACGGGTCTACTCACGAGGATTAAAGCCGGTGGCAACTTCTACATCCCGTCTAAGATATCTCGTGATATTAACGGTAAACACACTCGCTACCCGGAAAGTCATTACGGGTATCGTGGGTGGTGTCGGTCGTTTTATTACAAACTATCTCTGAAAGATGACGGGTATTGGTACGGCGAATATATCGGTCGCCATAACCCTAACAAGTAAGGAAATGGAGTGGAAAGTATTAAAGTTAATTACGGTACCCCGGATGTTTTAATTCCGCTTTGGGAAACCCCAGAGTTGTCAATTACTGAAGCCATGGGGGAAGATTCATTAATCGTACTCAATGGCGTGGAAACAGAATTAGGTTCTGTACGCGACTACTTAGCATTTGAACGCTTGGGGTTTTGCGGCTGCGGTCTACCTGATGAGGTGGACCGATTTTGGGTAGATCAAATAGTCTCAATCGATAGCGATCAGGAAACGATCGATTACATTGGTTACGCTGGCGGGTTGGAATACTTTATCCAAACTGCAATTCGGCATAAAGCACTTGATGATAAATTAAAATTAACCCCGTTTGGTAAGTTGTTAGTTCTGATCATCCGAGCGCATTATGATCAGACCGTAGATGAAGAAGACCAGGAACCTACTCCTGTGATTACGCACGTAGTCAGTAAAGCCGATTCGTTCGAGAATGTTCAGGACAAAATCGACTACTTCTTACTCCGTGCGTTGGTAGTTCCTGGGATCATTCGTAACATGGAATTACCTAACGATAGTTGGTCGAAAACCTATGAGCAGCGCCAAGGTTCGGATCCAATGAATCTTTCTGACGGTGTTTATTACTGGGTATTTCATTCGTTAGGGGACTTAGGATGGGAGGAACATGGGGGATCTGCTCCAGGCTGGCTTACTTCAGACGGGGAGGATAAGTTGTGCGAACTTATCCGTCGTTTTGGTATTGATGAACTCTCTATTTTTTCACTTATTGAAAAGGGTTTTACTTTCAGAGAGCATCGATCAGATTACCTGACCCAATTCATACCTGAGTTTGAAAAGAAATACCCTAATGTAGACTGGAAATATATTTATCGCTTAAAAGATAAATTATAAACCCTAGTTAAATCTAAGAAACCTGAATAACTTATAAGGAATACCATAATGTTTGACAAAACCAAGCTCCACCCTAAACCAATTCATCGTGGCACTAACAACTTTTACCTGCACTGGCGTTATGGTATTCCTCACCATACTCGCACCGGGGTAAAAATAAATAACGGCGATGTTATCGACGGAGTCGAGTTCCGTGTCACGATAAACGATGATGGCAGCTATTCATCGGCAGGTCCGATAATTGATGGTATGGTTCATGGCGAATGCTGTCCGGTTGTAGAGGATGCATTTGTTGTAACTACTTACAACTATAGCCATGATACCGACCTTAGTCTGGAAAGGACAGTTGACTTACTCCAGTACAGCAAACGTACTATCATCGTTGGTTACAGCTCTGAGATCGCTAAGTTGAAATCAATGCTTTCTCCAGAACAATTTAAGTTGGCAACGTTCCACGTCATTCATGACATGTGTACTGTAGACGACTTCAGAAGGGGTGTGAAGCGGGCCTGTAACAATCCAGGCAAACACCCAATGGTCTTCCTGGGATGTCTTCAAGAGGCAGTTGGTGCCGCTATGGCCGGTATCTCCGATATCGAGAACGAACACTACATCTTCATCTGGTAACAGCCAGGGCCAGGGGTTAATTCCCCTGGCTTTATTTTTTTGTACGTACCGAACACTATTTATAGTTAACTTAATTAACCGAGGTAAGTTAAATGAGCCTTGTATTGAAATTAGCTACTCTACCTAAACCTGACCTGAATAACATCACTCGTCAGTGGATTAATATCTCGAAAGAGTTCGATGCCGGGATGATTTAGCGATGAGCTTTTCTACCATCGCTTCGAAGAGGTAGCTACGGCCAAAACACCAGATTTCCTTTTGTTCATCCAGGACTGCTATTCTAAATTCCACAACGAGTCGTATGCGTCCATACCGGACGGAAATGGTTTTGCTGTTCACCCAGACTTACTGAAAGCATTGGGCGATTTGGAAGCGAACGGTATTACTGCTATTGCCGACCAGGAGTTCATGAACGCCATTAAGAAGTTGGCTAATGAAGTAGACCACAGCAAGACCTGGGTATTCTTCTACGTCGAGAAGAAATAGAATGCGTACTCTCTCTTATTACTCCGCTATGGATCAGTCCCCCGCCAAGTTTAAACGAGCTAGTCATACACTCTCTTTCCTTTCTTTTAAGACAACGGTTCCGTTCAGAATCATTAATCGGCTCACGCTGAAGAACGCGATTAAGTTGGCTAAGAAAGAGGGTTATAACTCGGATAAGGATTGGCGAGAGTATCCGTGTAAATGGCACCTGCGTCCAGATTACGAACTGGAGCAGTGTGCATGTGAACCACCATGTAAAGGTACAAAATGATGAAAAGTAAAGTAATCTCCGGATTCCCTGGCGTAGGTAAAAGTACCCTGTTCAACACTGGGTTAAACTGCTCGGACTCAGATTCCTCTAAGTTCGATAAGAGCCTATTCCCTGGTAATTACATTTCCCATATTCAGAAACTATTAAACTCAGGGGAGCTGGACTTTGTCTTTGTGTCTTCACATGAGATCGTTCGCGATGCACTTATTTCGGCAGAGATTCCGTTTACTCTCGTTTATCCGTGCCTAGAGGCAAAAGCGGACTTCATCGAGCGTTATAAGTCTCGCGGATCGCCAGAAGGTTTTATCAATCTTTTGGACAATAACTTCGAATCGTGGGTTCGGGAGTGCCAAGCGCTTAATCACCCGTTAGTCACAAAGATCGAGCTAGCGCCGGGTCAATTTTTATCCGATGTTATTTAACAGGGGAAAGAGATGCAGCAGTATTCTGATTTAGGTAACCGCATCATCAACGAAGGTATTTGGATTGAGAACCCACGTACCGGCGTTAAATGTAAAACTGTACTGAACCACACGTTCGTCTATGACGTCGGTAACTGTGAAGTTCCGGTGGTCACTACGCGTAAGGTTCCTTACCGTGGCGCGTTCGGTGAGTTCATCGGTTATCTTCAGGGTAAAGACAGCGCAGCCGATCTGCGTGAACTGGGTAGCAAAACCTGGGATGGTAATGCTAACGAAAACAAATCGTGGTTAGCTAACCCTAACCGTAAAGGTGAAGATGACCTCGGTCGTATCTATGGCGTCCAAATGAGGGACTGGGTTAACCAATTTGGTGAGCATTTCGATCAGTTGAAGAAAGTCATCAATAACCTGAAACAAGGCATTGACGACCGGGGTGAAGTCGTGACGTTCTGGAACCCAGGCGAATTCGACTACGGCTGTCTGCGCCCCTGTATGCACACGCATACCTTCTCTATCTTCGACGGTAAACTGCACATGACTTCAGTCAGTCGCTCAGTGGACGTTCCGCTGGGCTTACCGGCTAACATGATGCAGTGTTACTTCTTCCTGGATCTGGTTGCCCGTCTGACCGGCCTGGTTCCTGGTAAGGTAACTCACCACATGATCAACGTCCATGTCTACGAGAACCAGTACGATCTGTTCGTTGAAGAAATGAAACGTCCGGTCATGGAATCCAACGCTACTCTGTGGCTAGATCCTCGGTTACTTCTGGCGGGGATTGATGGTATCGATACGCTGACCAAAGAGTCTGTCGTATTAGAAGACTACTCAGCTCATCCACCGATCAAATATCCTTTCACCGTTTAACTGTCATATTCCGTAGGGGTATTTAGCCCCTACGGTTACTGTCTTAATAGGGAGTACATTATGGGCGCAGTATTCGATATTAGTTTCAATCAGGATACCGTTGTTCAAGGTATTAAGATTAATAAGGGCTACGACCAAGTTCGCCATGACTTAGGTTTCGGTTTGATTACTCTGGATGCTACCGGTAAAATAACCGGCGGTTATGGTGAATGCGTTACTGAGGAAACTCTGACTAAAATGACCGGTGTCCTCGATTGTACCGATCGTCAGTATTTCTTCTACAAGGGTCAATTGTTGTTCCCGCAAGCAATTGTCTCTTCGGAGTTCTCTAGACTGTTCGACACGTTTTACAGAGACTTCGGTCCGTGTGTACACGATGGTAAAATCATCACTATGTCGGAAGACGGTGCTGAGTATTTCCTCAGTGCTCTGAACCACTACCGTAAAGCTCTGAGCACCGATTACAAAGTGAAAGGTACTTTCGAGCTCTACTTCCAAAAAGATAACCCGTACTTCAACACCGGGTTCTTTGGACGTGCTCCTATCGAAGAGTATTTGGAAGATCTCGATAAGTTAAGGGAATATTACCAGACCGGCACCGAGAATTGGCGCATCGGCACGGTAGTTAAAGAACACACCGTTGAAGAGATGTTTGAGTTGCTTCGTCAGAAGTGGGGCGATGCTGATGTCAACACGACTAAAGTCAAAGCGATTGGCGGCGGGTTCTGGGAGCTCATGCGCTCGGAAGGCATTCCGGAATTCTCATTTGACGGCGAAATTAAATTATATTGACCTGGTCGACAGTCTGTTTATCAAACAGACCGAACTATGATGCGATCATCGCTTACTAAAAAATAGGAAGTGTGTAATGAAATACAGAATCGATACCAATATCCACAACCCGGCCCAACCAATTTCCATCATCGTGGATCATGGCGATAAGGACTGGCGCAAGAAGGCTTTCAATACCCTGGTGGAAAAATACGAACTGCAGGACGTAGACGTCAGGGATGCAATTAATCCGATTCTCACAATGTGCGAAGACGGTAACAGCTGTTCTGGTCACATTGCTTTTGCGCCAAGTGGATGGAACATGGCGTACACGATCACTCGTCTCTTGGGTGAAGAAGGTTGGAACAATCTGCTCAACGCCATCTCAGCTGAACCAGCACCAACTGATGAACTGAAGGAACTGATGAGTAGCCCTCGTCGTTACGTTAGACACGATCCTAAAGTAGTGACTATCGAAATCACTGGTCAAGCACGCGCCGGTAAAACATCGGTCGCTGCTATCTTGTATCGCTTACTGGAAAGCGCCGGGGTTTCAACTACCCTGCAGTCCGATGATCTGTCAGTTGTCAGTGAAACACCAGACATCATGGCAGCTGTAGCTCGCTTGAAGGCGACTGGGTCTAAGGTAGTGATCAAAGACCTGCCAAGTACTGGCGATGCTCTTAAGATGGTATATACCGTCCCTGAGCTGATCCAAATGCTTCGTGAACTTGAAGGTGGCGCCAGTCTACTGATCCGCGTAGCTGAGAACGGCACCCTCTATCGTGAAGAGTACGAGTATACCCCGGTAGAAACGTTCAATGCGCTTCTCGACCTGTCGCTGATCGGTTACGCCGGTAACCCGCACCATGGTTCCGTTGAACTCACTTCACTGGGTCAAGTTGTATTCGATCAGTACACTGCGTTTATCGCCGATGAAGAAGACGAAGAAGTATAAGTCATAACAGCTAGGGGTTTTCCCCTAGCTTTTTATTTTTTGGAGCAATGTATGTTTGAATGGTTAAAACGTTTGATTCAAAAGGATTATTACCAACGTAAGTTAGAGATGAATATCCGACTTTGGACACTGCATTTACGTGACCACAGAGGAACGGACTGTTATACGTTCACAACGAGATTGGATGCCAATCCTCGGTTCCACAAGTACGGTGAGAATCATACTCGTAACTATTATTACAACCTGGCGTTAGATGCATTTACCCGGATGCGGGACAACGGTAGGTTGAAAGAATTCAAGTTAACGGAGAGCTCTGATTACATTCGCTGCTACTACCGTTTTCCCACTAAGTCAGGTACAGTACATCACCACTACATCTCGCTCGCTTACTTTGACGTCGTTGATTTTGCAGTTGAGATGGATGCAATCATGGATTTCAGTAGGGTCACCAAACGTAACGTCAGATTCGGTTACCTTAGCACGAGGTATTTTTAAACTCTCGTTAAGTAAATCGTAAAACTAACTTTTTGCATCTTTGTTTGGGTTGTATTTCAACATGGCTAACCCTTCGGTTTAAGATAAGTCATCATAGAACAGGTCGGAGTCTGATTATTTTTTACGGGTCTAATGGTAGTATGAAGCTAACCCTCAAACCGTTAGCCGTGGGGAGAATAGTTGGAGTGGTTAACCCCACTCCAACCTATTTAACGTCTATATTACCTTTTTGAATAGCAGTTCAAATTAACCTAAATAAGGAACACTAAAATGACTACTCTAGAATCCCGTAAAGAAGCTCTGAAACACTTCATCCAGTCTCCAGCTACCGCTGAAGCCATCAGTGAATTCCGTCGCGATGAAGATCGTAAAGTTGGTAAGTTTATCGATACCGTTATGGGTGATGTGGAACGTGCGATGGGAGTCATGTTTACTGACCTGGCTTCGATCTCCGCTACAGCCTGCCTGGCTGACAAATGGGCGGTTCACTCAAACCAAGGTGGCGAATCCTATTTCAGCTACAAAGCAGAAGTGGCGGGTTACACTGTCATCGGTACTATTTGAAGTTAACTCTACTGTTACCTTCAGAATCAAATACAACGAAGAAGATTACAGTCGTATTACTTCCGGTGTATGTTTCTGCGCTATGCATCGTACCGAAGTTATCAAGCAACTCGAAGCTCTCCTCACACTGCATTATCCGGATATCGCAGTAATGGTAGATACGCCAAAGATCGACTTCACTAACGAAGCCATGAACAAAACCATCCGTCAATAATTCTAAGGAGAAAATGATGGGAACTTATATTTACGCAGAGTCACAATGTAAGAAAGGTAAGACCTGGGTTGATACTTACAGCTCCTTCGGTCCTTTAAAAAGTAGCGAGCTTAGCCAACTATTTGGTTGGGGTAAATCAAATTACCTGGCCGATGAGGTAGGCTTTATCCTTTCTAAACACAACGGTGCGCCGGAGGTTTTATTCTCATCTGAGTTTGAGTGGGATTACGACTACGCTCGTAACTGGTTTATGGGCTCTGAATTAATTGCTCTGATGGATTCGGGTAAGACCATTCCTCGTCGCGGTTATCTTTCCCGTAAGGAATTCTTGACCTGGGACGGGAAAAGTGAATTGGATAGCTACTCAGGCAACGCTTGGGGCAAAACCGTCCATATGGCTGCGGCGAATAAAGTGGATGATTACGATTGCGTTCTGGTTACCTGGGAAAGTACGCTTAGTTCGGTGTTAGGCACCTTCGGCACTTTTGTACGTGAAGAAGTTGCTGAGCATGGCGATGTTCGTATCGTTTATGGTTTCGATCAATAACTCCAAGGAGGAGACATGACCCTTTTAGCGCGCTACATTAAAGCTAACGAACCGGCACCTAAAGTGGATAAGGATGAGGAGTTTATCGAGAAGGTAAAACTAAACGCCTCGCTGGTAGTTATTGGGTACGTAACTGATATCTACGAGTCGGCCAAGAAACTCATCGATGAGAAGTCCAATCCGCTTTATTGGACAATGTCCGTCAATGAGGAGAAAAACGAACTCACGGCGAAGAGTCGTAATACTTTCAAACGCGAAGGTATTACTTTCGATGTTGAGATAATTATCGTATCCCAGCCCGATAAAGAAAGTCTCATTGTCAAGTACGGCTTTGATGATGAGAAAGTCAAGTACATCGTTCAATACTACAGCGCTGACATAGAGGCGCTGATTGAATCGACCTTGGCGATGTCGAACTATAATTTCAGTAACGTGGAAATCGAGTTCCCTTCTTAGGGTGGAGGATAATAGCATGGGTTTAGATATTGATTTTTGCAAAGTACCAAAAAGTGCAGTTGATCCCAAAGTCGTGGAAGTACACGAACGTTTCGGTGCACTCAGTGAAAATGGCTGTAGTTACATGATAGATTACCCTCGTTTGTCCGATAACCCGGAGAAAGAAGAGATTCAATATTACCGCAAGTGGCACGACGTTAGAAATACCATGGCGGGATTGTTTGATGCTACCAACCAATGCGACTACTATTTATTGACTAAGGAAGATGTCGCACTACTACTTGAGAACGTTGAGAATAGCGACGGATGGTTGCTTGAATCCGAGCGAGTTGAGTTTATCGCCATGATCAAGTCTAAGCTCATCGACTTCCCATTCGATACTCATTATCTGACATACTCCTGGATTTCTTGATTTAATCGTAAATAGGCAAAGGTCTTAAAATGGCAAGGTCAGTTCTCTTTATCGCAATTCCGGTTATCATTGTCACCGCTGTTGGTTATTACCAAAACCTCACTGCAAACGCCAAGATCGCATCGGAGATCGAATCGATGGGTTACAAAGGCATTAACTTGATGCAGCGTACCATGGACTGCTCAAGAGGTTATAGCGGGGAGATCTTCACCGGGACTAGCGAAAAGAACGAACGTGTCTATGCAGCTTTCTGCACAGCAGATAACCAACCTCCGTTCATCGAGGTGATTCGTAACTCTGGAGAAATAAAGTGAAGAAGATTTTAGTTCTGTTATCGTTAGCATTCTTGACTGCCTGTAACCCTGACCCTACTCAGACAATGGCAGTAGTTCCTGCATCCGAGTTTACCAAGGATGGTATCGCTGTCGTTCAGGTCGGCATCTTTAAAGATGAGCTGGCTTACGGTAATCGCCGTGGTGTTTACCGGATAAAGGACCAACGTACCGGTAAAGAGTACATCGGCGTATCCGGAATTGGTATCAGTGAAGTCAGTAACCACAGCAACGGCAAACAGTCCATTGAGGATGAACGTTAATGAAAACTGTAGAGAAGAAGATTCGATCAGAACTTCAAATTGCAAACTACGAACGTTACTTCGGTGACCATTCCGTAGAACATGCACGTAAGGTCGCAGAGCTGGCTACTCAGTTAGCTGAATTCCGCTGGACTGGACATTGCCCGGAACGCGTAATTTCTCAATATCGTTCATCTGATTATTGGGAGCGTCTGCTGGATATCAACTACAAAACGTATTGTCGTCTGGTTTCCAGTGACCATTACAAATTCATCATGGACTATCTGTTCAAGATGGAGAACGCAGCCGGGAACTATCGCGAAGCTACCAAAACGGCGATCAAAGTCTTCTACGCCATCTCCGGATATTCTCAGTTCGAAGACCTGACGGATGTCGAGAAAGCATCGATTCCGTTCATTGTCAATATGGATATCTGGCGCCGGAACATCATTGCAAGCGATTTCAGTTTCTCCGCTGAATCGGCCGAGTTCCTGGAAACATTTGTAGATCCCATCTACGTCGGCATGGATACGTTCCAGTTCGATGAAGACAACGACGATGAGTCGTGGGGTATCGCCAAGGTAACTACCGCTAAAGAGCTACTGAGCCTGATGGTTGCGGTTAGTCGTTTCATCCTCAAACAGGATGAGGCGGAAGCGCAGGAACTCAACGGTCACGGGTTCCCTGATCGCATTGGTTGATTAAAACGTCATAGCCCAGGGGAATAACTCCCCTGGGAATTATTCACTTTGTTTAGTAAGGGACAACATGAACAGCAAGCTTTTGAATCCTGTAAAATCTGGGTTATTAATCCTGATCTCCGCATTGGTCGTCAACTTCTTTAGTGAGGGAGACTCATTCTACAACTTCCTTAAAATAATCGCCCTTTATACAGTTCTGGAAATTGCCAGTCTGTATATCGGCGGCGCTATAAATAATAAAACCTTAGGTAACCCTAAGAAAGTTTACAGCAACAGTAAATATTACGTAGAGGCTAATAAAAGTCTCAACCATTTCTTCCTGGTAGACAAAACGCCGTACAGCAACATTAACCGGACTATCATCGAAGTCTCTGAGGCGACTGAAGAAAGGCTCAATGATAAATCGCCGTTAATCAAAGCGTTCGTCATTACAATCCTGGAATCCCAAAACTGGTCAATGAAGGATATCCTCGAAGCCGAGTTATTCATCGAGCAATATCCGGAAGAAATGAAATCAGCTCGTGACTTTGTAGAGACCATCGGCTAATTAAAAAGGAAAAGAAAAATGATCGTAAGCATGATTTTAGCACTGGACAAAAACATGTTGGTTGGTAAGGATGATACCTTGCCATGGAACGAACCTATCGACATGCAGTGGTTCAAACGCAAGACTCGGCACAAAGCCATTCTCATGGGCTACCGTACCTACATGGGCATCGGTAAACCTTTACCTGGTCGTTTGAATCTGGTGATGGCCAGCAGCGAACCAGAAGTCCCTGGTGCCACGGTAGTACCTGACCTGTACGATGCTACTCAGGCCGCTAAGAAACACCACTACAACGAGCTGGTGATCTGTGGAGGCCCTAGTTTATACAACCGTTACATTCTCTCGGTAGATAAGATCTATCTGACCGTATTAGAGAATGAGTACGAAGGTAATGTCTACCTGAAGAACGATGTCATCGCAGAACTAATGTCTATTAAGTCTAAAGAGACGCTGACTGAGTCGGGTTTTGTTTTGGAAGATATCCGCACCGTTGAAGGTGTTGGTCAATTCAAAATCTTTACACGTGTCCGTCGTCCGCTTTAAATAATCCCTGGAGAAAAGAATGAAGGCAACAACCCGTACCTACGACCGGGATACGATCGAATATATCGATGCCCTGTTGTTCGAAGGTAAGAAAGGTACCCTGGTGCAACGCGACGGTAAGATGTACTTCTACTGCGACGACATGCGCTTGGACTGCGGTGAGGTAGAAAGGACTAAACCCGTTGCTAACGACTCAACGGAAAACCTACTCTTTACCACGGCACCGAATGAAGAGTATGGTAAGGAGTTCAAGGAAAATGGTGACTTCATCATTCTTCGTGAGAACACCCATTACGGTCTGGTATTCCGTGGCAAGAAAATTCGCCCACTTAAATTTGCGGAGATGGCATGATTAATTTCTTTAAGAAGTGGTTCGCTAAGAGCGAAGAAGCTCCAAAAGACACTACTTCTGAATCTAAGGTGTCAGCTGACGAAATCGTCAGTGTTGTTAAGATGATAACTATTTGTTGAAGACACCAATAAGGTTATCGACTATTGCGCAGATAAATTACTCTACGTCATCACATCGAGTGACGAATTCTTCACTCGTACTTTGTCGGCAAATATTCTCCGTCTGCACAATGGGGTGATCAATATTGCCTACCGGAATACCCCAGTTGATTTACACGGCTATAACGGTGCAAGGGAATGGCTGAATAATAACGGTCATGAGGTTAAGAGTATAGACCAAGTCTTTAGGGACAAAATTGACCAACTTATGGCTGAGCGCGGTTATTACCCAACCCATGCTAAGCAGATATTCTCCCTTAACGTAAGTAGCTTGAATAACCCATACGCTACTGATTCTTTTGACCATCTCTGTATTGGGATGGAACGTAGCTACGTCAAGGATTCGGTCGACTTGACGCTAAAGGGATTCGACGACTACGCGCGCGACTTCGATGCAGCTAAGTCGTGGTTAGCTAAAAGCCATTTCGCTGATCGGTTTGCGCCAGTCTTAGAGCACTTACTGAAAGTTCAGGAAACCACAGTAAGTTCCCAAGAGCCGGTTAAAGAAAACCCTCTTGGCCGTGACGGAATGATTACTGTCAGAAAGGACGAGAGATTAGAAGAGTTGGTGCTTAGTACCGGCCTGTCTTTAGGGGCAATCCGTTGTTCTAAGGATAAGGTTGAAATTCCGTTCCGGCTGGACGAAATGGATCATGAATTTATCTACCGTGTTCATGACCCTCGGGCAGTCGTCACCTTCCTTTGGGAAGCGCTAGATCCGTTGGTAACTAAGGGTAAGATGACGGTGTCTAATCGCAACTACTACGGTGACGATAGCGCTTACGTTATCACTTTAACAATTTAATTTAACGCCTTCCTCTATTCAGATAGAGGAAGGTTCTATTCTGCCCTAGGAGATAACCATGCTTGCAACGTTAGTAGATATCATCCGTACTTACGAAAAAGAAGTGAAACGTTACATTACCCTGCACTTCTCTGCTAACCCGAACGATTTGGCGTTTGGTTTTGGTAAACTGTATCCGGGTAAAGGTCACTTCGTCTCTCTGGCACGAGAGAACCCTAACACGATCATTGTCGATGGTCAGTTCCGTTGTGTCTGGATCGACAACGACGTCGACTTCGAAACACTCTTCCATGAGATTCGGGCTACAGAATTGCCTGTCCACGTATTCGGTTCCGGTAGTGTAAGGATGCCTGAGGATTTAGGTCCTGAGCGCATGAACTACGGGTTCCCTGTAAAAATGGTATTCGTTGCACATGTGGCAATTGAGTACCTCCGTGGCCACGGGGTAATTGAGGTAGTCTTGGTGCGAGACATCCGTCAGCCTTCTCGCGTCTCTCAAACTTTCGAGATTGAATAATGAGCGACAAAATCGTTCGGGTCTATTCTGGGTCACTTACCCCGGCCCTCAGCGCAGTCCTGTTGGAATATAACACCAACCAAAGCGCTATCCTTCAAGCGGCTAATAAACCCGGTGAGTTCATCCTGGGGAAAAGCGGTTTCCATTTCCTCATGGTAGACGATACCGTTGGAACGGAACGGATGAAGTTTCTTTCCGATCGAAATAACTACCCAGATGCCACCGTTGTCATTAGTTGTATTTCTACGAAATTCAGCGACCTGGTCGCACTAGGTTACATTAGTTCATCCCACATGACCATAGATGTTATTGATGGTGAACTCTGTGCTACCGTCAACCGTAGCAACTATTTATCAATGGGGACCGTGATACGCATATGTTACTGATCGACGAACCTGAAGACCGTGGAGCATTTCAGCAGGAAGACCCCTCTGACTTCACCGGCAACCAACCCGTAAACTCTTAATCGAAAGGTAGATAATAAATGGAACAGATTCAAAACGCAGGTACTGAACACGAAGCTGGTAAATCTCAATTCGACTTCGACCTGTTGGTTGAAGTAGTAAAAGAAAACATCAAACTCAACAGTAGCGCACCTAACCTCCGTTTCGGCGAAAGCTCGTTCTTCCCACTCTTCCGCGTCAACGTGGCGCACGCTAACTCGAGCAAATCTCTGTACGACATTTACCTGGACTCCTTCGGTGAACAGGATCGCAAAGAGCTGACCTGCCGGACCTGTAAGCGTTGGTTGGAAGCTAACGGCAATCTCGTTACCATCGGTGCCGGCGGAGAAGTTTCATCTGTCGCTTTTAATACCGAGACTGGTAAGTTGGCCGAACTGCCAGTGGAAGTCTCTAACCTGCTTCTGAAGCTCCAGAGTGCAGTTGAGCGTTCTCCGGTTAATGGTTACCGTACACTTAGCCGCGGTAGCGATACTGCAGTACCTAACGATGGTCGGTGGCTGCACTTCCACGGTACCCTGGGTTCTATTCCTCTGAACCCGGTCAAAGTTAACTACGCAGGTGAAGAGAATGCGGCGGCTGAGAAAGTATTGGTAATGCGCAATGCGCTGAACCGTTGGTCTCTGGATATTCTGTCTCATGCAAAAGCGCTGGCTACCTACGGTGCTCTGCGCAATCACCGCCATCGTAACCGCATCAAGCAGTACGTCGATAACGCTAAGCTGTACCATGCGATTAAAGACAACCGTAAGCGTGATGCACTGGTTTGGCTGTGGGCTAATACCCTGACTCCAGATCAGACTAACGTAGTCGGTACATCCCTGGGCATGTTGTTCGACGCCCTGGTGGAAGGCGGTGAGGATCTGGCACTGACTCGTTATATCCGTGAAACTGACGGTGTTAACTATCAGCGGCCGACTGAAGAGCCTACAGTACGTGAGCTCGATGAAGCACAAGAGCTGGTGTCTAAGAACGGTTGGGATCGTTCGTTCCACCGTACCGCTGCTAAGCTGGAAGACATCCAGTACCTGTTCTGGGTACCGGGTGAAACTAAGCAGGAAGAAGGTCGCCAGGGTGTATTCAGCCAGGTGAAAACCAAGGATGCGCAACCTGAGAAGGCGGCAGTTGAAGGTGGCCGTATCTCGATTCTGGACTTCATGTCTAAAGTCGTACCTAACGCTACTTCTATCCAGTTCAAGTTCAATCCTCGCGGCGTGTTTAACTTCCTGTTCTACACGAAAGCCGAATTCGCCGATGCACCTCCTATCCTGAAGTGGGATCGCGAAGACCGCCGTAATACCGTTTCCGGTTACCAGTATAGCCAGTCAATCTATCCTGAGTATGCCGGTATCGATTCTCCACGTGTCGACGTCATTGGGATTACGGTTCCGCCTGAAACCTGGGCTAACCCAGAGATGGAGTACGGTACACTGAAGGACCCAGTGTTCTTGCTTAAAGGTGCGTACGATATCCGTAACAGCCAGAGCGCTTTGTTCCCTGAGAACATGCGTCATGAGCTGCACGGTTCCCGTCGCGTTATTGAAGCGTTCTCTTCCAGCACACCGCTGGCTGATAAAGTCGGCGTAACAGGTATTACTCCGATCAACTTCCCGCAATTGACCGCGGAAGTAGTTACTAAAGACGGCGAGAAAGTGAGCTACTCGTTTATCGGTAATCACTAATCGTTGTTCATATCGGCGGGGATTTTCCCCGCCTTTATTTTTTGTTTGAATCTAAACTTTTTTGAAGCCTATATTACTTTATTGAGGATAGAATTCCAATTTAGCGGAGAAACTTTTATGGAGTATCAAGTATATCGAGGCTTAGTTCGTAAAGCACCTATCACTGAATCAGTTCATCCATCCATAACCTTTGCTGGTAATAAAGCAACGGCTGAGTATTACGCCCACAATCCAAACAACGCTGACCTGAAGGGTAATTGCCCTACGGTCTACTCGGCGACGATTGAGATCAATAACCCTTTCATTGTCGATAAGGATTACTCCGGCATCGAGTTCAAACAACTCCTTCGTGTTATGAGTAAGGTCGAGGTTTATAAGCTGATCTTAGAACACGAAGAATATGTCAAAGGGACTTACCTTTATCAGGAGTTCGTAAGGGAAGGCGCGTTGAGTAGTAACTACGTTCTGGAGTGTATCGGGAGAACCCCGTCTCTTCTGGAAGTGGCTTTACCTGCGTATGTGTTCCTGGATAATCCTGATATCATCTCGAGACTTATTCGTTCAGGTTTTGACGGATCGATACATCGCGGTACGGGTGTCTCTATGGATGACGTCGAATATCGGATCTGGCTGAGTCACTCCCAGATAAAGAAGCATTGTTGCTGTAATTAGGAGGAGTTATGAAACCTATTGAGCCTGGTTGTATGGCGGTTATAATTTCCCAGACCAAAGAAGAAGGTCGTAACGAAGTCGGTAAGGTAGTAAGAGTAGTTGGACTTGTTCCTGATGGGGAGAGTCTCTATTCTTTGGAAGGAGTGACTACGTGTACTGGGGAGTCGATTAAATCAACTGGGGCATTCATACCGGATGTTAGAAGTTGGGTAGTTCTTGGTGACATCGTGGTCGCTAAACTTACCACGGATAAGTACGGTACCATCTTTGCTAAAGGTGAAATCACAATCGGTGGTTTTACTGGTAACGGGATGGTTGCCGAACATCGTTTAATGCGTATCGATGGTTTTGAGGACGAAGACAAAACCAAAGAAAAAGATTTACTGCTTACGGAGTAGAAAAACATGTACCTCCCAATTACTTTTGACCTGCTGCGAGAGAAATCAACGGGAACGATCGTTGAAGTAACTTCTTCTGATGCGGAACAGTCTACCATCAGTTTTGTTCCAGTGATCGATAAAGAGGGTAATGTCATTACATCAGGCGTTACCGATATCCTCTCTCTGGAAGAGATGGTTAAGCAGTTCGAACTACTGGAGAACCTGTCTTACTTCAACGTACGTGAAGAAGGTCAGATGGACTTTGGTAGCATGGTAGTCGTTAAGGATAACGATGAAGTTAACAAGCTGATGCTTGCCTACTACGAATACATGGATCAACCGATGATGCTCCAGTATCTCGAGATCGATGTAGAGTGGCCGGCATTGGCTGTAGTAATGAACCAGGCTCTCTTTGTAGAGTCGGTAAACAAAGTCAGTAAAATCATTCAAACTGTTAAAGGTTAAGGAAAGTCAAATGTCCGATAAAACTATTGCTCGTCGTGTCTTCATCGCATCTTCCGATCTGGTTAACAAAATCGGCTATACGGCCTTTAACCAGGTCTTGCTGAACGCCAAACATATTCAGTGTGCATTCGGGTTACCTTACCCGGACGCAGGCTCTGCTAAGCTGGCAGAACCGTATTCCTATTCCCCGCTGCCAAACAACGGTTACGATACCGTAGAGAACCCGGTAGCTTATCTGCACGATTTCCGCCGTACTCCTTCTGGTATCTACGCACTGATCTCCCCGATGGAAGGTTGCACTAACAAAACCTTCCTGAAGGCGCTGGCAGGTACGCAGCAGACGTTCAAGTTCGTTCCACGCGTCATCCTGAAGAAAGCGAAGCTCAAGTCAGTGAACAACTTCCACCTGCAGGCAGCCAACCGGGACTTCCACGAGATCATCACTTTTGACATGATCTGGAAATAACTAATCATAGCGGGTAGGGATTTCCCTACCCTTTATACTCCCATTTAATTAAGTAAGGAAATGTCATGAAAGGTATTAGCGATTATTTGTTATCCATGTTGATTGAAGAAGGTACTGTTACTCGTGCTGAGATTAAGGACTTTATCCGTATCATCAAGGAGCCTTCTTCTTACGCGACGATTCGCATCGTAGTTCCTAAAGACGCCGGGATTGCTTTCCTGAAAGATCATATTCAGGCCGATGAGATCAAAGCAATGAAGTTCCGTTCGGGTTCGCATTGTTGATGCGCAGTGGCGAGTTGGCGAAACGCTGGTTAACTTGGGCGATAATAAGCCTGGTTTCATCTACCGTGAAGACTCCCACTCTACGTTCCACCTGGATCAGGTGGTAGGTTATCGCGACCTGGGCCTACGGTTCTCATTTAAGGCAGATACCCTTGCGAGCGGTTTTACTCGTGATGTTTTCTTCCGTCAGCCTGACTGGGTGGAATTAGAATTCGCTGGGGTATTACTGAAATGATTACAACACTCATCACCTACCGTAAGGGCAGTGGGATGAATCAGATACGTAAGCAACTGCCAATTAAACACAATGCAGTTGTGTCTGAATCCACTGTCTCGATTGTCTACGCTAAATGGGCGAGTGGTGTAGAGATGACCAACCCTGATGTCGAAGTCAAAGATGGAGGGTAAGTTACTTTCCTTCTCCATGATCCCTCCTGTTGTCGTTGATGACAATGAAGGGATTGAGCTCTTCGTCAACGATCGTTGGTTAGTTGATCTGAGTAAGATTACTACTGTCGATCAACCGGAGATCATCATCTTCGAGATCGAAACGGGAATTAAGTCGGCCAGTCTCTATCGTCACCACTCGGGTAAGATCTATCAGGTTATTACTTTAAGTAACATGAAGGTAACCAAACCCGAGTACAAAGAGACTGTGACTTATCGGGATATCGAGAGCGGCACGACCTACAGTCGTCCCCTTGAAGAATTCACTAAGAGCTTTACAGCTCTCTAAAAAGGTAACGGGGAAATGTTAGAGTCAATAATGACTGTGCTTGAGAAATTCAACCACATTGCAAAAGACAACATGTTACTTAGCGTGTTGTTTGGCGGCTCTGGGGTGATGTTGATTACAGCGGTGGTGAAGGGCTTACCATCTAAGTTATTCAACTTCTTCTTACACCACCTCACTACACGCATCAACATGGAGACAATCTTCAACTATACGCACTTTTCTAACTTTGAAGAGTGGTTCTCCAGTAGTAAGTGGGTTCGCTACGTACGTTCGGTACAGCCGTCAGTAACGGGTAACGGCAAACAGTCAGCCGGGATGGGGACTCATTGGTTCTTCTATAAATGCAGACCTGTTAAGTTCACTAAGAAGATGGTGCAGAGCAATGGGTCGTAATGATGGGTCAATGGATATGGAATTCCGATTCTTTACCCGTAACCATGCACTCATTGATCAGTTCTTTGCCGAGATATCTCGGTCGCCAGATCGTAACACGCACACGTTCATCTCAGAACAAGGTGCAGGTGCCTCGGTTAAGATACCCAGTCGAGATCTCGATACGGTAGTTATCGATGCTGAGACTAAATCGAAGATCATCACTACAATTGATAACTTCAGGAAGAACCGTCAGTGGTACTACGACCGTGGTATTCCTTATAAGTTAGTCATCCTTCTTCACGGTTTGCCTGGTACGGGTAAGACGTCATTGATCCGTAGTATCGCAGGTTATCTGAAGATGGATATCATGGTGTTCGACCCACGTCGCGACCCTTACAACATTGGCGCCAATCTACGCGGATTGTGGCCAGGGTACATTGGAGTTATCGAGGACATTAACGCCAAACCAATGTCTAAGGACTTAGCGATTGAGCGGGAACCAGATCCTTTCTCTCCAGTAAACTCCCCTGCATCCAATAAGCCGCCTATCAACGAAGTTGACATGAAGTCCATGTTGAACGCGTTGGACGGGCCAGTGCCGTTGGACGATAAGATCATCTTCATTACGTCTAACCACGTAGAGGAGTTGGATCCTACCTTTATTCGGCCAGGTCGTATTGATCTTTCCATCGAGATCAAACCACTGACCTACAAGGAAGTTAATGAGTTCAGTATCCTTAATTACGGCCGTGGCATTTCTGATGATGAGTCATATGGTACAATCACCGGTGCTGCACTTCAACAGATCATGTTGGATAACATCGGTGATTTCGATGGCTTCTACAAAACACTTAAAACAAAACTTTCCGAAGAGGTAGCGTAATGTTTTCACCCATGTTCGAGATGATCGGTAACTTCCTCAACGGTTGTCCTCGGTCTTTCATCACTACCGACGGTTCAGTGACGCTGGAAGAAATGAAAGGGTGGTTTGGTAACGGTTACAATATCGTTGTTTTTACTCCCCCGGAAGATACTTCCAAATCACGTTCTTACCTCGCTAAGATGTTTGAGCAGGACGCCGCTGAATTAGAAAGCGAAGAAGGTGAGAATAAGATTTACTTCTACGAGTCAGAGGAAACCGACAGCTATCTGGATATGGCTATTCTGGTTTCCACCGACGCGTTGGTTGAGTTCTCTCGTTACATTGATGTTGACGACAAGAATTTCAGCTACATCAACGCTACCATCAAAAAGTGCCGTGGTTACGAATCTTACGGTAAAGTCACGCTACAACTACCAATGGGGTATCCGCTGTGATCGAATACGTTATCTCAGAAACACATATCACTGACAAGACAAAGAAACGCCTGAGTGAACAACTCGGCGAAGGTCGGGAGATTACTGCGGTTCTCTCCTTCGATCAGTCTTACGTCATGGAACGTAAAGGCCCTGACTTTTCTGGTCTGCTGGTAATCACCGGGCCACTGCTGGAATACCATATCTTCCGTAAGGTCGGTATGAAGTTCGTTCATGCAGGAGCCATGAAAACCTCCATTTCAACCGTGTCGCTCAGCGATGATAACTACAACGCGATGGCCGGTCTGGGAGTGGAGGATAAACTCACCGCTCTTTCCCATAAGGTCAAAGAGCTCCACCCACATATCCTCGCTTACTTTAAGACGGAGGAAATGAAAGGAGTACTCTGATGAAGAAGTTGATCATCGGCGTTGTTGCGTTGATGCTGGCGGTTTCGTTCAGCATCTCGTTTAGCTACGCAAAAGATCCGGTCGTGTTCCGTGAGGGCTATATCTTCGAAGCTATATTCACGGGTGACGTAGTCCACGTTAAAACTTTTGACTCCGGGGTTAATTGTACTTACGATAGTCGGGTTGATAACGTAGATGAGTTCGAAGGTAAATACTACACGATGCGGTACAGCTGCTGGATCATTCCTGCCAAGCACTTTAACAGCGTTCATCTGACTTACTACTACGACTCGGACACCTTTAATCTGATCTATCGGAGAAACTCGAAAGGAGAGATCATTTACGAAGGGATTTGGGACGCTAAGGATGTGCTCGATGTACGCCAGTAAAGCCCTCCTTGATCTGGAAGGGATACAGGTGCTGCAGGTTGACAAGGAAGTCAATCTACGTACGCTAGTGAGCTATTACCCCGTACCTGACGCTCGGGATATTCTCCGCGCAATAGGTCACCCTTGGGTGGAAATAAAGAGCGACTATCGATCCATCTTCTACTGCACGCTACGCAAAGGTACAGACCAGAAGCGGTCGTTCATGGATTCGGCTAAGGTGAATAGTTTCTTGAGCAAAGCCAAGGTCGAGGGTAAGGGTGCATTACTCATCGTCCGCGGTTCACTGGTCTATTCAGAGGCCAAGGAAGGCGTTAAACGTAAAGTGCGAGTCTACCGTAATCAACTGGGAAATATAACGGAAGTGCTATTGTGATGAAACCTTCAAGTAAGAGTATTATCATTTCGTGGGTGGTGGCGATCATGTATATTCTTTACATCGTTGCCCTGATGGTATCGCCATTACATTGGCTACCGTGGATCATCGTTGTTCGAGTGACTCCTTTTATTGGTATTTGGCTCTACGATCGTTACAAGGGAAACAAATCCCACGGGTTCTTCTCATACGTGCTTATGCCGCAAGGTATACTGTCCATAGCGATCTTAAACTTCAAACATGATGTCAAGTACGTCTTTGGCAAATAAACGCACAGAAGCTCTCCTAGGGATCATTCCCTAGGAGAGTCCTATTATATCCATTTCCAATTTTTTTGGTGTCTATATAACCAGCGCGAAGGTCTATAGTAAAGCCTTCTTTTCAAAACATTACAAAAGGGAAAACTTATGTTAAAGCGAGTAAAGTCCTATTTACTTGGGGTTATCAACAACTACCGAGTAGATAAGGCTATGAAGGAGGACATGGACGGGAGGGCGTGTTACGTGGTAGGTATCACGTTAGATCGTTTTTGGGAGGAGCCTGAGTTAAAGTTGTTTAATAAAATACATTTAGACGACTTAACCATGACCATCAAAGATCTGTCTCCTGAGGAGATCGTAGATAAATCCATGTTTCTCTATAACCTATTCTCTAAAGCCTACCAAAGCAACTTTGTGAAGCTTCTGGCAATAGGTACTATCATCTACACTTTCCCGAAACAGTCACTTATTCTACTAATACTTTCAGCGTTGATTTCATTCTACATAATGCTGGTTAAGGAACGTAGATTGATCACTATCGACTTAGTCATGAAACACGAGCATAAAGAGTTGGACGACCTAACTCGTCCAACTCTGGTTATGTGCTTTAAATCACTAGTCGTTCGGTTACTACCTAAGATAAAGCGGAGGTTAAACATCAGTTAAACCAACAAGGGGAGCTTAGGGAATCGGAAGTTTCTTAGGCTCTCCTCATAACAATACTTTATACCTAAAATTTTACAAATGGAGATCTAATAATGAAAACAATCATTACCGTACTAACTACTGTTCTTATTGCAACTGTACCTTTCCTTCCTAAAGCGGAAGCAAGCAACGTCTACCATACCGACAAGGGCGTTACATTCACCATTGATGGTAAGTTAGCAGAAATCGAGCAGAATGGTAAAGTCACCAAGTGCGCTTTGGTAATCAGTAAAGATGCTACCTCTGCCTGGAAATGCAGCAACGGCAAGCAGCTCTGGATTCGTAACAAGCCGGAAAGTGAACTGATCACGTTCGCTATCTTCGATCAGAAAGACGACTACCCGGACTTCATTGATTCGGTTCTGAAGAAATAACCAAAAAATACGGAGGGGAAATCCCCTCCTTTAATAACTAAATACAAACACTTTAAACTTAAAAAGGAAATAACAATGAACCCGATCCAACACCTCAAGAAATTCGTTAAGTCAGACGTAGAAGGTCATGCTTTCATCGCGCTGTCTGATTCACCTTTCCAGACCGCAATTGTAAAATGCATTCTTGGGAACGAATTCGGCGAAGCGTTTGAATTGGCCAAGGCTAATAAAAACTCATTCAAATTCTTCGAAATAAAAGAACAGAAATATGCCGTAGTGGTGGCCAACGAATACGACTTCACAACCTACATGGACTTACCTGGACTAGTGAACCTGGAAACTGAACTGGGAACTCGCGTAATCGTCTTTGGAGAGTATGCCCAAGGCGAAGTGCTGGGTAACCTGTTAATCGCTGTTGGGGCTTCCTGGTACGGTTTTACGGCGCCATGGAAACATCACAACGATGCTCTCCATTATGTCACTTCCAGATATGCCGGTTGTGAAATGGCTCAGTGCAAAATTGCTTAACAAACTTTACTAGGGGACATGTTCCCCTAGTTTATTCTCACTTGTCCCAATCTTAATTAGGAAAACCAAATGAAACTCATCCACGCTATCTTCGCTATCGCTCTTCTGACTTTTGCTGGTTCTGCTTATGCTAACAACTATCGTCTGTACGATGACTACAGCAATGAGATTACTCTTCGCGGTAACCTGCTGAAAATTAAGAACGACGCACACGGCGGTGTTACTCGTTGTACCTTCAACGAAAACATCACGGGTAAAGAAAGTGATGGTACAACTTACCGTGGCGCTAACTACCTTTGTGGCGGTAAGATGTGGGCTACCTTCACCACTAACCAAGAACGTCACACTGTAGAGGTTAGCGTCTTCCTGTACAAAGATACTCTCTACACCAAAGAACTGCCGCTGGCTGCTCTTGAACTCATCGACTAATCAATAAGGCAATCTGACATGAACCGTTTTATCATCGTATTACTGGCTTTGATTTCTTTTAGCGCTTATGCTGACACCACGACCCTTAGTGAGGGAACTGACTTTAATGCCGTGATCGGTGATAAAACCTCAGTCGTTAATTACGACGACCAGACCCTGTATTGTGAATTAGAGAAGACCAGCCGGGAACTCGATTCAGAATACGGCAAGTATCAACTGAAACTCTATAGCTGTGGCGCCAACATCATGTTCGCCCACAAGACCTACGACAGCCAACCTTTCACGCAAGCTATCATCGGTGACAAGGCAACCAATGTAGTTTACTACAGCAACTACTTCAATAAGGAAACAACTAAATGAAATTCGTTATCGCGTTATTCGTAGCCGTACTGTCCCTGGCGTCTTTCTCTGCCAATGCAAGTCTGATCCATATGAGCGATGCACCTGAATACGATTTCGTAGTAGGTGACACTACTGCTCGGGTCAAAAACCTGCAAACCAATAAAACCTCTCGCTGTACGCTGATGTACAATGACAACGGTATCGATAAAGATAACCTAGTCTACGTCGTTAGCTTCTTCCAATGCGATGCAGGATTCGAGCTGATGGCCAAGATCACAACCGAGAACGGCAACATCATCGTAGCCATGATTCGTAACGGTGCCAATAAAGAGTTCTATCGCAAGTACGCTCCTAAAGGTACTTGGGTTGTCATGAACTAAACCGATCCCTCTACCTATCCGGGTAGGGGGATTATTTTACGTATTACTCTTTTATTTTTTATGAACGCGAAACGTTTCTGAACTCCCCCGTTTCAGAAACCTCTTAATCTCCCGCTAAGGTGGTACAGATGGGTCGTCAAAAAGCCGCGACAGTTAAACGTCGCGATGTTCGTAAAGCAAAAAGACAAAACAACCGTGGCATTGATAATCTGGTAGAGTTCCCGACTGCCGGTGGTCACGACGTTATCGGCATGGCTAAAGAGAAGCGCGATACAAGCCCTCTGGAGCCACGTAACGATAACCAAGCGCAATACCTTAACGCTTTAGAACTAAGCAACATCGTCGTTTCTACGGGCTCCGCTGGTGCAGGTAAAACCTATATCTGCGCTGCCTGGGCAGCTGATCGTCTTCTGGCAAAAGAGACTGATCGGATTATCGTAACGCGTCCTGTGTTGACTGCTGAAGAAGATCTGGGTTTCTTGCCCGGTGACATCTCCGAAAAATTCCGCCCGTTCTTCCGTCCAGTTTACGACGTGTTGCGTAAACGCCTGGGTAATAGCTTCCTCGAGTATTGCCTGAAACCGATGATCGAGAAAGTCGAGATTGCACCTTTCGCTTATATGCGTGGTCGTACATTCGATGATGCGGTTGTCATTCTGGACGAAGCTCAGAACGTTACTGTCAACCAGATGCGTCTCTTCATTACGCGTATCGGCATGAACTCCACTGTAATTATCAATGGCGACATTGAGCAGTGCGATCTGCCAAACAAAAACGATTCAGGTCTGCTTGATCTGATTCGTCGTATTGAAGAACGGGATATTGACATTCCCGTAATCAAGTTCGTTAAGGATGACTGCGTGCGTTCACCGATCTGTCAGCTGGGTCTGGAGATTTATTCGTAACCATTGGGTAGAGGGCTTCGGCTCTCTACCTTATTCGAATTCTTTTCAGAACTATATCACTTATTTGAATGAACATTTAATAAAACATATTGGAGTTTTTAAAGATGGGTGATTTCTTGGACTTTATCATGGGTGCTATTCTTTGTTCTGCTGCTGCGGGGGAATTGGACGAAGAAGAGGAAGAGCTGGAAGTTGAAGAAGTAGAGGATGAAGACGATTAAGTTCGTTCTTCGGCAGGGGTAGTTCCCTGCCCTCTATTTTTTGTTTTGTCTAATAAGGAGATTCGTTGTGCCCCGTTTACTTACGTTGATTGTTCCGATTTATGCTGCTGCACTTACTTATATTTTCTCAGTGATCTACAAAGACCTCAGTGAAGATACACTCATGGTTATTACTACGCTGGGTTTCTCCGGAGTAGTCGTTTGCATTATGCTTTATAGCTACGGTATCTTCCGTAGTACGAATCGCCTCAAGGCGTGGCTGGAGAAAGGGTACTTGGATTACCTGTCGATGATCCCAAGTATTTCATTCGCCGTTTCATTAACGATCCTTTTCTACATCATGGACATTTAAAATGATAGAGTATATTCGTTCTGAGAATTTCCTGTCTGGCTTTTACTTCGTTCTCTTCGTGGTGTCAACCTTCACGTTCATCGGGATTCGTCACTCTGAAGTCATTGGTCAGTTGACTAGAGCGACGACTTGGGTGTTGGTCGCAGCTGGTCTTATGACTATCTTTGGTTTTGTGGTTATCGCACCTATTACTAAAGACTGGAGTCATCTCGGCTTCCTGCCCTTCACTTCGTTCCTCGGTTACGTTGTAGCCAGGATCACTACGTCGATGGAGAACGAGAGAGTCGATAACAAGTCTAAACGACGGAGCATTCACCATGCTAAAGACTGACCAAAAATACCCGCGTCGTGGCGGGGCGGTAGAGAACTTAATCTACCTCGTGCAATTCGTGGTGGTTGTCTTTGGGTACTTCCAGTTCTTGGTTGAGTCTGAAGACATTTACAACCAACTGGTCTTTATTTTCATTGCGTCGATTATCATTGAGAATCTGGCAGTACTGTGGATTCTCCGTGCTAAGATCGTTACCTCGGTCACTAATGCAGTTATCTGGTGTGCATTGGGATCGGTACTGGGTTGCGTTATTACAGCCTGGTACTTTGAGGTATTCACGCTTTAAAGGAATCGCTAGATGTCAAATCTTTACTTCTACTACGCTTCCATGAACTCAGGGAAATCGACCACGCTTATTCAGTCGGCTTACAACTACCGTGAACGCCGTATGCGTCCTCTGGTAATGAAGCCTGCAATCGATACGCGTGACTCTGAGCAAGAAGTCGTCAGTCGAATCGGCCTTCACGTTGAAGCTGTCATCATCCGTGAAGAGATGGATCTTCCGAGCTATATCCGTAACGACATTTTGTTAAACGGAAAGCTGGATTGTATCCTGGTTGATGAGGCTCAATTCCTCACTGCTGCTCAAGTAAGTCAGTTAGCCTTCATTGTAGACGCTATGGATATCCCAGTGCTCTGCTATGGGCTGCGTAACGACTTCTGTGGCGAAGCGTTCCCTGGTTCTGCTCGACTGTTAGCAATGGCTGATAAGTTGGTAGAAATCAAATCGATCTGTTGGTGCGGTTCTAAATCTACTCACGTTCTCCGTTTGGATGGCGACGGTAAGGTTCTGCGTTCTGGCCCACAGGTTCAGATTGGGGGTAACGATAGCTACGTAGCTGTCTGCCGTAAACATTGGCGGGAGGGGAAATATGAGTAGTGCGTGTAAGGTTGCCATTGCCGTTACACTGGCATGTTTGACGGTGTTAACTTTGGCACTCGCCGTTCCTAACTTTCACGATGTCGTTCCTTTCTGGATCGCACCTATCGCTTCGATCGTTTCTTTCATTGTAGCGGTCGGACTCTTCGTTAGTAAATACCGCGAGGTCAAATGGGCTATTATCGTCCAGTACGTTTCGCTGTACGTCTATATCGTGTCAGTTATCTGTATCAGTAACTAAGCGTAGGGAGGGGTTAATTCCTCTCCCTTATTTTTAACCTAAAGGGAACGTATTATGAATAATGCGCATTTCTCCTGGCCTGATGAGTGGTACTGTTAATGTCTGAACATTCGCGCGTAGTTAACGAAGATGGCACCATTACTATCTTCGTAAGTAAGTTAGGTGTCCCGTCTAAAATCGACGGACGGATCTATAACGCTTCGGAAGAAGTAATCGATAAGTTCACTAAGGACAACATCGGTAAAGTCGTAGGTACGTTTGGGCACCCGGACATGACCGGCTTTGTCGACGTCGCCAATTACTTCAAACGACTCGAAGCAAAAGATCTGTTTAACAGCATCGGGATCTTGGTAGACGCCAACCTTAAGGTAGACGAGCCGTATCTCGTAATCGAACCGAGCAAGCGCCTCAAAAAGATGGTTGACGATAACGTACCATTTGGGCTGGGTATACGCGCTATTGTGATCGCGCATTCTCTTGAGTCGAACAATGTTCTGACTATTGAAAAACTCATCGGCTACGATGTCGTCACTAAGTAACTAAAAACATGAGGGCTTCGGCCCTCTATTATTTTTGTCAGGAGATCACCATGGCTAACAAAACGAGAGAACAGCTGCTCGAAGAATTGAAAGTAGCAATTAACGCAAACGTCCAACATTGCTCCCGCATCGCAAAAACAAAAGAAGAAGCGGCCGTCATGGTCGCCGGGTCTATCCTCCGTATTCTGGACGGGGTAACTTCTTCTTTCCCTCACGCAGTTAACCTGGTGGCTAACGCGAACACGAAAGAGGATAAAGATTATCTTCGCTCAACTAACCGTGATTGGCTGAGTGAGGACACCGACTTTACTCCGATGGATTATATCTATAAAACGATAACGATCGATTACCAGCCTGCAGATTTCTTCCCGTCTTTAGTTAAGCGCTATAAAGACATGGCTATGTCGCTTAATCTGGAAGACCCTACTATGACAGGTAGTCATTTGGTCTGGATGTTAGAAGAGCTGGCTTCTAATGAGGATCAGTCCGATACCAAGAAACATCGTTGGTTAGGTTACATCCAGGGCATCCTTATTGCGCACGGCGTAACTACCGTCGATAAAGAACGTAACTTTACTCGGAGGATCTTCAATGGTGCGTAAGGTTTGGGAACGTCGATTAGAGATCATTATCGTTTTGGTCTTTGTTGTTTGTATCCCAGCCGCAGTGGTTGCGGCATTGATGTTCCTTCTGGAAATGAACGGTAGCCTTAAATGAATTCTAAAGAAAACTTCATTTCGTGGATTAACTCGATAGTAACCGCTGCGGTAATTGCGCTGCCGGTACTAATCTCGATGATCTTACTCCTTTACTTTTCTACTGGTGGGGAAGTCTACTGATGTTCCTTGAAACGTATCGTGATATGTGGAGATCCTTCTATACTCGCTACCGTTACGAAGGGGCAAAAGGAAAGGTCTTTAAATTCGCCGTATCTGAAGACGTGGCCGATACCTTAGATAAACGCATGGCGGTAATATTCCTAAAAGAGCCTGGTCAAGAACCTAAGCTCCTTTGGGTCTATTACAACGAACCCATTTACCCTACAGTTTTCATCAGAGCGCTGAAGGCTGCGGGCGTTATTAAAGAGGGTATCGGTTACGAACACGGCTGTGCCGCCAATCTCAGCGTGTCTAGACACTCTCGTAGCGATGTCTGGCAGATCTACACGGGTTCGCGGCCATTGTTGAAAGTAGGGTTGTTTAGCTCTACGTTCTACGCCAAAGCTATCGATCATGTCGGCTTCTTGGTAAATGACCATAAAGCCTTTCTCAAATTCTGTACTAATAAGGGTCTAAAATGAGCATTGCTACATTAGAGAAATATAAAAAAGGTTTCCATGAATCTAAGCGCTTTACTCCTTGGATGGTTAACTTTGCCGAGGGTTTCATCGACCTATTCCTCGTAGCAGATGGGGAGTACTCTTATTTGTTGAGTAGTCGTTTTACGTTACACGAGCTGAGTGGTCACATCTCCGACCAACCTGCGTTACTCGCAGCGGTCACGGCCATATGGCAGTCAAATCCTAATCTGGTTCGCGTCGTACTGCGCGTTTGTGATCTTTTACAAAACGGTCATCAACTCGACGTACTAGAAGAGATCGATCCAAGTAAGGTTAAGTACGACCAGATGTCGGACGTAACCTATTACGAAGGTTACGATATCGTTAAACAGGGTGATGAGTGGCTGGCGGTCTATCGTTCGAGAGTCCATCCTAGCGATACTTACAGCACCTGGCAAAGTTTCGGGGAACGTACTCCGGTTAAGTTCCCATACGACCCGCTGGATGAAGCGGAGAAGACTTACTACACGACCCCGTATATCTCTCTTCCGTCGGGCGGTGAGGAACTGGAGTATACGGCTATTCCTAAAGGGACGGATGTTGATCTTTGGTTAGCTGAACAGGCAACTAAGTACTACTACGGCGTTAAGTATACCGAATATGGCAGTACTGTCTGTTTCCTTACTGCGGAGCAAGTAACTGCAGTTGCTGAATTGTGGGTAGGTAAACTCTCCACTGATGCGTTGGTTAAATCGTTAGAAGCAAAAGATCCGATGCTAGCTCACCAGATCTTACAGCTCTACGGCATGATCTATATTCCGTCTATCCATCTCCCGCCGCTCTACGTAGGTCATGTGCATACTCACCTGCCGGGTATCATGTCACCTGCGCCTAAGTACGACAGTTTTGTACTGGCTGTCGATCCGGATAAGGTTCCAGCCTTCCTGGATAAAATGGGTACGCGTTACGAGGCGTTCTTTGCTCGTGACGAAAAAGGAAACTACCAACCTGCTAAAGTCAAGCATCTCAAAATGACTGAGGTTGACATCGGTAGCCTGAAGTTGAAGACCTTCCCTTCTAAACTTTAAAACATAGACGAGTAGGGGAAACCCTACTCGCTTTTAACGTATCGCCGACTACTATAGAGAGGTGTTACATGGAACAATTAATTGAGTTTGCTAAGACGTTCGCAATCGCTGCTCATTCTGCAATCGGGCAAAAGAGAAAGGGTAGCGACATCCCTTACTGGAGACATCCAGAGCAAGTCGCCAATATCGTAAGTCGTTACCATCCGATTCCTTCGCTCATCGCGGCAGCGTGGCTCCACGACGTATTGGAGGATACTCAGTCGGAGAAGCGGGACATTGCTTATGCGTTCTTGAATTCAAGGACGTTGCTGGATAAGGCAAGTAGTGAGATGACGATGGCTATGAATATACTGACTGAACTTACCGATGAGTTCAAGGGTACTCCTGGCGTTAATCGTCTGTACCGTGTTTCAGCAGAAATCCTTCGCCATTCTCGTTGCGACCTGGATGGATTTTGGGTCGTTAAGATTGGGGACGTACTCTCTAATCTTTCGTGTAAGGATACCGTAGATCTTTCTTTCCTTCCGGTGTTCTTGTCAGAGACGTATACGTTAATGACTATGGCGCCGGAGCGCATCAAGGCTTTACCTATTTATCTCGATCTCATGACCGAGTTCGATAAGTATGAAGAAGAGGTTCAATTCAAAGAATCGCTTCGAACCGCTACTTACCGTGTAGCGATAAAAACGCTTAACGCTAAATTCCCAAAACCTTTTACTCAGGAGCAACTCCGTGACTACTTCACTTCGAAATGATTTCCCACAAGTTCACTTTAACCTGCTGTCTTCTTACGGTCTGGCAGAAGCTTCGGTCGGCTTCATCGACGGTCAACTGAAACGTAACAACGGCTCTCTGATGGCGCTTAAAGCGAACATGGTAACTAACGTTGCCCGTGCGCTGTATCACAGCGACTATCGCCAGGAACGTACCATCGGGGAAATCAAAGAGCAACTTCGCTCTATGAGTCTTTACGAGCTGGGTGTGTTGGGCTATGCGATGACTATCGGGGAAGATAACTTCACCTTTGGTTATATCCAGAACGACGAAGCGCCAACTGCGACTACCGTTGCCGAGCTGCTGCGCGAAATCCAATCTGCGTTCACCGAGCGCGGTAACACCGTAGCCGATAATATCCTGGCTGCACTCGTAACCGAATATGACAACAAGGCCCTCAACTGATGTCTACGCCATACGAGCAGTTAGTTGTAAACAGAGCGGCCGGGGTTTCTATCCGCTACTCCAACTTCAAGGACGACCAAAGCCTGGATCATTGCAAAATGGTAAACCGGGCTTACCATAGCTCGGATGAGGACATCGTTGTAGGTGACTTCAAAGAGGGTGATATTATCGTAGCGCTGAGTGTCAGGATGAATCAACCTGAACCAAAGAAGAACACTTGGAGCACTCAGTACTACCGCACCTTTATGCTGCGTGTGTTCGCTAAAACAAACAGCGAAGCATTCAAAGCTGCAAACAAATATCTGGATGAACATCCGGAGCTGATTAAAACCATCCCGCAAGGAGAGTAATATGGACGAAGGCCAAGATACCAACTCAGGAATAATTTGGGGTGTTGGGTTAATCCTGGCGTCCTTATTCATCATCTTTACTCTGGTCTGCGCTATAATCTGGAGAGCCGTTGGTTCCCTGGGCAGCGCAACCATCACATTCATCAAACGGGGTACTCGTTATGTACTACGACGGTAATGAGTTACGTGAGCGTTTCGTTGCTGATATCAAAAAGATCGCTGATGAAGTTCGTGAAGGGACAAGTCACGATAAAGTCGGCCAAGTAGTCAAAGAGCTACTTGAATACATGGACGGTACTCACAAGCTCAGTGTCAATCCGATGCTCCTCTACGTTGATGCCATGGAGCAAGATAAGATCAATAAGTTAATGATGGCTGGTGATCAGATTATTGAAGATCCTATCTGCATTAACACGGGCGAATATCTCGCCCCTCACTTTAAGGTGAAGCGCGATGACCCAAAGTCGATACACGAGTAAAGACCTCAATATGGAAGTCTTTGCTCAGGAACTGGAGCAGGGCTATCTGCACGAAGATATAGCGTACCGCTACGATGTTCCGGTAAGTGACATTGAACGGATGCATAAACTCATACGGTTGACCGAGTATTCCGCCCGTACTGGGAATGCTATTTGCTTCCCGTTGCCATCGTTCGCATTTCCTGCCGATGAGTCTACTGCGGATCTTTTGCGCTATACTCCACGCAGCCCAAGGATGGACTCGGTTAATTTGAATCTCACCATGGATGAAATCCTCGACGATCGTTGTCCGGGTGAGATCTATCTGGAGAAGTAAAATGAAATTTGCTTTCTACAAGGGTCAGCGAGGTAAGTTTACTAAGGCTAACCGCGCATTGACTTCAATGGCTAATATCAAGGTCGGTGTCTCTGCTAGTCTGGGTTTCAACAACACAGTGATCTATACTGACGGCGGTACACTTAATGTCTTGATGCTTGGCGATCGGATGTTACGCACCTCGGTGATTTATGTCAAGTCACTCAAACCGAAACGCATCCCTGGCAAAGACGGGAATGTGACATTCACTTCGGTTAGTATCGATACGGATATCGTAGGTTACGGTGATCTTGGCCTGACTTCTGGTTTCCGTGTATTGGGTGAGCGTATCGTCAATGAGATTAATCGTGGTACCTTCGACGTGGCGAAACTTATTTACTGTCGCGACCATGGTCACTCTACCGTAACTGAAGGCTTGGCTGAAACAGAGCCAGGCGAAGAGTTTTACGTTAAGGCGTAATTAAATGTCAACTAACCGTTCTCGCCAGCGGGCGAATACTTATTCCGAAAAACTACCTAGCCCTAGGGGATAGTCTTCTAGGGCTGATGGTTATTTGGAATATCAATAATGTCAAATCGTACTCGTGCTTTCCGTCGTTACAAACGTGAACTTAAGAAACAAGCTGTTCGTCGCTATGGCGTTGCTGGTTACTGGTTCAATGGCGATAATCCCGTTAGTGACAAAGTCGTTATCGGTAAGGTTGCTACGACACCTAAAGCATGTAGTTGCTGGATGTGCGCCAATCACGGTAAGGTATTCGGTGAGCGTTTCTCCGATACTCGTCGTAAGTTGAAGCACACCGGCGGTGAGTAATCATAACGGCTAGGGGAAATCCCCTAGCCTATTTCTGGAGTTATACAAGATGGTCATGATGTCTTTACCTACCGCAATCGTTGCTGCAAGTGACATGGAAGAAACCTTTGGTGAAACCGTTACTCATGGCGGATTCTCCGATAACGGTATGTTCCTTCTGTCTAACGACGGTAAGTTCCGTAACATCGTAGGGAGTAGCGATGACGGCCGTAAGCTCTGGGCTGAATTAACTAAAGCCCGTACCTCTGGTAAACCTATCCTCTGGGGTACAGGTTTATTCAGTGACGAGTTAGTACTGAAAGGGTTCGGTGAGGAACTCGATAAGTCTTACCGTAAAAGTTACCAAATGAAATAAATCTCACATCTATATCACTCTATTGATAACGAATCAAATAAATGTTTTCGTTATCAATAACCATTCATTCAAACTGCAAAATAGGAGACTAACATGTCTAATGCAAACCAAACTAAAACCACCTTCTCTCTCGCTGATATCGAAGCTCAGGTCATGGAACTCGAAGGTATCCGTATCGTCTTCCACGCTCCATCTCGCTTGAAACTTACCGGCGTTTCCTACGCTGATAAATACAGCAACAAAGTTGCCCATAACGGTAATGCGACTTTGCTCATCAACCGCGTGAAAGCAGTTATCAAAGGCGCTGTGAACGGTAACCAGCGCGGCTGGCTTTCCACCTACCCAATCACCGAAATCGATTTCGTTATCGTCGACGGTACCGGTAACGTACCTAACGGCGGCACGCACATCAAAACCATCCGTGATTCTTACTCTAAGTAATAATCAATAAATAAAGGGGCTTCGGCTCCTTTATTTTTTTGTTCAATTTGGAGATACTCATGGCTTTAGCAAATGAACCGGCTGGGGAAGTTGTACTCGTCAGCTGCAAGGTTAAGTCTCTCGGACTAGAGTTCATCTCCGAGTTGACTTACAAAATGGAAGAAGACGTTTCAGTTATCGCTGGGCAATCTGTTCAGCGTTTATTGAACGAGGTACGTAAGTTAGCTGCTAGCGTTAACAAACGAACTTTCTTTCTGATCTACCCATGGGAGTTCCTGAAGGTTTCTTGCGAATCAGATATCGATTATATCTCCTTATTCGAGGAGGCTATAAAAGATACTCTGGTTACCCTCTTGATCTTCCACAAACCGTCCACATTCAAATATAACGACGGTACCCATCCAAAGTTACGGGGTAAAATTAAAACCTCGTACAGGCTCTCTAAGACAGAATTCTCACGCACCATCGTAAAGGTAAAAGGAAAATTATGTTGACTCGCTATGAACGTATTGAGTTTCTCCTTAAGTCAACGGGCTCGGATATTAAGGTAGTTCGCCGGAACCTACCAAAGATCAGCGATCAGCTTCGTAAGAAGTGGAATACTCGCGGTCTGATATTTGATGCCATTGATTCTAATGGCCGTGCATTAGAGATGCGCCTGCTTCTTATCTACTTCAGAATCCCTGAAGGTAAGCTGTTGAAGTTAAACTGGCGTAAGTTTAAGAAATCTGTATCCAAGGAACTAGGTCAGGAATTCGTCCAATGTTTCAATCGCCCCAAACCGCATTGGATCGTTTCAAAGATCTCTGAGGATCGCGACTACTTTAATGTCTGGGTTTCAGATAAAAAACCATAGTGCCTCCGAAAGGACGGCACAAAAGAAAGGGCCGAAGCCCTTTCTTTTTTTTGCTTTTTTGATGACTTAGTCGATGCACTTCTCGATCAGGTCAAGTTCTGCGTTAGCCACTTTGAAGAAGTGACTGGTGTACGCAGCTACCGGGCCGGTGTAGCAACGAGTGTACATGCGAGACATGGAGTTAACCAGAGCCCACATGGAACGAGTGTCTTCGCCTTCCAGGATCCAGGTGATAACACCAGACAGTTCAGCAGATGCCCAGTCGATGTTTGCCATGGCGTTGGTTTTGGAGAAGGTTGCCAGGGTACCTGATGCAGTTTTCAGTTTACGGATGATGCCAGTTGCACTGGACTTATCCATGCCCTTGAACTTAACGGCGGAAGAGTGGTCGTTACTGGCCGGTCCGATATCAACCAGAGTCTTCTTAGCTGCGTTAGGGATCTGGTTAGCTTCAGTTACCTGAGTACCGAAGTTAGAACCCACGTAGAAAGAACCCAGCTCTTTGGAGTTTTCACCGTACAGGCCTTTGGCTTGTTTCTGGAAGTCGTTGAACAACTTAACCAGTTTGCCACGCAGGTCATCGCGCAGACGGTCATTGTCTTTACCGCGACCAGAGTTACGAGCAGCCTGGACTACTACTTCCAGGAATTTGTCGTATTCACCAGCGGTCAGTTTGGACAGACCTACACCTTTACCCTGGACATTACGGATGAAGGTTTCCACAGCAGAGTTCAGAGCAGCGGCGTTATCGATCTGATCGTTACCTACGGTCAGGGCGCGTTTAGCCAGAGCTTTAGGAACGTCGACTTCTTCTTTGAATTCGCCGGAACCTACTTTACTTTCTACTTCCTGAATACGTTTCTTCAGAGCACCCAGGCGAGTGAAGGTTGATTTCATGAAGTCGGTGAAGGCATCTTTCGCAGATTCTACCAGATCACCAACGGCGCCGACCAGGGCTTTGATTTTGTCCTGGAAGCCTTCCAGGGAAACGGTGGAGTCTACATACGCTTCCATTGAAGGCATGACTTCTTCCACTTCGATACCGGTGCCGTCCAGGTTAGCGGCGGTCGCTTGTTCGATCAGCGCAACTTCGTTGATCGGGGTATTTTGGTTTGGGTTGATTTCGCTTTCGATGAACTCGCACATGTCGGTCATGCGATCGGCGCGGTCGGTCAGATTCTCTGACTCATCCAGGCGGTCAGCGATACCGTTGCGGCCTTCTTCCAATTCAACTGCCAGTTCGGCGTCATCGACATAATCAGGGATGTCGATTGATTCAAACGCTGGGCAGGAGAATTCTTCGCGTTTCTGTTGGATGATATTCCGGGTGTGTTTCATGGTAGTCTCTAGTCCTTGGATACGGATAAAAAGGCCGGTAAACCGGCCATTTGTTAAATTTGCCTCATATAGATACTGTTGATCCGATGAGCCATGTTCATTGGTGCCCGAGTGATGTCAATCATGAACGCTGCATGGGACGCCCAGTCAGGAATCGCAGTAAAGGAAAGCGGTTGTCCGTCGTAACCTTGGATGTTAAGCGGAGTCTCGTAAGTCTTGATAGAGGACCCTGGTCCGTTCAACTGAAGGTCGTAACCGCCACCAACTACCGACTTGTAAACGATAGGTGAACGCTCATCATCTGGGCCGAAGAACTCGGCTGCCATGTAGACTACGCGAATACTAATCGTACCAGAAGATGCCCAGCTACTTAGGTTGACACGAGCGATTACCGGACCGTTACCTTTGAGAGGCATAGAACCGATATAGAGTTGATACGTCCCGTCTTTAGGTACAGTGTTGGTACCTACCTGCATGTAACCGTTAAGGCGCTGGATGGAGAAGTTAGTAGACCCGGCAGTACCCCAGCCCACTCGGTTCTTACGAATCTCACAACCCGTACCGCCCGGAGATGGGATCCAAACTTCGTGTGCGTAGTGAGACACATCGCTAAAGATCTCTGAACGGATGTAGTTCTCTTCAGGGACTTCAGGTTGAATCGAGGTCAATGCCAACGGCGGGCCGTTATGCGGCAACTTACTATCGCGGAAGGTAACTGTACCTTTACCCGATACCCAACCAGTAATTGCAGGGTCGTCGTTACTAATACCCAGGTTACTGAAGTAGCATTTATCGAACGACATCACACAGCGATCACCTGCAAAGAAGACGTTACTCTTAGCCTTCGTATTGGATGCGCGGAAAATGAAGTTAACGCCGTTGAACACGATATTGGCATTGAGTCCGTCTTTCACTTCGAAAGCATACTCGTAAGGACCCTCGCCTTCGAACCATCCATCATTAAAGATCAAACGAGCCGAACCACTGTCTACTAAGACGTAACGTTTGTACGCATAGTCGAAAGAACAGTTGTCAAAGATCGTGTGTGCTTTGTTAACGTTGATGAAGTAATTCGACTGGGAGAAGATACAGGAGATGAAGTGGATCTGTTCCCCGGAGTTAGTCATTGTAGCATTGTTGGTGTAGCAGATGTTACAATGGTTGAACTGGTAGTTGAAGAACTTGACGTAGTACGTATTGGAGCTATAGGTAAACCCAGTGGAGAACAGATCGCAACCGCCACCCATAAAGCACATGGAGTTCTGTGCCCAGAAATAAGCGAAGGTGTCGTTCATTCCCATGAAGTGTACGTACTTATCCATCCCAGGGCCGACCGCACGGAGATTACGACACTCCATGGTACCTTGGGTATAACCTCGCAAGTTAACCCAGCTAATGCCGTATACAGGCGCTGCTGCAGTGCCTGGGGTCATCAGGGTAAAGTCGAGGATGGCTCCAGAGAAATCGTAATCGATTGTCTTGGTCTGAAGCGTAATCGTAGTCTTGATAAAGTACCGACCAGGATTACATTCCATCTTAATGTTACCGTTAATCGAACGAGTCGTATCGTTAGTAAACGGAACAGTCTCAGACCACTTGGACATCCGGGTAAATGCAGGGCCAGAGTCGATGCTGTTGTCGTTAGGCGCAGCGCCCCAGAACGTAGGGTTGATTACACCAGCGTTATCAAATACACGTTTCCAGCGACTGCCATCTGTGGCAACAATAGTTGCACCGCCGTCATCGGTAGAAGTTTTGTCCGCCTTAATAAAGGCAAACTTACCGCCACCGATACCTGAACCTGCACGATAACTTTTAACTTCAATAACTTCGTTATCCGAAAATAGGTTTAGTAGTACGGAGATCAGAGACGCTCTCAACCGTACGTAATACTTTGGCGTACTGGAGTGCTTCGTTGGTGATGAGGCGTTTAATCTTACCCTGTTCGTTCAGAGTAGCTACTGCGCCAGCATCGTTACGAGTATATTCGTTAACGTAGAAGTGACGGCTATCTTCGTAGGTAAAGAAAATATCGCCGACTTTAGTTGCTGCGATCCCTTTCTCAAGAGAATCAAACGCGGAATGATAATCAAGTTGTTTACGCAGATCGTTCAAGTCCAATACTGCGGTTTCCAATACACCTTGTTCATTCACCGTGTTGAATGGGAAATAGTCGTTTTCTTTTGGTGTAGACGACGAAGGTAATTGAGATATCTTTTGGCCATTAATCATGAGATAACCTTATCTGTATTTGGTCAATTCATAGGAAGTTGCATAATAGAGTGGAGGTAATCCCCCACTCTATTTATTACGCCATAACTAGTTTAGACCATTTAGCCGCAGCGCCTACTCCGGCAGTATTACAAATCCACATGGAGTCCGTAGCGGTTCCGTCGTATGCGATTGCTACCTGTCCCTTACGTACTGTTCCGGAAATTTCTGACGGGGATGTTTTAACGGATATCACGTTAGGTGACTGAACGTGGATACCCATTACGAAGTTACTCGGTTGTGATGGGACGGATACTGTTCCTAGGATAGTGTTCCCAAGTACTGTACAGTTGCCGTTACCCAAGGTCACATCTCCGAGAACGTGACAACCGAGTAGTGTTATTCGCTGACTGTTCGCGTCTCCTGTTACGCTTCCTTGAATTACCGTATTTACCATCCTTATCCCCGATGCAGACTGTAGTATAGAACCACTACCGGCCACGATGTCAACATTACCTAAAACCAAGCAATTAGTTATTGCAACCTGACCTGATACAACCGGGAGTCTAAGGCTAGCAAATTGGGTATTTACGAATCGGAAATCGGTTTCAATGGATCCGGTGAAATAGGCATCGCCAATAAATGAGTTGGTGATGTTAAGTCTTACTTTACCTTTAGCCGATGGGTTAATCAGACTTATACCGCCGCTAAAACGAGGACAATCATTAATCTGGACGTTAGCGTACGGACCTAATGCGACCGATTGACTGAAGTTACTAATGCCGCATTGAGTAAACCAAACTTCACCTTGTACTTGAGCAAACGTACCGGTAGGTAGAGAACCGGTCATCCCACTTCCGCGCCCAGGTCTCTCTGAGTGTAAGTTGGTAAAGTGTATCTGAATACCCCCATCTACCTTAAGGAACGGCGTGCAGTTATTGAGTTCGAAACTACCGCCATACCAGCTCAGGAAGTTAGAGGCATCTCCCTGTCTTGAGGAAGTGACCCATACTGGAGGGAACGCTTGGTTGGCCGGGTCGCCGATATCGACGTAACTCATATAGTCTTTACCGTCGTTTAAACGACCAGAAGCAAAGACACCGACGCGGTTAAAGGTATTGTCAAAGGCGTTGTCGAGATAAAGGCCGGATCCTCTAAAGTTCTGGATGACTACGTCTTCCCAAAGAGAGCCTGTGGTTCGACATTTAACTCCGTGACAAAAGGCGAATCCTACCTCGTCACCTGGGTTCGCTATCTTTGTAGATATCCCCTCGACGCATAACCTACATAGAGTCAGTGAGTTAAACTTGAACTCAGAACCCCAATTATCAATCGCTCCGACGTTGTCCCATCCGTTAGCTAGCGCTGTCGAACGAGGAATATTGAACGATAGCACCGTACCGTTGTCCGGAGCTGAGCCTGCGCCTTCCAGGAACCAACTACATTTAGCTCCCTTATTAAAGTATGGTAGAATGACGGGCTTGGTAAGGACGATCTTCATGGCAGGTAAAAATACCTTTCCAGCATTACTGGTGAACTTAGTACGGTATTTGATTAGTCCGTCAAATGCATCATCCCAGCTATTACTCTCACTTTTGAACCAGACCAGTTCCATATTGCCGTCTTCAATAACTCGAGACAATCGGACACCTGAGTTAGTGACTAGATTAACACCGCCGTCATCTTCTGTAGTTTTATCGGTTAAGTCTACAATGAACGTTCCGCGGTTATAGACCCTGGCGTTAAGTTCAATCGTTAACTCTACCTTCTGCTTATCCCTCAGATTCTTCAAACCCTTGATGTCACTGAACGAAGATACCTGGATAGGCTGACTTATTTGGAAACGGTTGGTGGTGTAAAGAATAGGTGCGTTATTTTCGTCGACGTAGACGACTGACCCAGAACCCACTTTTCGGTACCTTAGCGCTAACTCTTTACGATTCTCATCAGTGTAGACAAAGAAGTCCTCATTAACAATGGTCTTAGACATCCCTTCTTCAATGGTGCTAAACGCATTAGAAAGATCGAGTACCTCTCTCAAAGTACCGATAGAAACTTTACCGGTCTCATTACCAGCCGAATCTACCGTAGGAAATACCGATCCTTCCGATAGAGTATCTTTATTTGGTAAATTAGATATTTTAATTGGGTCGCTAAAAGACATCGAATACCTCTATTGACTTTTGAATGGGTTGAATTGAACCGCTAACTGATACGTATCGAAATTCTCGGTCTTCAACTTCCAACCCAAGTAGATTTTGATACGTTTACCTTTAATGAAGCTAGGACCCATGTAATAGATCATCCAGTAGTGGTCTTTGTATATTCCTGTCTGATTGTTCCAAGCCGGACCTTTTACAGTCGGTTTGACTGAAGACTTAGGTGCGCCCAAGAACCGGATACTGAAGTTATAGAGCGGGTTCCGATAAAGCCAAAGGACTCGGCAAATGTACTGCGCTGTTTTTGGCGGTAGGTTCTTTCTCCAGAGCGTATGCTCTGTCTTCCAGCCGTTATCGCCATCCAAATCGTTTATCTGGCATCATGAACCAATCGAGCCATTTAGGAAGACGTGCATCCTTAGTTGCAAAGATTGGGAGGAATGGCGTCACTACTGCGGCAACTGCCAAAGTCAGTAGGTAAACAACCAACAACAAACACCAATGGATAAATCCCTTCAAGGGAACAGGTGTACTGAACACCGTAATTGTTTTCATCTTGAGTCACTCTAGGTTAAAGGTCATATCAAACTTAATTTACGCCTATATCACAATTATGAATAGGATAAATTAATCTGAGGGCTTTGTGCATGAACATTGAAAACTTCAAGAAAGACTTTGCTGAAATCGCTGACAAATTCAAAGTGATGTACGGTCACTTCAATCCAGAGAAGACTCGTCCAGATCTGGATATCAACAACGGTGACTGTGGCGTATTCGCACTGACTGTCGGTGCAGTACTCCAGAACAAAGGTTACAGTATCCAGTACGTAGATAACCTCAACCATGGCTTCATTCGTCTTTACGACGTCGATGAAGACCTCTGCTTCGACAGCAACAACTACGAAGGTTGTTCCACTGCCGACATGAACGAGCGTTGGAGTTCGGATGAAATCAATCCGCTTGACTACAACGGCATGTGCGATGCGTTTGTCCCTTACGATGTTAAGGGTGCGTACATGATCAAAACTATCCTGGATCATTACTCGGTCCCATTGCCAGAGTATATCCAGAACGTACTCAAAGAAGAACTCGAATACGAGATCACCGAGTACGTTGAGAAATACCAAGCGTTCATGGCTCGGTCTATCGAAGAACTGAACGCAGCGTAACCCTGAGCAATTCCGCTCGACACCCCGGCCGTAGATCTCACAGGTCAATAGCGACACTCGTAGAGGCTACGGTTTTTAGGAGAGTAGTACGATGAAAACAACTGTAAAAGTATTAATGAAAAATGTCTATCTGGTCACCTTCGATCTGTTCGAGGCCAGTAAAATGATGAACATGTCCTACTCGGATATGCAATCGTTATTCTGCCAACTCCGTAACATGAACGTCGGTAAAGATGACATGTATGGCCGGGTTATTAATAACCACCAACGTGCTCAGTACAACGGCCATGACCACTACGACTTCACTTGCTCACCGGACTTCATAATCCGGACAAGTGGTATTCGCATGGATAGCGAAGAGGCTATTGTCTCTATCAAGTTGGAAGTGCTCAACGAAGACATGTTCCCTACCTCTGCTGCTGAATTCGCTACCTACTTTAATGAGTACGGTTGGCGCTTCGTACCACGTTGCTTCTGCGTGAACTACGAAGTCGAGGATGCTAAGTTTGAAAACCCAATTCGCTCTTACGTCGGTCAGCCTAAAGAACTGACCAAAGGCTGGGTTAGGGACGAAAGCGTCAACTATAGAACTATCGACATTTGGATTGATGACGAAACTGGTACTGAGCTTGGCGAGAATCCAGAGGAAGATATCGGCGTGTCGGATTCCGATGAACGTAACCCGGTAATCATCGTCAATCAGGCTCATTCTGAAATCATCAAAATGATGCTCTGCTCAGGTTACAATTTCTCTACTGTCATCGACGGTAAAGAAGTTCATTTCGAAATCACCGGACCTAAGGACAATTCAAATAATCCTTACGCAGCTAAGTTGGATGAGCACTGTAAAGATCTGAAAGGTTCCTTCAAACAGAAGGAAGGTTATAACGGCGCAACTTTTACGCCGGAGCAACCTGGTTGCGAGTATGATAACCAGCTTATGTGGGGGCCAGAATAAAAGAGGGTGTATGGAAAAAGAAACCAAGAAAGAGAAGCGACCGGCAACGGTGCGGGAGGTTATTGAGAATATCCTCGAACTCCAGCCTTCCATTGATCCGAAGTATCTGAAAGGGTTCCATACCTTATCGGAACCCACGGATGACAACGGGAGGGTTTGTCGTGAATTCCTTCGCTGGTAAACTCGCAATTGAAGGATCTTTCTTAGCCGATGAATTAGAGCTATCGGTGAGGGAACAAGATCATCACTTCGAAGAATACCGTAGACATAATGCTGATGTTAACGTTCTGGCTAACCGCCAACGGGAAATAATGCATTTACACGGTATTGCTGAATGTCTGGATCGTGGGGTATTGGCTGAGGAAATAGCCTACTACCTGGACGCTCCAGTATCAGAGATCGAAGAGAAGATTGAGAAGATCAAGTCGTTTAAGTAAATAAATGAGGTAGGGTTAATTCCCTACCTTTATTCTGTCTTATCATAAAGGGTAATTGTAAATGCATATTTTAATTCTGTTGGTTCTCTGGGTTATCGGCTCTTATGTTGTTGCTAATCGTGCGCAGTCTAAGGGCGGTAATTTCAAAACGTGATTCTGGATCTCTATGATCTTCGATCCACTCGGTGGCTACGTGATCTATAAGCTCCTGTTACGCAAATAAACATAACACTCCCTCAGTAGACCTAATGGTCTACTGAGGGGATTGTACCCATTTCCAATTTTTTTGGTGTCTATATAACCGTGGCGCAAGGGTAGAAGTAATACCTTTGTTAAAATCACAAACCTGCCTCTAAAGGGGAAATACTGTAATCAGATAGAAACCATATACTCCTATTGAAGTACTTAACCAGTTTTGACTTACGGACTACGTGAGTCGAAGAGCGTGTACAATCGTACACGTTAAACTGAGTTCCGGAACATTCGTCCGGAATAGGAGCACTACCATGGAAATCGACTACGATTTCAAAACACCTAGTTTATGGATTGACAAAGGTGTTGTCGAAGACGCTAAGAGATTTAAGTCTCTTAATAAATCCGGCAAGAAAAAGTTCATTGAAGAACTAAACGACTACGCCAGTAAAATGGACGCGACTGACTACTCTAGTGATGGATTGAATCTACTTTGTACTCTTCTTGATAATATCGAGAAGGGATATGACGTAGAGGCATCTAAGGTGGTTATCTACTGCTTGTTGAAGCGCGTTGGTTTCAATGAGCTCGCCGAGAAGTTAGAGTCAGCTACTATGGAATCGTTATTAGTTAAAACGATTTTGAAGAAAGCGGCTCGTACGTTGTTATTCTTTATCTGTACAACATACTTAAAGTCCTTTTCGATATCAGCTTTCATAGCTAAGTTTGCTTATGAATTCATGATACTAGTCGAAAAACGACTGGCGTTGATTAAAGCTGTTTTTAGATACTTTACCGTTAAAGGACATAAAGAGAAGACTGGGGACAACCAGTCTTCTCTGATTTACGGTCTTGGTACTAAGATCAGTTTGGTTTTCACTTTCTTAAAAAAGGAAGTGGAGGAATATCTATAAGATACTGAGGAGATAAACTACCACTAGGCCCGTGTTACCGCAACGGGCCAATACCCTTTTCATAAAAAGAAAAGGTACGTAAAAATTGATTTCCATTACTTTTCAAGTCTATATAACCTAGGCGAATATCCAGAGTAATCTGGTCTTTTATCATACTTTATTTAGGAAAATCACCATGTTCAACAAACTGAAATCTCACCCAATCGTAAACCGCATCAAAGCTATCGCTCAGAAAGTTCCAGTGATCAAAGTAGAGATCATGACTATCTCTGAAAACGATTCCGCTCTGCAGGTTGAAGTGAAACAGACTCTGAACTTCGGTCTGTCTGTAATCATGACCATCGCTCTGCTGGTAACTCTGGCAAACCTGATCGCAGTCACTTGGCCTATCCTGGCGTTCTACTCTGTTGTTCGTCTGTGCAACCGTGCTAGCCAAGCGTACAACAACTGGGCAGCTAAGCGTAAGGAAACCGAAACTCAAACCCCTGAAGCAGAACCAGTAACTGCGTAATAGCTCGATAACCCAAACTGTCGCGACCAGTGAGGGATCATCGAGGATCGTTCTATCACAAACTCCAATCCATCATCTAATATTGAGGAAAACATTATGTTTCACTAAAGCTAAATCTTTCATCCGTAATATCGTCTCTCGTGCTAAAGCTGAGAAAATCGAAGTGCTGACCGTTGAGCTGGTAGAAGTTCAGGACGTTGCTACTGCAGTTAAAACTGCTAAGAGCCGTCGTAACAAAGCCTTCGCAATCAACATGATTGCAAACTGCATCGTTTCGTTCTCCTTCGGTTACGCGTTCATGTTCATCCTGTGCCTGTTCCCAGAAATCGTTCTGGCTCTGTGCACCCTGTTCGCTTTCATTAAATGCGTCGATAAGATTGCCAACTTCTTTGCGGCGCGCGATGTTAACTCCACTAAAGCTCACCACGCTAACATGGAAGTAATCCTGAGCGTCTTCGGCGGTGAGGCTGTCAGCAATGTTCTGGATAAAAAATCTAAGTCGTCCAAGGAGGTGGCGGCTGACGATGGTGTAGTTGCTGCAGCGTAATAAACAGACGGCGGTGGTAATCCCACCGCCAATTATTTAAACTTGTTCAAAAGGTATATCCTAATGGAACTGATCTTCTTGATGGTACTTCTCATCGTACTGCTGTCTTTCGTCACCAAATACCGTCCGAGCTTCATTACCGTGTTAGCGCTCAATCTCGCTATTGATGAGATCGGTATTAGAATCGCGCAGATGGCTTTCCGTGGCCTGGGCTCTGCTTTTAGTCGGGGTAATTGAAATGGTACTAATCACTCTGTTGATGCTCATGTTCGTATTCGCTGAATGTAAGAACCCTATCTTGCGTTTCATTGCGAACATCGTATTCAAAATGTGTTACTGGATCGGGATGACCTATATTGTCATCGTAGGGACTTTCCTGAAACTGTTAACATTCATCTACGCTTCCATCTTCGGTCGCCGTAATTCTTTAGCTTAAGGAGTTTAATCATGATCAGTAAATTGATGATGTTCCTGTTCGTCATGACGGTATTCGTCTTGAACGCAGCAGCCGGTTTCGTAGTTACCATTGTCATGCTGATTTCTTGGATCGCCTCTAAGGTGTACAACGATGCGGCAGTGGGCTACGTGATCAACGTAACTGCTCTGATTGCCATGGGTATCATCTTTGGCATCGATGCGGTAGTTCCAGTAATTGCTTTGGCGGTACTGTTCAAGGTATCTGCGGAAGTCATTAAGACAATGGCTACTCCAGTACCAGCAGTGGCCTGATCGAAAAATACTCTAATAAAGAGTATTATGCTTTTGTTAACAACCCACTCAACTTAGTAAAAGGAAAGTGAAATATGGCAACTCCAAAAGTAGTAGACTTCTTTGACACCAACGCAGCGGCGGCTAAACCTCAACGTACCGGTTCGCAAGTTCCGTAGCTGGGCCAATGGTCAGCTGAACAAGGCTGAAAAAGAAGCCGGTCTGAGCCTGGTCGGCTTCCCTAAGCCGGTAGGTAAATCCGGCAAACATCACTGGTCGAATCGTGCCCTGTCTAAATGGGCTAAGGTGAACAACGCAGCACTGGTTACTCTGGGTTACCATGTTAAGGTAGCTGAGAAGAAGACCGTTCAAACTATCGGCACTGCTGAACTGACTCGCGAATACGGTATTTCCGCAACCCGTCTGAATATGCTGGCGAAAGCAACTGGCGTGACTCGGGAAGAGGCTGGAGCAGGAATGTCCTTGGGCGGATTCCCTAAACCGATAAAAGTCGGGGCTGCAAATCTCTGGCCTAAAGTAGCGATCCGTAAGTGGTTCAAAGCTAACAAGGATGCCCTGGAGCATCTCGGTTATATCCCTTCATTTAACAAAAAGGCTGCTAAACCAGCTAACGCCGCTAAGGCAATCAAACCTAAGGCGCTGAAACAACCGGTCGTTAAGGCGAGCAAGAAAGTTGAAACGGCGCCGGATATTCTGGGCGAAGAAAACACAAAGAGAAAGCCGAGCTACTCTGCGACGATCTCCGCTCCGGATAATTTGAAATTCCTTATTGCCACTAAGCCCGGTAGTTCGGTTAGAGCGTCCTCTATCTCCGTCGCCAGCACGGATGTAGAAACCGCCCTCATCGCACTGGCTGAACTGTTAAAACCCGTCGTCGTCGTTAGCACCAACGCTACGGCTCGTCTTGTCATGAGCAAGTACAATGCTCAACTCAAAGAACTGATGGGTGACGCGGGACAGCTCACTAAACTGAGTAACGACTTTGAAAAGCGTCTGATGGACGTTCAACGTCTGTCGTCCGGTATCGAGATCGCTGTAACTAAACTGTAATATCCCTACCCGAGTAGAGAGGAATAACCCTCTCTACTTATACTCTTTTTTAACATCAGGAATAAATATCATGAAGAAACTCACCGCTGTTATCGCACTGACCGCCGCTCTGTTCTCCGCCAATACCCTGGCCGGTACATGGGGCTCGTCCTGGGCACAAGGAACCACTGAGGTTATTAACAATAACGCAAACGGTTCCTCTGTAAACTTCTCCTGTTCGGACGATGGCGATAAGCGCATTCTGTTCGTAGATACTGCAGATGGCCGTCGCTACGACAGCGAAACTGACAGTTACACTATCGTTGCTAAAATCGATGGTAACGAAGTTCAGTTCGTTTCTACCCTTAGCCGCGTTGGTGAGGCGAACTGGGCGTACTTCTGGAAGAAGGCGGAAACTGTGAAATCCAAAACCATCACAGTGATCGTCCCTAACCACAAACCGTTCACTGTATCCACCGCAGGCCTGAAAGCTGTCGCAAAAGACAAATCGCTGAAAGACTGCTTCTTTAAATAATCGAGGTATCGATGAAGTTCGAAATTGATAAAGGCCTTCTGCAATTCCTGTACGCTGACGACACAGGTACTTACGCCGTAGTCGGTGCGCCAGGGAAACGTGACTTCTCACTCAACCTTCGTTCCGGTGTCTACAAACAGGTTTCATTCGCTGATTTCGGCTCAAAGCCTAAAGACGGCGATAAGATCTACTTCGACGTCAACGGGACTTTCGTCACTCTCGTTAAAAAGGCGAAGAGTACTGAAAAAGTTAACGAAGGGAAAGGTGGCATGGGCAAAGGCTCAAAAACTTTCCGTGAACACTGCTTCTAACGGGGCATAGGAGAGGGCATTTAGCCCTCTCTTTATTTTTTGTTTCATTGACAAATAAGGAGATCGTTTTGTCCATTATTCTTTATCACAAGGGTGTTATTGCTGCTGACTCAAGAGGGATTATTGATCAGGGGAAATACACAGAGCGTTTGTGTGGTATGCTCAAGCTATTCTCATTCGGCGGGAAAGTCGTTATGGGGATGGTTGGCGATAACACGACTATTGACTGGGCGTGTAAAGAGTTCTTTTATTTCAGTGAGAAAGTCATTGAAATGGAAGAGGGGGATTTAGATACGCTTCCATTATCTAAAGACATCCTGGAACGATACGGTATGGAAGACTCTACCCGTACGCTTTGCTTCATGACACGTAGACACCATTACTACGTCGGGGTGACTGGTATCATACGCTGGGAGAAAGGTATCCCATGGGCAGCTGGTAACGGAATGCGTACTGCTCTGCAATCGTTATCTAACGGATTCGATGTAGAGTCATCGGTGCGGAACGCCATATTGATGAATCCTGATTGCGGTGGCACGGTAGTCATTCACCATGCTAAAGATCTGGAGCTTATCAAAAGGAAGAAATCTAAATGAAAAACTTCGCAGCTTTCTACGATGATAAAGTCATCTTTAGTACGAAGATCCAAAAGAGTTCAGGACTACCGACTACCCTTAGTTGGGATTCTCTATTCACGCCACATGGATTCATTGTCCCCTACTCCCTAAGCTGTTTCGCTATCCTTGATATCATCGAAGACAACAAGGTTCCCGTTGATCGTTCCGGTGAAATGCTAGGGATGCTCATTACTCCCGAGGGTAGGGTTTACGAGTATGCGGTAGGGAGTAACAACAAAGTTATCTGTAACCGTCTGGTAATCGGTAAAGGTTTCCGTCATTGCCGTTCTGCCGATTACCTTACTGAAGATACAATGAACTCTGCGATCCACTTAACAACCAGTCCAGAAGCAGCGTTGGATTGGTTCCACAAAACGTTGCCGACATTCACTAACAGTTACTTCGTGATGGGTGTCGACGACATCGTAGCCAAGATTTAAGGAAAAGGGTCTATGAACGAAATAGAAAAAGATGAGGTTGTCACCAGCAGGCCTCCAGCTACTGATCGCGCTACGCTTTACGATGTACTGAACGTAGACATCAATAAAGTGGTTCTCCGTGTACGTGGTCGCGTTACGCCGGTTGATGCAGCTAAACGGCTGTTGGCTTTGGTGGAAACTGCTAGAAGTAAATACTCGGGTGAACATTCGATCGATCTTCATGTCGTTTCTGATCATCGTTACATGATCATCGAACGTAATAACGACATCATTGAGTTCGGTGGCGTCGATACTACCAGTGACCGTGTCGCCTCAGTTAATCTGTCTTTAGAGGTTGCTATACTGGATCGCGGTATCGAATTCCTCACCAAGTTCATTGAGATAAAGTCTGCGGAAGTTGATCAGATTTTACTCGGCGGCGGCCGTGCTATTAGTTGCCCGGCTGTAATTGAGAAATACTTCGAAGCTGAAGAGATCGAACTCTTACGCGATGAGTCTGAGTTACCTCAACTAAAGATGTTTAAACCTAAGGGGATGAACATCCCAGGGAACAACCGATCCATCCACAACAAAGTTAAACCAGGGAAATTCTTCAACAAAAACAGGAACTTCCGTTCTTCTGGTCGGGGCAGATAATTTCCCCTTGATTCTATGATTCCGGGAAGTAAGCAGTACAAATAACCCCTCCCTTTTGGGAGGGATTCTTAAGAGGGTCGTCCCTCTTTTTTTGTTCCCTTATTTTTTCAAATACTCTTTAAATAGTTTAGTAACAACTAGACTATCACCCCTCCTTTAAGGAATAAACCATGCAACAGTCAGCACCTGCTAATGTAGCAGAAGTAAAACCAGAGAACGCTTATTTCGAATCTGGTTCAAACGAGCAACCTGTGTCAGTCTCTCAATGCGACTTCCATTACGGTAGCCTGGACGGCCTGGCAACCATTATGGCAAACCCTCAGCACTAAGGAAAATAAACGTGACTAAAGATCTTTCTTCCTATTTCAAACCAGCCGCCGATTCTACTGCTCTGCCAGGTCAAACTCGTGGCGAAACTAAATTAACAACGACCTTCGACGAGCTCCCTGTAACTGGCGCCGGCGCAAAGGTTATCGATCAAAGTGGTGATTCCCTGGATTCTCTGTTCGACGGCATCGATTTCGACGCGGTAGCTGCTCGTAACGAAGAGCGGGCTGAAAGCGGTGAAGAGTTCGTCGATGACGGCGACTGCGAAGGCTGCAAGATCTGAAGATAATTTCAGGTCTATATTACTTTAATGATAATCGAATCAGTCGATTAAATCGAGAGTAGGATTTTCCTACTCTCTACTATTTTACAATTTAGTTTAGAGAGATTTACACATGAGCGTTACATCTTTGACCAAAGTCCGTTTACCGATTCCATCTTTCTGGCGTCAAAGCGATTTGGAAAAGATCGCAAAAGCTTTGAACAACCGTAGCGTGGTACTGGGTGAAACTAACCCTACCTTCCCAGTTAAAGAACCGGGTCGCTTCTACGAAATCAAAAAGCCAACGCATCGCCTGGAAAACTTCCGTGCTACTGACGGACAGTTAACCGCAAGTGTTAAGATCATCGACCCTGAAGTGCTGGGTGACATTATCGATGGTCGTTCTTACAATTTCAGTATCCGTCGTAACAATGACGTTTTCGCTAAAGACGGTAGTACTTGCTCAAGTGCTCCTGGTCTGATCGCGATCGATATCCGTTTTAACTAGCCGTTGTGAAGTACGAGTAATTCACTGGCAATACCAGGGAAACCATTATGTCTGAACTTAAACAAATAGAGGAAGCGATGATGAACATGAGCCAAGTAGAAAAGGAAGAAATGTCGGATGCCCTGATCTCCCTTCAGTTGTGCAACTACAACAACCCGACTAACAACGTCGCGATTAAGAACTGCGCTGCATCTATCCGTGGCCGGGCACTGACTTTACCGGTACGTGATCTGATGCATCTGGTTCAGATGTCGCCGCAACCACTGCGTTCAGTTATCAACGCGCTGCAGAAGTACCGTCCAACTGACTTGAAGGAAGGTACGTTGTCAATACACCGTTAACAGGTGGAACATGGCATTCAACACAACACCAAGGAAACGCGTCCTCGTACTCGGGGACGTACCTATTTATTTCAAGGCGTACGCGAAAGCATACCGTCTTGATATAAACGACATCGCTAACGCGCTATTACAAGGTGTAGCCTATGTCCTCTCCAACGAATGGGACGCAAACAGCGACCGTGATGAGAACTTCTCTATGGCGATTCAAGACTACCTTTATTGGGAGTATGAATTAGCTCAGATAACGGAAGAGGACTTGCAGCACTTAATAGATCGTTGGGAAGAGATCATTCATAGCGTACTGGTAAACAACCGGTTAGATTGGTTAATTCGGATGGCGGAAAGTAACGGACTTGACGTCGATAGTTGTCGAGATCGTTTCAAAGCTCGCGTCGTCAAGAATCGATTAGAGATCGAATTCCTGAGGTAAGAAAGATGTCCGTAATTTCGATTACCCCTCCGGACTACAGTCCGGTTACGATTTCGGGTCAGGTTGCTCAAGATAGTCTGCGCGATATCGAAGCACTTGAGGCTAAGTTAGGTATCACACTTCCACGCAAACTTCGTATCACGATGATTGAGAAGTTGATTACCAGCAAACTTAACAAATGTAATATCACACAGTGAGGCGAAAGCCTCACTCCTATTTTCTACAGGAGGATAAATGTCTGTACCTTCAGCTAATGGAACGTCAATGGATGAGCTTCGTTGCTTTATGGATGTCCTCATGACTATCGCCATCAGTTACAAAATTCATAACGGTAATCCCGGTAAGGTAATGGCTACCGCGATGTTGGTATTGCAGCGTGTCCCTTATGATTATCCTAAGGAAGTTTGCAAGGCGGTCATTAATGAACCTAAGAACACATTGGCAATTGTTAATACGATTACCATGTCTCACTTCAAACGACCAATAATCATCCCAAGCCCGGCTGATCTTAAGCGCGGGTAAAAATACGTACAGAGGGGTTCTGATGAACCTCTCTTTATTTTTTGTTTAGTTGGAGATACCCATGTCTTTAGAACGCGTAGAATGGCTCAGATCAACTTTACGTAATCACGAATACCTCTATCACACTTTGGATGCCCCAGAGATTCCTGATGCGTTATACGACGAATGGTTCCATGAGTTAAAGGCTCTGGAAGCGGAACATCCCGGAATGGGTTACATCAGACTCGCCAACACAACGCGTCGGGTACCTGGGCGTTAATACTTTCGCTCCGGTAAAACATACAACACCGATGCTCTCCTTAGAAAACGTTTTCTCTAAGGATGAGTTAACTGAGTTCATCACTCGTACCATGAATGCTCTGGGTACTAAACCAGAATACGTCGTAGAGTACAAATACGATGGTTTAGCAATCAACCTTCGTTACGACAACGGCGTAATTGACTCAGGCTGCTACACGCGGCGATGGTAAGGTTGGCGAAGACGTTACGGCTAACGTAAGGACTATCCGTAATATCCCATTACGGTTACGTGGAAATAAGATCCCTGCCTTACTGGAAGTTCGTGGCGAGGTCGTTATGCCGCGTGCTGGTTTCGAAGCGTACAATATGGATGCGATAGCCAATGGCGGGAAAGTATTTGCTAACCCGCGCAATGCTGCTGCTGGTAGTATCCGTCAAAAGGATCCTTCTAAAACTGCGTTACGTCCTTTGGCTTTCTATTGCTACGGGATGGTGCTCCATGATGAAAACCAGATATCTTCACACTCCGAAGCTATGGAGCAAATGAAAGATTGGGGATTCAGCTGCGGTGACTACAACGTAACCACTTTACTGGAAGGTATCACTAGGGTCTACGATGACGCCATCGAATTCAGAGATAAGCTTCCGTTTGATATCGACGGGATGGTAATCAAAGTCAATGGTTACGCTGCGCAGCAGGCATTAGGATTCATCTCGAAAGCGCCTCGCTGGGCAACCGCATTTAAGTTCCCGGCCCAAGAAAAGACTACGGTACTGAATTCAGTCGACTTCCAAATTGGTCGCACTGGGCAGATCACCCCCGTGTCTAGAATAGAAGGTGTCTTTGTTGGCGGTGTAACGGTCACTAACACGACTTTACACAACGCCGATGAGATTGCACGACTCGACCTCTATAAAGGGGATACGGTCGTTGTACGGCGCGCTGGTGATGTTGTCCCTCAGTTAGTGGGCGTTGTTAAGTCTCTGCGGCCAGCCAATGCTGAGAAGATCATTTTCCCTACTCACTGTCCTTGCTGTCAAACTGAGCTCATTCAGCACGAAGGTGAAGTTGCATGGTATTGTCCTGCTGGATGGTCATGTCCTGAACAGCTCAAGCAAGCGATGTCTCATGTAGTCTCTCGTAAGTGTCTGGATATCGATGGCTTCGGGGACAAGATCATTGGTGACTGTGTTGATACCGGACTCATTACTGGGCCTCAGGATATCTTCAAATTAGTTCCCGATGATCTCCTGGCTTGGGGAAGTAACCTTTCCACTAAGTTGATCGCATCTATCAACAAGGCTAAAGAGACAACTCTTGCCCGAGTACTCTTTTCCATGGGGATAAACGAAGTAGGGGAGTCGACAGCGCTTTTGTTAGCTAACCACTTCCATAGCTTGGCTAAACTAAAAGAAGCGAGTGTAGATGATCTGAAGGCGATTGAGGGGATTGGTGATGTAGTTGCTCTCAGTATTTACGCCTGGTTCCAATCAGATAGGAACAACTTTATTCTGGATGAAATGATCAGACTGGGTGTTCACTGGGACGAGTCGGCTCCTGTCGTTAGAACCGAAGGTAGGTTGGTTGGTAAAGTCGTTGTAGTTACTGGTTCTTTCTCTGGGATGAACCGGGACGACATCAAGGATAAACTTCGCAAGCTGGGGGCAAACGTAGCGAGTGGAGTATCTAAGAATACCGATTACTTATTTGCTGGGGAAAACGCAGGAGGTAAGTTGGCTAAGGCGACAAAGCTAAATGTCCCTGTGATCGATGAAGAAACTTTACTCGCATGGTTGGTTGAGTGAAACGATTAATTAAAGGCTGCCTCTTCGGAGGCGCCTTCCTTTTTGTTGCTGGCTTTTCTTTTTTGTTCGGATTATGGTTTACGTTTATAAACATCTGAGGTCAAAATGCCATACGTAAATTTACCTGAGGGGGAGTTAACCAAAGACTCCAGTTTAATCATCACCGGGGTAATTTCTAAGGAAGTTACTTATCTGCCTTTAGTCGATATTAAAACTATCGGTAAACCTTATCGTAGCGGGCCAGGTAAATGGGCTCTCTGGGTATTCGAAGTGGAGAAGAAGGACGGTACTTCCATTACTCTTACTCCTTTAAAGAACTTCGGTGGGACTCGTGAAGAGCTCCATCAAAAGTGCGAGTTAATCAGTTCACTGTTGGGGGAATGAAATGTACGATTATCCTGTTAATGATAAAAACGTTGTAGTCTTCTATCACGATAGTTGCATGGACGGCTTCGCAGCCGCTGCGCTGATGTATACTCGCTATCCATTGGCCACGTATCAACCAATTAACTACGGCCGTCCTAATACCATGGACGTCGAAGGTAAGGTAGTCTTCTTCGTAGACTTCTGTCCTGACACTGAGTGGACAAGCGCTAACTGGGAAAAGACCCAGCGTTGCATTCTACTCGATCATCACAAAGACTCTACTGACCGTGCTGGTCATGCGAAAGAGCACGTGCGTCCAGGTGACCACATCGGTTTCGATATGGCTCACTCAGGTGCAGGCCTGGCATGGGAATACCTCTATCCAAACGAACCAATGCCACCTATGGTTAAATTGGTAGAACTACGTGACCTTTGGTTACTTACCCCGGACATGCGTAAGTATCATGAGTACTTCGCTACCTTCCTGGCTAAGGGTGAGCCGGATGTTATCTTCCCGCCGTTCGTTGAAATCCTTTACACTCAAGACCAAGCCGGTGTAGATGAGATTACTGCGATGGCAGATATCTTGGTCAAGGCACGCGATCAGCAAGTAGAGTGGTTCATGAAGAATGCTACTTGGTGGTATCGCGGTCAGGTTATTCGTGGCCCTAAAGGTCAAGTCGATACTACCATCGCCGTTCTGAACTGCCCGCATATCTTCATCTCTGAGGTTGCTTCTCAGATCATGGAGAAGAACCCGCGTGTCGATCTGGTGATCGGTACAAGTATTAGCGGTAAGGGTATGGGATTCAGCTTCCGTTCTCGTGCTGGTTCCGGGCTAGCGTCCCATGTAGCTAAGAAGTTCTCTGGTGGCGGCCACCCTGATGCAGCAGGTGGTCGTTGTGCGGGTATTAAGAGTTACGAAGAACTGGTGAAAGAGGCCTGTGAATGATCGAAGCTCCTGAACTATCTATAGAGCCCTGCGGGGGCTCTAAACAAATGATTCGTTACGCCGGTACGACCATCGTAGTCGACTTCGATACACTGGCGAACATCTCAATCAATAAACCAAATTCCTTTGGCTATCGTTCTTCGATAGTCTTTATTGACAACACCGGGTTCCAACAAGTCGTCCAAGTCGAAGGTAACGACTTTGCTCTCTACGAAGAGTTCACTCTCCGTGTTATCGATATCTGGAAAGTTTGGCTACGTAACACTGCTGGCTTTGTTAACGATATTGAACCACCTGTTATGAGATATTATGCTGATAGAAAATTATTGGCTATCAAGTGGGGTGGTAATACAGTTAACGTCTACAAAGATGGACTCGAAACTGTTAGGCATTTAGGTGACCAATTGGTCATCGATTACGGTAATCGAAAAGTTATCAGGCTGCTGAGTGCTCGAGTGGATCTCCTGGATACAGTTAACAAGGAGATACAAGGCAGACTGATAGTGTAATAATCACAGCAGAGTCCTCGTATGCAAAAAGACATCTTTATGGCCCTTAACCAAGATGAGACTTCTTTCATCGTTAAGGATAAAAACAGTAACACTGTAGTAATGGCAGATAAGATCCTCAGTGTCGGTAATGTCTTCCGTCGTTGTCTGGTAGGATCTTGGTTCCTCGACTTACGTTTCACCTCTGGTGAAGCCGTCCAGGTTCGTGGCCAATCGTGATCAATTAATCCGCTTGAAGATCGCTTTGATCAGTGCGGTAGAAACTAACGCCCGGCGTTTACGTCGAAAGACCAACTAAGAAAGGAAAGTAAATGGAACAACAGCTCGCTCAAAATATTCCCGGTTACAAAATGTTTATTGTCTGGGATCTGGACGATACTGTATTTGATACCGAACATGCTTTAGTTAATTGGATTAACAAAAAGTATAACGCCAACTATGTCTGGGGTAATCGACTGGGTCGTAAAGGTGTTGAAGGTGAACGCCTGATGGATGCACTGGAAGATGCATTCTTCATGCGCGACGGAGTATTCTGTCCGGGCTGGGAAAAGTTCCCTGAATGGTTACGCTTTATGGAGTTCGCGTATCCTGAAGTTGGTCACCTCTTCGTTACTCACCGTGGTTACCACAAACGCGGTATGGAGTACACGTTAGAAAACTTCAAGAAACACGGCCTCGTTATGGAGGGCGTCGCTTTGGATCCTGAAGTTCACCCAGATAAAGAAGTCTGGCTGAAAACCCAGACTAACTTACCTTTCCTGTTATTCGACGATCGTCCTCATTGGACGAACGGCAATGGCGGATCGGATAATGTCATTTTGGTTAATCGTCCATGGAACTCTGAGCTACAAGGTTATCGTCGCGTTGAGTCTTTCAAGGATGTTCAGAAGCAAACGGTTGATTTCATTGTTTCTCATTTGGGTTATTAAAATAACGGAGTACGCAAAAGCGTACTCCGTTTATTTGTTTATGCACTCTTTTATTTTTTATTGAGGTATAACCTAATGATGGAATTCGATCGTAACACTGCTAAGGCTCTGCAAGAGTCTCTGAACGCCGCAGGTTTTAACTGTGGCACTCCTGACGGTATTTGGGGAAAGAACTCCCAGGCTGCGCTGGAAGCATCTTATAAGCAGTACGATATCGCGTGGTCGGGTAACAAGAACGTCAATGACGAGTTCGTTACTAAGACTAAGAAAATTGCTAAGGATCTGCAGCAGACAGATGATGGCGGCTGGTTAATGTCTTGCATGGCATTCGAAACTGGCCGTACTTTCTCCCCTACCATCCAGAATGGCGCAGGGGCCCAGTACTTTGGCCTCGTACAGTTTGGTTCCATGGCGATGCAGGACATCGGTGTCACTAAAGCACAACTGCTGGCTATGACCGCAGTTCAGCAATTAGACTGCGTCTACAAATACTTCAAACCGTACACCGGTAAGCTCTACGATCTGACTTCATGCTACATGCGTATCTTGTGGCCGGTTGGTGTTACCAAACCGAACTCTTACGTCATGTGGGATAAAAATATTCCAAGTCAAGCTAAGGCCTACGAGCAAAACCGTGGCCTGGACGTGGATAAGGACGGTAAGATTACCCGTGCAGAAGTGGGTACTACCATTTGGAAAATCTACGGCGAAGGTCTTCTGATCAAGAACCGTAAGAAGATCGCGTAACCTCGTAGGGGTGGCGTATGAATGCAGAGATAGTAATTACTATTTCCGCAGCTGAGGTCTTAATCACTTCCGTGGTTATCTTGGCTATCCTGGTTGGGATATCGGGAGCAATTGCGTTTGTTAAGTTTGGACCTAAGTAATAAAGCAAACATAGACCAGGGCGTTTTGCCCTGGTCTATTATCTTATTTTGTCGATTAGATACCGACGCCGCCTTTGGACATTTTCTGCATCCACTCAACGTAACCAGTATCAGCAGCAGCAACGTCAGCTTCTGCGGATTGCAGGAAGGCCGGACGGGTGTTGATGTCAATACCAGTTTGACGAGCGCGATCCAGGAACTGCTGGCCCAGTTTACGAACACCGTCACCTACTTGCTGAATACCCGTGAAGGTAATCGAGTGAGTTACGGATTCAGGGGTAGCGGTGATGTCACGGCTACCTTCGTTACGAGGGCCCTGCATTGGCATCATGTTGGTAACCAACCATGCTTCCTGGCAATAACGCTGAGATGCATCCGGCTCTACGAAGAGTACGGTGAACGCAGTGTAGTCAGGGTAGCTGGTACCAGGGGTGATGTTGCCTTTGGCGATGATGCCTGGAACGTTACTCTCTGGGTTACCCAGGAAGTAAATGATGTAGCGCTGCCAGAAGTTCAGGACCGGACGACCGATCTTCTCTACCCACTCGAACTGAGGAACAGAACGAGCGCGGCGAACTTTAGCCAGAGACTGCATCATCTCACCAGAACCACCGAACGGGTTTTCGACGTATTCAAGGTCCAACGACTGATCCAGGCCGGAGATAGAACGCGGGTGCAGTTCGATCAGGGCCTTCAGAGCTGCTTGCCATTTCGCCGGGTCATCCGTGTCCAACATTGCTGCAGGACATTCCAGAAGGAATGGGATAACCGGACGACGGGTGTAGTCAGCTGCACCGTGGTAGTAACGGAAATCAGGAGCGTATCCCATCATGCCTGAGTTAGGCAGGTTGGTTACGGGCCCGAAGGATCCGTTGACGTACGCTGTGTTGGAAGGGAGAATGGTATTTGGATCTTTCTTAGCCATTCGCTAACTCCTCGGCGGTATAAGCTACGGACGACATGTCCAATACGGTACGCATGTGGTTCGCACCGAAATCAACACGCAACGACCAGCTGTAACCACGTTCACGGTCACCGTCGGTGATCTGAGCATGAGGGATATAACGCAGACGGTTATCGAAGGCGTTTGCGCCGCGATCAGTTACGATCTTCTCGGTACGTTCCAACAGCTGATCATCAGACAGTTTACCGTTACCCGACAGATCACGCCATGCATCGAAGCCGAAGCGGTTGATGTTGGCAACCAGCAGACCAGTCATGGAAGACTTCAGCACAGAACCAGGTTCTGGGTAGAAGCTCTGCTGGCCGGCATAGAACTGGGAGCGGGTGTCGTAGTCTTCCACGTATACCAGACCACTTGCCCACTGACGGCGTTTTACACGCCAGGACTTGTCGAGGTTGGTCACGTTTTTGACTACTTGAACGATACGGTTAGCACCGTCGTCGATCGCGTTTTCAGATTTCAGTACACCGTTAGCTGCGCCGGCATAAGAGCACATTGCAGCGAAACGGTCCAGGTTCAGCGGAACACGGAACTTGCGAGTAGTACCGGTGTAGTCGCCACACTGACCTACGATCTGACCACGGAATGCCGGGGTAGCGAAATCGGTAGAATCAGGGAACTGTTGGACACGGGTCAACAGAGACAGAGCGATGGACTCTTCTTCTTCGTTGGTGTTGTCCGGGAGGCTGATATCCTGTGTACACAAGCTGATCCAGGTATCAGCACGGAAGCCGATAATTGCCGGGATGAGTTGCTTGGTAGCCAGATCGTAACCGGAGTCCCAGAAGGCGTTGAATGGATAACGCGCCATGTTGCTCAGGTTGATACCGGTGTTGCTGGTCAGGTTACCCAGGATTTTAGCCACTGCCTTGTTAAAGGAAGCGTTACCCAGAGTACCGTCACCACCACCTACCATGTAGAAGGATGCGTTCTCAGAGAGAACAGTACCGCCTTCAGAAACCGGCTGGATTTGCACAGTGTGGTAAGGTACGCCTTCCACAGTTTGCGCGCCGAACAGGTTGATTTCGTACAGGTCATCCGGGTTGTCAGAGACAGCCGGGTTAGCCGCAGATTCCAGAGCCTGGATTTCTTTCAGCAGCATGTCTACGTTAGCCTGATACAGATAAGGCTTATCGATTGGAGATTCCAACCAAGTAGACGGGTCGCTATCGTTGTAGCGCTCATCGATGCGTTCAGCGAAATCGTAAACGATCCCGGTTTCACGGTCGATGGTGTCAGTCCCCAGGCTTACCAATACGGAAGATTCCTGAGACAGAGTCTCAAGGATTGCCGGAGAAGACAGTTCGTTTTCACGAACCAGCATCTGGAAGCGATACAGGAAAGACTTCAGTCGAGCTTGCAGATCGGAATCTGCCGCTTGACGAGATTGAGTAGTCGGAGCCCAGATGCGCAGTGCGGTGTTTGGACCCAGAGACGATTTGTCACGAGCGATCCAGTCTACCAGCGGCAGCAACTGAGATTTACCCGCGGTGTCGTCACCCAGGGTACCGTCGGATTTTTCACGGCGGCCGTACATTGTTTGTTGGCTATCTTTGTCAACCGGAATCGCGCCGAAATGGAACGACATCAGGATGCCAGGGATAGTGGTACCAGTTGCTTGCTTCTGGCCATTGGAGTCCAGAATGTAGCGACCTTCTTCGTCACGTTTGTATTCTGGAAGATCTTTCTTCATCCAGTCTACAGACAGACCGAGAGTTGCTGGGTCGGGAATATCTTCCGGCTCAACACGCATTGCCAAGAACTGGTTGCCGGCTTTACGCGCTTCGATAACGAATGGCGTAGAGTGAGTAGCATAAGGGGAGTTCAGGTCAACAGCTTCGGAACCGAAGATATCTTCGAACTTGTTCGGGTCGATCCACATCGGCGTAGTTGGCCCTTTCCGCGAGAAGAACGGAATCAGAGGACGGTGCAAAGGGAGCGTGGTTGGTGCCCCAGTGCTACGCTGATAAGATGTGTCCCGAGTACCCCGATAATAAATATTGGGAGTAGAGCTTGTGATTTGCTCAGACATGGTGTTGCTCCGTATACAGAGTGATCTTACGTAAGTATGTACATATCACGTGTGACATTACGCGTCATAATAAGCATTTAAGCCTTAGTTAAACATTTGGAGAGTAGAAATGTTCAAACGAACCTACGATACTACCGCAGGAAGTATCCACTACCAGAACACTTTACCAGGTCGTCTGCTGGTAGCAAAAGCAGAACAAACCCTGACTGCAGATCTGATCCCTGGTATCCCTGACCTTTACTGTCTGGTAGAGAAGTCTGCTCGTACCGACATGATCCCGACTTTCTTCCACTTGATGAAAGTTTCAGCTTCCGCCAATGAAGCGCCGTTCTACGTTATCGACCTGCGTCCTTATCGTAGCCAACTTCGTGACGGCGGCAATGGTCGCCCTATCCTGTCTAACGAAGGTACCGTTGGTCACTTCACTCGCCGTGCTCTGCTGGAAATGCATTGGGACAAATTCGGTGGTCGTCCTCTGTTGTTCGCCGGGGATGTTCCGGTAGTTATCTTCGCACGTTGGATCGGTGGTCTGCTTCGTAGTCGTTTCAATCTGAACGAAGAAAGCTCTCCGCGTGTTCAGGTGTTTGCAGCTTACTACTACATGTGCCTGCACTTTAATAAGGAAGACTTCACTGCTGATTCGAACAAAATGCTGGCCGTTCGTATCTCACGTGCTCTTCGTCTCCCTGTACAGAAAGTCATCGACTGGGTAGCGCCGCTTCCTTATTTAGCTAACCTGGACGACTTCTGCAACATCGCCCTGGTCAAGAACAGCGGTACTGTAGCGCTGAGCGGTATTGACCGTCGTGTTCTCTGGGCCATGACCGGTACCGGTTGGTTCGGCTCTGCTGATACTAAAGAAGTATTGGCTGTCTCTCTGGAGTTCCCTCCAGCGTTTGTTTCCATGGTTTATACCGGGACTACCGATCGCCTGGCTCGTAAAGCTGCTCTCAGTCAATTGATTGAGAAAGAAGGCCGCACCCTGGGTGCGCAGGCTTACTGTCAGCGGGATCGATGGTCTAATTCGTGAATTGAAAATCGTTTGATGCTAAGGTGCGCGACATGAATAGTCTTACAGCTAGTTATTTACTCGATCATGCGCGCACTAACCTTTGGTGCGCACCATTCCAAGACCGACAGGTCATCTTAGACCTGACCCGTATCAGCCGAGATGGCGGTGCTTTGCAATCTATCCTTGTTCAATGGACAGATATTCCACTGCCTACTAAGGATGAGTTCTACCACGTTTACCAGATCGGTAACAACAGTAGCTGGCGTACTAACTTGCCTGACCAACGAAATATTTGGTTCCAGATGAGTGCATGGTCTGCTACGGGTAATCTCATTACTGATCTCTATCTGAACAACGGGGAAAGAATCCCTACCTTCAGCAGTTACGTCCTTCGTACCAAGAACGACAACTTGATTGTCGCAGTGAAGCTCTATAAGTCTCGCTGGAATCTGGACGAAGACAATCTCTACCTCCGCATTTACAACAACGCCTTCTTCTCCTCTAAACGCTCAGCAACGATCGAAACGAAAGTTGCCTACGGCGGTGGTGAATACAAAAACCCTAATGATGGGAAAACGTGGCGTGACGAAATTCGTGCATGGCGTAAGAAACGCGGTATCGTAAACGTATTCGTCAATGGGGTATGGGTAGACGATTTAAATCTCTCTGCGATGGTTACAGGCGATTTGGTCGAATGGGTTTATGACAGTGCTGTCTCCCGTATCGTTGACTTTAAGTTGACGTCGTTACCGGACTTCACTTCTACCTTAGATAAAACGAAAAAGTATTTGCTTCACCCCAGTAAGAACTCTCATGAGGAAATGATCTACTATCGCGACGATGTGGACGTTTACCTTTATGCCAAGAGCGGGGATGGCAACGACAAGCTGATTGGTCGTTATTACCAGCGTAACCGAGAAGACTCGATGCGCATGGTCACTCACGCTGATTACTCGATCCCAACTGGTTACATCTACAACTACGTCGTTGATGGATGGACTAACCGCGACAACTTCTACATCCGCTTACATCTGCGTGACAGTGGATTTAAGCGTCCTCTCATTAATGAGGTCAACCGTATCCAAACTTTGTATCGTTTAGACGATATGGATATTCTTCGCGCTATGCTGGGCATTGATGCGACGATCAAGGAATGGAAGGTTGAGAATCTAGAAGAGTCCATGTACACCGCTATCATGCGTGACCAGTATGCAACCTTCACTGCAGAAGATGTAGTGAACGCTTACGGGTATAACGCATTGGCTAAGCTGTTTGCTGACACTCCAGTAGACAGTAACCCGGATAGTAATGGTGACTGGGCGCAAGTGCCATTCGGGATTCAACAAGGCGGGACATTCTTCGAGTACACCAAAGATGGTAAACTCTTAGGATGGAGTTTTGACGGGTTCAGTGATCGCTTCTTTACCAAGTTCGAAGGGACTGGAATGGTAGAGATGCTCATGGGTCACGGTAGAAAGGATATCAACTGGAATCCTTCTAACGACGATTTCCAGATGGGCGACAAGTACCAGTATTACTTCTTCGTAAGTCCAGTCAAGAACGGGGTTATTACCGGAGCATGGCGGCCTGCTGAGGAAGGGAAGGACTACATGGTTAGTCCTAATGGATTGGTTACCTGGATCCACGTAAAAGCGCGTAATATGGGTTTGGTGCTCTCTAACGAGTACTTCCTCTGTTACACCCAGGATGTTAATCCGTCCGATGGCATCATGCGGTTCTCCATCACTCACTCTAATCAGCTGGGTACCGTACTTCCTATTCAGCCTGAAGTTCTCGATATCTTCCAAGGAAGTTATTCGCTTATTGAAGGTTTGGACTATATCGTAGAGTGGCCGGTAGTTACGGTCATCACTCCGCGTTACAACGTGCCGGGTGATGTGCAACGGTTTACCATTCGCGGTATGGGCTGGGAGACTCCGACTGTTAAACGTCGCAAGCCAGATGATGCAGGGTTCGCTTACCAAGGAATCTTGAGCCTCAACGGTCGCTTCGATGTACGTGACGATAAAGTCATGCGTTGCGTTGTTGACGGTAAGCTCGGGATCGCAAGTGAATTGCCATTTGCTGAGAACTACGGTAAGCCGGGAATTATTACTGTCCCTAATGGTACGGCGTATTCAGAAATGACCATGTACGTTCCGCTGTTCGGTTTGTCCACTAAACAGAATGAGATCCTCATGCTGCGTGGTGAAGAAAGCGATAAGCGTTTGAGCGATTACATGACGCTGAAGTACCCGGAAGTAGTGGTAGAAGGCCCGAACCCGATTGAGGAACATTATCGTCTCTTCAGTCCGTTGATCACCCGCCTCTACTATGAAATCAACTTGGGAACATTGACTCCTCCGTCCAATCCGAAAGATCGTGTAACGCTCTCTAACGTGATCAATGATTATCTCGATTACTTGAACATCGACCCTTGTCGTTTCGATTTGAACGAGAACTATCTACGGATTGATTGTCACCCGTTTGACGATATGCTTCCTATCGATAAAGCAACTTGGCTGTTCTTCGAGCAGGTTAACCAAGTGTACCTTCGTGGGAAACTCAAGTTAAATAGCTTCTTCATCATCAAGGACAAAACTGTATGACTGTCTTGAAAACGACTGGCGGTTTGCCTTACGTTACAGGACTTACGGATACCACACCGGGCGATGTCCCGGTTTGGAACCCCAAGGCCCTGTGGCAGTATCGGCACATCAGTGAAATTTATAGGGGTCGTGAAAATATTGGCCAAGGTAATATCGGTCGTTATGTCCCTAATAAAGGCGATAAAGTATTTGACCCAGAAACGGGCGATTACCTGGTATCCGAAGTTGATCAATCAACTCTGCTCTCTACGTTGATCTCTTATACGCCGCCGACCACCGAAGGTTCCAATCTTCCTGATAAACTCCTCGGTGTTGGCCCGCGTTATCCGCAGGCTGGTTACTTTGTCTACGTTGACAGTACCGTTAACCCGCCACGGATGAGTTTCGACTCCATGCTTCACTACTACTCTAAGAGTGCGATTAAAGTTCGCGTCTATGCTGGGGAAGATATTACTTCTAACCCAGAGGTATTGTCTGCATGGTACGATCAGTCCGGTGTTTATCGTGGTGACACGATTGACCTGGTTAAGGTAAACGATATTGCCGGTAATGCCGACTACAAGGTTCCTCTGGAAGCCTGGTCTAAACGACCAATCAAACAGGGTGAATCTGTCATGGTTGTCTGCTACAGTGCGGAAGGTATCCCTACTTCTAAAGTAGTGATGCGCGCCATCGACTCCGGTATCATCCGTCAGAACAACACTGCACAGCGCGAGATCCACTCTATTGAGTTGGTATCGAGTTACCTGTCACCTACCGATAAGACTCGTCTCCTGATTCCTTCTCAGGCTCTGATGGATTCTATCGATCTGGGTTGCCGGGTTACTTACAGCGACGGTACTGTGTCTCCACTGAAACCGATTGATGACTCTAAGATTCGTCTGTCTGGTTTCCGTGAGTACGTGTCTACTGAAGTTGGTCGTGAGAACCCACTGACGTTGTTCTATCAGCTGGATAGTACCGAGAGTTATTCCGGTACCAACACTTCGGCTAACGGCGTGGTTGCTGTTCGTTACACGATCGAAACAGTTGCTGTCCGTAACGCATTTGCCGTTAAGCTGTTCATGTATCCTTACTGGGTAGATGATAACAACGGCTACCGTCTGCGCTTCTGGCTGCACTCCTTGGATCGTCTGTCGATGTACGACGTGACTAACTTGATCGAAATCTCTCCGAGCTCAGCTACCTGGGATCCGAAAGGTTACGGGATTAAACAACACATGCAGTTCGACTTGGACTTGTCTCGTGTTGATCCTAGCTATCAAGCGTATCGTCACACTCAACGTAACGACATCTCTCTGGTTCGCGACGGTGTTACCGATGACGGTACCGCCTGGTTCGTTAACTTCGAGAATGGTGACGAGGACTACGGCGGTGGTTTGGAATGTCGTCTGAAGTTCGTGAGTTCTCAGAACTGGAGCGTCGATATCGCTGCTCAGGCTAAAACCCTGGAAGAGTGGCTGGATCGTGTTTACTACCGTACTCACCCTCTGTACGATAGCAGCAACGAACTGGCACCTCCGGCTCCGACTCACTTCGTACTGGTTGTTGACGGGATGCGTGTACGTCGTCCGATCTCTGATTGGAACCAACCGTTCACTGTTCCTACCGGTGGTAAAGTTGGTGATCTGGCAGCAGTTCACTGGATCAAAGAAGTCGACGATGTCGATTTGCAGTTGGGTACTAGCGGCTTCATTATCCGCCAGAACATCCCATAATCGATTATAGACCGAGAGGGGACCTTAGGGTTCCCTCTCTCTATTTTGTCTTATTGTGAGGCCCTATAGAGGCTACTAGCCTATTAACTGAGTCTTCTGGCTCGGTATTAACTATTAAAGCCAACCGTTTATGGAGCAATAAGATGATACTGCACAAAAAAGATTGGGATAAGTTCCCCAGCGCAATTCCGCATATTACGACAAAAAATAAATCGTTCAAACGATTCGTCGGTGTGCTGCAGAAAATGGGGATCGAGAACTGTTGGTGGCCTTTGGCACTGCTCAACCCGGAGTTGGCTAATGTCGACCCATTCGACCCTAACCTGACTGACTCGCAGAAAGCAGCAGTCAAACTGGAAGCTGAATACAACATCTGGTATTACCTGAGGGAATGCGTTCTCGTACCTAACCCTGCAGGTGATGGTGGCGATATGTTCCGTGCTAACCGTGCGAACATGTCCTTGATCTGGTCTTACATGAATCACGTAGCATATCTTCTGATTCAGCCTCGTCAGACTGGTAAATCGATTTCCTCTTATGTACTGTACAGCTGGTTACTTTACATCAAGTATCGTAAGACCCGTATCTCCCTGGTAACTAAGTCGGATGAACTGCGTGCTGAAACCACAACTAAGGTTAGACAGATTCGCGAGCTTCTTCCTCCGTACATGACCATTACGGATAAGACCGATACCATCGCAGGTGACAAGGCGACTTACAACGTTCGTCAAAACTTACTGGCTGTTGCGGTATCGCGTTCTGACCCAGCGGGTGCTAACAAAGTTGGTCGTGGTAACACCTCCCCTACCGTAGGTTGGGATGAGGCCCCCTTCATTACCCACATCAAGATTGCTTACACCGCAGCAATGCCAGGTATGAACGCCGCGATCAAAGCAGCGCGTGACCGTGGTATGCCATACGGTACCATCATGACAACTACTGCCGGTGAGCAAACAGACCGTGACGGTGAGTTCATCCACAAAATGTGGACTGAAGCAGCTCCATGGACTGAACACTTCCTGGACGCAGGGGATCAGGATAAACTGGAAGGGATGGTTAAGTTATCCTGTAAAGGCCGTCAGGTTCTGATCAACGGTACGTGGTCACATACTCAGGTTGGTGTTAGTGACCGTGAGCACTACGATAACATGGCACGTGCGCAGGCTGATGGCCCAGAGGCAGACCGTGACTTCTTTAACATCTGGACTTCCGGTGGTGCTAATAACCCATTGGATAAAGGTACTCTGGCTCAGATCGTTGCAAGTCAGCGTTACTCGGATTACTCTGAAGTATTCGCTGGCGGCTACGTTATCCACTGGTATTTGAGTAAAGAAGAGCTAGAGGAACGTAGACCTAACCTTCAGATGATTGTGGGCGCCGATACCTCCGAAGGCGGCGGTAACGATGCCTTGACGCTCATCTTCACTGACCCGTATGATTTGTCGGTGCTAGGTACTTCGGTCATTAACGAGGCGCTTATTCCTAAGTACGCTGAGTTCCTCCATCAGATGTTAGTTCGTTATCCTAAGTCAGTCTTTATCCCTGAACGTAAGTCAACCGGTCAAACCTTTATCGACTACTTGTGTATCATGTTGCACAAAGACGGTATCGATCCATTCACTCGTATTTACAACACTATCGTAAACGAGTCGGACAGTGACCGTGTTGCATTCCAGGAAATCAAAGGGTCGATGGATCATCGCGATGACTCGTTCTACATTCGTCGTAAAACGAAGTTTGGTTTCTGTACCGGTACCACAACTCGCCGTACTCTCTACAGCGAGATTCTTCAGATTGCTGGTAAGAAAGGCGCGAGTCGTGTGCACGATAAAGTACTGATCTCCGAACTGACTGGACTGGTGTCCAAGAACGGTCGTGTCGACCACGCTTCGGGTAAACACGATGATACCGTCATCGCATGGTTACTGAGCGTCTGGTTGCTCGTATACGGTCGTAACCTCGACTACTACGGCATTGATGCTCGTCGTGTAATGACACGTGCTCTGGAAAGCTCTGGGATGTCTAAGGAAGAAGAACAACGCCACATGGACATCGAAGCGTTGCAACGTCAGATTGAAAGTACCCTTGAGCAACTCAAGAGTGCAGATAGTCCAGCGTTGGCTATTCGCTACGAGAAACGAATCACTCACCTCAGCGAGATGTTAAGTGAGATGGGTATCGATTCTGTAAACATCTCAGGTAAGATCGAAGAGATCAATGACGAGCGGAGACGTAAGGTTTACAACAACTATTACTAATCCACTTGGATTGAGATCTATATTACTTTAATGATAGCTGAGTAGTGGCTTCGGTCACTACTCCTATTTTACATCCATCCTGAAATAACTATGACCAACTGAGGAGAACATTATGTCTGTTATGAACTTTGAGAAATTTGTTACCCGTGAAAAGAATCGTTATTCTGTTTACAAGCTTCATGAAATGTACGTCATGAAAGATAACGATGAAATTATCTCGGTGCTACGTAAAGATCGCCCTCTGGATTCAGAAACAGAGATCGTCGTTATTACTGAGCGCGGTGAGTCGGGTATCTGGTATCTGGGCTTGCAGTCCGGCAACATGAATAACCGTAAGGAGATTAAACGTCTCCTGAAAAGAAATGCACCTAAGGGCGTTAAGTTTGAGTTCTTCGAAAAGATCCGCTTCAAAATCGACGGCAATCAACGCTTCCTGACATCTGCGGGCAATCGTATCGCAGAAGGGGCAATGAACGAAGACTTCAACAACTGGCGTGGGCCGTTCAGTGGTCGTCAGTGGAAAGAAGATCTGGGTGGTAAATTCAAAGACTACCTGAAAGAACAGTTCGACTTACAATGGGCTCACAAAGCCATTTGTCAGCGTCGTGGTGAATATCAATATCTACCCGATGTTGCGCTGTTCTTCGACACCACTAAAGATCTGGTACTGAAGTTGATTAAGCGTCCCAATGACAAGGATAGCTGCGAAGGCTTCTACGTCGGCACGCTCTACGGTAAACCATTCGGTTACCACATAGACGGCAATCAACCTAAGATCACTCAGATCGATGACTACGTCCGTCGTTCGGTTGCTGACATCACGCAGACTCCAATCGAATCCGTCGAACTCGAAGGCGAACGCTTCGCTACGGATGTTAACTACGATCGCGTTGCTGACCGTTGGATCCTCAACTCTACGATCGGCGAGATTGGTCACTTGGTCAAAGGGGTTCGTCCTGATAACACTTGTGATATTCGCAAGCACGTTAAATGGACATACCGCGTTAACGGATTTGCTCTCAACGAAATTCCATTGTTGGAACCGTTGTTGGTAGAAAGTTTCCTTCGTGGTTACCATCGCCTTATTCAGCACACCACCGTCTAAGTGGCATAAAAGAAAGGGCATTGCGCCCTTTCTTTTTTTTGTGTTTTTTAAGAGGGACGAACACCAGTACGAGAATGAGAACTACCGCCAGCTTGATAATACTTCATCGTAACAGTACGCAGAACGATGTAGAGAATAACACCGGTACGTTCTGAACTTACTGGGGTAGGCGGATTACGACCCGTGGCTTTACGAACGAGATCGTCGCCGTTGGTACGCAGGAACATGACATCCGGCTCTTTGTTACGCGAGGCGTTGATAACACCTTTCAACCCAGAGATTAACTCTGCCAGGTTTTGAGGGTTAATGCCGCGAGCATGGATAAAGTCGAAAGTATATTCCAACGTTCTCTCAACAAAACTTTTCACCTTCTTGCCTTGTGGCTTAGAGTACATCGTAGAGATGAACGTAAGCGTCTCTGTTAAGAGTTTAGGCTGAAGGCTAGGGTTTGTCTTACTAATCAGATCAACGAGCTCCGGTTTGACGAAGGAGCTTGTATCAGTGATAGTTTCGTTGAGGTAACGACGGTACATCGGGAACAGACGTTTAACGTCGCGTACTTCTAACGAGCCATCTACTTCAACCATAGTCGATGTAGCAATCACGCGGTCGCCAGCTTCTTTGACTTGATAGTACAGCGCAGTCAGCGTCTTGATCACTACGCGGATACGGGTCTGTATATCTGACAGGATGTATTTCACATCGTCGTCGTCATTGAAGCGAATAAAGGATTCGTAGTGAATCCCGTTAGTAGCGATGATTGACTTGGCACGTTCCTCGATTAACTTAGCCCAGGTCTTGTATTGCTTAAGGTCGTACTTGTAGGACATTGCCTCGTAAGTACGCAGGGCGATCTGGGGATCGGTACCGTACGGGAAGTACTGCGTTAAAATACCACAGATGAACTTAAAGTGCAGGACACGAATAATGTCGATTGCGCAGTTCGTCTTTTGAGTCGGGTTCAACTTATCGCTAGTCAATACCCGGTGAACGAAGTAAATCGTGGTCAGGTTGAAAGCGTCAGTTGTAACGATGTGGTTAGGATCGATGTTGTCCAGGTTATCGATGTTGATCTTTAACGTGTCCATATCGGTCACTGCGATATTGTCGAACCATTCTTTCAGTTCGGTCATCGTCCAACGAACCTTGTGCGCTGCCAATAGCCCTGAACCAAAGAAGGCTGAGTGCTCGCCTTTGTTCATGAATACACGGACAAAGGTATTTATTTTTTTGGCTAAGCTAGGGTCAAAGGAGATGTGCGAATAGGTGCTGTCGAAAAGCTGTTTGATTTCCACGGACAAGGTCCTTTGGTCAGTTATTCAAAAAGTTACATACCAACCGATTTCAAACAATTTTCAAGTCTATATAACCGTGGCGAATATCCAGAAGTAATGGGTAAAGTTTAATAATCGAATAGGGTAATTCTTAATGGCTATCAATACTATCCTAGATGCAAAGGTTCGTCTCGAAGAACTTCGTAAAGTGGTAGGTTCCGTTTCTCTCAATAATGACGAATCGCGTAAGCACGCTTTTTTAACGGTGCGTACAATTACAGTAGGTATTGCTGACGTCATCATGCATGACTTCGGTAACGATTACGCTCGGCTCTTACTCAGCGCCGATCATTATCAGCTTTATAGCTGGGCAACCGCTACAGCGTTCTACTGCAGTAAGATGTTAACGGAAGATAACTCTTCTAAGTTAATTCGTGCAATCCATTTCCTCGACGATCAGATTGAAGATCAGCTCGAAAAACTGTAATTCCATTTAATCCATTTTCACTAATAAAGAGGTATTTATCATGGCTATCAACTTCACCGAAAAACAAACTCGTTCTATCACTGCTGCGCGTATCGCTGGTCTGGTTCAGGCATTGGCTCATGAAGTCGCAATGTTCGGTCGTGATCCACAAACTCTGCTGGAAACTGAATACCTGCCACTGTACTCTCAACTGCAGGATCTGGGCTTCAATGCCAAAGGCGACATCAAATGGATGCTGCTGCAGGATCTGGAGCGCAGCCATGGTATCGCGTTCCACAAAACCGATCTGGGTTTCGGCTTCCAGTTCAAAGGCCTGACTCTGGAAGTAGCTTCTAAAATCGAAGCGCAAAACTCAACCGGCGGTAAGGACTTTCCTTCCGTCATCCGTAACCGCGAAGCCAAATACAAAGGCTACGAAGTCGTTTACGCTGTTGCAACTAAAACTGGTAGCGACCACGCGATCGTACGCGCTTAAAATCATCGCTGTTTTTCGATAAGTAAGGAAACAAAATGACCATTAACAAATTCCCTCATGAAGTCTCTGAGAAATTGGGCTGGTACGTTTATACTCTCACTAATCCTCTGAATAATGACGAGGTGTTCTACGTTGGTAAGGGTTGTGGTAATCGCATCTTCGCTCATGTTAATGATCAACTCAAAACCAAGGATGCGAGTAACCTTTCACTTAAACTGGGAACGATTAAAGAGATTCATGAATCCGGTCTGGAAGTAGGTCACAACATCGTGGCCTACAACTTAAGGGATGAGACAGAAGCCTTTGCCGTAGAATCTGCTTTGATTAACGTCTACCCTAACTTGACAAATGAAGTCAAAGGACACGGTAATAAATTCGGCGTACTTACTGTCGAAGAAGCCATTGTCCAATACGGGGCTGAGGAAGCTGTTCTGGAAGATGACGTCTTGATCATTAAGATCAATGACAGTTACGATAAGATGAGTACTTACGACGCAGTACGTTTCTCCTGGCCAGTAGTCGTTAGTCGCGCTAGTAGAGCTAAAGCTGTGCTGGCTGTTGCTAACGGTATCGTACGTGGCGTTTTTGAAGTAGACAGTTGGAAACCTGCTACTCCAGAAAACTTCCCTGAGATGTATCGTTTAAGAACCATCGAAGATGTTGCTAAAGAAAGCAAAAGAAAAGCTTTCTCAGGAAGGGTGGCTTCAGAGCCACTCTATTCCCGTTACATTAACAAAAAGCTCCCTGCTGAATATTCCTTAAAAGGTTCTCAGCAATCAATCCGTTACAATTTCAAATAAGGAAATCATCATGCATAGTGTAAACGCCATTATCCGTACTATCGAAACTAACCCAGAGTTTGACAAAATCGCAGCTCCGTTCAACCGTACCTTGGTTCTGGCTCGTAAAGGTAAAGTCAAAAAGATGATCAAAATGATCGAGTCTTTGGCTAACGAGCCTACTGAGCTGTATGTCATCAGAATCGAAACTGGCGATAGCTGGTTCAAAACTCCGGTCGGTGGTGATCACTGGATCCTTAGCCGGACTGAAATCTCTCGCCTGCGTGCCGCACTTTATCGTGCGATCGAAAAGGACAGCTATCCGGTCAAGTTGAGTCGTACCATCGTTCAGTATCAGCCGATCGTAAACTTCGTAAAATAATTAACCTCGAGGCCAGAACAAATGAGCACCATGGAAATTCTGTTATCTCACGTCGAATCTAAAGTTTGGCGCAAGACTATCGATATTAGCTATCGTGAAATGAAACGCGCTGTATCGGCTTTAGAAGAGTTGTTGGATGAACCTGTACAGTTTGTCAACTTTGAAGATGGCGCGATGCGTGATCGGATTAGCGACTCTGTGAATGAGGTTTTGGAGTTGTCCACCGCTAAGTTCTGGCCTGGTTGGAAATTCATCTACAAAACCGAAATCGTTTATACCCTCAGTCGACTGGATGCGATCCGTTTAGTCGGTGAACTGAAGCGTCGTCTGGAAACCGGTAATACTGCGCCTGTAAGCTTCACTATCGAACGCATTCGCAGACTGCCTATCATTCGTTAATAAAACTATAGGAGAGGGCTACGGCTCTCTCCGCTTATTTTCTCTATTTTAAAAAGGATACTATCATGGAACAGTGCATCTTCGATTCAGTTTTGGTTGCAGACTACAAAAAGACTATCATCCGTACTTTAGATCGTAAAACTGTAGTTATTCCGCTTGACCAAATTCAAAAGGTCGCTTCTTTCGTTTCGATCACTAAAGATGAAGCTACTGGCTTTGTTCGTTTCTCTTTCTTTGGGTGAGCGTAAAGATCTTTTTGTTCAAGTGGACTTCGGTAAGATGGACGAAGACACTCTGCAATACCCTGGACTGATCCGTGAAGGTATTCAAACTGTTCTGGATCGTATCATCGGCTGCTACAACGTCGACGCTATTGTTAATAAGTAAGGAGTCAGTAATGAGTAAGAACGAAGAACATCACAATGCGGAAGCGCGCTTAACTGTACAATCTTTCTTCGAGGCCTTGGGTCTGCGTACTCAACCTAAGTTGCCGGAAGGGATTATTGGTTACAACGGCCAAGTAAACATTTCGTTGCTCCGTGGGATTATTAACGCGCATCCTCTGCGTCAGTTGATCCAGGTTTCTAAAGCCAAGTCTGACTTCACTAGTTTGCCTATGGCCGTGCAGGATATCGTCAAGGCACTGTCTCGTTATGAAGATAGCGAGTGGGTACTCACTAAGTTTGGGGTATTCAAGTTTAAGGTGAAGAAGCCTCAGGAAGAGATTCAAACCGTGATTGAAAAATACCGGAACGAGATTCCTAACCACGTTTACGACAAACTGAAAAACGCATTGAAGTCGTGGTAAACCACTCTCTTTAATTCATTTTTTACGTCGTGTCTTATAGTGTGCTAAAAGCACACAAGACATCTCGCAAGAGGGGTCACGGCGGAGCCTGTGACTATTAGGGGTTAGAATGACTGAGGAATGTAATGACGAAAGGAATTCCCTAAGAGTACGGCTAGCTAAATACCCTAGATGAATTAGTGTGATTATAACTCAATAATCCACGTCTAAGAGATGGAAAATACGATGAGAAGAAACCAAGCAGTAATCGATAAATCAATCGAAGAACTGAACGATCTGTGCATTGGTGGCCCAGAGACTAAAGAGAAAACTCTGGCAATCAGCTCTGCTATGATGCAGATCTTTACCAACGGCTTAGGCTTGATGGTAAGTGCCTCTGAGGAAGGGAAGTATCCTCTGGGCAAATACGATTCATTCGCTGAAGTAAGTTTAGCGTCTAGTCGTATCTACGGTCAGATCGTAGTCTTCCGTGTACGCATTGGTTGGCAGGACACGACGTTCACTCGATTCGTGTTCCTGGATGAAGCAGGTGCTCCAGCCGCAGCCGTTGATGATATCGGTACTCCGTACTAAGTAAAAATGATCCAGCTCATTCCTCTAACCGGGAGTGGGTTGGGTTATTCCTTTTATTTTTTGACGCTATGTATCCATGGTATAGCGATTATGCTAGTTTAACTATTGAAAACAAGGGAAGAGAAACATGTCTGATACTCGTAAGCCGACTAAGATCCTGAGCATGGGTAAGCTCGTAGTAGAAGAGCAAATGGTTCGTGTGGTCGATATTAATCTTCTGGATCAAAACGGTGCACAACGCCCGGATATGGAAGCATTCAATCCAGCCTTCGGCTTCACTAAAGATCCGGTAGTATTCCAGAACCCAATGGCAATGTTCGGTTGCGCCAGCTCTATCGAAGAGCTGAACGAGGCGATTAAACCTCACTACGAAAACCTGCCGTGGGAACTGTTCGAACTGATCGCTACCTTCAGCGAGACGTTCCGTATCTCCATCATGGTGAGCGCTAACAAAACGATCACCGCGCTGCTGGAAAGCAACGAAAGTACCACGCTGGCCTGGTGGGTACCTAACCAGGGCGTGATCTATACTTCCTCTACCGATCGGGTACAGGCGATTCAACGTCGTCCACTCAACCCATCTGAAGTTCTGTATGCATTCAGCATTGCGTTGGCACAGCTCGGTATCGGCGCGCCGGCGGTAAGCATCTCTCGCACCGAAGACAACGAAGGCGTAGCGGTTACTTATATCGACCAGGAAATGGCGATGAGCAACCCAGGTGCGTGTCGTATCTCTTTCGTGTTCCCATCCATGGCCACGGAAGTAAAACACTAATTCATTCGACATGAGGGAGTTCGCTCCCTCTTTTTGTACAGGAGGATATAAACGCGAAGTGGTAACACTCTCCTCTCGCCAAGGTACTCGTTAAACACGACTACTTGAGGAAAAAAGAACATGCGCATGGTATTCTGGACTCTTGTCCTTTGCTTGGTAACATTCAGTTTCCCAGCAACCGCATCTGTATCCGTGAACCAGGCCGGTTGGAATAAACACAAAACCGTCTTGCTTTCTACGTCCAAACGTACGGACGTAAACATGATGGATCTAGTCATTTTGGCTAGCATCGAATCAACTATGGGTCAAAATCGTCATAACCGTTCCAGCTCCGCCGCAGGTCTGTTTGGGTTCACCGACAGTACGTGGCGTGTAATGGTTAAGCGTTACGGTAAACAGTACGGCATTCGACCTGGTACAAGTAAACAAAACCCGCGAGCCAACGCTTTGATGGCTGCGGAAATACATCAAGGAAAATCAACGATATCTTGAGAAGCAACTTCACCGTAAAGTCGGTATCGAAGAAATCTACATGGCTCACTTGCTCGGGCCTGGAGACGCTGTCAAGATCCTCAAAGCGCGTAACGGTTGTTACGCTTCTTCCGTAACGCCTAGTGCTGCTCGGGGCAATAAAGCGTTCTTCTACGATAAAGGACGTGCCCGTACTGTAGCAGGATTTAAGCAATACGTTCATTCGAAAGTTAACAGCCACCGCAAAGCTTATAAAAGCGAAGTGGTTCTCTTAGCTTACAAACATCAACTCCCCCTAACTTTAGCTGACGCAACTTAAGCGTTCCGGGAATAACGAAGTGACCATGGCGAGAGTAACTCATCCTTTCCTCTAGTTAATTCTAGAGGAAAGGGATCTATTCACTATTTTGTTAAAACAAGGAAACAAAATGATTCACTATTCTCTGACTTTTCCATGTGGTTTGATCGAACGTGTCTCTAAGAAAGGAGATGCAACTATCGTCACTGCTAATATCGCCAAGGGGAATTTCCACTTTAACGTACGCGGTGTTCGGGTCTACGATTCTTCCGTAGATAAGAAGCTCCCTAAGGAACATAAGGCTGCTATCGAGAAGTGTGAGCTCTACGGAGTTTGGCTGCATGTTCAGAAACACGGCGTCCCACCGAAGGTTCAGTTCTTCTCAGACCTGCCGTATTACTTAGACGACTCGAAAGAGTTCCCTAAGTTCGTTCAGAGTTTCTGTGGTAAAGATGCCTCTGTGGTCGAGCTCTATTTCAAGCCAGGTTATGACGATGACCTTTTCAAGTCTATCGTAGAGGCCGCAGGTCGACCGGTACCTTACCTCAACCCGATTAACCGACCTACGCTTTATGATGCGTTGACTTTCGACGTATTCGCGTCAGCGTTCAACCCTCGTGAACTTAAACAAAACATGTCTCGTGCAAAAGGATAACTGAAAATGAAAACTGATTATATCCAGGTCTTTAACTCCGGCTCAGTAAACGTTGAATCTCGCAGAGTAGACAACGACCAACTCCATTATGTCATTCGCATTGATGGTGGCGTTCAAGTTACATTCACCTCCGTAAAACTTCCACTGACCTTCGTACTCGAGCGAGCTTATATCCTGCACTACTACGAAAACTATGGTGGTTCTAACTATTGGAAGAAAGCGGTCCCTTCTGCTATCGCGGAAGCCCTTCGTACCATCAGCACTACTCATCTGGTCGGGGAAGTTTATCTCGATACTTTCAAGCGTCTGATCGTTTCCGGCCAGGGTCGTTTGAACATTCCCCACATGGTGAGGGAAGTTGCTAAGTTGATCGATATGGGTACCGAAGATTTTACTGTTAGGGTACAACGTTTCGAACTGAGTACCGACAGCAAGTTCCAGGTAATTCAAACTCTGTCAGCGGTATTCGATTTCGGCGAAGATCATTTCCGCCCGACCAAAACGGTCACCTTCACCCGCGTCGTTCCACAAGGCGCCTATCCGTTTAATTACCAAGAATTGGCTCAAGCTATGCGCGCTGAAGTCAATTTAGTTATCCGTGACATCAACGGCTAAATAACAACATACTCGCCTAGGGAATTCCCTAGGCGTTTTATACCGTATATCGGAGTAGTCATGAAAGATTCAATTAAACACGCGTTTCGTACCGTACTTGAAACATACCGTACTGAGATAGAGCCATCACGAGTCATTAGCGACCATGGTGGTATTGCCTTATTCCACCAATTTGAAACTGATTTACCAGAAGAACACATCCATACGGCTGCATTGATTAACATTACAGATCACGTAGATCTCTTCGACATTGATCCTCTACGTGGTATCTGCCTACCCTGTGCATTATTTGTTACTGCCTATATGCAGGATGTTTACGGGTATGACGTAGTTAGGCAGGATCTTAAAGTACCGAATGAAGACTTCAGTGATTCGGTATTCCTTCATACTTTCATCTTGGAAGACGGTCTGCACTTCGATACATGTTACGTCGAAGGTCTGCGCTATATCCACGATCATCCTTTACTGCGCCAATTCGATGAAGACGAAGATTGGTGGTTATCATTCTCGGATACTAAAGAAGATTACGGTATTATCCATAAGGGTACGGAACTTAGTGACTTCTTCGTTAAATGCGCTGATTTGATCTACCCCGCTGCGTGCTCCCGTACGGAATTCAAAAAGATATTCCTTAACTAAGTTACGTAAAAAATAAACTCATCATCGTAGTCTATGTACGGGATTCTCTTTAGAGTATCCTTTAGTTCATTAACGAAGAGAGATTTCTCATGGCTAAAAGTAATGAGAATGAAGTAGCGTTCTTCTTCCAGATTACGCCCGAAACACGGCAGACTCTGTTGGAGACACCAGACTACCTCATCATCACTCAGTCGGAAATCCAAACCGTAGCCGACAACGGCCTGCGGTTAACTAACCGTGTTCGTCGTACCGAAGCTGTTCAGGCTAAGACCTCAGTTGGGGTTGTGTTTGAGTGCGCGACTAAATATCGGTTCCCTGGTAAACCCGGCGATATGACTTCTCGTTGTCTGGAACGTGAATTCCAAGTTAGCGAAGAAGAATACGAACTTGCGTTGCCTTTTGGTGAGCGAGTTTACCACAAGCGTCGTTTCTCATTCAACTTAGCTGGATTTGAAGCAGACCTTGACTGGTTCGTCGAGAAAGAGTCTAACGACTTCGGCGAATGGGTTAAACTGGATATCAATGTTCCTGAGGAAGGCATCACTGACAGTAAGCTCTATCAGTTACTGACTAAGTTGCCGCAATCAGGCATCACTATTGCAAACCTGATTAACCCACCTGGTATTTACAACGAACGTATCAAATCCACTATTAGTGACCTGATGCAGAATACCTGGAACCTGGCATAAAGCCAACCGTACGGCGTAGGGGAATTCCTCTACGCCAAAACACCCATTTATTTTTGAGGAGTATATCTCCATGCGCAAACAATGTATTATTTGTAACGTAACCTTCGATCTTTCCCAATTCATGCGTGACGGTAAAGAACATGCCGATTGCAATGGTTGCAACTGCTTCCAAAAAGCGAAGCCTGCTGCCAAAGTATTTGAACGTGTTACTGAGGTAAAAGATACCTGCAAGTGCCCGACGTGTTTAGAAGAGAAATCGATTAAAGAGTTCACAAAGGACTACAAGGTATATCGTTATTGCAATACCTGTCGTACCGAAGCACTCGAAAAACGAAGTGCAAAAAACAAAGAACTCTTGGGTGCATTCGCGCCCAAATCTCAAACGCTTTGCCGCTGTTATCGTTGCGGTCGCATTAGTGCCACAACGAGTGGGGATTTTAAAATATCAACAACCTCCGAAACAGGGTATAGCTTTTACTGTTATACGGTTTGTAAAGGGAGACGTGGATGAAAGTCACCGTTAAACTTTCTGAAGGTATTGTTCAGAACGTTTCAGTGATCGATGATAGTAACGACGTAGTGCTGAACATCGCCCGTCGTTCCTCGGTAGCCAGACATTGTTTAATCGTTGGTACCAAAGACGGTTTACAAGTTTACCGCATTACTCGTACGCAGGCTGGTCGTAAGTTACCGATCCGCCCACTACTTAATCTCATCGAAGAAGATCTGAAAAGCCACTATAACTTAATGTTCCGTGGCGTATGCTGGGGTAAGCCGTCCTACTCTGTTTACAATGGCGTTAACCACTTCGTACTCAATACCTGTTTTATTAGTACCTGGGAAGGCGAAATCACCGAAGTCTTTAAAGAGACTCTGGAAAAGGCTGGGCTAGACACAGTTCCCAAAGCTGGACTTGTCGAGTTCATCAAGTACTTTACCTTCCAAACACCTGAGCCAGAAGAAGAATAGAGAGAGCCTCTGCACACTTTGTGTGCAGAGGTTTTTCTTTCTGTTACCCTCTTTTCTTTTTTGTTAGGAGTGCCCATGGAACAAGTCACCTCAGCTATACCTGAGTCTACTGTAGATGAAAACAAGTATGCCATGACCTTCATGCTTTCTTTCAAACCAGAGAATGTAACACCTGGGTCATTGATTATCGACTTGTATGCCAATGGGGAAACTTACCCCGTTACTGCTCTCTGTACCGCTGGGCTATGAAGTTCCATTTGAGAACACCGGGGACGTTAAGAAGATTATTGAAACCCTGATGAAAGGGGGTGCTAAGTTCACGGATGATTGGAGGATTGTTTCTACTTTCCTGGTCCACAAGGTCAGCCTCATCGACGATATGTATCGCTTTGAGTTTGGTGAAGTCGTTTGCGTTCCACACGTAGACGAAGATGGGTTCGTTAGCGACTATCAGGTTTTGGCTGACGATACTGAACTCGATATGTCTGTTCACCGCATTGATCGCCATCTCATTGTTGTTCACGATAAAGTCAGCAATGAAGATATTACCGTCCACATGGTGACTGAAGATCAACCGGTTAAAACTGGGGACTGCATCGCCACAATCTTCGATATCGATACCAAGGAGAACTTCATCTACAACCTTTACAACTACAAACGTAAAGACGATGAAGAAAAGACCAACTACATCTGCGCCATGGTTTGGTTGACTCAAACTCAATCACTTGGTCAGTTTAGTTTCATGACAGGTGACTTCAGTTTGGCTAAGAGCGACTTAGGTGATATTGACCCAGGTTACCTTGCAGCGACAGTAACAGAACCAGACGGAACTGAGTACGATTTCGAAATTCCTAAAGAGCACTATATCGCCTCACTTCACTAAAACAAAATAGGTAGGAGGGTTTCCCCTCCTACTTGTGACCTTACATGAATCCGCCGATAAGGTTTCGGTAATAGTTCCCAGCTGCACTGGCATCCGAAAGGAAGTTGACAGCTTGCCATTCTTCCCTGAAGTATTCTTTATAGAGCTCTGCTGCATCCGAGTATCCGTCGACGAACTCTTGGATGACTGGCATTTCACTACCACCTTCCAAGTAGCCCTGATTAAGACTTACCTTCAGATTATTATAGATCCATGCTTTCGTTGCATAGACGCACAGCTGAACAAATTGTGGAACAGCCCTAGGTGGCAGGGTATTCATATCAGCGTCATGGGAAACACGGCAGGTAATAGAGCCTTGTTTAACAGAACCCATGTAGTCCGTGATGAGAATCGTATTCTCACCAATCAGACGGACAGCTGCTGAACCCGTAAGACCACCTGGGGCGGCGGAGGTGAGGATTTTAGATGCGTAGTTCATCAACTGGGAGTTACCACAGTTGTTCATCGAGTAGTCGTTGTTCAACGTACCACCGATCATGGTTTGTGCACCCAGGTTATACGTATAGTTGAAGTACAACGTTTCAACAATAGTACGACCCTGAGTTAAACGTTTAGGGATACGTACCACGGTACGATAGTCACCAGTTGGATCAGGGATTACTTCCGCTTGAGCTAATGGGATGTTAATCTCAAGAGCACCGAGAAGGTTACAATCTGCCCTGACTTTCGCATCGATAACTTTGTTACGGATCTCCCAGTCCAATGACCCCGGAGAGATTCGTTCCCTTCCTCGTTTACCGAGAAATGCTATTTCAAGGACATCGGTTGGAATTTCAAACCGAATATCCGAGATAACTTTATGAAGGACTGACATGGGCTACCTCCTAGTAGGATCCGTCAGGTTATTTTTTACATCTCTTCTGAAGATGTGTAGCAATTACACAGATAAAGTAGTTTTTTCTTATCAGTAGTGAGGAAATATGCAAACTCGTAATAGCGTCTCTATCTATGGTTGTGGCGGTGCCGGTATCGACCTGGTAAACCGTCTGCTCGATCAAGACCTCAGTGGTCTGGCTTATGTCAACGCTGCCTTCGTAGACAGCAGCAAATCCAACTTCAACGGACGCTACGATCCTAAGACGTGTTACGTCCTGGAAGGCGTAGATGGCTCCGGTAAAGAGCGTTCGATCAACTACCCTCTGATCGCTCGTGCAGTAGACGATGTTCTGCTGTCACACAAACCATCCGACCTGAACATCCTGGTCTTCTCTGCATCCGGCGGTACTGGTTCAGTATTCTCACTGAAAATCGCCGAAGCGCTGTGGGAACAAAACAAAGCCGTTCTGCTGTTCGTCGTCGGTTCGACCGAAAGCGGTAAAACCACCGGTAACGTTCTGGATACTCTGTATTCGATCGATACCATGGCTCGGAAGAAAAACGTCTCTGCGGTTGTCTACTACGACACCAATGGCAGCAACGTCCGTAACTCTGAAGTCGACATCAACATGCTGACCGGTATGCGTTGGATCCTGGATCTCTACGCAGGTACTCACCACGGCCTTGATAGCGCCGATGTTCTCAACTGGGCTCGTCCTACTAGCGGCGCCAAAGTAACACCTCAGCTCTGCCTGCTGGACATCACCGAAGATCGCAACGAAGCGATCGAAATCGAAGCACCAATCTCTGTTGCTGAACTGCACGGTGACGACTATCGTGGTGAAGGTACTATCGCCGCTGACTACAGCGCGTATGGTAACCGTCGCGAAAGTGGTAAAGGTTCTCTGTACTTCAGCATCTACACCCATGGCCTGGGTTCGCTGATGGATGAACTGAAAACCATCAAGGACGATTACGAGCGTCGTAAGGCCTCTCGTGAGAAACTGACTTCTTCTGTAATGAAGAACTCTGGGCCGTCCGAAGACGACGGGATGTTTTTCTCCTAATAGTATGTAGAAAACATTCTTCGTGTTTCAAAGTAGTTCAATCTTGATCTTCGGCAGTTAACGCTGCGCTTGGATTCGGATAAAACTCTGGGCGGGGTTAACCTCCCGCTCCGTTTAACAATTTGGAAAAGGTCTGAAGAAGACCAACTCCTCGCGGATTAAGTTCCGTACATTAGCCGACTAAATCGTATTCGGCTCTAAACAAGATATACCGCACTATAGATCTGCAAACAAACGTTGAACGATTGAACGCTGTAGCGTCTTCCTTCCGTAGCTATCTCCCTCGGCGACCTTAACCGGTCGTCGGGGAGAGATATGCTATTATGACTTTTTGCTCGAAATGATTTCAGAACTATATTACTACAATGATAGGAGTTTTATACTCTAGAACTTACTGTATCAAATTGTACGTAGCTTTCACTTATAATGAGGGTAGTTGCTGCACATTTGGTATTAAATTGAATCTGGTGGATTACAGGGACAATTATGATTGGGCAAACTACAGTAGTAGGTAACGTACCATTGCTGTTACGTTCTATCACGAAACCTTATCCTTACTTAGTCCATGAGAACACGATCTTCCAATTGATGTTATTCACTTGGTGGAGTGTAGGTGACCTCGGCTGGGCAGAGCAGTTGTATACCTGGGTAATCAGGACTGGTAAGGATGAGCTTCCTCGAGCAGCCATGCTACTACCGGGAAGGAACCCGGTCGATTACGATAGGATGTTATTCGAGATATTTGATAACGTCTGTAATCACGAAGACATCCTCACTGACTACATGATCTCGAGCTTCGACCATTATCGACATCTGTACATTGAGGAAATCTATTTTAGGAAAAGGGAATTCACACTGAAACTAGCGGTGAGAAAATGATTATACTTTACGACATCAACACGATGATCAGTATAGCGAGAAAGATAGACCCAGAACTGAGCCAAGGAGACTTGCTTGAAATATTCATATTTTGCATTACGAAAGACAATGATCTAAATTTGGTACATCCGACTTATATTGACGGATCAAACAGAAGAGTAGCTGAGACAGTCAGGAGATTATGGCGGTTCATGCCAGGTTATAATTTCTTGGATATAGAGGATGTTCAACTCGCTCCATTCGGCCGTGTAGCAATACACGTAGATGAAGAGGAGTTCTACGACAGAAACCCTAATGCAATCCCTAGGAGTAAGTCATGGAGAGAATATACCGTCTCGACTACCCAATGTCTGTTCAAGTAATCCTGAATAAGCTGGATGGTTTGGAAGCTAAATACCGATTCCTTTATTCGTTAGTGAACACCGCTATATGGACAGGGATCTACGAAGGGGAATCGGATAAAACCCTTTCCTTCAACGAACATTATTACAACGATCACATCGAGTACGTATACGACGACGAAGAGATGTCTGAAGAAACTCTACAGGCTAGGATGAAGGAGTTGGATTTCTTATCTGACTTATTCACTCGACCTGAGGGAATCAATCTCTTCGAGAACAGCCTGGCTACAATGGGTCGTTCTTTGTCAGATATCGTAGACGGTTTAGCCGATCCAGTTCTGGCTGTAGAAACCGCCTTGATTAGTCACTACGATGTTTCAGTTATGGATTAGAGGATTGCAATGGGCAAGTTAGTTGTCGTAGATAGTTATTCGTTAACCGGGTTCTTGCTCAGTACAATACGACAGTTTATCCGTCGGTATCCTGAGTACCGTGAACGAATCGATCCGAACATTTCGATAAACAATTTGCAAGAAACTACCGAGCGCATCATCTGGAATATCATTCAGAAGGACAAGCGTTTCGGTTCCCCGGAGTATTGGGATGAGGTTCAGGAAATCGGGAAGTGGTTCAAGGGCTACGATCCCGAAGGCGTCTATATAGACGACCGTGGTGAAGAGCAAAATAGCGATGAGATGTCAGGTGAATTCTTCCGTGAAGTTATCGACATGTACGAAGTTCGTATCCGGTCAGTATTGGGATCGATCGGCGTAGATCTCAGCTGGGAATATTTGGAGTACGAGAAATCTACACCAACCGCTCTTCTATTACGGAGTCACGGTGACTATCGTATTTACGATTATCACAAACGTAATGGGTGAGTTATGAGGACATGGTTGATTCCAGTAGAAACGCTACGGGCAAGATACACGAGGTTACTCGATAATGTAGATCGGGATGCGAAGAACTCAGTTAACGTTGAGGTGCATCTGAAATACTTGTTGGCTAACCTTATGGAACCCGATCTCTTCTCCTACCGTGTTGATGAGATAGCGAACGACTTGAGTATGTTTGGTTTCGACCATATTGTCTTTGATTGTTTGGTCTTGGAGGTTAGTGATTTCTTCAAGAAACAAATCGTCTATCACACCGGCTTACCCCCGCATCTTTTCGAAGGAAACTGGCACCTTGACTTCCCAACAAGAACGTTATCGGTCAGTGCATATTGTTGATATCTCGAACCTACTCAGTCTATTTAAAGTCATGGTGAGTCCGTATGGGCTCTCCGTGGCTGATTGTGTTCGGGTAGCATTCCTTTATGCCATGACCTATTCAGTAAACAGTGATGGATCCTCTGTCTTTGACATGAGGTTACGTTATCGTATCGTTAATGAGATGGAGGTACTGGTCGAGAAATCGTTGATCAAACATCCACTTAATAACGAAGAGGAGTATGAATTACATCGGACTAATATCTACCTGATGATTCAGAAAATGTCTCGTAATCTAGGGCCGCAATCCTCAGGGTACTTCGGCGTTATTGATTCTATAGAGGATATAATGTTCGATTTTGATCTCACCTTAGGAACGCTCTATGTTAGATTTAAGAAGCCCGCCTGGGAGGCATTCAAAGAGAATAGTTCTATATCTCGACTACAAAGAGGAAATCCACGATCTCTATCTCAGCCTTAGTAAAGACTGGGGGATCATTGGAGCACCTCGATTGTTGATCGAAGGGGCTATCAACTCTATTACGGCCTCTACGCCTCCTAAGGTAATACTTAAGGAACTCTCCGAAATCATCATGTTAGTTCGTAATCCGTTCTTCCAGAAAGAGAATTGGGACATGAACAACTGGATGTCTGACGCGCTCGTTTTTTACGGCATGTTTCAAAAGTTCTATGCGCATGTTCTACTTGCCAGGAACTTAACCGGAGAGTACTCCGTATCATCTATCGACTTCAGTCAATCTTCAATAAGGTTGATGTTGGAGAAACCATGATTAACCGTAACTTCACTTCCACGGCATTATTCGAGATTCGTGGATGGAATGCAAGTGTTCTAGATGCATTCGTAAAGAGGCACGCTCCGGATCTAACTGGCCCGGAGTTACTTAAGTATGCTGCTCAGTTGTCTTTGGATTACTACATCCATCCCAATGGAGAAGCGTTTGATAATCTCCAGGATAATCTTGAAGAACAGTTTGGTTATAACGAGTTGACGGAAGATAGCCCGGATTACGTTTATGAGCAAATTGAACGTGAAGTGCAAGTATATGTGGAAATCGTATCTGACTTCGCAAGGTATCTTGATAAAGAAATCGAACGCATCGCCAGCCGTATCGACATCCCGTTGAGCCGAGTCAGTATTGATCGTGCATTCGTACGCGGGCACACATTCGGTTTACAGTTAGTCGATTATGACCGGGAGGTTTGGTGAGCACCGTAGCTAAAGTAATTGTCTTTGAAGCACTTGAGTATTTAAGGCTGTTGGAAAACCTGTGTTCTGTAGTAGAAGCCTCTGACGAAATGGTATATGTCAACCGTGAAGGTATTACCCATTGTATTCTGGATGATATCATGAGCGGCGGCACATTCGAGGGCTCTATGCGGGGCTATGTGTTTGCCGATAGTAAATGTAAAATGGATGTTGCTCTTGAAATAATCGAAGAGCAGCGTGAGTTATTAAGGAATGAATTGACTCAGGTAATGATGCGTCAGTGCATGGGTGTAATCAAAGATGCCTCTTTCATTGATAACTTCACCATACTCGGGTTAACTAAATCCATTGCGATGAGATACCTGACAAATGATTCTGAAATGTTACCACAGCAGCGTATATCTCCCCGTCGTAATTGGGGAATACGTAGACGCGATAACCGGGCGTATTAAGAAAGAGGCTAGCGAGTCTGGGGAAGATCTGGAGATCGACCCCGTCTTCGTCATGGAAGAAGCCGTTAAAGAGATTGAATGGTGTTTCATTGAACTGTTGTCTCTCGAGGAAGGAGCGCCGCCTACTTTCGATTGGTTAATTAACTCGAGTTTACCTGCAATCAACTTCTATCGTTCTTTGATGGATACCGATGTCTTCACCCATCTACGCAATGAGGAGTTCGACTTCGTAAGTCTGGATGTTATGAATTCTTGCGAAATCTTAGTAACTCTGAAATGGAGAAGTAAAAATGGCTGAAGCAGGTAACAAGATCCTGGGTAAGTTTAACCTGGGTGATCGGGTTACGTTCCAGATTTACCCGGTGACACTTTACGGTGACATTTTCCGTAACTGCGTCCCTACTGACCTTATCTCGTTCAAGTCAACGCCTCGATTTAATGTCGATGCTGCGGCTGAACACGCTAAGGTCTACAACTTACTTCCACCTGGCCAAGCGCCAAATGACCCTGCGGGTTATAAGTGGTTAGTAGTTACTCTGGAGAACGGCGATGAGCGCGTAATCGGTTTACCTTGGATTAAGGTTGATACAATCCAGGTAATCCAGGTAGTTAACACCTACGTGACTATCCCGAACACTGCCCCAGAAGATCAAGAGAAGATTCGACTGGCACTCTCTGCCGCAGGTTTCAACGACGTCGAAATCAATCAGCGATAACATACTCCTCCCTCTGCCATTAGGCAGAGGGAGGGCTATTTATTCTCTTTCTTTTTTCTTTTACGTCATGAGCTGATGGTATAGATGAAAGTTTAAGATTAGAAAAAGGGATTAACATGTCCGCTAATATTCAGAACCCATTTAATCGTCCTGCGTCACACTACACGCGTAACATCGATGTCATTACGGGTTACATCGAACAGAATACTTTACTCCTCCATAAGTCAACTGGACTTCCGATGGATGAGTGCGAAGCTTTCGTAAGGGAAGAACTCTTCGAAGGCCCGAATAAAATGAAGGATCCTGAGTTCCTGTTATTGGAAAGGGACGACGAACTCGATCAGCATCCTAAAGCAGTGAGGTTTACTCAGTACATCAGTACAGTGACTTCAAACGGCTGGTTACTGGCACCTACCTTCACTACGGTACTGCCACCGCACATCAAACAGTCTCTGCTTTCTGAATACATCAAAGGAAACTTGAGCAAACGTTCCGCTGAGAAGCACTTGATGTTTGAAGCCGAGCGTAAAGGTAATGGATTTAAAGCTACGTTCCACAAGAACAACCAGAACAACAAAAAGATCCTGAACAACGCCATCTCAGGCAACCACCGTTCTGAGCACAGTCCGTTACATGACCGTAGTACTCACCCGGTGTTGACTTCGTGCTGTCGTATTGCTAACGGTAGTGCTAACTCCAACGATGATCGGTTGTTGTCCGGTAACCGTCACTATTGGAAGCCTGAAGTTGTACTGAACAATATCAGTAGTATCCTCAGCCTGAGCAATTGGGACGAAGTGGAAGAAGCGGTAGTGAAGCATAACCTCCATATCCCGACAGTGGATGAAGTTATGGAAGTTATCCGTTGGGGTAGTGACCTTTATTGGGGTCGTGGTAACCCTGACTCACCAGCTCACCGTACGATCCGTAAGTACGTAGAGGGTTGCACGGATATCGAGCGTGCAGGTATTGTTTATACCGGCGACCTTTACCACTTGCGTAAATACAACGAACCGTTAGTACGTGACTTCATCTCTGGTCTGGTTACTCCAGCTACCGAGATCGACCCTGATCATGAAGCGTGGCTGAAACACGTAGATGATGACACCATCGCACAGATGAAAGTTATGTTCCCACACATTCTCTTGGAAGAGGATCTTTGGGATGACTACGAAGAAGTGAGTCAACGTGAAGGCTTTGGTCTGATGGGCACAACGTGCAAACAGATCTACCAGAAGCTGGACAAGTATAAGGAGATCATCAACGTCTTCTTCATGTCTAAGAACATTCCGTTCCTGACTTGTGACTTCCCCCACTCCATCCGTCGTAGTGGTGTAGGTTCAGATACAGACTCCGCAATCTTTACGGTGCAGGATTGGGTACAATGGTACTCTGGTCACAACCGCGTGAACCATGAGAACATCATCATAGCCGAATCTATGGGCTTCATTGTATCTCAAACCACAACACACAACCTGGCTAGCTTGGCGGGTAACATGGGTGTTGTAGAACCTAAAGAAGTATTCCGTCTCTCAATGAAGAACGAATACCTGTTCCCTATCTTTACTCTTACGTCTCGTGCTAAGCACTACTTTGCTAACATGGCGGTACAAGAGGGGGTAATCTTTAAGAAGTATAAACGTGAGAAGAAAGGTGTGGAGTTAATCGCATCTAACTCACCGGCCGGGGTACGTGCTGACCTTGACAGAATCATCGAGGAAATCACTGACCTGGCTACGGAAGATAAAAAGATTAACCTCGCTCGTTACTTACGCTGGGTAGCTCGTTGGGAATACACCATTTACGATTCTATTCGTAACGGTGAAGTAACTTACCTGAAAGCTGCTCGTGTAAAAGAGGAAGATGGTTACGAAGGTGAAAACACCCCTTACCTGAACTATGAGTTGTGGCAGGAAGTGTTCGCACCTAAGTATGGTTTGATCGAACCACCTCCGTATTCTGCTTTGGCGTTTAGCATTATTCATGACACCAAGAAGAAAACGGATAACTGGTTGAATACGTGGGAAGATCAGGAGATGGCTGGTCGCTTCCGTAAATGGTTAGCGTCTAAAGGGAAGAGTTACGTTGGTCGTATGTTGCTGCCTGAGAGTATCATTATCTCCATGGGTATTCCATCAGAGATTCTGGATGCAATCGACGTTCGCAAGATTATCGGTTCAGCAATGAGCCCGATGTACCTGGTCTTAGAGAGCCTGGACTACTATCTGTTTGACAGTAACCAGACTCGCCTTATCTTTGACCACATCGACCGTGACGTAGCCTTTATGGACGTAGACCAAGTGGACTCAGCACTTCGGACTCAAGTAGTTGAAGAGTTCGATTAACATCGACGCCGGTAATCCCATTGAAGTAGTTACCGTTCTTTAACCGATTGAAATAGCGATCAAGGTATTGAGCAACGCGGGTATTGTTCTGCGTCTTAGTCTCTTTACCTGCCCAGGCAAGGAACGCCAGGTATCGCATATAAGCCAAGGTATAAATACCCAGGTTCTGTCGGTTGAAGAACGTATCCGGGATTCGCAGTTTATCTGCGAGGTTATCCAGGAAGATCAGAGGGATCTGAGCTGGCAAAGTAAGGAAGTCTTTGTTGGCTGTACGTAACCGATTGATCAAGTCGGCAATAACTGAATCTGCAGGTGTGTTTAAATCCACGGAGGCCAGCCCAATTCGTTTGGGTTGGCTTACCATGGGTTTATGCTCCCATCTCGCTGCCAGACGGTTAAAGAAGCAAGTATCGATATCGCTACTGATCATGTTCACCAATGGGTATTGATAAACGAACTGAGTAACTAGCGGTTTGACTTCGCTATATGTCTGGACATTAGCTTTCCATTTAACGAACTGGAGAGCAAGTAAACCGATGTCCAATTCTAGGAAAGCACCGGGCCTTACCGATCGGATAATCTTCACCGTTACGAGTCTGCATGGTCAAGTCGGTAAATGGATGAGATATTACCTTAATAGGTTCCAAGTCCATCCAGATGTCTGTCACGTCCAAATTGGTTGGGTAGCGACGCTTGACGCAGATAATGAATTCGCGAACGCTTTTAGGGAAGAAAGAGTTCTTACTCAGCGCACCTGACAGTTGAACTTCATTGTTCAGTCCAAGTGCACGGATGATCTTATCAGCCTGGGTGTTAACACGGTAATAAAAGTCTTCATCATCACCCAGGTACTGAACCGCTACGTGCTGAAGAACCTGAACCAGGATATGGTCGGACTCCACCGCGTGTACAGATTTACGGTACCAGTATTTGGTACGAACCAAATTCGATTGAGCATTGTTCCTGAGGAGATTCATGGCGCCAGGCGTATAATCCCTGACGTTATCTGTCCTTAGGTCTTTGAATATTTCGATCATCGTTTACCTCATGGGTAAAGGGTTAGGTAATTTTTTACATACGATCCATTAGATATGTAAAAGTAACTATTCCGATTGGAATTGTTGCTAGGTACGTATAATCTATTATATGTACAAACTATTCTTGGGTGCCTCGGGGTGCTCAGGTCGTACTATAGGCTATATAGCCGAAATGAAACTTTTTTCACGTCTATATTCCTACTATGAAGATAAACAAAGATGTTTCTTCTTCAAATAATTACTTTCATTGCAATGAAACAATAAACAATGCTTTTAAGGAGCAAAACAATGAGTCTGTCTGACCAAAACGTTAACGAAGCTAAAAACACCCAACGCGCTGCAGCTGCACAGGGTCAACAACCTCGCGAACAAGCAGGCCGTCGTCTGAACACCAACATCTTCGAAAGCGGCCAACTGGTACAAGCCGGCGTTTCCGGTAACGAACTGACCACTTTCATCGAGCGCTTCAACGCTTATCACGACGCAAACAAAGCTGCTCTGTCTGCCGGCGGTCAACTGACCTGGGCCGTAATCCCAGCATCTTCTGGCGAAACCAAAATGAAGCTGGATGCAGCTGTCGTTGTCGGTAAAGCCACTACCTCCGAAGGCGTGATCACCACTGCACTGACTCTGCTGTTCACCGGCGGCCAGCCTCTGCCGAAGCAAGTCGTAGAGATCAGCAACCGTAACGAGCGTCAGTACTCTGCCGTCGCGAACGATCAGTTCACCGAAGCGTATCAGAAAAAGCTGACCGAAATCATCAACCGCAAAGCGCCTTACATGGGCGAAGCTGAAAACATCGTTCTGATGGGCGCCGTGGCAGTAACCAACGCGCAACTGAGCGAAGCGAAGTGTGAAGACCTGATCATCTCCGCGGTGAACTCCGTCTTCGGTTACCTGGGCAACATGCTGCGTACCGAACACTTCTCTCTGACCGATGCGATCGACTCTCAGCGCAGCGAGTTCGTTTCTCGCGTGATCTACAATCAGGGCGATGCCCATGACGAAATCACCGAGCGTCCTCGTCGTCGCGATCTGGCCGTCGAAGTATCTCTGGCAACCAAAGGTCAGCGTAACCGTGTGTCTAACGCACTGGAAAACGCTGAAGGCGCAATGGACATCGCAACCAATCGAAGGTTACGTTGATCTGCTGTTCCTGGGTCGTCCGGATGGTCAGCAACGTCGTTCTCGCTACCGTTCTCAGCGTGAAGAAGACGCAGCGCGTCAGATCTACGGTAAAAACCTGGTCATCACCCACATGAAGCACGAAGCTTCTCCCGAGCACCTGTGCCTGGCACTGGCCCAGGATCCCTGTACTGATCAACGAAAACGTTCTGACCACTGGCCTGAAGCCAGCCGGCGACAACGCGAAACTGCGTACTCCGGTTGCTCTGACCTACGAGCTGGACGAAGAGTTCGAAGCAGTGCCGGACGTTCTGGACGATGCAGAGTGGGCTGACCTGACCGACGTAGTGATCCAACCGGATCAGAACTTCGTAACCGTACTGATCGACGAAACCGGCATCACCACCCAACAGCAGAAACTGCTGCTGCAAGCGACCGACCGCATGAACCCGAACCGTGACCTGTTCGCAGACATGCTGGTACAAGCGGCTGATAACCTGACCAAAGGCGCCTTCATGGAAAGCCTGGGCGCAGCGCGTATCAACCCGCTGGATATCGGCGAACGTCAAGACCCGTATCGTCCTGCTGGGCGAATGGACTGACGACCGTGGCCAAATCCGTTCTCTGACCGAAATCGACTACTACGCGATCCTGACTGCCTTCGGCCAGAAAGATCGTCGCATCGTAGAAGACTGGGATCGTTGCCAGAACGATGTAAGCCTGCCGATCGAAATCCGTCTGGCGAAAATGGAAGAGATCATCGACCAATTCACCGGCGGTTCCTACCGCATCACCGGTCACGGTGTTCCAGTACTGGTTAACACCCAGTGGCTGTTCACTCTGACCAACGCCGCAGAGCGCGCTGGTATGGTTACTCAGGCTGACGGTATCTATCAGGATACTCGTTTCCGTCGTGGTTTCCAATCTCAGTACGCTACTTCCGGTTACGCCGGCAAAGCGTTCCGTATGCGTGGTACTGGTCGCAACGATTACTTCTAAGTAATAGTTCGGAAGTAATTGAAGTACTCCCGTAAGGGTGAGAAAGGGGGCGTTTGCCTCCTTTCTTTTTTTCTATCTTTTCAGAAAAGAGGGGAAAGTAATTGGGTGTTTATCTGTTAAATCCGGACTATGACAGGGATATCGCAGCTCTGCCTCGTCCTCCAATTATCCTCAATGATATCGACCCGGCGCATTATGAAGGTACTGATCCAGTCAAAGAACTGACCATGACCGAATATAGCGACGACTTCATTGAGACATTACCGGCGTGTGAGTGTGGCCACACCCATGGTCGGTATAATTCATCGAACGACCCAAGTATCCCTAACACGGTATGTCCGAAATGTCAGACTGAAGTGATGAGCCCAATCGATCGAGGGTTTAAATCTTCTGTGTGGCTGAGAGCACCTAACGGTGTTCGTGCGTTCATCCGTATCAATGCGTTGGTCATGTTGCTGAAGAACTTCACCCAGGAGAACTTCTCGGCAATTGAATGGCTCTGTAACACCAAATATAAGCCAACCAACGATACCAGTGCCACGTTCCGTCGGTTCAAAGAACTGAACATCCCTCGTGGCTATAATCACTTTATCGAGAACTTCGATGACATCCTGGGAGCGATGGTGGATAGTAAGATATTCAAGCCATCTGCTAACCGTAACGATGCGTTGGTGTATTTCGATAAGTTCAGGGATCTCCTGTTCCCAACTGTCCTCCCACTACCATCTCGCCGGTCTATCATCACGGAGCTTAGTAACAAAACTCGGTTCTGTGCTGAAGGCTATGCAGATGTCGTCGATGCTGCACGAGCTATTTACAGCTTGGTCGGTAAAGATGAACCGCGTTATCAAGTGACTAAGGAATATCACGTATTCCGAGCACTGATGATGTTGGTGAAGTATCGGGAATATATCGACAAGAACATCCTGGGTAAGAAAGAAGGCTGGTTCCGTAAACAGATCTATGGATCTCGTACCGGGCCAACTTATCGTGGCGTAGTAACGTCTATCGCGGGATCTCACGACTATGAAGAAATGCATATGCCGTGGGGGATTGCGTTAGGGGTTTATCACACCCACTTGATCGGAAAGTTAGTTCGTCGCGGATTCACCATCCAAGACTCTGAGGATCTACTGATCTCTTCAGTAGGGCGTTATAATCCACTGATCTCCACACTGCTGGATGAGCTGATTGACGAATCTCCGTTTACGACAATTAGTGGTAAACGTGGACTGCCTCAGTTGCTGGGTCGAAATCCAACGTTGAACTTACGTTCGATTCAGAACCTGTTTGTCACCAAAATCAAAAGGGACGTGCACGACAATACTATCGGCCTATCGCTGCTAGTGCTGAAGGCTCCGAACTGTGACTTCGACGGTAGAAGTAACCCAACTAAGTTGCCGTCTTAAAACTCCTTTAACTGCTGGGAACTCTTGCTAGGTAGATTGGCTACAACGTAACTGGAAACGGTAAGCGTGAATGCTTGAAAACAATCTAATAGAGACAATCAGCATCCAAGCTCCTGTAAAATGGAGAAGGTTCAACGACTATCGAAAGCACGTAACACGGATGTGGTAAACGTAGTGAGTAGAGTAGGGGAAACCCGAAACGGGGAGCACTTGAACGATTCAAGTGAAGATATAGTCTGTTAAGTACTCGGTGCATTTAGCCGAGGGACATGTTGGGCGGGATGCCTATCCTGAGTAAGGCGGATTATCATCGTGTGCGCAAATTAGCTCCTCACACGGGTACATTCGATCTGAACAAACCGCACGCCTTGAACAACAATATGGCGTTGGGTGCTCCGGTAAGGGCTACGATAAACAACTACCTTCACAGGAGGAAGTAATTGAAAATTTCTATAGTTAGCGGAGACGAGCGATCGTTCCGAGCGGCTGCGTTCGGGATGCCTGATCGTGACTCCGTAGAGCGGACATATTCTCGTCTGGAAGAATTCAGTCGTGGGTTGTCTTCTCGGGCAAGGGAAGGTCTGGAGCGTACTCGTGGGTTGATTGAATCCATGTATGACGATACGGTGCGTAACTCGCTGCGTATTCTGGGCCGGGTTAAACGCGGGCTGTTCCGTGATGACGTTATCCAGTTCTTGGATGATCAGACAGAAATTGCCACAGCACCGATGACCATGCGTCGTTGGATTCTGGCGCACCCATTCATCCGTAGTCGTTATGATACCCAGTCCATTGATGCTTGGGGTAGTAAACCCGGTCAGTGGGATCTGGAAGGTAAAGGCTATGAAGATCTCTTCTATCGTGCAGCGACCAATGGTCTGGCAACGAAGAACGAGAAAGGTGAATGGTGGAGCGAATATACGTTTGGCGGTTGTTCTGTTCCTGGTGCGGGTACTATCTCTCTGGAAGAGCAGATGGATATCCTGGCTACCTGGGATATTATTGACGACTGCATCGCAGACGGAATCGATCCGACTTCAGTAATGAAAGAGCGTCTTTAATAGACGAAGAAGAGGGGCGTTTGCTCCTCTTCTTTTTTTGTTCGAATTCTATGGACAAGTAATCATTCATTAGGAGTTCTAGATGGCAACTGTACATGCCTCTTTAAACGGGTACGGTTACACCAAAGACCCAACTATCATTGCCGATGAGTTATTCGGCGAGAGCATCTATAGCAGGCGCTCTCAGACCGAGATCTACTTCGGGAAGATCGTCTCCTTGGACGACATGATTCGACAATTCAGCGATCGACCTACTGAGCTTTGTAAGGAGTTGGAAGATCAATACACTGAGTTGTTTGGTCGTCACTTTGTGGACGTACGGGTTCAGGCTACTTCCGAGGAGCCTGAAGGTAAAGACACTTTCAACGTAGTGTTAAAAATTAGATATCTGCGAGATGGTATACGGTACGACTTCGCGCGTGTCATCGAGCACTACGATGGCGTCGTTAAAGAGATTACAAGGATACTTGACAAATGACCGATCTCACTCCTCCAATTCCTCAGGAAGATACCAGATTCCTGGATGCGATCTTAGACTGGAGCGAAGCCTCCATCGGATCCATCGATAAAGAAACATTTGCCCGTACCTGGCTACCTGCCTTGACCAGCGAAGATAAAGTTATTCGTGAAAACGCCTGGCGTGCCTGGGAAGCTGACGTTGCCAAAAGCTTTTCCTTGCCGGTCTATGTTACCGAAGACGGCGAACGTAAGTGGTTAGTTCCTCCTGTCATCGGCACCATTAACTCGGGTTACACTGCCAACCCAATGTCAGTAAATACTCAGAACCAGATGGTAGCAACTATGCGTAACCGTCTGCTCGCCAACGGCGACATTGCCCAGGACAAAATGTTCGAGGGTATCGCCAATGCAGATGGCACTGCCGCAGATATCAATAAGTTCTATCAGCTGAACTGGTTTGTTATTCTCCGTGACTTCGGTCACCTGAAAGATGAATCTGGAAAGGCGGTTGCTGCTACTAATGTAGAAGCGGCTAATGGTAGTGATGATGTCTACGAAGAAGATGAGTATGATTTCTGACGAAAAAGGCCTGCGTATTGGGCTCGTCAGTGATGTTCACTTTTTCCATAAACGGACTCGGTCGCCACGTATGTTGGCGGCCATCCGTCGTCTATTTCCGGATAATGACGAAACGGGAGAATTAGACATCATTGCGATTACCGGTGACTGGACAGATCACTTGGTATCGTTAGATGATCCCGATGTATATTTCGCCCAGGAAGCGGCGATTTACTTGATGCGACTCTGTGCCAAACGGGACATTGACCTTATCGTCCTGGAAGGTACCAAATCACATGACCGAAACCAAAACATCATGTTCGACAAATTGAACAAGATACTGGAATTAGGTTGTAACGTTATCTACCGAGACACGCTGTGTATTGAGTATCTGGAAAAGCATGGGATTAACATTCTGTTCTTACCTGATGAATGGTCGCCTAATGCTGAGGTTACTCTGCAACAGGCCAAAGACTTGATTCACTCTCGTGGCTTGGCAAAAGTTGACTTTGTCTTTATGCATGGCGGATTCACTTACCAATTACCCGGCATCCCATCTCCAGCGTTGCACGACGCAGTAGCATGGAGTGAGTTAGTTGAGTATGCGGTATTTAGTGGACACATTCACACTCACTCTCGTTATCTTAACGTCATGTCCGTAGGCTCTCTGGAGCGCCTTGGGCACGGCGAAGAAGAAAACAAGGGCGTAGTCTACATGACCTATGCAAATGGGCGTGAGACGGACTACGTGCGTAAATTCAACCATGATGCTAGGATTTACCGTACTCTTGATGTTCAGGGTATGGAGATCAATGACGTCTTACAGATTATTGATTCAGAGGGGCCATGGGAACCGGGTTCTGCGATTCGTCTTCTGTTCGATCCTGAAGATCCTAAGATGGCTATAATGGAGGCGGTAAAAGCAATATACGGAGATATTGAGTTTACTGAGAAAGTCAACGGTAAGAAGTTAAAAACAATGCATCGTGGTACTGCGTTTGTCCAGCAGAAATACGTAGCTACGCCGATTACTCGTGCAAACGTATCTTCTCTTTTAGAGAAGCGCTGGTCTGATCGTGGTACTGATTCAGCAACCATCGAAGAACATCTTGATTTGGTAAGGGGACTTTTGTGAAGGCAATTGTTAGAAACTCAATGGAGGTCACCGTAGACAATACGGTGCCTTATATCCTACTTTTGGCTTTGTCGCCTGTATTAGGACTTATCGCTAAGGTAACGTTCTGGTCGTTTTACGGCGGCTCCAGTATTTTGATCTTCGGGGCAGGTGTTGGGTTAATCGTTCACTGGTGTTCGTGGGTGATGACTAACACTACTGAGAACGACGGTATCCCTGGCTGGTTAGCTGGGGTAATGTCTTACCTGGCTGTCAGTATTGGTTTTGTTCTGATCAACTGGGGACTCCACCTTATCGACTACAGAGTACGAGTTGATACAGCTAACGCGTCTATCGTCTGTCTGTTAGCGGCATCTGCCGTACCGTTGATTCGCTTATGGTTCGATAAACGAAAAGGGTAAGTTATGAACGCATACGACGTCCTTTCTCAGCGGGCTGTCGGCGAACTTCCGATTTCTATAGGCACGGCTCTAGCTCTTGAGGGGCTAGAGAAAAACATTAGCGCTGGTGATTCTGGTAATCAGCGCTATGGTGCTTTGTGGATTAACATTCGCACGCTGTACCGTAACATCTACGAATCGGTGGAGAATATCCGCCGACCTTTATTAACGCCAAAAGCAATTGCGGATACATTGATCGAAGAAGTTCAGTATATTCGTCGTTTTGCTAGCGGTAAGATTGACCACGTTCAGTTGTACCACCGTGAGTACGCAGATCTACTTCGTCGGTTCCCGAAAGCGTACATTAAGGTTCCTAATACCCCATTGCAAAAACAATACGATGCGTTCATGAACAAGACACTGGACATTGTCATTGCTCGTGATGTCGACCAAAGTATTGAATGGGATAAGGGATCAATATTGCGCGGTGAGCCTACCAAAGCGTTGATCATTACTCACTACCCGGTTGACTTACTTTCTCGTACCAAGTTCACTCAGCTACGTTTGCTGGAGTCGTACACGGCTGCGATTAAGTCTAAGTCACAATGGAACACGAAGTTGACAGAAGGTAAGAACCTCAAGAACATGCCTTTCAACGATTTCACTATTCAGGTGTTTGGCGATGGCCCGACGCAGTTCTTGCGTATGCCAATTGCAATTCGCCGAGCGGTTATCGATTGTGCAATTAAGTACAAATGGACACCGATGACCACCACTGAAAAGATCCGTCAGAACATCCAATGGATACCTGACAAATCGATCGTAGAGCTACTCAGAGAGGCTCTCTAGTAGTATTTTACGCCGGCTCTAGTGATATGAGCCAACTTACAAATTTATCTTCAAACCGAATATTAAGGGTTTACCAAATGGCAGAACAAAAGTCTTATAGCCTGGGTCGTCGCGAACGTGCACTCGATGATTGGGCATGTCGCCTGTTTGCTCCGGCTACTCAAAGCAGCGATGGTAAAGAACCATTCCTGTTTATTGATTTCCGCTACAATCATCAGGATAAAGTTCGTGATATCCAGATGGGTGTAAACCTGCGCAAAGGCGGTAAAGACGGTAAGATCGACTTCTTCCCTAACCTGGTTCAGTTCAACGCGCTGTGCGAAGCTATCCGCATGGTAGCTAACGACCAGATCCCTGACGGTATGGTCAAAATGGAAGTCATGACTACGTTCATGTTCGGTAAGAAACTGGATCGTCCAGAAACCGAATTCATGATCGTGGTCGGGAAAGACCAGGAAGGCGTATTCATCGGGATCACTCAGAAAGGTCGCGATAACGTGAAGTTCTACTTCACGGGTCCACGCATGACCATTCTGCGAAACCGTGCAGGTGAAGTGTTCGATAATTCGGTCACCAGCAAAATCTTCGCCATCGCTCGTGCGAACATGTGGGAAAGCCACATCAACTATCTGATGCAAAGCGCATACCTGGACGCTCCTGAACTGGAGCAAGCAAAGGAAGCGAAGAAACGCGCCAACCAAGCACGCTTCAGCCAGAACCAAGGTCGCCAGGGCGGTGGCGGAAATTCATGGGGCGGAAATGGTGGTGGTAACGGCGGTGGCAATAGCTGGGGTGGCGGTGGCCAACAACAGCAACAACAATCTGCTCCTCCGGCCGATGGCGGCTTTGATAACGACATTCCGTGGTAATACGGTAAAGCTGCTGAGGGCTACTTGCCCTCAGCAGTCTCTACTATTTTTCACGTATATATTACCTAATTGATAACAAACCAAATGGTCTACAGGAGACTTCATGGAAATCTATTTTGATCCGGAAATCGACGAGAAACAAAAGCTCGTTTTGATGGGACATCCCGGAGAAGAACCGTTGGTCTGGGACATGCGTTATTACAAGAAGGTAAACGCGGAAATGTTCCGGGACATCAACGATTTCTGGCGGTGGCGTCCAGAAGAAGAACAGGCTGCGATCTTCCAGGCGTTCAGGAATATCCGCGATGTGCTCGGTGTAGTATTCGATCCAAACGTTCTGTTCAGTATCATCAACAAGGAAGTCATTAAGATCGCGAAGTATCATCCGATCGACCTGGTTGATCACTGGGTAAGAACGCGTTCTCAGATTCGTTTTCCGGATAACCTGAAAGACGAAATGGATGATCGTGACCGGCCTGAGCAAACGTATCTGCGTGACGACTATCGTCAGCTGACGTCTCTGTCGGTAATCCTGAAGTTCATGTTGCCGATCTGGTCTGAGTATACCATGCTCAAACTGGGGTTGCGTGAGAACCAGCAGGAAGTAGTATCCATGGCGTTGCTGCAACGTAGTGGTATTGAAGAGAGTGCTCCATTCCAGCGGTTCCGTGTATTCGTGGATTATATCGCATCGGATAACGATCCGGGTATGAGAAACATTCTCGAAGGTATCGGGACGTTGGACATGCCAGAGTGGATCTTCAGTCTGATGATGGTAGAACGACTGGCGGCTGCAGTAGTGTCTCACAACGACGACGCGAACAAAGAGCAAACGGTTAACCTGATCTCTACGCTCTGGGCACAAACTCGAGCTAAACTGAGTCCTGACCAGAACCGTAAGAAAGGGGATGTTCGTCCTAAGACGTTTACGTCGGCGAACGGTAGCGAAGAAGACAACTCGTCTACAGCGGAAAGTTATAAACCCAAGGAACGTATCAGTGATGGTACTCGAATTGAGTTCGACTATTCTGCAGCAGATGCGGCGTTGATGGGTCGTCGGTTGATGAACGATATCGATCTGGATCTGTTGAAACGACTGGTTCGTCGTAACTCGCTTCGTAAGTATTTCAACCCGACCGAAGAGCAAGTTAAGTTAACGGCACTGACGTTAGCGAAAATTAACCCGACTCGTGCAATGCCTCACACCGATCGTACCGGTGCGATTAACATGCTGTCGGTAGCTCAGACCTATCTGCATCAGAAAGGGTTCTCTACTCTGGCTGATCTGTTAGGTGCAAGTCGTGGTGAGCCGTGTAATACGATCTCTGGTAGCGAGCAGATCAAAGATCACCACAAAACTATACTGGCAACCATCTATCCATATCGTCGCCAAGTAAAAGCGGGTACTGGCTCTAAGACGGTATTGAAAGATCCGGGCACAATCGCCATTGAAACATTAACAAGTAAATTCGCAGGCTATTATTGGTATCGTGATACTGATGACGTCATTGCGGAAAGCTCCAAGATGGTTATTCGGGAAGGCGGTATGGTTATCCCTAGTGATATCCGACTGATCCTGGCTGACTTCATCATTGCATTAAACGGCCCAACTGGCCTGTAAAATAAATCGACTAAGAAAAGGAAAGACAATAAATGAAACCTCAAGTTATCGACGCAATCTTCTTCGAATCTTCTAACTACGATGATCAGTTCTCTCGTTCTTTCGATACTCACTTCGACGGAGATGTATCGAATGACCTGTTGCGTAACACCAGCAATGGTCGTAACTTGTCACCGACTGCATTGTCCCGCTCTGTGGGTTCTGCGATCACGATGCAATCTCGTCACCGTGGCGAAATCGTAATCCCAGGCGGCTGGGGCGAAAAACGTCTCAGTTTCATCATCACTGTACTGATCGACGATTATAATGGTCGTAGTCGTCGTCAGGTATTGACTGGCTATACTGACTATAACGGCGTGTCTCGTGTAAGTGGTTCTCTGGATGATGAGATGTTGCTGTATGTCAACAACTCTACCACAATCGCAGATACCGTGTTCAGCACCGGTCGTGGTAATACTCGCCGTTCTCGTATTGAGAGCAACGATTACATCATCCGACCAAACGCACTGCGTAACGACCGTACTCGTCGTCTGGGCTTTGACGAACCTGAACGTCTGCTTCGTCCAAACGATATCTTCAATAACCGTTCTATTGCAGAACAAACACGCTTCCTGGGCGGTAGTGACGAAATCATCGATACTCGTGGCGATCTCGGTAACGAAATCAAACTGGGTCGTCGTACTGATAACAATGCGTCCAACTATCTGTCTCGCGTTCTTCGTGCAGGGATCATGGCTGAAACTAACACTCAGCCGGAGTTCAATGTCGAATCTCGTTTTGCGGCAGAAGAGCTGACTCCAGCGGAACATGCAGCAGCGGCAACTATGCCGAACGATATCGGTTCAAACACACTGTTCATGGAATTCCTGGCCAGCTGTGATTTCGGCGTAAGTGGTTCCATCACTCTGCGTGAGTTTGCAGACTGCACCGATTGGGATGAGCGTGCAACGCGCTTCATCGATGCCGGCGAAGTGGGTAAACGTGGCTATACTGGTTACGAACGTGGTCGTGGTAGCGACTGGAAAGGCTCTGACCGTAAGACCATCGCAGCATCTATCATCGCGCAATCTGTTCCGGCGTTGATGATGCAACACTTCATCTCCGATGCTATCATTAAGATCACTAATGATACATTGACTGGTGAAATGAAAGCGCTGGTAGAAGGTCCTCGTGCAATGATCCCAGGTATGGACGTAACTCCATATCTGACTCCGCTGGAAGACCTGCTGGTTCTGCAAGTCGGCGAAGTGGTATCGCACAACAACCAAATGTTGATCGATGTTCAGATCGACTGTTCTGTCATTACCGATATCAAAATCACCATCAGCATTGAAGGTGATGAGGACGAAGAGTTCGTAGCTCCGTGCTTCTGTGATGGCCTGACTTCTCCGATGAAAACTCCTGACTACGATCAGGCAGCTAAGATCGGTAACGACCTGAGCGCAATCATCGACGACGTCGTAGACCAAATGCGTGCTGAGACCGATGAGCCAACTCGCGACTACTTCGACCGCGACGGTTATTAATCCAACCCAATTTTAAAAGAGAGTAAAGTATAATGAGCGCAGAGAACAAAAAGAAACTGACTACGATCTATAAAGAGATCATGATCGCATTAGGTTTCGAAGTTGATTCCAAGATGCACGTACTGCTGAACGAGGCCGGGGTGAAAACCCCGTTCACGATCAAAGGTAAGCAACTGATCATCCCGACCGATGAGTGGTTGAAGAATCCGGACTACGATAACCAGATCCCGTTCCATCCTCTGTCTGAGAACGTACGTCGTAAGAAATCGGAAGTCCAGGAACGTCTGGCGCTGGCGGTTTCTAATCGGGTATATCGCGTAACCTGCACTCTGCTGAACTTCATCTTCACGCTGGCGCTGGATACCGACAAACACCCGCAGTTGACTCCGGAACAACGTGAGTATCTGCGCGACGTGCCGGACGTGACCAAGAAGACGCTGACTGCGGTGCAGAAACTGATCCAGGAGAAAGTAGACTTCAAAGGTCAGTATGCCCTGGTCAACATGTTCGTGAAACGTAGCGGCCTGTGGAAGGGTGAGGAATATCCTCGTGTCTGTACGACCACCTTCCCGATCATGGACGAAGAGCATTCTCCGGAAAAGAAAATCTTCGACGTACCGTTCCTGGTTCGCGATCGCAGTACCTTCTTCAAAGTGATGCGTCGGATCTTCCCGAACATCGATACTTCCATGGACGACTATTCTTACGGTAGCCGTTCTCAGGTAGCGCCAAACTTCCACAGTCTGATGATGGCGTTCTCTCTGCTGGCCAATGACCTGAACAAGGTCACCAAAGTATTCTGCGAAGACTTCGCGGAGCTGGAAGGTTGCATCATCCAGACTAACTGGGTGAAAAACATGGCCGACCTGAACGACTACAAAAACGATATCCCGCCACTGGACGGTAATATCGGTGAAGCGAATGAAGATGAACTCGCTGAGATGAAGTCTCGTCAGGAAGAGAAAGTGAAACGTGAAGAGCGTCGTACTCTGCGTCGTGAAGTGTCTGCAGGTCGCCAGAGCATCCTGCGTCCTCGCGACGAAGGTAACCGCTTCGTGCGTCAGGAAGAAAGTCGTGAAGATGAAAGAACTGTTAGCTGGCGTGGTCGCGCTGGTCGGGACGACGATCGCGGATATGGTCGTGAAGATCGTTATCGCAGCCGTCGTGATGATCGCTACGACGATCGTGATCGTGGCCGGGATAGCCGTTATCGTGATGAACGTGATGACCGCGGATTCGGTCGTCGAGACGACCGGTATAGCCGTGAAGACCGGTTCAGTCGCGATGATCGCCGAGATACTCGCGGCGGTAATGACGATTCCTGGTTCGACAACGTAAGTACTCGTCGCCGTTGGTAAGTTAAGCATAGAGGAGGGGTAAAACCCTCCTCCCTATTTTGTTCGAGGAAACTATGTCTGGATGTAAAGAAGTTAGCGGTATTGTGAAAGAAGCTGTTCTGTTATACGGGGAAGTTCTTGAGCTATCTCTGTGGCGCCAGGTTCAGGTTGCAAAAGAGAAATCGATTGACGATGAAACTATCGCAGCCGTATTGGATATCTCGGTTGAAGAAGTCCAACAGTATTCCAACTCCACCGAAGCAGAAGTCGTTCGTTGGTTCTGACATAACCCTCTCTACCTATTAAGGTAGAGAGGGGATCTATGTTTAGTCGATTTATTTTTTACGTAAATAGGTCGCAATTTACGCCGGCTACACTTGATTTGTTAACTGGCTTTAAAGGCCAAATACTTTTCCATCAGGGTTTCAATCTTACCATCTTTAGGGATGAGTATCTCATGCCAATTCTCATCGAACTGAATCGGTGAGGTCATGTTATTAACTCTGAGGATCGTGTAGTAGTACTCCGGTTTATTGGCGTTCACTACATCGCGAAGGAATGCATAAAAGCGGCCGTAATAGCGGTGAGCTTCCATCCCGCTGACTTTGTGAAGATTAGAGTTTGCCGGATCTTGGAGCCACTGCAGATGATCTTCTACGATATTGTAGAACCCGCGTTCGTAGTAGATAGCTGGCCCAGGATTATTCATTGCGTCGATTAAGTTAGTCGCCATGATGATTTCCTAAAATGATTTCATGTATATATTACCTAAATGATAGGTAAATCAAAACAAAAGAAAGGTGTTGGTTTAAAAGCCAACACCAGTATTATTCACTATTCCATCGAGGAGCGTATGACTGAATATCAGATGTCGGAACTAGAGCAAGGACAAGTGGACGTAAGGGTAGCAGGAACAGCGACCAACTTGGCACCGTATGCTCCGTGTACATCTCCAAGTCGTCTGGTGATGTTAGGTTCTCAGATTCAGCAGAAGCTGTTGACCAAAGGACTGAAGCGTCAACGATTCTTCACCGGTGTTGAACACGAATATGCCAAGTATACTTTTGGCGTTAAAGTGGACGAGCCGGTAGAGATCATCGCAGCAATCGATAAATATAACGTCGGGTTCGGTGAGCGTAGTTTCAAATATAACCCAACTCGGTATCTGTTCGTCTTCAACGTGAAGAAGCAAGAATATGACTTGATGGAAGTCACTAAGTATTGCTCTCATCACAATAACTTTGGTTTTGAGTTCGACATCAATGAAGAAGCGATGTTCCGTACTCAAGCGGGTAACGTACTTCAAGCAAATACCTGGTTGACAAAAAGTCCTGGTGTTATGCCTGAGGGTGATTATATCTTCGGTACCCCAACCAAAACGGCGTTCATGTCGTCGCACTATGTTACCGAGGATGGTTTCATGGTGTCTCAGGAGTGGTGTGAGGAAAACACTACAACTGGCTATGGCGAGATTGTCATCAACGTACCTAAGGGTAAGTATCTGACTAACAGCTATGGGTCGAAAGGGTCGTATATTCCGTTCCCAGGTCCGGGTGATAAAATCCGTCCAGATGGACTGATTGCATCTCTTCGGGATTATGATGATATCCTGGGTGCGGTAGAGATGACCGAAGACGCCATGGGTACAGTGGATCACTTCTTCGATGAGCGTTATTACATCGAGGCGGGTTCTCTGAATGCCCGTGTACTGGATGTCGATATCTGGTGTACTGACGGCGACGGCGTTGATAAGATGCCGACGTTTGAAGCCACTGGTCCGAATGAGTCTGACTATATCGACAAGTTCTGGAAAGCTAAGCAGAAGTTCCACAAGCAAGTAGATGCTGCCTATACGCTGATCAAGAACCGTAGCCGTGGGAAACCTCGTCTGAGCCGTGCACTTCATCGGTTCATTACAGACTCCCGTGACTTCATGCTGACCAAACCAGGGAAGCGTCGTTATCGTTACAAGAACACTCCGATCCCAACGGTGCGTATTGCGATTCGTTTCATGTACGATATCGTGCCGACGATCGGTTTCAAATTAACCAATATGTACGGTGGCAAGGGCGTAATCTGTCGCATTAAACCGCGTTCGGAGATGCCAACTTATCCTGATGGTACAGTTGCCGATTTCATCGGCGATGGCTTAAGTACTATCAACCGTATGAACCCGTCGGTCTTGTTCGAGCATTACATGAACTATAAGGCCGAAGAGGTTGAGAAGAAAGTCCGGGACTTCGTTGATCAGGATCGTTGGGAGGATGCCTTCGATATTCTGATGACGTATTATCGGGCAGGTGTTCCGCTGTATTACAACAAGATCGTTACTCAGAACTGGTCGGAGAAGCGTCGTCGTGAGCATGTGAAAGCTGTCTATGACGATAAGATCTTTGCGTATATGCCGCCGAATACCCCTGGGTTAGGTATTGAGCAAATTGGTCGGGTTGAAGATGCGTTACCTTCTAAGGTAGAGCATGTAACCTGGATCGGTGATTTGGGTCGTGAAGAACGTAGTGTTGATCCGGTAATGATCGGCGACATGTATATCATGGTGCTCGAGAAAACTGGTCACGACTGGTCTGCGGTCGATGTACCGAAACGTCAGGTACACGGCGTTCCAACTAAGGTGAGTGCTCGCGATAAGCACAACTTACCGTATCGTCAGTCTCCGCTCCGATTCTTCGGTGAAGCAGAGATCCGTAACTATTCAGGTATCCTGGGTGGTGACTGGGCTGCCGATATGTTGGATCGTGCAAACAACCCGAAAGCTCAAGAAGCAATCTGGAAACAGGTTATCGAGAATGAACGTCCAACCGATCTGGATATCACTATCGATCGTAATCAGATCCCAGTAGGCAACTCGTTGTCTCTGAGTTATCTGAACAATGCGATGTATTGTAACGGCGCTCAGTTCGCATATGCTGAAGTCGATACTGCATCGGATCTGGAAATCGAGATGCTTCGTAAATACCCTGATCCAATCAACCGCCCACGGGTAAGTTCATTGGCTAAGTCCTTGGAAGAAGTCGTCGAGGATGAGGACGAAGAAGAGTACATTGAACCTGAAGCTGACTACGACGATGAAGGTGAAGAAGAGTGAAAACCCGTTACGCTCGTGAATTAGTTAACTGGCAAGAACGTGAGATCTGGGCACACGCAGAAGACCCAGAGGAATTCATTATCGTCTTTGATGATGGTGAGTTACCAACTCATTGGGAACAGGTTTTAGTATCCTGGTATTTCTGGCAGTATCATCGGGAATATCCGAACGTACCATTGGAACTGAAACACTTCCTTTGGGACGATCGTCTGGAACCTGGCATGGAAGACAAGCTCCGTAACCGCGGCATGAACTCTGTTCTAGCGGTGCATCCGGAAACCGATCGTGAAGATCTGCAAGCGACTGCATATCGGTTGTCTAACATGCTTCACAACGCATTCTCGTCTGAAGGGGAAAGTTATCAGGCTTCTGTAGATGCACTGGCGTTGTTGCAAATCCACAGAGATCCGGATATCTCTAAAGCGTTGAACGAAACCCGCCACACCAAGGCGGGGATTAACGAACTGTACTCTCGTATCAATAAGGTCTTGATGGATAAACCGAGTCTTCGGTTCAATCCGATGGTTGCAGCTAACCGCAACAAACAAATCAAGATCGCTCAGTTTGACCAGGTAGTCGGTGCCAGGGGATTCTGTTCTGAGATCGATCAGACCATTTTCCCAACCATGGTATCGTCTGGGTTCTCTCGCGGTCTACATCGGCTGTCTCATTATCTGATGTGTAGTCGAGATGCGTCTAAAGCGATGCAAGCAACCGATGACCCGGTAAAACAAACCGAGTATTATAACCGAGAGCTGCAACTCTTTACGTTCGTCGTGAAAAGTATCTGGGTTGGCGACTGTGGTTCCACCGAGACAGTTCCGTGGTTAGTGGAAGCTGATGAGCTGGATACAATCCTGCCAGGGAAACGATATGTAGCAGAAGACGGCACGTTGAAGATGATCAAGCCGAGCGATCGTCATCTCCGTGGTAAAGTCATTCAGCTGCGTAACGTAGCCAGCTGTTGGCATCCGGACGATGGGGTAATCTGTAGCACCTGTATGGGTGATATCGGTGAGTCCATCCAGCGCGGTACCAACCTCGGCCATGCCTGTACTGTAACTCAGAACGAACGTGTATCTCAGGACGTAATCTCAACGAAGCACTTATTGATCTCAGCGACCAGTGAAGGCTTTGAAGTAGATCCGTTCTATTCGGAGTATCTGGTTAACGCCGGTGACATCTCCGAGATCATGTTCTCCACGGGTGTTTGGGATAAACGCGTAGAGATCGAAATTGATCTGGCCGATATCCCTCGTCTGTCTGACATCACTGTAATGAAGAACCTGAGTAACGCAGAGCTGGCGCGCTTCTCTGTTATTCGTAGTTTGACATTGCTGATCCATAACGACGATGAAGATAAGTCTATCACGACAGTCATCGTACCTACATCCCATGGCTCCTATCGTCCGTTCCCTGACGGAAGTGATGGTTAAGCACATGTTGGATTATGGTTATGAAACGTTGGGGAAGAAGATTAAGATCGACATGACTAACTGGGATAACACAGAGTCCATCCTGCGATTCCCAGAACGTCACCAATCTACCCTGGAGCTGATGGCTGAACTGAAGTCTGCATTGTTCATGTCTACCAAAGAATCGAAAGCTAAGCTGCGCTATGACCTGACTGACCCGGACATTCTGTCCATGGCCATGAAGGACATGTGTGAGATGACTAACCGTAAGTTCTCGGTTAACTTGGCAATCGTCGAAATGGTACTCTATGCGATGATGTCTCGTGATCCTGCCAACGGCGATTATCGTCTGCCGAAGAAAGGAACTGGGCGTTGGTTTGATTCTAAATCCAACATTATGAACGGGCGCTCCTTGTCCGTTAAGTCCAGTTACGAGCAGCAGTATGAAATGCTTCAGTCTGCGAGCAGTTACACGAACCCAGTTAGACCTTCGCATCCATTTGATTATCTACTTGTGGATGTAGAGGGTTGGCGTCGTAAGCATCGCCGTAACGGTACTGAGATAAAGGCGTAATAACGTCATAAGGGGAGCTTCGGCTCCCTTTCTTTTTTTGTTTTCACCATGAGGGAGGGCGTAAGAAAGCACGTATCCGCTTCTAGTTATGGAGCGATATTTTCTACGAGGACTGTTATGGTAGAGTTTAAGATCACTCGATACAGTCACTATTTCTCAGTGGCGGCGATAACTGCCAAGGCTCGCGGATTCCGTAGGTCTATAGCAGAGACGCTTATCGAGAGTAACCTAACCAAGAAACGTGGACGCTTTGTCCAAGAGCAAAAAAGGATCTATGCTCGTCGTGACTTGGAAAGAGAAGAAATTTGTTTCCATGATAACCTCTGGGAAGAGTTCTATCAAAAGGCGATGTATGAGGGATTCAATGAAGACTCTTTTGAGATTGACGTTGTCCCGATGTACGAGCCTGTTAAGTTTGAGATGTCAATAGATGCAACGCCATGGCCAGAGCAATTGCCTGTAATTGATTTCTGTCTTGCAGAAGGGAAACAGAAAGTCGTAACCGCCCAGCCTGGGTTCGGTAAAGCTCAATCCTTAGATGCGTCTATCAAAGTCCCTGGCGGTTGGAAACGAATGGGTGACATTTCAATTGGGGACAGAGTTATTAGTCGCGACGGTACTGAATGTAACGTCACAGGTGTATTCCCGCAAGGGGTAACTGAATTATGGAGGGTACATTTTGCAGATGGCCGGTTCACAGACGTTAACCCGGATCACCTGTGGGAAATACGGATGCGGTCAAATGAAGGTTCTCAGGTAATAGATACTCGGGAAATAAAACGTCGTTTAGATCTTAACAATGATAGGTCTAAACGGATAACTGTTCCGCTATGTGTTGCCGAGGAGGGCGTGGCTAAAGACTTCCTTATTGACCCTTATGTTCTAGGGGTTGCATTGGGTGACGGAAATATAACTGAGCGGGGAGTTTCGATATCTAAACCAGATAAGTTTATCCGTGAAAGGATTTCTGGTTTGTTACCTGAAGATCTGCGAGTATCTGAGATCCAAGTCGACTGAGGGTATGACATTCTCTATCGTTAGATCTAGTACATCCGGTCCGAATAACTCCATTGTTTCCGCTTTTAATCAGCTTGGTTTGGCTGGGAAGCGGTCTTGGGAGAAATTCATCCCGGAAGAATATCTGCACGGTTCAGCTGAACAAAGAAGGGAGTTACTTCGTGGGTTAATGGACACGGACGGGACGGTTGATGGTAAAACCACCGCTACTTTTTCGAGTACGTCCTACGAATTAGCAAAAGGAGTTCAGTACCTAGTTCGCAGTCTAGGGGGAATCGCCAGTCTTTCCAGTAGGATTCCAAAGTTCACTTACAAAGGGGAAGTAAAGGAAGGTCGTAAGGACTATCGTCTGATTATACGGACTAAGACCCCGACTGACCTATTTGCGTTACCTCGTAAACTGAATCAGACCTGTGGCGAGAACCAATATCGTGAGCACTTAAGGTTGGGTATTACTGCAATTGAAGTTTTGCCCGATGCTCCTACTCAGTGCATCATGGTAGATCATCCGGAACACTTGTACGTTACTGATGATTTTATCGTGACTCACAATACGATGATCTCCCTTTACGTTGCCGCCCAGATGGGTGTACGGTTCGCCGTCGTTACATTAGGTGGCTACGAAGACCGATGGGTTCCTGAGATGTATCGTCTCTTAGGATTTGAGCCTAGCGAAGTTCGGTCTTGTTGCGGTTGTACTAAACTCTATAAGCTTCTACGTGAAGTTAAAGAGACTGGGATTCCTGATGTTAAAGCAATCTTCCTCTCCACTGCAACGTTGCGTGATTTCTTCAAGAATTACAAAAACGGTAAGGTGGTAGGTACGGGTTGCGAAGATATTGATCCCCGTGACATTTGGGAAGTACTGGGCGTTGGTCTAAGGATCACTGACGAAGCTCACAAAGACTTCCATGCAAACTTTATAGCTGATCTCTTTAGCCATGTTCCTAGGACTATTTATCTGACCGCTACGTTGTTCTCTAATCAGGACTTCATGAAGCGAATGTACGAGATTTTACTACCTCGTAAGTTCCGGAAAGAAGGCGGTAAGTTGAATGTCTACGTTGAGACTGTTCGTGTTCTGTATCGTCTCAAAGACCCTAGTAAGGTTAGGTTCAATGGCGGACAAGGGAGTTATTCCCACACGGCTTATGAAGCGTGGATAATGAAAGATGCCGAAAGAGAAAAGAACTACATCGAAGCTATCTATAAGTACGCTTTGAATCAATGGGTTCTGAGTAAACTGGACGGCCACAAACTACTGATCTTTGCTGCTACGATAGAGCTTTGTCAGAAAATCAGGGACTTGTTACAACAACGACTACCTGACCTGATTATCAATAGTTATACGGCTGGGGATGATTATCAGATTCTTCTGGATTCTGACATCATCGTTTCTACAATCGGTAAATCCGGTACTGCAGTAGATATTCCTGACTTGACTCAGGCTATCATGACCGTAGCTATCGATTCACCGAATGCTAACGTTCAGGCGTTGGGTCGTTTACGTGAACTGAAGGGTGACAAGAAGTTCCCTCAGATCTTCCATTACTTTGTCTGTATGGATATTCAGAAACAGATCGACTATGCCAAGAGTAAGGAACGGCTGTTCAGCAATCGTGTAACGAAGGTTAGGACAGAACACTTACCTGGTGTCATTTGAATCATAGGCGGAGGGGAAACCCTCCGATCTATTTTGTTTTAGGAGAAATAACATGATCGATCGTATCAAACTTAAAATATTGGGTAGAGTGGGTTCTGGTAAGACTTCCGTATTGCAATTTATTAAGCATAAGCACGGACTGGTCTCTAATGATCCTAATGTTAACGCTATTTCACTGGAGCGGGCATTGGGCGTTATGGATGAGATTAAACGAGGTTTGCTCAAAGAGATTAATGTTAAGATCGTGAGCAAGTCAGAACCTGTGTCCGGATTAAAGAATGGAGATATGGTATTGGTTATTGAAGGTAATTTGTCCCGTGCCATTAAATGCCAATTCATGCTGGATGTAATTATCCCAGCATTAACTAGTCAGGGAATTAAATTCTCCATTGCTAGCGATCTTTCTGCTCACGTAGATAATCCTGCTGTCTTCCCTCTCGATAAAATCGATGTCTCCTACGAAGAATTATACCCAAGGAACTAACATGTTCGATTATGTTGAATGCAATGATGCTAACCAATTCTTTATTCTGGCTTCGGAAAACAGCTTACATCTCCCTCGTGGGATTATGATGCGTACCATCAGAAGTGCTGCCGATGAGCCTGATTATAGTTTCAAAGGTGTCTTAGTTTACGCTAATGGTAAATGTTGTGCGCTCGGTTGTATTACCAGGAAGAAGCCAGAGGCTGCGTACAGTCTTATGCTTTACGTAAAGACCTGGTTACGCGGCATGGGTATCGGTTACGAATTAGTCCGGCAGTTAATCAAAGCGGCAGAAGGTCGTCGTGTATTCTGTTTTCCTTGGGATAGCAGAAGCGTTATCTTCTATCGTAAATGCGTCGATAAAGAAATCGTTACGTTAGATAACTTCCAGGCGTATGAACGAAGATTAGTTAGCGATGAAAGTCTTCAATGGACTTTAGGCTCGGGGGATAATAATGGCAATCGTAAGGGTGTTGAAGTCCAACGTATTTGAAAGTGATCGGGAGATCATCGGAGTTACAGTTAACTGCGTCGGTGTTGCCGGGGCGGGGAATGCTAAAGAATGGAAGGAGCGCTATCCTGAGCAATATGCCAGGTACAATGCGCTATGTCGTAAAGGTAAGTTTTTCCCTGGTAGTCTCTTGTTGATGCCAACTAACGACGGGTCTGGTAAAAAGATCCTCCTGATGGCGACCAAGAAACACTGGAAAGATAAATCTGAAATGGAGTGGGTGGCTCGTATATTCTCGGCGCTAGCGGCACGATGTGAGGAGTTTAACATCGACGAGCTGGCTATACCCTATCCCGGCTGCGGTCATGGTGGATTGAAACGTAGTGAGGTCTTCGATGTCATTCACAAGGCTATGGAAGATACGCTCGTAGAAATCGATCTGCACGACTATCGTTCTTAAACAACAAACGAGTAGGGCAAACGCCCTACTCTATTCACAATCGCTTATAGGGCGTCTAATCATGGGTTATTACTCAGTCCTTATCTTCTTTCCTGGTTTATTAATTATTCTGGGATCTAAGTATTTCTTTCCTCGTCAAATTACCAGGAAGGAGTTCATGGTTCAGCTGGGGTGCCTTGTTGTCTCGACTGCTATAGCGACTGCAGCATTGTCTGCCGGTCAGTTATACAAGACATCTGATTTCAATATCCTAAACGGCGTAGTTACTGATAAGAAGCGGGTAGAAGTTTCATGCGAACATCAGTACCAGTGCGACGAAATATGCTCAGGTACCGGTAAAAATCGAAGCTGTACTCCAGTCTATTGCGATGAGCACGATAACGACTGGGATTACAACGTTTACACTACCGTCGGTAAGTTTGAAATAAAGCGACTGGATGATCAGGGGGCTCGTACACCGCCTCGTTGGTTAGCGGCTAAGATTGGCGAGCCTGCTGCCAAAGTAGAATCGGTCACCAACTATACGTTAATCGATGATGAGCGTTATAAGGCTGAGGAAGCGAGTGAACTTAAGTACAAGGGTAAGTTACCTGATTATCCTAAGACTGAGGATTACTATCGCTATAATCGTATCGTAAATACCACCCCGTTCTCGTTCGGTTATTTGAACAACTACCTCAATCGAATGCTGATTGAATACGGTGCGAAGAAACAACTGAACGTTATCCTGGTTATTACCGAAAATGATCCTGACTACTGGAAGGCACTTCGTAGCCACTGGAAAGGGGTTCGGAAAAACGATGTTGTATTAGTTTACGGTATCGGGGATAATAATGAGATCAAATGGTTCGAAGCAGAGACATTCGCTGACGGGGAAGGTAATCGTAGATTGATTATTGATCTGGAAGGGATGGCGCGGAACAATCGTTTGGGTTACGATCTTGTACATCATCAGTTTGAACATATCGTTACCGAGTATGTCCGTAAACCGAACGCTGAGTTCGCGTATATGGCCAGTAATTACTCTCCGCCTATTTGGTGGATTGTTCTAATCATTTTCATCAACATGCTCGTCACTGGTGGCGTGGCTATATACTTCAAAGACAACAGAGTCTTTTAATTAAGGAATAAAATACCATGGGCGTTTCTGCAGATAAAACCGCTTTCTCTTTCGCTAAAGCTTTAGTAGTAGCGATGTTACTTTCCGGTGCTGTGATTGTAGGGGTTACAGTCGCGTACGTATCCGCTTACAACGAAGGTAATAAGAGCGAAGAACAGATCAAGTATCTGAATACTGAATCAGAGAACCGTCTGAGCTCCTACACGAACTCTGTGCTGGAGCAAGCACAAATTCCAGAGAAGTACAAGGACAACTTGAAAGACGTCCTTAAAACGGCTCTGGAAGCTCGTTATGGCGATACCGGTAATAAGTCTACTATCTCCTTTATCCAGGAGCACCGCAGTTAACTTCGACAGCAAGATGTACGAAAACATTCAGGCGACTATCAAGTCTGGCCGTGAGGAGTTCCGTATCTCTCAAACTCGTAAGATTGAAACCTGCCGTAACTACCGGACTTCCCTGGGTTACTTCTGGAAAGGGACTTTCTTGAAGTTTGCCGGTTATCCGAAAGTTAACCTGGACGATGTCTGCGCCCTGGTGAGCGATGAGCGCTCCATGGAAGCATTCAAAACCAAAAAGACATCACCAATCAAACTGTAATAATAAAACCCTCAGAGAGCCGCTTACGCTCTCTGAGGGCCTATAACGTTTAATAGAGGAAGTGTAATGGAAACTCGTATGGTCTTTAGTAACCTTCGTCGTACTGCGGGTAAGTTGTTCCGCAATGTAGGCTTTCGTGAGGAGGGTGCACAAACTAACCTCAACTCACTGAATACGGCTCAGTACGAAGTAGTGACTTTCTTGAATCAGTCACTTAATGCTGGCGTTAACAATATTATCAAAAGTATTGCCAGTGAGTCCACTGTAGAGGAAATGGCGCATTTATTCCGTCATGCCCATACGTTGGGTTTCCTCAAGTGTGACGTCGCCGTCCTGACCTGTAAGCGAGGTTTTCAGAAGGGGTCGTTCTACGTCTACCTTCATGAAGAAAGCCTGAGTAAGAAAGTTTACCTGGAATGGGTAATTCACCAGGTAGGGCTGATGTGGGGAGTTAACCTTCCGATTAAGGTTGTAACCGATTGTCAGTACGTTAGTGACACTCGAGTTAACCCTAATGAACTAAACGATCTTGATCACTTGAGTTTGTACTATCAACTCATCTCGTTCGGGGTAGATGTTTATCCTGGTAATGCGGGTAAAGAATCGGCATTTCTGATTAAGTAATTAGTTAGCTCTCATTTTTTACGTACGTTTCAATTATGTGTCAGAACTTGGTCACGGCCCGGAGGGTCTGTGACTATTAGGGGTTTTAGAGTGAACTAGGATGACCAAAGGGAAGACGAAGTGAGCTCCCTAAACGCGTGGATAATTAACCCCATTTAAACTAAATTGATATTCACTGGTAGATTAAGTTCTACTGGTGATTATTGATCTATTTTGTAAAATTACCAATATACCTCCATTGGATCTTAGGTATATATTACCAGATTGAATAGATTACTACTTGGATAACAGGAGAAGTAAATTGAAACACTTATCAATTACCGCTGGTTGGGGTAGCGTTAAGAACACTACGATCATCAGCTACGAAGATAACGATACTTTATCTCGTGGATTACTCCATACGTTCATTAACGAAGCAGGTGGAAGTTTCTGCCTGGATCATCTGGAAGCTATCGCTAAAGTGGTACGCGGTATTGTTAGCGGTGAACTGCGCACAGATGAGGACATCGTTGTAGTCCCTTCTTATCTCACTGTTTCATACAGCCAAGAACGTTCAGTTTGGACCAGGGCCCGTTACCAGATTTTCTCAGGTGGCGAGTTAATCTGGAAAGGGATTTTCGCATTAGATAGTAATGGCGACTTCGATACTGCATGGATGGTGCGCGCTTGGGTATCGAAAGCACTTATTCGCGTCGACCATAATTTGATAGGCTATGCTGCTGACATCATGGAACGTGTCCGGAGTAGCGATAACCTCAAGAAAGAATTGGTAATAGAGCGCTTTGTCTTTGAAGGCAAAGAGATTATTGTCAACGTGTCTAAAAGCTACCAAGGAGCTAAGTAATGTCCAGAGAAAGTATCGTTAGTGTTACACTGAAATCCGAATACTGCGATGTTAGTGAGAAAGAGTTTTCTTACTACTGCGGCGAAGAGCGTTCTCTCATGTGCGTTGCTGATGAGATTGCTGAATGGATCGAAGAGTGTAGCGTAATGCTCTGCCCTGAGCCAGACGACATCCAAGAGGCGTTGGAAAACCTTTATCTCAACGGCTCGTCTAAAATGGATACACTGGATGAAACGGAAGTCTTGTTCCGGAAAGTTTAAAGGAGCCTGTTGTGGAAAACAAAGAATACATTTTAACGGTTAAAGAAAACGTTATCCGTGTTAAGTTACCGGGCGAGACTACGAAAGAAGAGTTCGTTCGCAAAGTCTCCAAAGAAATCCGTAAACAACTCAGCCGCGTGGCAAGTAAAGTCATCGTGGAAGGGTTGACGTCCCAATTACCGGAATACCTGGGTAAGTATTATCAGGAAACCGAGCAGTACAATTACGCGATGCTCTCAGCGGCTTATAACCTGTCGCTGTACGTTATCCCTATCGATGATACTCAGGTAGAATTAAAACCGGTTATACGTTCTCTGGGAGCGTGTCGTGGGCACATTACGTACAAAGGTCAGAAGAGTCCGTTCATTCTCATGGAAGGAGATACTCTAGAAGAGGCGGTAACAAAAGTCCATCGTCGCTTGGCTACTAAAATCAAGGAAACTAATTTCCCTGAAGACCTGGAGTTAATCGAGTCAGGTCTAGCTAAAGATTCCATTACGGAAATCCTGGGCTACTTTGCAAATGATGGTGAGCGCGGGTCAACTATCGAACATCCGTGTGGCATCGTTCTCTTTATCGAATAATTACCTGGAGCATTGAAAGTGAAAAAAGAAAAGATGGTTAAAGTAGAAATCGTAGTTAATGGTCAACATCGCCTTACTCGTATTTTTGACGTCGATAACCTTAACGCTGTGTCGGATGCCATTGCGGAAAACAAAGAAGTATTCTCCGGTGACGAATTCAAACAATTAACCGATAACTACATGGAAAGCGTCAAGTGGCGTATTCGCGATGGCTTTATCGGTGTAATTTGGACTCGGTACTTCACTGAACATTTCCGCCTGCGTATCCAAACCTACCGATCTGGAACTACAGCGCGTTAGCGTTTCTCTCCGAGCCCCTGGGAATCTATCGACTCGATTGATCCGCACGATCTGCTATCGTGGTGAGATCAACGATATGTTCTCGCTGTTTAAAGTTAACTTACTTCGTAGACTGTCTTTGACGGCCAGGGCGTTTTTGAGCTCACTTAAGTACGAAGACTGGAGCAAACTACGTTCTGGGGATAATGAGTTAGCCCTCATGGGGAGTGACTACACGCTGGTAGTTACACCGGTAGGCCAACCTGCTGAGAAAATCGTTCAGATCTTCACGCCTGTGGAAATCAGAGAAATCATCGAGAGCCCGCAGGCAATTAAGAAGGATACTATCGATTTGCCTCCGGAATTACTTGAGGCGATCGGTACGGTTTCTGAGTTACATCGCCGTAAAGCTCAGAACGGTGGTCGTTGGGAACTTCGGGAATTAGCTAACCCTGAATTACAATTGAAGGTATGTTCGGCCGCTGTTTCGCCAATCACGGATTGGGCCAGTAATACACTGCAATATCTCGTGTCCCCACGTCGGGTTGGTAAACATTCGGTGGAAGAGGTATTCAAAAAGCTATCGGCTCGGCACGAGGAACTTCAGGCACTATGTAAACGCGGCGAAGACATGAGTAAGGTCATCGTCTATCGTGGCTCCGCCGAGGCCAATGGTAAGAAGACCAACTTCGTTTTGACCTACGATATGGTCTACGGTAAACAAGAGGGGTTTAGCTGGGTCATCGACCGCGTAGCTCGCCAGATTAAACGTAACTTGGGCGAAAACATTTCTCCGCCTATCCTCTATCATGCGTTCCATATCACTAACTTGGGGCACTGGGTAGAATTAGTCCCTGGACTTAATATCCGCATTGAAGCTGTACTTTAAACCCGTCATAGGCCCGTAGGATTAACCTACGGGCTACTATAATCTTTTTTAGAAGGAAAATAAAATGAACTATCGTGGCAAAGTAAATGGCGATGAATACCTGGCATCTGTAGTTAAGTCTGTTCTGTTCTCTGGCTCGGTACCCGATGCAGATTCCCGCAGTGAACTCCATTGCGTTTCAGTTGCAATCCCTAAGTTCGATGTCATCAAAGAAGTTAAGTTCAACTTCGCTGGCGGGGCATCTTGCTTGGATGAATATCAATACCCCGTACGTGAGGTCTGTGAGACGCTACAGGCCATGGGTGTTAAAGGTGTCACTCTGGTAACCCAGAGACTTGTTCGTGCCTTAGAGGCCCGTCTGACGACGATTGTCCCAAACATGGATGACTTCTCCGTCAACCAGTATTGCGAATGGTTGAAAGTTACCATCCGTGAAAAGATTGCATTGTGCTATCCGGATATGTTAGCCGTGTATGTCGAACCTAACTCTGATCTGTTCGTGGTAGATGAGTTAGAACAACCTTGTCCTACTGGTTCAGTCAATGTGGTTATGGCTGATATGGTTGGTTCAGTATTCGGTTGTGAATTGTATTCGTGTACTTACTTCACGGATGATGGTGTTATCAATCCGATATTCAAGTTTGTACTTAAACAGTAATAATCTCTCATTTTTTACGTCACTTCTCTTTAGTTTGTCAAAACAATACCACTCAGGTCACGGCCGTAGGCCTGTGACTAATAAGTACCCGTATGACTGAAGAACGTAGTGATGAAAGGAATACATCTTGGGTAAAAAGAGAGTTAAGTAAGGTTAAATTAACTCTATTGATAAAGAGTAATAATCATGAATAATACTCATTTTAGTAATAACTGTAACTAATGGAATGAACAGTTTAACAGATACATTACGAGTAGAGCTGGATAACTTTCCGGTAGCTCGTATCAAGGGATGGGTAAAGAGCATCAGTGAACGATATGGATTAGCTACTCTACCTACGCTGTACTACATGGACTGGGGGAAAGTGGTTGATGACATTAACGAAAACCCTCATACCGTTCTCAATGTAGGAGGAGACAGCAGTATTACCTGGGAAGCGGGTAATACATGGCCAAAGGGTGTAAACTCTGATGGTACGTTATCGGCTGGACGTAACATTAAGTTCCATCCAACCACCTGGTCAGAAATCATGTTTGCTACCCATGATAACTTTTTAGAAGTAGAAGGTTTCATTCTGGTAGATAAAACCGGGGCTGTTTATGAGTACGGTATCTTAAAGGAACGTAATTTCATTAACCTGGGTGGATTTGATTTCCTCTCTAGCGATTACAAAGCGTTTGCTTACCATCGTAGAGAAGGCGTAGTCACCCTGATCGAACGCCATAGTCCACCAACCGCTTAATTAATTAGGAGCACGACATGATCGAAGTAACTTGTGATTCAGTAGCAGATAACTTATTCTCCGTAACGTTGAGTAAGCCATCTGAGGGCAGGTTTAATTCTAACTACTCTCGTAAAGTTTCTTTCCGTATCGATACGAAAGTATACTCCATTCGCTTAGCGAGCATCTCTGCGGTTCACCAGGCTGCACGCAACGGCGGTGAAGGGGTGATTACTATCATCACCCAATCGGCGAAGTACACGTTCAACTACCGTAAGGGCGGCCAGGAAGCAATCAATGAGTTCTTGGCTGCATGGGAACAGATCTGATGGAATACTCCATTATCAACCCTAATGGGAAACTCCCTGTACTACGTATCAAGGTCAGTGGTGTTTTGAGTCATTACTCGATTATGGGCATTACGGGTATCAGCTACGCCAAAATGGCCATGCCGTTAGGTACTGTACAAGTGACGATTGACCGGGAAGGAACAAGTAATATCTTCCAGGTTCCGGTAAAAGATGTCCCATTAGTAGATGAGATCGTTACTCTCTGGGTAAATATCATCAACGGTATCAAGTAAGTAATTTGTCATAAACCCACCTACCCTAACCGGTAGGTGGGAGTTGTATTATCCTAAATCTTTTTCTTTTGTCATTACGTTAAAATGTACGCATGTTTGACTTAATGTAGACATTAGGGAATTATGAGGGAGTTTCGGAAAATGGCCGGGACAAAGAAATTAATCATTACACCAACCTTCAAACTAAAAAAGTTATTGAAGGATATGGTAGGCTCAGAGCCAGGTTTTAATCTAGTCTGGCAAATGGCCGTAGACTACATGGTGAAATGCATCTTGTCTGGTGCCCGTAAAGAAACGCTTCCCGAATTCATGCAGGAAGCATACGGCGAATTAGATGCTTCCACGAGTTATTACTTCGCAGATCTGTTGGGGTTCAAATTGGTTGAGTCCTCGTACAGAAAAGATTCATTTACATTCTCCTTGGCATTATCTGGGGAATCTAAAAACGTTCCTGATCTTTCTAAGGTTACGAAGATCTCTCGTACACCTTACGATAACGGATGGATGAATGGCGTAGTTTGGTTCCGACCTGTACACTGCGCATTTTACTACGTTAAAGCAACCCGTAACCCATTAGCTGACTTTGTGCAGGAAAGTGCATATCTGGTCGGCAAACACCACAAGGTGAATATCTACCAAAAGATATTTGATGCGGGTGATGATAAACGTATTAAAGGGATTTACTTTGAAGTAGCCGATCGGAAGGAATCCGAAGATGTAGGTAGTCAGATGTCTAACTACGTCAGAAACAATAGAGGGATCTACGAAGAGGGAGAAAGACGTGTCGGGGAATTATTACCTGACCGTAAAGATCAACCCAATACCCAACACCAGGGGAATGGGAAGAAGCCTGACTTTGGTATCGGGAGAAATCAGGTATGTGTAAAAGGTAAGGAATACCGTAATGTAGTTTCGTACCACAAAGAGACTCGTTTACCGATGCCGCAGATCTACCGTCGATTGAATTCCCGTCATCCTGAATGGATTGATTGGTTCTTCATCGGCTCTCCTAAAGATACTAGAAGGAAGTCAGTGTGAAAGTATTGGAAAGTAAAGAAGGACACGGTGTTTTCCTTATCCAAACGTACAAGTGCGTTTTCGATGCAATCAAGTGGTTCGCAGACCAACTAGGTTCAGAAGACCTAGATGAAAGCATCTTAGAGAAATCACTGACCGGGATCGCTATAGAGACAGGGGTAAGCTTGTTTCCTGCGATCTTAGAAGTCATGGAGACGGACAAGGTAATGTCCTACCGAGTCATTAATCTCGATGGTCTTAAACTTAGCTAGTCCATAAGCCGGCTGGGGAAACCTGGCCGGTCTATGTTGTTTATGTACAATTAAGAGGAAACACCACCATGCCTAGTACCAGTAAGAAACAAGAGCAATTCATGGCAGTCGCTGCCCACGACAAAGAGTTCGCTGAAGAAGCAGGCATTCCCCAGAAGGTTGCTAAAGAATTCCATAACGCCGGATAAGCGTAAGAAGAACAAGAAAGCGATCTTGGCAAAACGTTGATTTAGATCTTTTTTTACGCAACAAGTTTAAGTATGTAGAAGCTGCATCAAGTAATCATTTAGTTCAATTAACTCCAGGGTCGATTGTCGGTAACTAAGTGAGATTCAGCTACAAGCGGGGATGGATCCCCACTAAGTATTGGAGAGCTTTAAGGGTACGATCTCAATCGTCCGGGTTGTGGAACAACTTCCGCACACTAGTGCGTTGGTTTAGGGTTCGACTCCCTACCGGAATGCCTTAAAGGTAGCGCATGATAAATGCGAGCAACTAACACGAGGCGACATTACGCGCCTACTCCAATCAAGACGAATTCCTGGTAGGTTACTCAAGCGGCAACGAGAACAGACTGTAAATCTGTTGCCTTCGGGCTTCGATGGTTCGAGTCCATCACCTACCACCAAAACAATGAACCGAGTAGCTCAACTGAATAGAGCACCGTCCCGCTAAGACGGAGGTTAGAGGTTTAAGTCCTTTCTCTGGTTCCCAAACAACGACACTGATCTCAAGAAGATCGGCAGCCTTACCCAACCGTGTCGCGGCGATCGCCAGCAATCGGTATTTAGTGCACGGTACGTAGACAAGCCTTTGAGCGAAGTTCCGCGTCCCGAGCCGTCGGCAGCCCATAAGCCTCAGTGAAATTCTGAGGGGTGTCACCAAAGATGTCCTCATTGCAGAGGGAGGTTGATTGTAGTCAGCCTGTTGTGAAACGAATCTGCAGTGGGGACGCCTTCCCTTTCTAAAGTTTTATCGAGATAGTCTACTTAAACCTAGTGAGGAATTCGACGGCGGATACGTCCGTAAGACTGCGTAGGTTCGATCCCTACTCTCGATCCGATTTAAAAGAACAATGACGCCTGCACGTAAAAAGCAAACTGCGCCAGCTGGGCGCGGTGGGGGCTAAGTGCCATGAACCATGCGGCGAGATCGCGGCGAAGGTATAAGATAGCCAGGTGCGATTCCTGGGGGCGTCACCCAATTAGGTACGTAAGTCTCAAGTGGCCGCATTCATCTGCCCGCTGCCTAAAGACTTTGTGGAATGGATTCCGCGTACCTAAAAACCAGTAAGTTAAACTAATAGGACGATTCTACGATGACTATCCTTAATCGCGATATGATCATGCAAGAACTCTTAAACTCAATAGATCCTGATGCAGGCCCATGTCTTGGGCTTAGCAGGGAAAAAGAGTTAGCCGAAATTTATACGCTAGGATTCAAGGCACCTCGCCAAACGGGGTCTACGTATTGGCTTATCGAAAAACTCATTGAGGATCGTAACTCAATTGTAATTTTGATTAATAGCGACTTTAAAGAACACTTCCTAGGCGGATGTTGAGAAATACCCTAAAGTCATTTTCGACAAATGTGTTCAATATGGACCATCTGTTGAACGAGGTATTCTTAATGGCGATAAAGACAATATAGTCGATCGCTGTTTCACTGCCAGGGAATTCCTAAACGCCGACCTAGAACGTCACCGCTACGCCACATCGGTCTTCTTTGATGGCGCGTCGACGATTGCTAGTAAGATTAATCTTAATGCGTATTACCGAAAGTTGGCCAAAGAAGTAAAAGGTTATCCGGTTACTTGGCTGATTAACTAAAGAACACTTGATGTGCTGGTAAAGGTTTAGTCGCCTTTTTTAAGATCGTCCGCTAACGATTGATACTAGCGCATCTTTTTTATTGAAGAATCCCGCCGATCGGGTAGCGTACGTCTGGCGTAGTCATTACTCTAATTGAGTGGGGATACGAGGGGTTTACCAGTCGATCGGTGGTACCAAACTCCGAGCAGGTTGCAGCCGGCTGGAGTAAATAGGGGACTGCGAGTCCCCAGGTGCATAAAGGCCCAGAAATGGCGCCCGGCACAAGACGCAGCGCGTCGGTATCGAGAGGGGCTTCGGCCCCTCTCTTTATTTTCTTCAACGGGAAACTGTTATGAAATTCATACTGGCATTGAATCCTAAAGATCCGGCAATTAAAGGTTACGAATCAGCTCTGCTTAAGATGATCCAGATTATGGATAAACGAGAAGCTACTTACTGGAAAGAGTCAGCTAACTTAGATATCCTTAGTCGCGAGATGTAGTGTAAAACCTTAGAGGAACGTTGGGTAGATGATACTCAAATACTAATGCTCCTTGTGAGAGGTAATCCTGTAGGTTTCGTTGAGTACACGACCGCGGTAGTTAACGCTAGTTCTAAGTGGCTTTCTATATGTTATCTGTACGTACAACGAGAGTACAGAGGGTTTGGATATGGATCTGCACTAGTTGATCAAGTAAGGAACTTTGCCAAGATCCAACAAGTAGATCAGTTATCACTTTCAGTAAAGTCCAGAAATAAACGAGCCATTAAGTTTTACAAGAGATACGGTTTCTCGGAACAGACTAAGTACTTCTGTATGAAACCTTAATTAGGAGAGTAACGATGATTACCTTCCCTGGGATTACTGCGGTAGAGAAAAGTCAACTGAGTGTCGGTACACTCATCAATTATACCGGGCTAGGACTCAAGTTTAAATGTGATGTCTGCGAAGAGAAGTTAACTGTAAGCTATTACAAAGACAGTAAACCCGAAGATCGGATTATCTGTTCAAAGTGCAGCGGTTCTTCTTTCAGCACCTACTAAGCAAACATAGGGAGAGGGAAAACCCTCTCCCTCTATATTGTTTAAACGCCGTCTGGGATATTGAGCATGGAGTTAACCTGATCCGTAGACCACTCGAGAATATCGAATGTACGGGAGTTAATGTTCTCCTGGTCACCGGTATCTAAGACGAACTCAAATACGAACGTAGGAGCGTCCTGATCAATCCTGTCAATACGACCTATCGCTTGTTCCATGTTGTAGCTACGGAACGGCACGTTCAATGCCAGGATGGTATTTGCCATTGTCATCGGTACGGCACTGGAAAGAGATTGGAATGTAGTAACCATCGCCCGCTCTTTACCCGTTTCGAACTTCTTGACTTCACTATCAGCAGTACCTTCAGAACTACCGTGAACTACCAGTGGTTGAATGCCTTTACCTTTAAGATATTTGGCACACTCATCAACTACCTTAACGTACGAAGTAAAGACGACAGTTTTCTTCTCAGCCTCCTCGATATACTTCTCGATTTTAGCATGACGCATAACTGCCTCAACTGCTTCCTCACGCCGTTTGGATACAAGTGACCCAAGACACTCCCCTCTGACTTTCAATTCAACATACTTGATTACAGAGAGATAGGATCGCAGTTTCTTCCTACGTTCATTATCCAAAGCAGGTAAAAGAACATTCTTCTCGTACTTATTAACAAATACGATAGTGTCCCGGATTTTAGGATAATCAGTAGTCTTAACTATCACGTTGAACATCTTACGATAAAGCGCGAACTGTTGCTTCTGCTGAGGACTCTTCAACGCCTTCTCAAAGATGGCAAGGGACTCGTTGTAATACTTCAGAGCATTACCTCGCTGACCTTCCCAGTACTTCAAACGATCCTTGATAAACTTCTCCATATCTTTCTTGAGAGTAGTCAACAAGAAAGGAGTTGGGTCGGGTATCTTAACAGGGACACGTTCGATCTTAGGTTCGGTTTTAACAACCTCAGCTTTGAAGACGATATTACCCAGACGATGACTAATGATGTCGAATACCTTATTACTGGACTTACCGTATAACTTACGGAAAGCCTCTGCAACATCATCGTTCATGAGCGGATCGATTGTCCTTAGCATGGTGATCGCTTCAGTACCGTATGCCTTAAGCGGGGTTGCCGATGCCCAAATAGTCGACATGGGTTCGATGATCTTCCATGCTTCGTACATGATGTTATTTCGACCACTTGTCTCTTCGTTCAACGTGTGGGATTCATCGAGTATTAGCGTGACTTTCTTACCACGGAACTTACTCGCAATCTCTTTGAAATAACGTAGGTCTTCTACGTGGAAGATCAGGAAAGGAGGGGGATTTCCTTTTAACTCTTTGTCCCGATCGTAGATCCAGTACTTAGGAGGATTACGAAAATCTTCCTTCATCGACTTTTCCCAAACACGATAGACCGCACGTTTGAGTGTTATGATAATCGTGAAGTCTGACCCTAACATCTGGGACAGAGCCAACGAGGTATAGGTCTTACCAGTACCAGTTCCCATAGCCAACGTATAGCCACGAAGACGGAATCTTGGTACTACGTTATCGTATTTATCAAAGAACTCATCCTGGTGTTCCTTAGGCGTGAATTTGAACAATGATAACTTAGAACGATTAAGGATTGGATCGTGTTCTTCTTGAGTACTCTTCAGCCAGGTATTTTCTAACATGGCGTTTTTAACGGACACCAGAGATCGTTTGGAGGTCTTGTTTAACTTAGGGAACTCCAATAACTTGTCGACAATGTAAACGAACTCTACTGCGAAGAAACTATAAAACTCAATCTCGTAGGGAGAGACTTTAATGAACATCGATTTGGCGATCCTGTTTGTCCGCCACAGAGAATAGATGTCCGCAAACATGTTCTTTGGTTTTCAAAGCCGAAACAGTAATCTTCCCATTACTCTCCACGACCTTAACCGAACCAATTAAAGAACGAATTGGGTTAAGAATGCCCATTACAGTTTACCCGATAGTTGATTAGCCTAGACATAGAAAATCTCGAAAAGTATTCACGTATATATTACTACCATGATAGAGGCCATTAGTAGGTAATGTCAGATGGGCAATCTAATAGTTAAGTTCGATTACCCAGCGGGTATACGGGCTAAGATAAAAGAATGGGTTAAGAATAATCCGTTCTTCGAAGCATTGATCTTTTCGATGGTAATCGAATCTAAGATCGATACCATGTTCGCTTGTCCTGAAATAGAAGGGCTCGCTGATAAGTTTAAAGGGAACTACGAATCCCTAGAGGATCATCTTGACGGTAAAGAATTCAGCCATGCTAAACCGACTGAATTAGGATTGGACGTAATAGCTAACAAGGATAAAGATAAACTCCTTGACTATTCTCCGATGAGGTCGATAAACGATATCCGTTTCTTCAAAGACCAAGAAGAGATGAAGAAGTGGTTTAAAGGCCCAGGTAAACACTACTCCAGATTTATCCTGATTTGTTCAACTGTGGTATTAAAGGAATATGGAGTAGTAAACTCCAATCAAGGAAACGACCTGGAAGAGTGTTTAAAGATCAACGGCAAGATGTTCGATTACATCACAGCCAAGAAAGCACAGTGGGCAGTATTGAACTTTAACGTGAATGGAAATGAGGGAGCGATCAATAATTCGTCTAGAGTTATCGAACGTTTAATCACCTTAACCATGAACGCTAAGAGAAAAGCACGCGGCAGAGACGCCGGTAAATTAATCGCACCAATCGAAAACTAAGGAAATACAAATGAAAAACATCACCAAAACTATCGCAGCTATCGCATTCGCAACCGGCGCTATGTTCGCAGCCAATAACGCATATGCCGCAGACGGCTACAAATCTCCAGATGTGAAATACGCCAAACCATGCGTAGCCGACGCTCGCCAGAAGGCGCAGCTTATGGCTAACACCTACCAGGAAATGAACCAGCTGGATTACGAAGCTGAACTGAAACTGGTCGACCCTACCTTCCCGGCGGCATTCCGCAATCCGGTACGCAAAGAGCAGTTCGTTCACCCGATCGAATTCAAAGTGCTGTTCGTCCGTGGTTTCGAAACACGTATCCGCGTGATGTACTCCAACTCCTCAGCCACTGATCCTAACATGTGTGTATTCCAGGGCATCGAATTCCTCGACCTGACCGACGCAAACTAATTCTACCAATCCGAAATAGCGGTCTTAATGGCCGCTAATAAATTTAAGGAGCTTAACGTGACTAAACGATTTATTCTGCTGAAGGACATTTTTGGAGAAAACTGGAAACGAGGTGGCGTAGTAGACTTAGCCGAAGTGGTCATGATTGCACCGGCTAATATCGCGGTACCGCGTACACTCGATGATATCCGCATCATCACTCGTGGCGGTGCAGAAACTCGCATCATCGTTGAAGATTTAAATCAGTCCTCTATCGTAGCCGCTAACGATAAGTTGGTACAGGCCTTCATGGATTACGTTACCGCTCAAGCAGAGGGGCCGGAACTTCCCCCGGAACAAATTAAACCAACACGGGAAGAAAAGCTGGCTCGGTTCAATGAAATGGTCATTGCTGAAATTTCAAAGTTAACTGACTATGGTCGGTTAAGCGCATTTCACCTGAGCATTACTGAAACAACGGAGTGGAATCAAAAAGATCTCAACGATCTTGATTCCTTCCTTAAGTATCGTCCGGGTGCGTGGACTAACCAATATCGTAAAATCATGGAGTGCGAAGATGATCTTTGGTAACTACAAATCAGCCACGATCCAACGTTCAGACGTACCTGATCTGAAATCACTGTACATCATGGTACTGCTCAACTCTCACGCTGTCGACCATCTGGCTGAATACGCTATGGTGCGCGATGAGACAACCGTCGGCGTATTCGCTGTTAAACCAACTGGCGAGACTGTAGAAGACTCGCTCACCATTATTCGTTTAACCGGCGGGGCTGTTAAGTTCATCCTTTCCGAATCCATGATTGAGTTTACCGTCGATCAATCCTTCCTCAAACGTTTTATCTCAGGAATTCAATAATGGCCAGAAAAGTAGAAGTTACTTCCCTTACCGATGATGCCGGTGAACTAGCCTTAACGCTGACCTACGAAGGCCACTCGGAAACTGCGCGCTTTACCACCGAAGAGTTGAAACCTCTCGATGGATTAAAGTACGCGCTCTGCCTTTTATTTGCAGACGATTGGAAAGAAGAAGGTTTCATTCGCCGGATGCATATTACTGAGCTAGTAATCAAGTACGATATTACTATCTCTAAAGAAGCGGAGCTTGCGGCGATCCAGTTGAACAATGGTTTCAAAGAACTCTTCCGTGAATTCCCAGGCTCCGTCGGCAGCAAAGAAGACCGCGTTGACGCACTGATCCAGGCTATGGTGGCGGACATCAACACTCGCGCCCTGCACAATCATCAACACGGCGATCCTTGGACTCTGGAAGACTGTAAGAAAGGTGCCGACCTGGGCCGCAAAGTAGCATTTCAGTTGAAAGAACTATTGTAACATAATCGCAGAGTACCCTTCGGGGTACTCTGCTTCATCTAAAGTAACTATTTCTTTTTTTGGAGAATTCAATGAAAACTAAAGTCGAACGTATAAAGGCTGTGTGCGATAAACTGAATCCCGAAAAAGAATACTTCTTTACTGGGATCGGTTCAACCGAAGTAACCGAAGACGAGTTCTCTTTAATGAAAATGCTCGCCTCAGTAATCTCAGTTACTTTCAGAATCGGAGTTCGTTCAGGCCGTGCTCCTGGATCAGACCAAGCCTTCCAAGCTGGCGTGGAGTATTCCAACCATAAATGTAGTTTGAACAATCTCCCCTTAGCTCCATTGGAGATTTATTTACCCTGGAAAAAGTTTGAGCTTGATAACCCGAATACCTCTAAGGATAATTCAATTTGGGAAATGGATCACTACGACAAAGCCTCAGAGATCTGCTCAACTATTCACCCTATCTTCGACAGACTCACGGATGCCCAACGTAAGTTCCATGTACGTAACGTTTATCAGACCTTAGGTAAAGACCTAAACTCTCCGTCCCTCTTTGTGCTCTATTGTGCAGATGAGGATAAACACGGATTACCTAAGGGGGGGAACTCGCACGGCTACTAAGTTAGCAGTAGATAGAAACATTCCTGTTTTGAACATCCGTGGTAAAACGCTAACGTTTATAATGGACTGGGTTCTAGAGATACTGGAGAGTCGGTTGTTATGTTAATTCGACAACCATGTGAAAAGGAATAACCAAAATGTTAAGATCAAAAATCTTAGCGCGCTCCGCAGTCAGCAACGAAAGTTTCCTCGACTCCTTGAGAGCCAAAAAAGAACCAGAAACTAAAACGTTGCTGACGATCCCAGAGAAGACGATCGAAGCTACCGGGTATCTGGAAAAACACAAGAACGATGTCGAGAATAAACTCGGCTCCGCTGAGTGGGTAGCTGAGCATTCCGATATCTCAACGATCAATCCGCTTTGGAGCCTGGTTCTCCTTAATGGGGAACTCCCAGAGAACATCGGTAAAGCGCTGACCGATAACTTCAAAGAAGCCATCGACTACGCCAAAGAAGGCGCGAAGGTACTCGAAGCTCGCAGTAAAGAGATCCGTGGTATCGAGAAGAAACTGGGCGAAGGCTACCAGGCCGATAAAATCGAGAACGCTTCTGCCGCTATCCAAAGCGCCTACTCGGACATCAAATGCCCACTGGAAGGCCTTAAGTTCGACAAACCGATGCTCGGCGGTTTCGAAGTAGAGATGGACGGCACCAAACGTAAGTACAAATTCCATGACGGTAAAGTCACCCTGGAAGAACTACCTGCTGCCCAAGATATCGCCAAAGCGGTTAAAGTTGCTTTCGGTATCGTAGAAGAGGGTATGAAGTTCCTGAACGAATGGGACGACTACAAACTCTTCGACGTTCCCGGTATCGATACTTCCGAAGGTATCTGGCGCGACCAATCCGTCAAGCACAACAACAAAAAGACCCGCGAGATCTCCGACTTCATCGATAGTGAGGGTCATGTAGAAGTCGCTGAGCTGTTCTACGTATCTCCTCTGCGTGCTGCGATTGATTCTGCGGTTGCCTTTATCCGCCTGGTCAACGACTCGAGCAAGAAGTAAACCCTAATTACGGGTGGAATCCAAGTCACGTATATATTACTCTAATGTAGGGGATTAGCTACCCTCTATTAAAAATCTTAACCTTGGCTTTCTTAGCCTCCTTTGCAAAGGATTTTTAAATGAGTAAAGTAATACTGGCGGAAGATTCCACCTTAATCAATAAAAGTAGTTTACTCCTGGGCCAACCCGGCCCAGGGGTTTATGACCTTCTGATGACGATTGCGATCAACGCACTTCGTAAGCCTGAGGTCTTATTACCTGGCGCCCTGAAGGACGTCACCGAGCTTTTCAATACCGAGCGATGGGGTAAGGAGGGATCTATTCCTCTTGCCTCCCTGCCGCCTTCTATAACGTCTGTATCGGGAGCGGAATTCTCAATCAACACCAAAGAAACGATTTTCGAGGATGGCGATTACGAGAAGATCGTGGATATAATTCCGATTGACGACTTGATGGGTGATTTCGGATTCAACCGATCTGAGGGCGCTTTCGCTGGCGTCTATATCCTGACGTTCTCGAATAAACCGATCTCCTATATTGGATCGAGTGTAAACGTATTCAAACGTCTAAGGGAACATCGTAATAACCTGGCTGGCGATAGGCACTACAACAAGCGACTTCAGACCTTCTATAACCTGCACAAAGATGACCCTGTAGTTAGGATCAAAGTACAGGTTATTCGTACCGCTGAAACCCAGACTCCTTTCTGGTTAGAGAATGAGACTTTGAGTTACGTTAAACGTAAACAAGCCGTGTTCAATATCGGAGATACTGCTGAACTGCCTAAGCTGGGCGTTTCGGTAAGTGAGGAGACTAGGAGTAGGATGTCTGAGTCTGCCCTAGGTAAGAAACTCTCTAAGGTAACGCGGGATAAAATGGCGGCGGTTAGAAAAGGAAAGGTTAACTCTGAAGAACATGTGTTGAAAACAACTAAAGCCCTTAGTAAGGAAATAATGGGCGACGGGATTAAGTATCCGTCTGCATCTGCAGCGGGTCGTATTTCTCGGCATCAACCAGTCTACCATCACACGTAGATTGAGTAGTAAAGGTTATCCTGGATGGTACCTAATTGGTTCTGAGCATGACCCTGATGTTAAGTCAGGTAAAATAGAACAGACCACCGAAAAGAACGCAGATAACTTAGGGTATCGTATTGACGGTAAAATATACTTTACCTCAACCGAAGCCGGTAATGAGCTAGGGTACTCTTCATCTACTGTTAAACGTAGAGCAGATGATCCCCGGTTCCCAACTTGGGAGAGGATTGAAATAAATGATCCAGCTAGATTAGTTAGATCAACCTCTAAAGCCGTGGTAGTCGACGGAGAACACTTCTTGTCCTTACGTATAGCGGCAGATTCACTAGGTGTTCACCCAAGGACAATTATCGATTGGATGAACCATCCAGTTAACCATCCCAACACGTATTATGTTGGATCGGATAAAGATCCTTTAATTAAGAAGTAGAACATAGCCAGAGTACCCCGAAGGGTACTCTGGACTACTCTTCACGGTTACTTATTTTTTTTTTGGCTAGACGGGCCTAGAATAGGTCACGTCGCCAATTCCATTTCTCTGTCTTAACTGCCTTCCCGTGCATTGCGCTCATCATCAAACTCATGAAAACGTTACCGGTCTCGGTCGCTAATGAGCTCAGAGACTGCCTAGAATCGACGTAGCGCTCACCAAGGCACTTCACGCAGAAGTTACCATCAACTGTATTACAGAACTGCGGAGAACGCATTACAGTAGGTTTTCCGTAAAACTGCTCAATGTTTGTTGGAGTAACCTGAACCATCTTACCATTAACAAGTGCGTATGCCCAGAGATAGCCGGAAGCATTATCTGCATCGATGATGTGCTCGACTCCCAAGGTAGAACCGCAATCGTCTTCTGCAATGTTGGTGTTCAGGAAGAAGCGAGACAAGAACTTCGCAGCCTCACCACCCAGCGCTGTCAAGAAGCCACGGCTGTAAGAACCATCGATAAGTGAGTTAGCCATCTGCGGTAAACGTTTGATGTCCCATTGCTCTGCCAGGGAACGATCGATAACCGTGATCTTGTTGGGATCGTTAAAGTCACGTTCGATACCGTGCATTACGTAGGACTTCATGCGCGTGATGTCAAAGTCTTTACCGTTCTTCAAGAACCCTTTCTCCGGGTCTTGATCCTGGAAGGCTTTATCCATATCTTTCAGCTCACCCATGATCTTCGCTACGACAGTTGCATCGTGGAGTTGATCCTTGTATTGCTCCAAGAGCTCGTTACGACGCTTGATGATATTTTTATCGGTCAAGATCGTGTAAGGAGTAGCAGCAGGGGCGGCCAA